TCATTACTAACGGTGCTAAGCAGGCTTTAGGTGCCTGTTTCTATGCTCTCAAGAAGATAGATAAAGCGGCAGTGAGCATGAGGGTTCCCTATTGGGCACTAATTCCTCCGCTCTTGGAAATGCACGGGTGTATTAGCGCTTCAACTATGCAGGATCCACCTCACTATTCCGATTCAGAGTTTTGGAAACACGAGTCTCATTTATACTTGGGCCCTAATAATCCTGACGGTTTTGTTCATTCTGCTCAAGACCTCATCGAGATGGATAAAGGATCTAAAGAAGTCGGTAAGCCCTTCATTCACGATGCTGCTTATTACACCCGCGCCTATATGCCAGATAGTCATAGTTTGCCGGCCGTAGGCGATGTTCAGATTTACTCGATCAGTAAGATGCTGGGCCTCTCTGGTCTCAGGCTGGGCTACGCCGTCTGCCCTAATCCGGTATTTTACAAGCTGATCCATCAGTATGTAGAGGCTATGACCGTGGGGGTGTCTATTTTGTCCCAGGTTTTTGCCTATGATTTGATGGACCGTATGCGCTCCTACCCGACCTTGACAAGCCAATTCGAGTGGTTAGCTTATGAGAGACTGCAAAAGTCCAAAGAGATTTTTTCCACGGTCGATCCAGCGGTGATAACGCTTCCCAAAGACTTCCTACAAACATCAGGTATGTTTGCCTTTGTCAAGTGTCCGATGTATGTCATGGATAAGGCTAAGATCAATGCGGTAGATGGGTGCCACTTTGGGATGCCTGGGTATGTTAGAATCAATCTGGCCTTCCCCGAAGCTACGATGCAAGAGATAGTCAAGAGGTTGAACGCTACGAAGGAGTAAGAGAAGTGCTGATTTACTATTGCTGGCTAACGGTGTTGATACCTAATTACTTGGATGGCATTGTTGCCGGTCTGGTCAAGAGAGGGTATATGGTGGGTTCCGCCGCCCAAAATGGTAAGCCCACTATTCCTACTTCCGAAGACTCGCCAGCCACTTTGATTGCTTTGAGCCTGTATCGAGGAGATCCATCTAAAGATGTCAAAGTAGACGCTAACACTGTTTATACAGATGTTTTGACGGTATTCACAGAGATGGGTGTCAAGTATCTTTCTATCGTCATTTGTACAGCCGGTGATGCTGCCTGGATTGGAAGCAATTTTTCCATCCCAGCCCCTGTAATGGTTCTTCCTGAACCACCACCTGCCAAAAAGACTGATCCGAATATGAATTGAGGTGTATTATGAAGTTGCCTTACGATTCGATTGCTATGATAGCAGACCGCCTGGTCATCCTGGCGGTGGTTTCGCCTGAGCCACGGACTTATATGGATGAGTATCATGACTTCCTGATGTCTTGTGGCTGGAAGGATCGGGATTTTGACCAAGAGACTTTACGTCGAATAGATGCCGCCTGGGAACGGTTGCATCGGAAACCTACTACCTGGAACTAATCCAATGCAGACGGTGAAATGTGGTGCGTTTGTTAGGCGACAAACGCCGGAGAGTGGATATTCTCATTACATTGGCTCCTTCGAGGAACTGGCAGCTATCGTTCAAATGGAAATGGAGATGGCCCAGTACGATCCTAACGTCATCATTAGGCCAGGTTATCGTGATGGCGTGGTGTTGATGGATCTTTCTCCCGAGCGTTTTCGCTCTGCTATCGTTGACCTAAATGAGAACACCAAATTGACTGCTTCTTTCGCTCCCCGTAGGGGCATTGAGGCTCCTTTTATTAGGCTTTCGGCTAAGGCCCAGAAGCAGGTGGCTAAGCACGCGTGTGTGGTTCTGTATCACAAGGATGTGTTAGCTGAAAACAACGAGCGTGAAACGGATGCTGACTGGGAAATCGTCTGTATCAAAGCTCGCACCTCGGAAGAGGAGGAGCCGATGGATCCTTATACGATGGCCCGCAACTTCCTGCACTTGGAAGGTGGCACCAAAGGCGACTTTTCAGCCGAGGATTTTGCCAAGTCCATCGTTTATTGGAACAATCACGCGATGTCAACGGGCAAACCCAAGTGGTATAAGAAGATCGCTAATTGGTGGAGGGCGATAAATGATTTGCAGGACAGCATATAAGGATGGGGACGGAGTCAAACTCTGTGATGAAGACCGACCGCCAATGGAATCTATTGTGGCGCGTCTTAGAGAACGTGTTCCTATCAAATTGTCCAGTCTTTTTATCGAGGACATTCAGAACGACTGCACTTGCGCCACAGAAACCTATGACTCTGGCTGGCATGAGATGCATATCTTCTATACCTCCCCCGAAGGCATCAAGCAGCACGTAGTGGGAGATCGGCTTCCACTGCCAATGAAGCCAGATTTCAGTGAAAAGGACATCTGGGATTTGCTGGAAGCTTCCTCTAAACTGGCAGCTACAACCAATCATAACTTCAATGTCCTGCATAAGATGCTTTTCAATCCCGAAAGCGATGTCAAGAAGTTATGGCGATGTTTTGAGGAACATTGCTACCCTATCACCACTAACAGAAGCGGTGATATAATGGGGTGGATTACGGCCCCTTTTGTTCCCAAAGACTGCGCTTTCTTTTTGCCAGAGCCAGAGTTCTTCGGAGCCATCTCCGTGAATGTGGATAAGTTTGGAGCTTTTTGTCAGGCCAGGAATATGGTAAGGATAGGACTATGATCATTGACGCACACACGCACCTGGGTAGGAACGATCATATCCGAGGCACGGCCGATCAACTGCTCAAATCCATGGACAAAGCTGGCATTGATAAGTCCCTGGTCTTTGCGGGTGAGATGAACGATTGTCCTAACGAATGGATGCTGGAGCAGATTGCCCCGCATAAGGATAGGTTGCTGGGTGTGGCCGCTTATAACCATAACGTAAGCACTCCTTGGCCCCATACTGAGAAGCTGGTAAATTGGTATGGCGAAGGAAAGATTGTGGCCGTCAAGTTCTACACGGGATACGACCACTTCTATCCCGCAGAGAAGGCTCACGTCCTTCCCTATTTGGAGGGGGTTGGTTGTCCTGCCATATTTCATTCAGGCGATTGTCTCAACAGCGTCAAGCACGCCAAACTCAAATACGCCCACCCGCTACACATCGATGAAGTAGCCGTGGATTACCCCAAGATGAACTTCATCATCGCTCATATGGCTTATCCGTGGGTGCGCGATGCTGCGGAAGTGTGCTACAAGAACGATAACGTCTATTCGGATATGTCTGGCTTTGTCTATGGAGAGTTTGATCCCTCTGAAGTGAGGAAGTTTAGCAACAGCATCAACTCTTTCCTGGATATTGCCGGCAACGGTAAGCTGTTGTTTGGTACTGACTGGCCTATCTCTGACCAGAGTTCCTACGTAAAAACGGTGCAAACGCTGTTCGAGCAATCGATGTGTCCTGCTGCCGAGTTCCTCTCCCAAAGCACCAGATTGGCATTTCACCTCAAATGAGCCTATATTCCAAGCAAAAGTTCTACTGCAACTCCTGTGGTAAGGAACTGTTCTGCACCATCAATCAAATGATGGGTGGCCAGATTTTGGGTTTCAAGTGTTGCTCTATGGTTTGCGTTAGAGAAATCCAGTGGCGTAGGGCGTTATCTATTATGGGCAAGGAATACTATCCTGATCCTGAACCTTACAAAGAAGAAACTAATGTCCAAACTCAAGATAAGAACCGCCCCTGACCTGTCTCAGGATTCACCAGCACACCAGCAAGCCAAGATTGATGGTCCCGAGCACTTTCAGGCCTGGCAATACAATGTAGCTGACCGTTTCAAGTCTCATACGGTAGAGGAAATCAAGCAGGAGCTACAGCGAACCGCCCATCCCTTTGCCGTTTGTTTCGAGAACTGGATTGGCGACTTCAATATGTCGAGCGGTATCCGTAATGCTAACGCTTTCAACGCCAAGGAAGTCTTTTATCTGGGCGACAAGAAGTGGGATAAGCGCGGAGCCCAGGGCGTGTATAACTATACGGAAGTCAAGTGGCTTCCGACTATCGATGACTTCATCAAACTCAAGGAGCGCTATGTTATTGTTGGAGTTGACAACGTTGCTGGGGCTTGTTCCCTTCGCTATTATCACTGGCCCCGAAATACTCTCATGGTTTTCGGGTCGGAAGGCACCGGTCTGACTCCTGAAATGCAATCTATGTGTAAAGATATTGTTGCTATCGACCAATTTGGCTCTGTCAGGTCATTAAACTGTGGAACTGCTAGTGGTATTATTATGTATGAATTTGTAAAGCAATTTCGTGCCGGTCAAGTTTTATAGCGGGGAATATAAATTCCCCTGACTTTCATTCTTTCAACTACTGAGACATTTGAAACGCCTAACATTTTACCAACTTGAACGTATGAGTGGGTCTTGACTAATTCTACTAATTCACCATCACTTGGCCAAAGTATTTTACAATTTTTATTTAGCTGATTATTGGTTAGTTGTTCTTGAGCATAAATATTTTTCATTTGGTTAAATGTTTGTAACTTACGTTCAAGGCGCAATAGGTGCCCCTCATAATAAATAAAAGAGAGAAATTTTAATGTCTGAGTTTTATTGAAATATAATCTCCAGTGTTTATTTCTTTGTATTATTTCTTGTCCCTGTTTATTATAACTTTTACTTTTCTTGAAAATTTCAATAATCTTTGATTGTATGGATTTTGATTCTAAAACTTCTTTTATTCTGTTTAATAAATCGATACTTGAGCCGCAAATATATGATGAAAAGTCTTTAGCTATTTTTCTTTTGTCAGAATAAATTATTAACGATCCATCACCATCAAATACTCCCCTGATAAAGTCTGCTAAATAAATATCTGGAATGTCTGGCATTTTGACCGTTAATGATTTACGCGGTATACATCCTTTGGAAATAAACCAATCTCCAATCTCTTTATTATTGATAGATAGTTTATAGTAATTGGAGGGAGTTTCAATTTTTATATTGGGATCGAATAAGTTTTTTATTGGTTCTAACCAGTCTTTATCTTTACTTACGAGTGTAGAAGAAAAAGTATTTTTACCTGTCGGTGAAATACATCCATCACTTATAAATGCTCCAAGAATGTAATAACTATTTGCGTCTTCGTTCGTTAGGACGGTTTTATCATATAAATATTTGGTAATGTTCATATGCTTTAATATTAATAGCAGATGAAAACAGATTAATAATGTGTGGCATATTTTAGGTTCAAAATGAAAACTTCGTATAAATCTAAAAAAGAAATTCGATCTTGGGCAATGCGGAATGCAAAGGGATATAGTTACTCTGCCGCGCCTATTGTGATAGAAGATGGTAAATCGCCTCCCCGTTGGGCTGGTAGTTCTTATCATTTTGAAAACAAATCTGGTGATTATATTCGTCACCCAAATGCTTATCGTCGAGTTTGGGGGAAACCAATCTACATTGCGTCTACTCGACATATTGTAGTTGGTAAAGATTGGGTCAAACAACTTGAAATTGATATAATCCAAGTAAGGTTGTCCCGACATAGAAATAGATTGGTTCATCGGGAGTTAGCAGAGTTTGTTTTTAATTTTGACTGAAGTGTTCGTTCTCTCAATTGTGGGGTGGCTTCTGGGATTATGATGTATGATTACACCTATAAACTGGATAAGCACATCTGGGATAACGACGAATAGCTCAATCCTAAAAATTATGAGCACTTGACACGCCAATTTCCAATGATTATTTTGGTATGTAATTCGGTGGCTGGTTGATAACCAGCTCGTCAGGTCATAAGCTGATTAGAAACGGGCATCATCCCCCGAAGAAGTCCCCTACTTGGGGCTCAACAAAGAGGAAAAGTTCATTGCATAGGACGATGAGGTATCAGGTGGTGTGAAACGAAAGTCAATGTTCAGAACATTCGATATAAGTTGTGCTCCGTGAACCTGCTATCAAACGACAATAACCCAGATACACACAGATGCATACCTTAGGGTATCATCGCTGAAACGGGTTGAGTCGTATCCTATTATTCAGAGACCTATGTGGTATCTATACAAAATAACTAATACAGTCAATAATAAGCTGTATGTTGGAATTACTACTAACCCATCTAAAAGATGGGAAACACATCTTGTCGCGTCCAAAGACAGTCAAAAGCCACTTTATCAAGCTATTAGGAAGCACGGAGTGCCCAGTTTTGTAATGGAGATAATTTGTGCAGACATTATGTCTGAACAAGCTGCCCTGCTACTCGAAGCAGAGCACATCAAAAAGCTAAACTCGTTGGTGATAAATGGCCACGGATATAACATAAATAATTCACGGAGTGGCAATTCCTCCACCAGCACGAGGCTGGTGGTTTCCTTGCCAAAAGATCATGAACGTGTAGAATTGGGCGATGGGCCCACTGGGGTTGACTTTTACAGTCGCTGCTACTATGCTATTGATTGGGAAGGTGAACCGCACAACAGCGAAGAAGGTGAAGTCAAGTGGCTGACGGCCGAAGAGGTCTGTTCTACTAAGGCCGCCTTCGGAGATTACAATCGTAAGACGCTAAATGTCTTCAAGCAAATGTTTCCCAACGTCTATCTAAAGGGTGAATCACAATGAGTGTTATGTCTGGTATCAAAGGTCAACGTAAGAACCATAGGCTCTTCCCCGGTATCAAGGGTAAGCGTCCTGACAAGGCTAAATTCCGTAGGGAAGAGGCTACGCAGCGCCAAACGGAGTATGACAAGCTCTCTCTGCAACAGAAGCTGGATCGTCTGCCTCCCGAGCCCTTGTGTGCCAAGCAGCGCACTCGCTTGCTGGCCCTGATCGAGAAGCAGAATCAGCCCAAACCCGTCAAGGAAACTGGTATTGCCAAAGGTGAAGTTCAAGTCGTAGGTGGAGAGACATCTCCCAAACAAAAGCAATCGAAACCCAAATCGTATATGAAAGGTCAAAAGTAAAATGAAGCTCTACAATATCGCATTGATGGCCCTGGTGGCTGCGTCCGTGGTTGGCTGTGATGTCAAAGGTCATATGGAAGACATCGGCTTCAAGCAGGGTGAGAACGTGACAGAGAAGGCCACCATCAAGTATGACGTCCTGGTGGATAAGGACGAGGCTTGTATGGCGGCCTGGGGTGATTACGAGGCCAATCTGACCCGTAGAGCCCAGATGGTGCCCCAGTTGGTGTCTGTGGTCAAGGGAGCCGCTGCCCATGAGGAAGTGACGCTGACGGCTATTGCTCAGGCTCAGGCCAATGCTACCCGTCCTGAGGTCAAGCTGGACCCCAAGGCAGGTGATTTGGAAGACCCGGCCAAGTTTGCGGCCTATCAGCAGGCACAGAGTGCCCTTGGCACCCAGTTGAGCCGTTTGATGGTGCAAGCTCCCGCCCAGTATCCTACGCTGGCGGCTATGCCAATGTTCCATGATCTGCAAGTTCAGGTGGAGGGAACGGAAAACCGACTCCTGCGTGCACGTGAACAGTATAATAAGGCTGTGCTCTCCTTCAATACTGAGCTGCGTCATGTCAGTGGTAAGGTCATCAATCCTTTGACTGGCCACGAGTTCAAGCCCAAGCCGTATTTCCAGGCGGATGACAGCGATAAGGCTGCTCCCAAGATGGATTTCGGAACGCCAGCCGTTTCTACTGCCGTGACTCCGGCAACTAAGTAATAGGTGAGATCATGTCAGTGTTAGCAATTATTGGTTTGGTTCTCTTGGTGCTGCTCGTCATTTTCCTCGTCATTGTTCTCGGAGTTGGAGTCCTTGGATTCCTCTTTGAGGGTGGTGGCGGTGGTGGTGGAGGAGGAGACTCTGGTGGTTTTGGTGGAGGTAGTTCGGGCGGGGGCGGTTCCTCGTCTGACTGGTAAAGTTTCGTTTCGATAAAGAAAGACAAAGACTATGTTTACGATTCTGATTGTGATTGCCTTGGTTGTTTTGGCCGTGTGGTTCCTCGCTAAGCGTTATCCTGGTGGAGGCATCGTGAACTTCGATGACTTCGATAGTGATGAAGACACGTCTTCGAGTTCTCGTTCCAGTAGCTCTTGGACTGGTTCTAGTTCCAGCTCTTCCGATTCTGGTAGTAGCTATACTGGTTCCAGCAGCTCTGATAGTAGTAGCTCCGATTCTGGTAGCAGCGATTCGGGCGGTAGCTCGGGTGGCGATTTCGGTGGTGGTGATTCTGGTGGAGGCGGCGCAAGCTCGGATTGGTAATGGAGTTCATCTACGTAATAGCGCTCATCGTAATTTTTATCGCAGCCTACAATATCACCGAGCTGGTTCTCAAGCATCGTGAACGGATGGCACAACTCAAAAAGGATCAGGATAACAAATGAAGACTTACATCTCTATGCTGGTCGCTGTCATTGCGACTCTTTTTGCGGTCAATGCTTCGGCATGGAACCCTCCCGCTTCCCCAGCTCCTAAGAGTTGGATCTCGGACGTGGGCGGAACTCTTTCCCCAGAGGCACACGCACGTTTGGACGTGCAGCTACGTCAGATCAACTCCGGTTCTGCCAACGAGGTAGCTGCCCTCATCCTTCCATCATTGGATGGTGAGAGCATTGAAGATGTAGCCAACGCTACCTTCAAGGCTTGGGGTGTGGGTAAGAAGGATCTCGATAACGGTGTCTTGGTTGTTCTGGCAATGAAAGAACACAAGTCCCGTATCGAAACTGGCAAAGGTGTGGAAGGCGATCTTCCTGACCTGAAGACGCACGATATCTTGGACAACGTGGTCAAGCCACGTATGAGGCAACATAAGGTGGAAGCTGCTTTGAGCGAAGCCTTCAATGCCATCTCGACTTCCATTGCCAATCACAAAGCAGAAGCTGAAGCGGCTAAGGCCAGAGCAGCAACTAATCCGGCCCCAGCGCCAGTAGCTACTACGTCCGATACATCGGCTCCCTCGCGTCCTATCTGTGATGCTTCCAGTGTTGGTGCTTCCAGTGGTGGTCTCTGGGCAATCCTGATTATGGGTATGGCCGCTTTGGTTATCTACATGGCCCGCCGATTGACCAGGAACAGTCCTGTGAAGCCGGCCCCTGCCCCTGAACCTGTTGTAGTGGCAAAGACAGTTGCTCACGTTTCATTCGCTCCCCCGGCCCCTATCCTTGTTCGTGCTCCTCCGCCCCCTCCGGTGGCACCTCCTGCCCCCAAGAAAGCTAAGGCTAAGGTTTCAGGGATGACCAATATTCCCAAGACTCCGCCCCGTCCTGCTCCTAAGGCGGTGAAGAAAGCAACGATGCCTACAGTGGTGGCAACAGCGGCCGTAGCTTCTGAGTTGGCTGCTGCTACTCGTGTTCGTGCCAAGCGTGAACAAGAAGAGCGAGAGGAAGAGAATCGTAGGACTCGCCGTGCTCAAGAGGCACGTGAAGAGCGAGCAGAGGAAGAGCGTAGAAGGAAGCGTCGGGAAGAAGACGAAGAGAGTTCCTCTTCCAGTTCTTCCAGCACTTTTGATTGGGGCGGCGGTTCCTCGGGTGGTGGCTCCGATTCCGGTTCTGGTGGATTCGGTGGTGGCGACTCGGGTGGCGGCGGCTCTTCTTCAGATTGGTGATCAATGTTCCAAGCGATTACTGAATCAGGCAGTTCCTACTTTAGCCGTAAATTCTTCGATACGCCTATTGCCGAAGATGGTTTATATCATCACAAGTATATCATCGAAGACTCTAATTTCATAGAGGAGTGGGAAGGTACTTGTGATCAGGTCATCTATAATACTCTGGTAAGGTGCGGCGCCCTTATCAACTGCTACGAAAAGAAACGTGAGAACGTGGCTTTTGAGCTGGCTATGTACCATAAGTGGATGGTAAAAGAGTACTACTGGTATAGGTTGGAAGACGAGATCAAATACAACATCGAACACACTCCCGTCTACAAAGAATACGCGCCACAAGTTCGAGAGATCCTCAAACGTTATGACAGTCTAAAGGCATTCTGGTAATGAAAAAGCGACATATTGCTAAGCTTCTAGAGACTCTATCCGAAGAGCAAGACCGTACACAAAGAATTGTGGACGGCCTTCATCTGTTGGAAGTCGTGTGGTTGGACATAGGGCCCTATAATCGTGGGCCCGTTTCGGAAGAAACGCTCCGGCTACTAAGGGATTACTTCGAGTTTGACGATTCAGAATAAGGTGAAGCTATGATTTGGAAAGATGCATTGAAGCACGCTGGCGTCAACATTCATGTGATTGCTACGGGTGCAGGTGCCGGACTACAGAAGCTTTTGTGGGACGTGCCCGGTTGTTCTGCTTACCTTTCGGGCTGTAGTTTTCCTTACTCGAATGATGAGCAGGAAGACCTGTTGGGCTTTATGCCGGAGCATTTCTGTAGTGAGGAAGCGGCTGTGGATTTGGCCTCTGCCGCCTATATGAAAGCCTATAAATTCGATAGTAAGCGTCCGGTAGGTGTGGGCGTGGCTGCTTCGGTGGCTTCGGAAAAAATTCATCGAGGCGACCATAGGATTCACGCCTGTGTCATTACCAATGATTTCGTTCGTAGCCTCGATATCACCCTTGAAAAGGGTATCGGTGCAGAAAAACGAGCCCAGGATGGTCAGGCCAGTGATGATGCTGGCCTCGGTCTAATGATGCATACCATTTTCGATACGGATGATCCTTTTATCAAGCGCACCAATATACACGATTCAACAGCTCTGGCCAGGGAACGCTTCTTTTTGCACCCCTTTTTCACCGCCAACGGCAAGAGATTGGCTGATTTACCCAAGGGTAAATACTCCTTGATGTCGGGGGCTTTCAACCCACCACATGAAGGACACTTCGGCATTGCTCAGGCTGCCCAAGAGCAGTATCATTATACCTCCGTTTTCGAGATTACGGCCGAACCGCCCCACAAAGAGGCCCTATCTGTGCAAACCCTTCTTCAGAGGTCGCAGCTTCTCAAGGGCCATAACCGCCTCTTCACAAGCAAGCTACCCTACTACATCGATAAGGCCAGGAAATACCCTGGTAGGCCTATGATTTTGGGTGCAGATGCCATGGTGCGCATGATGGATCCCAAATGGGGTCTCAACCTGGGAGAAATGTTTGAGGAGTTCTACAACCTCAACACCAAGTTTTTTATCTCCGCCAGAGAAATAGATGGTAAACTTACCACTTGCGACAGTATTCTGCTCGATATTCGAGATACACTTCCATTCAAGGACTGGGCTGCGGCTCAGATCATTATGAAGCCAATCAATGGTGAGTGGAACATTTCTTCCACGGAAATCCGAGAAAAACTTCAGAGACAAAAAGAGTCCAGCAATGAATGAAGACATCAAACTCACTGAACAAGAAGCCCGAGTAGTTGACTTTTTGGTCTCCAAGAATAACAGCAGTGTCTATTGGGAAGAGCTGGCGCAGTTTGCCAAAAGTCCTCAGACAGTCAAGCTAAAGACTATCAAGAAGACTGTCTCGGAAATCAGGCGCAAGTATATCGCTACCGGTCTAACTGTGCCTTTCAGCGTCAGTTTTACTACCATGCAGGTAGAGGAAGACGAACCGGAAGCACCGGCCATTTATGCTACCGTCATCGACAGTTTCCTCAACCAAGCCCCTACAATTTCCTCCCCACAAAACCTCGTCCAAATCAAGAGAACTCCCGCAGGTAATACCATGACTGTCAATAGCAACAGTGCCCCTTCTCTTTTGCCGGCTCAGCTTGACTTCACTTTGGATCTCGCTTCCAAACGTGTTAGAACTCGGTATGGCGCGCACTTGCTAAATGACAGCGAGTGGGATGTCTTCAAGTATTTCCATGCCCACGCAGGTAAATTGATTGGTATCTCCGAACTTCGAGACAAGGTGGTATATCCACAGTACGGTTCTAAACTACCGGCTCGTTGGTTCGATGCCATCATGAGGATCATCAACAACATGAGACGAGCTATTCCTGGTTTGGAACACCGTTTGCTGACGGTGAAGGGAGCTGAAACCAGTTATCTCTTCCAATAATGGGGCGGTGGCGCAATGGCAGACGCAGGAGTGAATGGAGAGGTATGTTGCTCTGTTCCTCCTTTCTCTTTCGTTACATACCGATTTGAGAGTCCACGTTCGAATCGTGGTCGCCCCACCAATGTTTTACAGTATCAGTCGTCAAACACACGAACGCCACGGCTGTGTGGTTAGCATCGAGCGAACCGAGGAAATAGGTGAGCCCACTCCTTTTCGAGCGGTGCAGCAAGCTTGCAAAGAGCAACGGTTGTGGCAAGAAGAGGGCGTCAAAAAGGTCCGTTTACTCGTGGATGGGCAAGTAATGTCGCACAAACAAGCGGAAAAATGGGCGTATGAAGAATACCAAACTCTACCCAAATGTTATGCGTGTGCCAAAGTTCTTGGCGGAGAAATTCATACTCATCAATTTTGCGATAGCCGTTTATTCTGTTCAAGCAATTGTGCAGATGAAGACTATGTGGAAGAGATGGAGAAGCTGAAAGACGAGGAAGAAATTGATTACCTCTAATGTTATTAGGCCCGAAGTAGGGCTGGGTGCTACCATTCAGTATCACTCTGATCGGAGTCCGGCCACCATTATCGAAGTCTCTCCCTCAGGTAAGAGAATCGTGATTCAGGAGGATTCCGTCACCAGAACAGACAATAACGGCATGTCCGAGTGTCAAACCTACGATTATCATCGCAACCCCGAGGGCACGATCCATATCGCTACTTTGCGTAAGGACGGCTCCTTCCGTTTGGTGGGCGGGAAAACATTGGTAATGTGTGGGGGTTCGTAATAGATACTACGATTTCTCCTTCTAATGGAGTCGCCCGTGATTGTGCATAGAGAATATACTACCTTCAGTATCTTGGGGCAAGAGATCAATATCTACTCAGAAGATCTGGGACACGTCCGTAATACTGTGGCCGAGATGAATGGCAACTTTCATTACCTGGGAGACGAAGTGCCTAACGTAGGTAGTGCCGTTTTCGCCTGGCAAGACGTCAATGGTCGGGATTTGACAGAGGATGAACTTCGGCAGGTGCTTATCGATAACCGACTCATCTCACAAGCCATCTAATGTATTCTCTATCAGTCTATAGAAAGTATCTACCCGATCAGCTTCCGGTTCAACCAGGAGAACGATTGGGGGAGGGTAATAATGGGGAGGTCTTATCTATTGTCGGAGACCCCGCCAAGGTTATCAAATTGAGTATGTTTCTCTCTACAGAAGATGATCAGAGAAGATATATCCGAATAAAAAAGGGTCTGGATTATGTAGTGGCTAACTGTCCGCCAGCCTATGTAAAAGTCTATGAGCACGGCCACTTAGGCTCCTGTCCAATAGGAACTCCTCCTTGTTTGCATTACATCTTCTACTATTACATCATGGAAAAGTTGCAGAAAATTTCTGAGGACGAACGGAGATTATTTCACAGCATTCTTTCGCACGAAGATCGCGGTCTCAAAAAAAGATTCTCCTTGGAAAAAATTCGCAAAATGCTGGGAGGCATGGCGAAGGGGCTTGACTTTGACGCGGAAAAGGTTATGTTATTCTGCGAAAATATTCGAGCCGCCCCCGTTATTCACGAAGATACTCACGGTCGCAACATCATGAAGAACGATGATGGGGATTTTCGATTGATAGATTTAGACAGCATTTCATTACTGAAACAGGAGAAATAACAATGTCAGCAAAAGTTGATTTGAGAATGTTGAAGAGGTTCGTTTCAGAGTTGGAAACAGCTCTGGAGGCTGCCGAAAAAACCAAGGCAGAAAAAACCGACAAAGAGAAGTATACCATTGAGATGTGTAAAGCGCTGGGTCTGATTATGGGTGTCGTGACGGAGGGAACTATGCTGATTGGTGATCTGCAAAACGTTATTACTCAGTCCGGTCTTCCCCCTATCAACAAGGAAGAGATCCTGGCCAAGATCCTGGGTAAGGGCGGTTTCGGCAACACTAATTGAAAAACATTACGGCAGCTTGCCGCACTAAAGTTTCGTGTTTACGTTTATAAATTCAATTCCTTCGGGAAACATTAGGAGATTCATCATGGATAATATCAAGACTGTTCGCAACGTTATCACTCAGATCGCTCAGCAGATCGAGAACCTGGCTCGCCAAGTTCAGACCAACATGAGCCAGAACAAGGATGTCATCACGCCCGCTAATGAGCTGGCCCGTAATGCCAGCACCTTCGTCTTCACCTTGGGTGAGATGTATGCGTTGCAGAGCGGCAAGAAAGTCAAGGGCACTACCGTTAGCAACCCCAGTGGTACTAACTACCGACACGCTCGTAGAGACACTACGACTGGTCGTTTCATCAAGGCCTAATGAGCACTTCCCTTCATGAGCGGTTGTCCAAGGCTCTGGCTGTTATTCCAGTCATCCTGATAACAACCATCATCAACGTTCTTATGTCCTCTACTCTGGCTACAATTGCCTTCATTCAGTTGGTGTCTGTAGCTCAGTGGGACAAGTATGCTTCCTTGGCGATAGCTGTCTTGATAGCTATAGCTGTCCGGGTCTATATCTGGCTACAGCCCAATATCAGGAATTACATAAGGGTAAGGAGTCAGTGATATATGAGCAACCCAACACACATTCAATCTTTTCTTGACAGTAAAATCTCTATGCTACTCGCCGTGGATGAGTTTCTAAGTGCATGGAACGGAGAAGGTTGTCTACAGTTCCCAAATCTTTTGGGAAGTATCCAGGCCAAGCTTGGCTGGGACGACAAGCAACTACGTGCTAACGATCCAATTATTAGGGAGTATATCCGAAATCATCCCGATTGGTACGTGACTCGTGGTGCTCACGGCGGCATTATGAGAATGTCTGAAAAGCAGAAGAAAGAGGAATTGCTGGCAGCAAAGATCAAGGCGAAGGCCGATCTCAATGCTATCCTCGATGCCAAGGTAAAAGCCGAGGCAGCAGCCAAAGCAGTAGCGATTCAACCCGTTATTGCAGATAACACCAATAACAGTTCAGATACAAGCGTTTCTGAATAAGTAGAGGAAGCGGACAGGATCAAACCTGTCCGCTTTTCTTTTGTCTAAGGAGTCCCATGAAAAACTGGATTGCGCTATTCTTGTCTGGTCTGTATCATAATTCGGCAAAGATTTTGCTGATGTCGGTGATCTTTTTGACCAGTGCAGCTATCACCTCTTTGATCATTCGCCATTATGATCGGGCGGCTTTTACGCCCGTAAACAGTCAGGTAGAGACTGGTGCTCCTCCGGCCCTCGGTAGTATTCCTGATGGCCTCAGAGAAACGATTGCCCAAGAGAACTGGCAGTTTACTGTGCCAGGTGCTGGTTGGGAAAAGGTAGAGCCTGCCAACGAAGGCATCAAGGTAGTGCTCAAAAACGAACTAACTAAGAAGTTAGTCCTTTTTGTCAAGGAACCAACCGCCGAGACCTATGATCGGTATGTGGTTGGCAATATGAAGACTGTTAGCCAGGCCGGCGCTCCCATTTTGGGAGCATCCAATCTAACGATGCACGACGAGAAGTTTGCCGTTATCTTGGCTGGTCAAGGCAATATTTGGATTTGGATCACCGTCAAGGATGGTTTCGGCTATGTTTTGACTTGTGGTGGCGCTGTTGCCGCCGATGTTCCTACTCAGTCAGCCTTAGATAATATGTGCGTTTTCATAGCTAAATCCTTGCAGATCAAGTAAGATGGATAGAGTTCTTCTTATTGACGCGCACAATGCGATGTGGAGGGCCAGCATCAGCTTTGCCCCAAAAGTGGAGCGTGAACCAGCTCCTCCTAAGGATGATTGGGAAATGTATGGTGGTGAGCAGCCAGCACCTCCTATCAAAGAGCCTAACAGCGATTTCGTTCTCATCTTCAATTTCTTCCGCAACTTGCGCCCCATCATCGAACAAGTTTCTCCTGACAAATGCTTCTTCGTTTTGGAAGGACACCCCCAGTTTCGCTACGATTTGTTCTCGGATTACAAAGCCAATCGTATTATCAAGGAAGCTTCTCGTAAAGAAGAACGAGCTAAGTTTTTGGTGGCTTCCGAAGAAATTGTGCGTTTGATGCGGTATCTTCCTATCACTCTGGCTCGTGCCGCCAATTATGAAGCAGATGACTTGGTGGGCTCGCTATGCGAGAATATGAAGGACGAGGACTTGACTGTGCTGAGTAATGATTCAGATTACATTCAACTCTTACAGCGTGGCTACAAGCACATCACCATCTATAATCCCATCAAGAAGGTATGTATGGAAGCTCCGTCCTATCCGTATGTAGCTTGGAAGTGTCTCAATGGAGATAAGTCAGACAACATTCCTTCCTTGCTGAAACCCAAGAAAGCCTTGGCGGCGGTCAACGATCCAACCCTTTTTCAGCAGTTTTTGTCAGTGGATGAGAACCGCGCCAACTTCAATGTCAATCGTCAACTGATTGAGTTTCGTGCGGTGCCGGAGGAAGAAATTGTTCTTCACGATGGAGTGCGTAATTTTGCGGCACTCAAAGAAGAGTTTGCTCGAATGGAGTTCCAATCAATCGTCAATGATAAATCTTGGAAACGTTATGTAGACACTTTTAGTTGTCTCAAATTTTGATATGCCCCCAAGTTTTTCCGTTGGCTATATTGGAAATTGAAGTTTTATTTACTTTGTATTTTCGAACCATATCTATTTGTTTGCCGCCATTAGATAAATACATTTTGATAAAGATAATATCATCTTCTGTCAAGGTAGTGTTCGCGTTTTTAGAGCCACTATTGGCTTCGCGTATTTTTTGTTTCGACAATTCTGTGTGAATTGCTTGTCCCAGTTTATAGCCTATGTGCCCAGTGTTTATTCGAGATATTTTTTCTCGGGTTTCGTCAGTATGTGTCTTCCCATAAAACGGATTATTTTTACCTGCGTGTTTTCCTTTCATACTATTTGAGATGCGGGTTATAGTTTCTGTTGAGTGGCGAAATTGTTTGCCGCCATCTAATAGGTTGTATCCATTCTCGATTGAGTTGAATCGTTTGATAAAGATCTTTTCTAAATCAAATGACGTATTCTCATTTTCGGTGCAACATAGGAACTCAACGTAAAAATTATGGATGCCGTATTGTCTTATAGCATTGACAAGATGGCGGCATCCTGCCGCACTACGATGTATGCTGGTTAGATGTTCCTTGAATCGTCGATGCACATTTTTATAGGTTCTGCCAACATAAACTTTTTTATTGATGAGATTTTTTATCACGGTATTGATATAATTATACCGAAACTTGGTAAAAATATATATCAACCTTGATTGAGGTGCTAACATGGTTTCAGAACTAACGACGTTTCAATTCACCTGCGACAAATGTGGAGAAAAGGCCATCATCCAGGCTGTTTTCTTTGAGCGTCCCGCAGGTTGGGATACAGAAAAAAAGCCATGGCCACGGGCTAACTGATTATTCTACCACACTTGATGTTTGCCCGAAGTGTAAAGGAAAGGCATGAAAAAGTTTACTATCTATACACGCCTTCTTCCTGGTATGAAGAAAGGTGATCCAGTTCCTACTTCCCTCGTAGAGGTAGAAATTGAGGTCATTCAAGGCGTAGAAGATCCGTCTGTTATGTGGATGCCTAAAGGGGAATATAAGGCCCGCGTAATGTCTCCTACCTGGTTGTATGAGGCTAAGAGCGACAAAGATAAGACATTGGTTCCACCTATTTGGTATCCTCACGCTTTCTATTTGACTATTGATGAAGCCCGTGGGGCAGCCGAAAAAATGATTCGTGGTGAGTTTGAGTTTGCGAAACGTAAACGCGGAATCGAATTTACCGAGGAAGAAGTTTTGGCTAAGTGTGCGGAAATCAAAGAGATTATGCTACCATGATGGAAAGAAAACTAATTGCTGATGGCGGCATTTTGGATTTTGATCCGCAATTTTTGGACCAGGATTCCGCTGACAAATTGTTGTCTTCTCTGAAAGAGAATGTCTCTTGGGAGCAGAAGTTCTACAACTTCAAGGGCAAACAGGTTCCTCAGCCACGTCTGACTGCTTGGTATGCTGATGATCCGGGCATGAAGTATTCTTATTCTGGCGTCACTCAAGTCGTACTGCCCTGGCTACCCGAGCTATTGGAACTGAAGAAAAAGATTGCAGCAGTTTCCGGGGCCGACTACAATAGTGTCCTCCTCAATTTCTATAGAGATGGTAATGATTCGGTGGGCAGGCACTCAGATGATGAAAAAGAATTGGGGATCGATCCCATCATCGCCTCTGTTTCTTTAGGTGCTACCCGCCCTTTCAAGCTCATTTCTAAAAGAGATCCGTGGGAGTTTCTAACGTATTCTTTGGGACACGGAAGTCTGTTGGTGATGAGCGGAACTACTCAGAAACATTGGTTCCACGAAATAAACAAGATACCATCCCTCAAAGAAAGTCGTATCAATCTAACATTTAGAACTATTTACGTTTTAGATATATGAGTTTCTGTTCCAATGAAAATCTTTATCGTAGGTCTACCACAATCAGGTCGTTCCACAGTTGCTAAGGCGCTGGTGGAAGCTCATGGTTATCGATACATCGATGCTATGTCGTGGGTAAGATCTACTTTTCGTGAGTCCAATCCGGGCGAACATCCTCATCAATATGAAGATGATTACCAGGAGTATTTGACTCAACGCAGGCTGACCGATGAAGGTTTTGTTAGCGACTACATCACTAAAGAGATGTGGTATGGCACCGAGATATTCGTCATTGACGGACTAACTTCTCCCAGAGATTTCGTTTGGCTCTTCGATTACAAGGAAGACGTTGTCATTTTTCTCAACAGAACAGACAACGATCACGAGTATCGAGACCACGAAAACATTGGTGTCTCGGTCATCAGGGACTATTGTTTTTGGATGTCAGCCGCAGGACTCTTGAGTAATAAGAGGTGGCTGGAATACAACTTCAAGATTCCGGGTGAGCCCACCGATCACGTCAAGGTGATGGGTGCTCAGAACAGCGTCTTCATTGTCAAGTCCATTGTTCGGGTAGTGTCCCACTTGACAGAAAAGATCAAGGAGATTGTTTGTGCGATTTCCGAATGATTTTGAGAACAAGATAATCTGTGGAGATTGTCTGGACATTATGAAGCAAATCCCAGACGGGTCTATTGATTTAGTCATCACCAGCCCGCCATACAATTTGGGAGTCAAGAAAACTTTCGGCGAACACATTACCAAGAAGTGGAAGGGAAAGTGGAACAAATCCAAGATCCAATCCACAGGTTATGATAATCACGATGACTATATGCCAGAGGCTCAATACATCGCCTGGCAGAAGAATGTGTTAGCCGAAAGTTTTCGCCTTATCAAAGATACAGGAGCCATCTTCTACAACCATAAGTGGCGAGTGCAGAAGGGCATCTACCAGCAACGATCAGAAATTGTAGCGGGCCTCCCATTACGTCAGATTATCATTTGGAAGAAGGCGGGTGGACTCAATTTCAACGAAGGTTATTTTCTGCCCACCTTCGAGGTGATTTACCTTATAGCTAAACCGAAGTTCAAGCTACTTCCCACTATCAATCGTTACGGGGATGTGTGGGAAATCACTCAGCAGAAACGTAGCTGGCACCCGGCTCCTTTCCCTTTGGAGCTGGCTACTCGTTGTGTCAAGAGCACTTCAGGTGATTGGATTTTAGATCCTTTTATCGGAAGCGGCACTACCGCATTGGCTGCCCAAAAGCTGGGCAAGAAATATATCGGGATAGATATCTCGAAAGAATACTGCAAGAAAGCCAAAGATAGGCTCAAGAACTCAACTGAGTGAGTCGATTCTGGTTTTGATGCCTTCCATTAGCTGATCGAAGATCTGTTCAGCTACACGTTCGCCCTCTTGAGGATCGCCTTGTTGGACGGATTCGATAGCTTCTTGGGCTATCTTGCTAAGGTTATCTTCCTTGATTATTTTGGCTATGATTTGTTTTCTGGCTTTGTTCATTGTTAGCTCACCATTTGGCTGAGGATGTTGACGATGTTGTCTATAACTTCCGTTGGTGCTTTATAGTAAGTGTTACGAACCGAGGCACCTGGCGTGATAGATTTGATCTCGAGGTTCTTATAGAACGCAGATAGTTTACGTCCGTTCACGATAGCATCTTGAATGATAGCTTCTTGTTGTTCTGGTGGCATTGTCCCTGGCTTGCTCATCAAACCAGAGATTACCTTTATATGATCTCTGAACCTATAAAGGAACTTGCTACTTCGCAAGCTGATGAGATACTGAACCATTTCAGGTTGCACATCAACGAACTTGACCATCTGTTGATTGAGACGCTTGGTGGCTTCCAATAGTAAACCCTTTTCTCTTTGTGTAGCGGCGGGGCTGGCAGCTTTGGTCGCAGCCTTTGCTACGTCATCCATAAAAGGCTTGAGTTCAGCCTTCTGTTTGGCCTCTAATTCATCGGTTACTTTCTGTTTGACTACTACACGTTCGGTAGCTAATCTCTGAGTCAAATGAACAATGAGACCGTCCAAAGCGGTAGTCGCCAAGTTCCATTCGTGAATGCGCCCTTTACCCAGACCACTCTTCGGAGCGCGAACTCGTTCATCTATTAGCTCATCTCTGGTGCGGATAGGTTCTTTGGTGCCTTTAGTCTTGGCACGCTGTAAAGCTAAATCTCGATGCCAGGTTGTTACTTTCTTGGTAAGCTCATGAGCTTTTTGGATGTTAGTCAACTGTCTTTTTATCAACTCTTGAGACAGATTAGGATCACTGGTCAGGGAGTCAATCAGGATTTTTAGTTGCTTGGACTCTTCGCCAATACCACGATCGCCGCTCATTCTCAGTTTTTGCAACTCGATTTTCTGATCGAGTAAGAACTTTTGTCTTGGGTTTTTGGTGGCTTCCGTCTTATCCTTCTCTAATTCTTTAAGCTGGATGCCCTGATAAAACTTCTTGATGTTCTTCTTGAGCATCAATCTACGGTGCTCTTTTTCACGCAAAGCAGTTTTGATTTCTTCAAAACGCTTCTCTTCGGCCGGGTGGGCTACCTCGGTTTCTACCAGGATTTGCTGTTCGATTTTGATAGCTTCTTTGGTCAGGTTTTGTAAATCGTCTAAGACGCCAACTAATTCTTTGAGACTAGTCCTGATACCAGTATGATGTCTGGCTATTATGCCAGTGGTCGAGAGCATCATCTCGGGAGCATTCATTTGCTTTTCATAGGAAGCTTTTTCTGTGGCATAAACTTGTGCCCAATCTTTATAGGAGTGAGGTTGGAATTGCGTATAGCCTCGTCCTTTACCTTCACGAGCTTGTTCTGGATTGACTCCGCCCGTCATATCGAAGACACCCTTATCGTTTTCTTCTCCGCCAAATCCCTCTTCCGCAGGCTCTTCGCCACCACCAAAGCCCGAGGTATCGCCCATCATAGCAGCTTCATAAGGAGACACTTCATCAGTTCCCTCTGGCTCCTCTTCGGTTCCTTGTTGCTTGCGTCTCTCGGCATCTTCTGCGGCAATGGTGCGCTTGGCATCACTGGCGGCTTGTTGTAAAGCGCGCATAGCAGCCGAGCTATCTGGACGATCAGCCCTATCACTAATGGTATCTTGCACGTGGTTGAGCAAGTTTTCGACGTTGACTTGCTCCGGTTCTTCAGGATCTAAATCCGTTTTGATACCGTCAATGGTTCGATAAATGAAATTGAATCCATCATTCATCTCGACGGTTTTACGAAACATCTCGGCCAGAATGCGAATGGTATCAGAAACTTCTGGGTTCAAGATTTCTTTGGAAGCATTGACAATTTGCTCGTAGAGGCCTTTAGCTTCTCCTAGGGGAGCTGCCGTCGACATCAATTTCTGAATCACTGCCTCTTGGTAAAAAGAGTCTATCCTTTTGATTAGATTTGGTAAATAGGTCATTGGCCCTGATAAAAGTGAGAAGTTTCGGTTCGTTATATATACTCGAATATGACCACCTCCGCTAAACTAAAAGCTCCCTTTCCTTTCTTTGGGGGTAAAAGTAAAGCTGCCCCTATCTTATGGAAAGGTCTGGGCAATATCACTAACTATGTGGAGCCCTTTGCCGGTTCTCTGGCAGTTTTGTTAGCTAATCCATCTCCTTCTAAAATAGAAACGGTCAATGACATCGACTGTTTTATCTCCAACTTTTGGCGAGCTGTGGCTCAGGAGCCCGATGCTGTAGCCGAAGTGGCTGACCATCCCGTGATGGAATGTGATCTACATGCCCGACATCGTTGGTTAGTCTCAGCAGCTACGGATGAGTTCCGCCTCAAGATGAATACCGACCCTAACTACTATGATGTCAAGATAGCTGGCTGGTGGGTGTGGGGGATGGGGGCTTCCATCCCAGGCAATTGGATGCAACCCCGAGGCCTCAATGCTATGCCTTGCCTCTCCTCAGCTGGTGGCGGCGTGCACGGGCTACGTCATAACATCCTGGAGTGGTTTACGAAATTGCGGGAGCGAACCCGACGTGTTCGAGTGTGTTGTGGAGACTGGACAAAGGTAGTAACTCCCGCAGTAACTTACAAGAATAAGGGCCTGGTGGCCCCAGATTTGACGGGCGTTTTCCTGGATCCGCCTTATGATTTGGATACCCGTGTCAAAAAAGTTTATCAGCAAGACGACAATATTTTTTCGCAAGTTTGTCGGTGGGCTATAGAGAACGGCGACAATCCCAAGATGAGAATCGCTTTGTGCGGTTATGAAGGGGATTATGGCATTCCTACCACTTGGCAAACATATTCTTGGCAAACCAATGGCGGAATGGCCAATCAAGCGTTAGGAGACAGTAGGGGCAAAGATAATTCCAAGAAGGAAGTCATCTGGTTTAGTCCCCACTGTTTGGAGGTTAGATGAAGATCGTTTATACTGGCGAAGAAATGCCTGACAGTTTTACCAGCAGTATCTTTTTAGCCGGCCCTTCTTTGAGGCCAGGCCAAGAAAAGGAAATGGAGTCCTGGCGTAAAGACGCTATCCAAATCCTAGAAGACAAAGGCTATAGCGGCGTGATCTTCTGCCCCGAAGCCCGCGATCAAAAGTTCAAGGAGGACTTTGATTATGATGATCAAGTGGGCTGGGAAGAAAAGTATCTCAATGTCGCCGACTGTATTGTCTTCTGGATCCCCCGTGATATCAGTGTAGATAGCAAGGGTAATCTCAAGCTGCCAGCCTTCACTACCAATGTAGAGTTTGGTGCCTGGGCTGACAGTGGTAAGATTGTCTATGGCGCTCCGCCTTCCGCTGATAAGAACAAGTATCTCAAGCATTATGCCGAGGAATACAAGGTTCCGATGGGGGAAACCTTGGTGGAGACTTTGGATGATGCCATGGAGATGGTGGGTGAAGGAGTAGAACGTTCAGGTGGGGAACGTTATGTCCCACTTTTTATTTGGAAGCTCCCCTCTTTTCAATCTTGGTATCAGGCCCAAACCGGAGCTGGTAATCGTTTGGATTATGCCCGCCTCCTCTACAACATGCGCCCCAGGTATAAGTCTTTTGTTTTCGTGTGGGTTCTCAAAGTTAGCGTCTATGTGGCCTCTGAAGATCGTGTCAAGGATATCGAAGCTGTCATAGCTCGCCCGGATATTTCTTCTGTGTGCCTGTATCACCCAACTTCCTCAGGATTTCCTGAGTCTTGGAGGGATACTGAAGTGGTTTTGGTCAAGGAGTTTAGGTCTCCCGCCAACACCGAAGATGGTTTCATTCGTGAGTTTCCGGGCGGCTCTACCGCTGATGGTGAGGCGGATCCTAAAGAAACGGCGGCCGATGAAGTTCACGAAGAGACGGGTTTCTATTTGGATCCCAGCCGTCTTCGATCTCACGGAGTCCGTCAATTGGCCGGCACCTTCTCGTCTCATAAAGTCAATCTATTTTCAGCGGAATTGACAGCTGAGGAAATGGATTGGTTTAGATCACAGAAGGATGTGGTGCACGGCAACGTGAAAGATTCCGAAATGACTTTCATTGAGATTTATACAGTGGAAGAATTGCTGGAGAATAAGCTGGTAGATTGGACTACTCTGGGTGAGATACTTGTAGTTTTGGCCCCCTGACATACTAAACTTCTTGTATCTTGTTATGTTCGACAAGAAGCAAAAATTCCTCTTCAAGTGCAAGGACTGTAATATGATCCTCTCTGTAGAACTTGAGGATGAGGAAGATTTGATTAGTGTTCAGGAAGATAAGATGATCCTGGAGTGCCCCTGTGAAGGCAAGTGCTACGTACTTCGAGACTAATTTTTATTGACAACTCTATCAATTATGAAATCATTAGCTGATCATTTGATTGAAATCAAAAAACATCTCAGCGACAAAGAGCGCTGGGAAACTGATTGGAATAACAATAGAGTTAGTGGATACACTAGCGGCTCATTAGAATCTGATCTCGGCGGACTTTGGAATGTAGGCTACAAAAAAGATGTGCCGGCTGTGTTTTATTGTACGGCTCGTGCCATCCATCACCTTTATGGAAATTTACACTATTATCGATACCACTATGTTTCCTGGGATCACGGACTAAAAGAAACTGACAGTAAATGCTGTCCTGCCGATAATGACGTGAGACTTGTCAAAGCATTTGGGGACTATAACTCTCACGAGAGCCTGATGAAGGTATTAGACTTGGCCATCCGTTATGCGAAGGTCTATGCGTTTTCTTGATGGATAGATCTATCAATATTAGTGGATAGATGTATGAAGAAAAAGTCGTTGCTTGGACTCAAAAGAGGTATGTTGACGGTTATTGCCGAAGCCCCTTCGCATCGCACACCTAAAGATAAAACACTTACCCGTTGGCTTTGTGAATGTGAATGTGGTAAACAAATTGAGTGTTATGCGATGCACATTATGAGGCGTAAAAATATGTCTTGTGGGTGCGTCAGATTAGTCTATAATAGAAAGTATGATCCCATTACTGCTTCTGCAACAATCATATATAAAAATGGTTATAATGATGGGGACATTACTTTTGATGAGTTTATGAAGCTATCACAATTACCGTGTCATTATTGTGGCACAGAATTTTCTAATGCTTATCAACGTTATTGGAAACGAACGATATATGGACTGTTCAAGTATAACGGGTTAGATAGGGTAGATTCATCCAGGTCGCATAACAAAGACAACGTTGTTCCATGCTGTAAATTATGCAACAGGGCTAAGCGAGATCTATCAACCAAAGAATTTTTGGGGTGGATCGAAAAAATCTACAAGCATACTAATAGTGTGATATAAGCTGTGTCGAAAAGAGGGAAACTATTCGAGGCTGGTTCGTCCAGCATTTTTAGAAAATTCGCTCCGCCCTTGACGCCGAGTTTACACGATTTATTATGTGAATTTGACGGCCTAGGCACGTCATTCGTTTGGACTTTTTCCAAAATACTAAAGGAGTATTATCATGGCAACTAAGAAATTATTCGCAAACAAGAACCTCAAGGCAACTGTTTCTCACAAGGTTACTTTGCCGACCAACACCGTCAACCAAGCTGGTGGAACTGCATACAAGATGTCTGACAAGGCAGCCTTGGCTCAGTACGCTATGACCGGTTGTTTCAACGGAACTTACTACACCTCTGATGAAGAGCAACTCAAGCGCACTCTGGAATTGGCCGGCAAGGTCGATCCTAAGTTTGTGGCTAAGCTGGCTGTGTATGCTCGCCAGAAGGGTTTGATGAAGGACATGCCGGCAGTTCTTGCGGCTGTAGTGGCTGGCAAGGATTCCGATCTTTTGGGCCAGATTTTCGATCGAGTCATCAACGATCCTAAGATGCTTCGCAACTTCGTGCAAGTGATGCGTTCCGGCGTAACTGGCCGTAAGTCTTTGGGAACTCGCCCGAAGAAGCTGATCCAAAACTACCTGGAGTCCTTGACCGATGAACAGTTGTTCAAGGCCAACGTAGGTAATGATCCGTCCTTGCAAGACGTCATCAAGTTGGTTCACCCGAAGCCAACCAACAAGAAGCGTTCCGCTCTATACGGATACTTGCTCGACAAGGAGTATTCCAAGAAGGATCTGTGTCCGTTGGTCAAGGAGTTCGAGTCCTTCAAGAAGGAAATGTCGGGAGAGATCCCAGATGTTCCGTTCCAAATGTTGACGGCTCTGCCGCTGACTGACAAGCACTGGAAGCAGATTGCTGAGAATGCAACCTGGAACCAGGCCAGAATGAACCTCAACACGTTTGCTCGACACAACGTGTTAGCCGACCCCAAGATGGTCAATGCTTTGGCAACGAAGCTGGCCAACCCAGAGTTGGTTCGCAAGTCCAAGACTTTCCCATACCAGTTGTTCACTGCTTACCTGAACGTGGATGCTGCTGTTCCGGCCAAGATCACCAACGCATTGCAAGATGCGGCTGATGCTTCCTTGGACAACATCCCAGAGTTCGGTGGAAGGGTCTTCGTCATGGTTGACACTTCAGGTTCCATGGGATCTCCGGTCACGGGCAACCGTGGTTCGGTCACCACCAAGATGCGTTGTGTAGACGTGGCAGCACTCTTCGCAGCAGCTATCTTGCGTAAGAACCCTGATACGGTCATCGTGCCGTTCGACACTTCAGTGCATATCGGTCATCGATTCAATCCCCGTGATTCTATTATGACCAATGCTAAGACTCTAGCTGCATTCGGAGGTGGTGGTACCAACTGCTCTTCCGCTTTGGAGTATGTCAACCGCGAATCTGCCAAGGGCGACCTTGTTATTTACGTGTCTGACAATGAGTCGTGGGTCGATTCCAATCACTACCGTAGCACCGCTACGATGAATGAGTGGAACAAGTTCAAGTTCCGTAACAGGGATGCCAAGCTTGTTTGTATCGACATCACTCCTAATGGAACCACGCAAGCACATGACAGGGATGATGTGCTCAACATTGGTGGATTTTCTGATAATTGTTTTGAGGTTATCGCTAAGTTCATCGAACTCGGTAATAATAAAGACCTCTGGGTGAAGACGATAGAAGCTGTTGATATATCGTAAAGTATGGATTTCTCCTTCCTTTCTAGGCGAAAATACCGAGCCACTGACTCGTATTCGAAAGAATACGCAGCTTGGTATAACATGTTAAATAGGTGCTACAATAGTGCCTGTGAAGCATGGGGCAACTATGGTGGTAGGGGAATCAAAGTTTGTGATGAATGGTTAGGAGATGATGGCTTTGAAAACTTCTTTGAGGATATGAAGAGCCTTCCGTCTCCTAACCACTCTTTGGATCGTATTGATAATTCGTTAGGCTACTCGCCCAATAACTGTCGCTGGGCAACTCTTAAAGAACAAGCTCGCAATAGAAGAACTGCAAAATTAATTACCATTGGCGACCAAACTAAACCAATGGTTGAATGGTGCGAGGTATACAATATTGAGTATTCTTTGGTGAAAGATAGAATACAAGACGGTTGGGAGCCGTTAAAAGCTTTTACTACGCCTAAGAAACGAACCTACCTAAATGTTGGTAATAAGTTTAACTATTGGACAATCATTGGTAAAGTTGATGGTGTCAATAAATATAATTGCCTATGTGAATGTGGTAAAGAAGCGATTGTATCGGCATTTGATTTATTGAATGATAAATCTACTAAATGCAAATCTTGTTCAAAAATAGGTAATACATATGCAGAAAAACGAAGTTCTTGATAAGTTAGTTGTAAGTGGTGAGATTAAATCATACTCTCTAGAAACTTTAGAGTTTGAACCTGGTTCTGGTTCGAGAGAATGTGATCAACTAACAATAGTCTTGCCTTCTGGTAAGAGCGTATCTATAATGTCTATTTGTTCTGGTCATCTTGAAAACGCCACATTTTTTATTGAAGATCCGGATAATGAGAAGTTATAATCTTAACCAGGTCTTCGATGTAATCGCAAGATTCGTTGAGCTTGGAAACAACAAGGATCTGTGGATCAAGACTATAGAGAGTGTCGATCTCTAAGACGTCAAGGGACAGCAAACCTCTACGCTGATGGAAATTCAGCGTAGGGGTCTAATGAATGCCATATGTCGTAGTTGTGATATGGATAAGAGCAAACATCTCAGCGGGCCCATGCGCCATAGATTGGTAGACGTTGGCCTGATCTGTCCTATGTGTAATCACGATGGTGAGTGGTCATCTCATCTACATGATGAACTGTGGGGAGATAGTTTGGAGTGCATCATATGCCACAACTATATCTTGTATGTCTCTCCTGAAAACCAAATATGGAAAGACGAGATCTACCTATCAAAGGGGCGTTATTTGATTAGGAATTTAGAACATAACACTTCAACATTGTATGCGAACGCAACTGAGATATGTGAAGTGGAGCATATAATGCAATTCGAGAGTCCTCTTCAATTGGAAAATAAAATCCAAACTATGGTGGTATTTTCATGATCAAACGATATGGCGTAGCCGTAATGAATGCGAGAAGCAAGAACGTGGCTATCGCCAAAGAGACGCTGGAGATCTTGAAGAACGGTTGTTATACGGCCCCCAGCGGAAAAGTTGTTGACATCTCTAATGATTTGGAAGCCGCTCTGGCTGGTACGGTTCTGTATCAGAAAGACATTCCGCTCACAGATTACACCCCACAAGCTATGAAATTGGAAGTGGTCAACGAAACTACAGCTCAAGCTGCGGCTCGTTTGATAGCGGCTGGCAAGCAAGATATTGTGGCTCTCAACTTCGCTTCGGCTCGTAATCCGGGTGGAGGTTTCTTGGCCGGAGCTTTGGCCCAGGAAGAAGACTTGTCTCGTGGTTCTGGGTTGTATCCTTGCGTCAAGAGCAAGCCGGTCTTCTACAACGAAAACATTTTGTGCGACTCTACCTTCTATACAGACAACGTTATCTACTCACCCAAGGTGCCTTTCTTCCGTGATCGATACAATCTCTTCTTGGAAGATCCCTTTTTGCTCTCGATTATATCGGCACCAGCTCCCAACATTCGTTCCATGACGAATGTGGATGAAGAAGAGTTGAGTGTGGTTTTTCAATACAGGATTGCTAAAGTCCTGCAAATAGCCGAGCTATACAAGCATTCTACTTTGATTTTGGGTGCCTGGGGCTGTGGAGCCTTCGGCAATAGTCCTGAGTTGGTGGCCAATGCTTTTATGGATACGTTGCTAAATGTTCCGTGTTTCGAGCACGTTTGCTTCGCTACTTATGATGATCGAGAGCCGCCTGTAGTTTACGAAACCTTCAAGAAAATTGTGGAAGCCGGTTTTTAACCGGCCTGCATTTGCCCAGGGAACCCAATGAAACTCGAACTAACCGATCAAGAAGCTAGATTTTTAGTCAGAGCTTTGGTGGATAACTATGCGGAGAACGAGGAAGATTTTGATTCAAAGCTCCTTCGACCTAGTTCCGAAGGTGGTATGTCATCTAGATTGATTGGTAAAGTTGTTTCGGCCAGTTTCAATAGTGGCAGTAAACTGTACGATGTTTTTACCAACGCCCGGCACGATAAGTGGTCAGAAAACAAACCGCTCAACAAGAAATTGTTTATGGGGGCATGGCATCATTCTTTGGTAGATGTCAATAAACTTCATCGAAGATTTGAGTTTGCTGTCGGCCAATTAGGCGGAATGCAACAGAACGGTGGGATGGGGACCGAGTTTGATGAGGAACTTGATAAGCAAGGCACGCAAGATATCAAGGATGTTCTGAAGGATTTCTTGTTTGCTTTTGGAATGACGCCCGAGGATCTCAAATGAAAACTACCGTGCTATATCGACCAGTAGGGCCTCAGGAATACGATCTTATCAAAGAGTCGGGCTTCACCAGGTTCCCACCTCGCTTGCCCGAGCAGCCTATTTTCTATCCTGTTGTTTCGGAAGCTTATGCTATTAGAATCGCTCGTGATTGGAATGTCAAGTCCAATGGAGTAGGATTCGTAATGGAATTCAAGATAGACAAGAGCTTCATCAATAAGTATGATGAGCAGGTAGTAGGAGGTCGAGATCATCGAGAGTATTGGATTCCATCTGATGAATTAGAAGAGTTCAATAGTGCTATTATAGGCAAGATCAAACTCATCAAGACATTTCATAAGTGGTTTGTCTACATTCTACAGTGTTCCGATGACACTTTGTATACTGGAATTACCAATAATTTGGAGAAGCGAATCAAACAACATAACGAGGGCAAAGGCGCAAAATACACGATGGGTCGTGGGCCCGTTGCCCTTGTTAAGTCTTTTGAGGTTCTTTCTAAAGGAGAGGCCCTCAAATTAGAATACAAAATCAAACAGCTTCCCAGAGCCGAAAAATTACAGCTCGCCTAACCCAGGTTATATTAGAGGGAAATTCATCTACAAGGAAAAACCAATGACCAAACAAGACTTCACTTCTATCAACGTTATCATCGATGCCTCCGGCTCTATGTCTCATCTGACCCACGATACCTGTGGCAACTTCAATACCTTCCTGGCCGATCAGAAGGCCTGCCCTGGTGAGGCCGCTTTCACCCTCTGCACTTTCAATACTGACTACCATTTGGTGCACGATTTTATCAAGGTAGCCAGCGTTCCTAATTTGGATACCAAGAACTATCACCCAATGGGTGGCACGGCCTTGTTAGATGCCATGGGCTCTACCATTCAGTCTGTGGGCGCTAAGTTAGCCGCTCTACCAGAGTGCGATAGACCTTCTAAGGTTATCTTCCTCATCATCACTGACGGCCACGAGAACGCTTCCTCCCGCTTCTCTCGTGCCCAAATCAAGGACATGGTTACTCACCAGAGAGAAGTTTACAACTGGGAGTTCGTCTTCATGGGCGCCAACATTGATGCCATCACGGCCGGTATGGACCTCGGTATTTCTATGAACAACACTATGAACTATGCAGCTACCCCAACTGGTACGGCTGATTTGTATCGTAGCATCAGCTCCAATGTCAGTAGCTACCGCGGCTCTTCAGCCTCTCAAGTAGATTTCTTCAATCAACCTTCTACCACTACCGTTACCGGAGTTGGCACCCCGCCAGCTAACACTAACAACGGTGGTAGCGGAACCAAGTAATGCTCAAGCCTTTTGTCATAGCGGCCGTTCTATTGATCCCCGGCTTAGCCTTCGCCTCTGACTGGAAATGGTCAGAGTATTACGAAGGTGTAGCCGGAGGTAGTCTCAAAGATCAAGAGGCCACCAAAGAATTAGCCGTACAAAAGGCTCACATTCTGGCCGTAGGTAAGGCTTGCGCTCTATCTCCTTATAGTTTGAGTAAAACTCCGGGCTTAGTTATTGGAATGATAGAGCCTCCCGTCACCTGCCAATGTGTCGATGATGTTTGCATTTGCACTGATAAGGTAGAAGTAGTCTGCCTCAGTCAGGACAAGTAGAGGATAGTATGGCCGATGTAGAAAAAGCTTTGCAGTTTAGGCGGGAGTATATGGCCTGTATCAAGTTGGCTAATGAAACGGATTCCAAAAAGGAAGACAATCACCTACGAGGCGAGGCTAGAGTTGCTTTGGATTCTTTGTTCAAGGCTTGTCCTCATATACATGCCGTGTGTTTATGTTCAGAGTATCAAGGCTCCTATAGTATGGATTATGATGATGCCCACAATGAAAAGAGAATATGTTTATGTTGTGGAGAAGAAGAGTCTGCTTGGAAATCTGATTGGAAAATATTGACTGCTACGCCTTTTGCCAGATTTGAGGGCAATTGTCCAGATCAAATAAAGCATCCGCTCTCCTACCTTCTAACAGAAGTAGTAGAGATAGCGGAAACCAAAGGCTACCGTTACATGGGAAGGTTGGTATAACAATGACTAAAGGAATATACGCTGGCACTTTCGATCCTATTACATTCGGGCATTTGGATATTATCGCTCGCTCTTTTGCTTTTTGTAGCGATTTAGTAATCGCTATTGGGATCAATCCCGATAAAAAAACTCTCTTCACAGAAGAGCAAAGAATAGCAATGATTAAATCAGTTATTCCTACCTGTACTGCCGAAGTGCAATCTTTTCAGGGACTGTTAGTTGAATACGCTAAAGAGATGAAAGCTAACATTCTGATTCGTGGTATTCGATCTGTGTCTGATTTTGAGTATGAGATTGGTTTGGCCAATATCAATAAGGTCTTGGCCCCCGAGATTGAGACCATTTTTCTCCCCACCAGTCCCGATCTGGCGGTCGTCTCCTCCTCGGCTGCCAAGGAAATTGCTCGATACGGAGGGGATATTAGTAAATTTGTTCCCCGCTACGTTGAGAAGTGCATCAAGTCCAAGATGGGATTTGTCAAATATGGCGACCCAGAAAAATAAAAATTGACAGCTCTTGACGACTAAAAAAACGTAATTACATTGCGAAAACTTCAAGGTCGCCCAAAATTATGGGCATACATTGATATAGATGGTACGATTCCCCATTGTTTCAATAATGGGAAGGTAGCTCAGCGAAAGAGCGCAAGGAGTCCGAAAGGAAAACCTTGAGGTCCCTGGTTCAATTCCAGGCCTTCCCGCCACTGCTGAATGCAGATAGGTTTACATCCAAAACGTAAAAACTTATCAACACTTGTCAGCACATGGGGTGGTAGCTCAATATCAGAGCGCCAGGGCATAAAAATCCTGGAGATAGAGGTGCAAATCCTTTCTGCCCCACCATACCGAATGCCGATAGTGATTACATTCGAAAAAACATCACTGTCAATTTTGTCGGTAATGGTGTAGATGAGCAATGGGTGCTCCGCTGTCTGTAAAACAGCTCCCTTTGGGACAGTAGGTTCGATTCCTACCTACACCACCAATCGTATTATTTACGATCTGTTTCTTGACAACTTAATATCTGTTTCGGTGATTAGCGAAGCCTGGTATCGCGTCTGCTTTGGGAGCAGAAGACCACAAGTTCGAATCTTGTATCACCGACCAGTTGACTCCGTCTCGTAGATTGCAACTACTCAGCCGGATAGCAGTGCAACTCTGCTTCGTTGAGCAATCAACGGTCGAGGGTTTAATATTCCCGCTTAGCTCATCGTTAGAGCAGCCGCCATAATGTAAATAGTTCTAAATGTTAGATTGATAGGCGGTTGGTAGGTCGGTTCAATTCCACCAGCGGGAGCCAACGTCCTGAAAATGACTGAAAACTTTTCATACATAACGAATGTCAGAAGGGATTACATTGTCCTAGAAACAATCTGATGGGGTTCGATTCCACTTTATGGCTGGTGCCAAGAAAATCTTCTCTTCAATTTTTGTCGTTATAATCAGAGGTTGATGTTTAACGGTTAGCATCCGTGCCCTGGAAGCACGTTGAAAGAGTTCGAATCTCTTACCTCTGACCATCTCTATAAAAAGAGAAGCGATACCTGCTTTAGTGGTATGACACTTGGAGAGACATTTCCAATCAGGAATTGATGTTTAACGGTAGCATCCTACCTTCGGAGCGTAGATGAAGCAGTTCGAATCTGCTATTCCTGACCAAGATAAAGTATGATGTGGAATCATCTGAGGGGTAGGCTACTCCTTCCGGCGAAACTCCGGTGCTTTATCTTTATCTGCTTGCCGTCCACAGATGCGGCTTTACAAGAGGTGCAACTCCTTTTGAGCGGACCATGTAACAAATGCCCGCAAGGGATTACATTCATTATAAGAACGAGAAGAGGGTCCGACTCCCTCACCTGCAACCATCTCCGAACCATACCAACATTATGTGGAAGGAGCACTCGAAGTAAGAGTGGGTATGTAAATAATTACCCGAGGATAAATACTCAGGCTTTTATTGCAGGTTGGTGTACCGGCAACACGCGAAAAAACATCTATGCAATCTTCGTTGTTACTATGGTTCTGTAGCCCAACTCTTAGAGGCAGCGGCATTAATAAGCCGCCACAGTGTAGGTGCAAATCCTGCTGGGACCGCCAGGAAGTCAAGTAAAGAGGAATAATCTAGTTCTTATGCATACTGCTACTAGACTGAATAAGGATTCCAGTAGTGTGCAACATTCCCCGGTCGTATAATGGAATTACGCCGTCCTGTTAAGACGAAAGATGGATGTTCGAATCATCCCTGGGGAGCCAAAGAAAAAGTTATTCGTACCACAAAATATACCGTTAACTTGGTATATATGGAGGTATGAGTAAACAGTCGGAACGCGTCAAAAAGTGGCGAAAAACCTGTAAAGATCGCATTATTACCGCGATGGGCGGTAAGTGTTGTATTTGCGGCTACGATAGGTGTTCCCAATCGTTAGCACTACACCATCTCGATCCGGCCCAAAAGGACTTTGGTTTTGGTCAGGTAATGGCTAACCCCAAGAATTGGGATGCCCTCGCACAAGAATTAAGAAAGTGCGTGTTGATATGCCACAACTGCCACAATGAAGTTCACGCCGGTATGGCAGTAGTTCCGTTGGATGCGCCCTGTTTCAACGAAGAATTTTCAGACTATAAAAGTTTGCAAGACACAATACCAGAGGTATTGGACAACTGTCCGGTGTGTGGAAAATTGAAGCCCGCCCACCAAAAGAACTGCTCTTTAGAGTGTACGGGCATATCAAGATATAAAGTGGACTGGGACGGCATAGACCTTCCAGAGGAACTCAAAACGAAATCAATAGTGCAATTAGCGGAAGAATTTGGCTGTTCTGATGCTGCAATTCACAAGCGAATGAAGAAGTTAGGTTTGAAGTAAGCATTCATTCTTATCACAATGGTCGTGAGGCGAGCCGTTAACTCGTGATATCTCAGTTCGAGTCTGAGGGAATGAGCCAGATGAATGCCGATAAGGATTACATAATACAAAACGGGGAAATCCGCCGCATGAATGCCCGAAAGGATTCCATTCTGCATATACCGGACTACCTACATCTCCTCACTATATCATAAGAGGTGTTAACCACCAAAACTGGGATGTCTGACAAGCCTGTTTGCCAGTTATAGCAATAGGTTCAGTGGCACACTGATAAGGTGCCTCAGTGGTGTATCTGATAATACACTGTGGTCTTTTCGAAAGAAGAGCCCACATCTTTATCACCCTCGTCATCAACATTTGCGTCTAGTGTAATTAGCACTTTAGGGCAATTAACCCTTGAAGTCTTGGTTCAAGTCCAAGGTCGCGAGCCAATGAGCAGACAATGTTTACCAGCACCGGTATCTTCCACTACGATCCCTTACCCGGGACCAAGCACTACCAACCCTGGTGGGGACTTGTCTCTTGCGATCTGGAATTACTTACGTATTATGCTTGGTTCCTTACACGCTATGGCATAGAGGTCGAGACCAGCAATCTTTGGGGGCCGCACATTTCGGTTCTCAAGGGTGAGGAGCCTCCCAATCCCGCAGCTTGGAAAAAGTACGAAGACTACGAAGTAGAATTTCATTACAATCATATTATTCGTTTTGATAACGGCAGACACGCTTGGGTCGATATATATTCGGAAGACCTGTCCGCCATTCGAGAAGAGTTGGGCTTTGTTCCAAAGCCATGGTATCACCTAACTGTGGGTAGATTGGTTAGACCCTTCAAAGAAAGTTAATAATATGACCAAGATTTTTGCCGCCTTAGCCGTTTGTTCCTTGTGTGCTTGTTCTCAAGCTCATATGCAAGTAGCACCAGTAGTTGCTCCAGTCGCAGCAGTTGCGGCCCCTATTACTGTCGAGACCAATGAGAAGTTAGAAGTAACTGCTCTTCCTTGCACAGATGATTTGGATTGTGCCAAGAAGATTACTGGCCTCTGTTCCAACGGATTCAGTGGCACCCGCTCTCTCCAAGCTGAGAACAGCAGACGAGTTGGCATTATGGTTCGTTGCATCACGGATGCAGAAGTTGCTCAGCAAAAGGCGGAAGAAGCTGCTTGGAAACAACAAGTAGCTGAGCGTGCTGCTGCCAGAGCCGCAGAAGCTGCTAAGAAGCCTGTCAAAAAGTAAAACTTATCTCGCAAGAGAATAGTGTTACTCGCTTAACACTTTAAATGGTCTTTCACTAGACATGCGGCATGCTAGATTCTGATATGTGATAGGTTCCTTGTATTCTAGTCTTTCCTGGGACCATATGGTGCCGTCGTTCAATGGTTAGGACAGAGCATTGTCAATGCTCCAATGGGGGTTCGATTCCCCTCGGTGCCGCCAACTGTCAGGTAATATTCTGATATATGGATAGCATACCTCCGTAGAAATCGGGTGATATCAATTGCTTGTCAAGCAATCCCAGGTGGGTTCGAGTCCCATCGGAGGTGCCAAATTGTCGGGAGCAGGTAGGAACGGTTTTCCTAAGAGGTCTTATAAATCTCTAAAACGAGTTCAACTCTCGATGTCCCGACCAATGCAATGTTCGTGCTGTCAGATAGAGTTTGAGGCTCAAGACTTGCGAGCAAAGTATTGTTCTAAAAAGTGTTATAATACGGCAAAGAAAAGAAGAAGTAGATTTGGTAAGAGAAAAAGTTTCACGTGTATGTTTTGCGAAAAGGCTTTCCTATCGTCTGAAGAAGATACAAAGTATTGTTCACAAGCTTGTATTTCTAAAGCTACCGCTGATAAAAGAAGGAAGTTTTTGGATATACCGTCTTGTTTAGCAAATGCTTCACGTAAGTTGGATAAGACTTTGGGATATGTAAGAGTGTATGTTCCTATGCATCCCGAGGCCAATACTTGGGGATATGTTTACGAACATCGTGTTATAGCAGAACAAATAGTTGGTCGAAGATTATTGTCCAACGAAGTTGTGCATCATAAAAATGGTAGGCGTTGGGATAACAGAGAAGAGAATTTGGAAGTAATGGATAAGAGTGATCACGCTAAGTTGGGTGGTCAAAGAGAAGAAGATAGACATGGCCTTGTGGCGGAATGGCATACGCAGGAGTCTTAAAAACTCCGGCCCTTACGGGATTGTGGGTTCGAGTCCCACCATGGCTACCAGGAGTAAGATGACGAAACAAGAACGAAATGAGCTGCTAATAGAGAAACTTTCTCTTCAAGAAGTTATCAAACAGTTCACTAAAGGTAGTGGCCCGGACGCCAGAATGAGTATTGATTTTGATGCGTTTCTTTGTTCGATAGAAAAGATGGTAAGAGAGATTGATAGTAAGCTAAATGGAACTTGAGCAAGTGTGGTCATTGCGCGTGCCTGAAGAGCATGAAAACACGGTTCGATCCCGTGAGGTTCCACCAGATGCAGTTATACGGCTACCAATCAGGATGCATTAAGTTTATCGGTCGTGGTATCTGTTGGTGTATGGACTGCGTAGCAGACGATAGACGCAACAGGAATTGCAGAAAGCGTAATCGTAAAAGAGCCCGCAGATGGGGCAAGAAGTTGATTCAAGAGCAAATGGGCAATTAATTCAGTGGTTAGAATGTCTGTCTGATAAGCAGAATGTCAATAGTTCGATTCTATTATTGCCCACCACCAATGCAAGACAAGAAAAATTGTGTCAGATGTGGCTATCCCGCTCAGTATAACTGGTCGGGATTTGACGTTTGTGGGATGGGATGTTATGAACTCCTGATGATGATCAAGCCCGCTCCACGATTTGATTTGACCTTTGCCCTCAATAGAATCTTAGGCGACTCCGTACAAGGAGTGCAAGATGCTATGGAAAACATTTTCAAGACAGGAGAGAATGTCAAGATTCCGGCTACCACCTACTCTCGATATTATCCAGCTTCTGATACCTGGGTCATCGAGTTGAATAGGTATCACCGTGATAATTTAGTGTGCTTACTCAATGCAATCGGTTATCCACACGGAGAGCCTGTCGAGCCTTTTCATATAGCCAACACGGGTGATTGGGTGGGTGAGATTCACAATATGCTGGCTAACATTGATCCAAAACTAAATGGTCAAGAACGTCCTAACCGTACAGTAGCAGAGTATAAACAACTGGTAGAAGAGTGGTTGAAGAGCAAGAAATGAGAATTGTCAATAAGCCCTGGGGACATGAAGAGATTTGGGCCGAGACCAAAGATTATGTGGGCAAGGTGTTGTTTATCAATCCGGGCCATCGACTTTCTCGTCAGTATCACAATGTCAAAGAAGAAACCTTTCGAGTTCTCTCTGGCACTCTGACGTTAGAGATAGGAGATGGTGATGACCCAGATAATGGAATCACGACTCATACTCTAGAAGCTGGTGAGTCATTTCACTGTCCTCCCAGAACAGTTCATAGAATGATTTGCAACTCAGAAGAGTTGAACGCCGTTCAAGTAGTAGAAGTATCCACTCCACATTTAGATGATGTGGTCAGATTAGAAGACGATTACAAGAGGTAATATAATGGATGAAGAAAAATTATCCGAAGAAGACAAGAAGCTAATCGAAGATGCCATTCATATGGCGAAAGATTTATTGTGGGAACAAACCGCAGCCGATGTAAAAGCTAAGCTTGTTGGTAAGGCGGTTGCTAACATTGAATGGATGAAACAAAATGGCCATTGATATTGGACTCATTGCTTTTAATGCTTATCGTGATCAAGTGGGCGGTAAGACTTTTGATGGTAAAGACATCCCTAAGTGGGGTGATGTTGGCAAGGTAGTCCAAGATGGTTGGCGTGCCGCCGCTGTGGCAGTATTACAGTATATAGACCAAGAGCGAGAAAGAATGTTGAAAGAGGATCCTAACGATCCTGTTATAGAATGAATGTATGGGGTAAGACGGGCGGGTTGCCCTGATCTCTCTGATAAGGAGATTGCGCTTGAGTTCGAGTCTCAGTTGCCCCACCATACTAATACATTTGGAACCCACGCATAGTGGGCAAGCCAAAAGTATACAACGAGAGGTCGCTCCTCTCACCCTCATCCTGGTTGGAAACGGATGCGAGGCCTCGCCCCTTATAATGGCCGAGTAGTAAAGCCTCAAGCCTGCCCACATGGTTGGAAACTGTGGAAGCCTCGTCTCATGGCCGGAAACTGGGACAAGAATCGTTTGGCTCAAAGGTAGAGCGGCGGCACGTGACGCCGATGATGTGGGTTCGATTCCAACAATGATTCCCAATGAAATAAAATTGCGTCCTGATATATGTTGAGGCGAAGACAGTTCAATCTCAATTTTTAAGAAGGAAGTTCTAATGAAGAAAGCAATTTTGTTGTCCTTGTGTGTTGCCTTGGGTGGTTGTTCTTGGTGGGCCGCTAATGGTCAAGCCGTTACTACCGACACGCTAAAAGAAGTTCAATGTGTTGTAAATGGCGCCCAGTCCGGTCAAACTGCTGAGCAGATTGCCGTTTCTTGTGGCATTGCTGCTGTCGCTGATGTCGTGGCTATCTTGTCCTCTACTCAGACCCCAGTAGCTTCCAGCCCAACTTTGACTGCCGTATTGGCTGCTCACCCAGCTATGAAGGTTGTCGTTAAGGCTCCAGCTAAGAAGTAATAATGAAGCCGACTATCAAGGACATTGTCAACGGCCCTCCGTTGCTGTGTCCTATCTGTGAACGTCCTAACTATCATCCGTCTGACCATCACATGGTTCCTCGTTCCCGAGGCGGTAAATCTACCGAGACGATTTGTGGGGACTGTCATAAGGCTATCCACGCCTGTTTCACCAACAAGGAATTGGAAGAGACCTTCCATACCGTGGAAGTCCTATTGACCAACGAGATGTTCGCTGGGATGGTCAAGTTCATTAGCAAACAAGACCCGGGTTGTAAAGTCACTACCAGGAAATCTAAAGACAGACTGCGAAGAGAATGAAAGCCAAAGATTTGTGGGTAGAATTTACCGTTGAGGTAATGCGAGACGACATTTGGCTAAAGATTCCATTGTGTGGGTTGTGCGCTAACATTGGCATAGTAGATACCACTACCACCGCAGTATGGGATGGTAAACCGGCGGGCATACAAACATATTGTATCTGTCCCAATGGTCGTGCCCTCAAGAAGACTGATAAATATAAAACCAGTATAGAAGATTTGTTAGCGCGTGTCAGGCCGCGTATTAGAGAAGCCTGATATAAGCCCCAATAGCTCAGAAACTAAGTAAGCTCCAATAGCCGCGAGCGCACGGTGGTAGCTGAAGGCTAGAGCGCCCATTGCTGGGAGGTCGTAGGTTCGAATCCTACTTGGGGCTCCATCACGTAATACTCCGATATATAGTAGCCAAAGGTGAGCCGATTGACGGCCACGATCGATAAGAAGGCGGATGGATGGGTGCAATAGTTTTAGCGAAGTGTTTGGTAACGACCGAGGCCGATTGGGAACCTGTCAAGCTGAAGAGCGAGTACATTCGTCTGGCCCAGGAAAAAGGATCTCTGCAAGAGAAACAATCTAAGGAGCGTAAGCTTCGAGACCGTGCCATCAACAAAGATCCAGAAGCTAGTTTGACCAATACAATACTTTCCAAGTATGCCGAGTATGCTGTCAGGCAATATACAGGAGACGTTGCTAGAGTCACGAACCCAGGAGAGTTTCACCAATACCCCGATGTGGGTCAGTGTAATGTTCGATTTATCGGTGACCCCGAAGATGGTCTAATGATTCAAGATGGTGATCAAGGCGAGTTGCCGATGGTCTTAGCCACAATGAAAGATGCGATCTTTACAGATGAAACCATTTGGTTAATTGGCTGGGGAATGACCGACCAACTACGAAGACTTGTTTACTTGATCAATTCACAAAGAGCCAACAAAAGCTGGGGAATGATTGCCAATATGGAACCGCACGAACAATTCGTTTATCCCCGTTCAATGCTGAATCCGATGAGAACACTTAGCAAAGAGTACATCAATACACCTTACATCAAGAAACCGAAGAAGTAAAACTTAAAATGAAGGGGCGCAAGCCCCAATGGATCCATCACCTAACGGAATGGTAGCTCCCTCTTAAGGAGACATAACTGTGAGTTCAAGTCTCACTGGATCCACCAAATGAAAGAATGCAGCGTCTGTCATCGTAGTGATGTTGAGTTTCACAAGAACAAAGCAAAAGCAGATGGATTACAAACTATCTGTAAAGGTTGTAAGAAAGAAACTGGTGCCAAATACTTTCAAGATTCTAAAGGGCATCATCGTGCTCTGAATAAAGAACGTAAAAGAAAAGCTCGACAATGGCTTTTTGATTATCTGAAATCCCATCCCTGTGTAGATTGTTCTGAATCAGATCCGGTTATTTTAGAGTTTGATCATCGTTCGGATAAGCTGATGGGAATTTCTGCTATGATGTCATTAGGCTTCTCAATTCCTAAAATTGAAGCAGAAATCGCTAAATGTGATGTAAGATGTGTTAGTTGTCATCGTAAGAAGACAGCAAAAGATTTTGAGTGGTATAAGGATTTAGTGTAATAATAAGGCATAGATATAATTGGGTCTATAGTGTTAATGGTAGCACAATTGCCTCTTAAGCAATTAAGTTGCGGTTCGAATCCGCATAGACCCACCAACTTATCAGTATTTGAGTCGGTCTGAGGTAGCTCCTCCAAGTAGGTTCGATTCCCATATTATTACTGGTGTTGTCAACGTTCGAATCGTTGGAAGTATTGATGAGTTTGGGTTCGTGATGTCAATGGCAGCATACTCGGCTTTTAACCGATGAAGTGAGGGTTCGACCCCCTCTGAACCCACCACATGAAGATCAGCATTGAGAAAGCGCCCAAGCCCTTAGACAGGTATGTTTGGTGCGATAATCCTGATTGCCGTCAGCTACCGCAATATTTCTTTATTCCCGAAAACGAAGACACCATAGCTAACGGCCCTATGATCTGGGGTGGCCGACGACTCCTCAAAGAAGGAACTTTGATGGGTGTTATAGATATGTCATTAAGTGGAACCATAAGAAAGTTCTATGTGTGTCGTGATTGTATAGATCTGATATACAGAGATGTCAAAATGACTCTTGATAGTTCTTTATGGGCTTTCCACTAAAGGAGATGGAATGGGTAAGAAGACGACCATTGTAAGTTTGTATGGCGGTCCTGGTGCCGGCAAATCTACCTCCGCAGCCTATTTATACTATTTGATGAAGGCCTCCGGTGTCAATGCTGAGCTGGTGCGTGAGTATGTCAAAGACTGGGCCTGGGAAGGTCGTAAAATCAATACCTATGATCAAATCTATTTCCTCGGTAAACAAGTCCGTAAGGAGTCGATGCTCTTCGGAAAAGTAGATTGGTTGGTGACGGACTGTCCCATTATGATGAGTCAGTATTACGCCTCTATCTATTGCACTCCTGGTTTATCAGAAGGTATTAGAGCTGCCGTCCAGGCCTTCTATCAGCAGACTTTAGACGATGGCCACGAACACTATCACATTCTTTTGAAGCGTACCAAGCCTTATGTAGCTGAAGGTCGTTATCAAAACGAAGCGGAGGCCCTGGATATTGATAAGGGCGTAGCCAAAATGCTTTTTGAATTGGAAGCTAAGGGAATGGGAAAAGTAATTGAGTGCAGTTCCGATTCTGCCTTTCTGAGAAGTTTGTGGGAGCAAATAAAAAAATAAGCGGCCCTTGACGGTCGATTCTCCAATGTTTAGAATAAACGAGAGGTAGCACAGCTATGGCCGAAAGTTTCAAGGAAATGCTGGTTTCTATGCGGGAAATCAAAGAGGAAGAGAAGATTGATTCGACTCTTCGAGAGAAGATTGGAATTGGATTTTCCGAATGTGCACAAGCCCTTTCCGATTCTCTTATCAAGAGAATAGATGAAGTGGTCGGCGACCTCCCCAGCTTAGCTCCCAATGGAGATTACAGTAAACTGGTTGAAGATAAAGAAGTAATGGCTAAGTTCCTTTTAGAGGAAGCGTCTAAGCCGGAGCATTGGAAGTTTGAGATTATGTCCATTCGTAAAGAGGGAGATCAACTTTTAGAGGTGATGTTTCTCAATAACGCAGTGGATGATGGCGACATTCTAAAAGGTTTTGTCTTCTTAGGTCTTAGTGGCAAGATTCGCCACGCTTTTGCTCAGGTTCATACATGAAATACTTTGTCCTTTTGTTGGCCTTGGCCGCTTGTGAAATTGAAACGCCGTCCCAAAAAGCCGCTTCGATTGTCTATGTAAAAGACAGTCGTACTGATTTGTGTTTTGTTATCACACATACATATGGAGGGTATTCACAGTTCAACAATGTGCCATGTACCCCTGAAGTGGAAAGACTTATTAGCAAATGAAAAAGCTATTGCTCATCAGTCTGTTTAGCTTGATTGGATGTGAGGATGTTCGCAAGACCATTGCTCCTAATGCTTCTGAGCAAGTCAACGACATTATGTATGTCAAAGACAGTCGCACCAGTTTATGTTTTGTGGTTAGTCGTGTGAGTGAGTATCCTATTGGAATTGCTGATGTTTTCAGTAATGTTCCCTGTTCTCCCGAAGTGGAGAAACTGGCCACCATCAAGTAATAAAGTAGCATCTAATCGTAGGCTTTCAACAAAGGAAAAAGACATGAAGAAGATTATGTTGGTAATGGGTCTCTTGGGACTTGCAGTTTCAGGATGTGCGGAACGAGTAGCAGTTGTCCGCCCAGCCGTGGTTGTGCAGCGTCCAGCAGTTGTAGTTACTGCGCCAGTGGTGGTAGCCCGTCCCGTAGTTGTAGAACGTCCAGCAGTAGTTGTTGTGCGTCCTGCTCCAGTGGTCGTGGTTCGTCCAGCAGTTCCAGTTGTGGTGGTTCGTCCACCAGTCGTTCGTGAAAGAATTATCGTTCGATAAGACCCGATATATACGGGTGGTAAGTTCTCTCTAACAAAAGGAAAATTATATGCAGCAATATATTACAGACGCTTTGGCAGTTTTAGGTGCCCTTTACACTTTGGCTTCCGTAGCCGCCAGCGTTTTGCCAGCCGGTAAGGTCAAGTCTTTCTTCACCACCGTGGCTTTGGATCTTTCCTCTCTCAAGAGCAAGGTCTAATAAAAGAAGATAAGATCTGGCAATATCGAGATATATTTGCCAGGTATGGGGCATTAGCTCAATTGGGAGAGCGCTAGCCTTGCACGCTTGAGAAAGCAGTTCGAATCTGCTATGCTCCACCATACAACAAACAGGTTGTGAATGTTGATTCACTCACCATCTGCCATAGCTCGCTGGCTGATTACGAAAGTAAATGAACGTTCGACTTTCAATATGTTAATCAGTTTCAGATCGGGCAAAAACTTGAAACCAACTAGGTTTCATATCAAGTACTGGATACGACTTGATTCGCAAAAACTATCCGGTAATGGGGCTGTAGCTCAATTGGGAGAGCGCAAGCATGGCATGTTTGAGGTCAGGGGTTCGATTCCCCTCAGCTCCACCAGGTAGTTGAATCGATCAAAAGATTCTCTGGGTCGTTGGGAAACTGACCCGGTGAAAATAAAAGGTTCCCTAGTTATGTCTCGCAATTCGAAATAATCTCTGCTGGCTGTCTTATCGCGGCTGAACAATAGGTTGGCACGGACAGAGAACAAGGTGCAAGTCCTTGGCGAGACACCAAGATGGCGAATGATCATCATGAGTATCAAAATCGGAAATGTTGTCAACTATCTGACAATGACCTAATTTTAGGTATGGTAGCAGCTTATAGACGAGAAGTTTGCACTGCGAATCATTGTGCGTCGGATTGTTTCCCTGGTCATTTACCCAATGATGAGTGTCGTATATTTCGTTATCCCGATGGTGGGTGCGATCACTTCAATATAAGATGGTTTAGAGAATGGTGTAAATCTCATAGACCACAAGTCATAAAACGATTATATGATCTGAAAGTTTTTTGGTAAATGAAGTGCCCTCTAATTATTGATTGTCGCGGCAAATTACGAAAGAGACATACTGGGGTTCGTCCTAGTCTTCCTTACCAAGGAATAGCTCGTAGAGCATTAGCAATTTCTCGTGCCGCTGATCGTGCAGACATCTTAGCAGAAGCTAAGAAGAAGTTGTTGTATGGTGTAGAAGGTATTGACTATTACACCTGATAAGGAAGAATGAAACATCCACTAGTCATTACGCCTGAAGGGAAGCTAATTAGTGATACAGAGTTCTCTTTATTGGGCACTATGAAACAAATGAAAGCCTGGCTAAATAATCCAGATCTTCGGCCCACTAGGTATTATATGACTCAAAATGACTACTATGACATTCTCAAATGGAGTCGGAGTAAGCCATAAGGTGATATATGTCGCTGTAGTATGCGACAACCCTTTATCATTGACAATCAAAGCAAGATAGGCCCAGAGGATGGGATCATTGCTAGATACATCAAGACCCCAGGAGGCAGACGAGCCTTAGCTCAGTCGATGGCCGCCCCTATTCGTAGGAGCTTGAACGATCACGCAATCGCTCGTAAAGCTTTAGCCATACAGCAATTGCCACAAGGCGCCTTACCATCCTACGATAGAGATATCGATGTCTCGGCAGTCATCTTGGGTGATAGTAAGTTCAAGCACGATCATCTAGAAATAAACAGGTGCGGTAAGCTAACCACTAAAGCCCGCCCTATTTCTTTTGTTCGTAGGAGTTTAGACTATCACAGTATTCCGCGTAGGTGGCCCATTAGCATTGAGGCTAGTAAGTTCAAGCATGATCATTTAGAGATCAATAAGCGCGGTAAGCTTCGTGAAAAGGGTTCTTATATTACTGGGCAGAGAATTACTGTCCCTACTTTCGAAATTTTCAAGAATCCAACCGTTCATATTTCTGACATCAAGAGACGCCGATTCAATCTAATTGACAGGGCCGTACAAAAAGCAAGAAATGAAATTATGGCTCGGGAAGATGCTGATATATTCCAGGCGTTAGATTCGACAGCAAAATCTGGTAATAACCAGGAATAACAATACCAAGAATACAGTATTCGGGGTTCGTCTAATGGCAAGACAAACGGCTTTGAACCGTTGAACGTGGGTTCGATTCCCTCACTCCGTACCATACTGGGGATTAGTACAATGGTAGTACAGGTGGCTCTGAACCACATAATGGGAGTTCGATTCTCTCATCCCCAACCATTGCAGATTGGAGCAGCGGCAGCTCGCTAGGTTCATACCCTAGAGGTCACGTGGTTCGATTCCCGTATCTGCTACCATTGCGGAAGAATGAAACGGTTTCCATATTAGTCTCATACGCTAAAGACATTGGGTTCAACTCCCATTTCCGCTACCAAATGAAGATTCGTAAGAACAATTGCCTGTTCTGCTTGAAAGAGTTCGCGGGTGATTACATGAAGAAGTTCTGCAATCATACTTGCGCCGCTCATTACAATGCGAAGCCGATTGATAATCGCACCAGCATTTGTGTAAAGTGCAGTCGGTCCTTTCTTTTGGAAAAGAAAGACGGTGGCGGGTTTTGTCCCAAAAAGTTTTGTGAAACGTGCTCTGTGGAAATAGCATTTGAAAACCAAACAAAAGGCTCTTTGTATGGGCGCCGCAAAGATTGGCAGTCAGCTAACTCTACTTTACGAAAACATTCCCGCAAAGTCTATATCGTTTCTGACCAGCCCCAAGAATGTAAGGTTTGTGGATACAGCAAGCATTTCGAGATCTGTCATATTAGGCCGATAAAAGATTTTCCGAATACCACAAAGGTAGTAGAAATTAACGCCATTTCAAATCTCGTGGCATTGTGCCCAACCCATCATTGGGAGTTCGATGAAGGACTGGTATCAATACTCTAGTATAACTGTCTAACCTTCTACCAGGGAGACAGTCTTGAAAGTTCCCGTTCCAGTTGATGTTCAGTTTTATCGTAGTTTGATTCCGGTTGTTGGACCACATATAGCGTGTAATGGAACGCTTGTTTGGTATGTGCCTCCCAAAAATCCAATTATCACACAGGCAACCGGTATGCCCTTAATTAAGAAGCCGGATATGCTTCAACTAAGTCCCCTAATATTTAATGGGTCGTTACCGCACTCACTTGAGTGCATAGATTTCGCCATTAGCGGAAATAATGACGCGTCTGGAAATTACTTCCAGATAACTAAATCTGGATCAGTTGTCCAAACGTTAGATAATAAAGGTCAAGTTCATTATGTATTATCATCAAATGGTGATATCATATTCAAACTTGATTAACAGATATTGGGTTGTCATTTTGGATCCCCTTGTCAAACAGATGTTGAACAGTCTCAAGTGTCCTGTCTGTAAAGGACAAGTAGACTTGATGGATTGGAAAAACCAAGTTCGCAATAGGAAGTTCAACTATTGTTGTGTCAATAACTGGGAACACTATCGTTTGTTCTTTGTGCATTGGGAACCCATTCTCCGAATTGAATATGAGAATGTAGTTCTCTATGAAGGTCGCCACCAATACAGTATCTGGCAGTTCGAGAACAACTCTACTTCCATTTTCGTTTCTGATATAGATGCGGAGAACAGGGTTCTTGAAGATGAAGATCATGGCACTACTCAATTCACCTACAACAAAAAGCTTTTCGATTTCTCTCAAACTAATCGAGAGAAACTAATCAATCGAGCGAAGACTATTCTGGTCTTCCAATAATTTGTCTCTTCGGAGAATGTTCAATGTCCACCAAAAACCTTAGCAGGACCATCATCGAAGGTGGTCGTCACAACTATAATAAGTGGGACCGTCATCACTCACACGCAGAAGAGAGGGCTCGCCTCAAGAACTATCTGGGTGAGGTGATGGAAGATTTGGAAAACTACTACGAGTATGACATCGAGCATATCCGCCACGTAGGCAAAGGTTTCGATGATAAACTGGCCCCCATCTATCGTTGGCTCCGTGCCCAAGTAGGTCAGCCCTGGGATGATGTCCGCTCCAAACTCTTCGAGACTTTCGATACTCGTACCACGGCAGGTCGCCACATTGTCTTCGATCACTTACTGCAATCTGTTCAGGTTGACGAAGAGGAGCACCGTCGTTATTACTACGGCCCTGATGATCACACCGCTTCTTATTCTGACAACGATTACTACGTAGATGAAGCTGGTATTCTCCAAAAGAAACGCTACATCAACCGTCGTTTCAACCGAGATAATACCCCGCCTTTTGATGTCAAGAGAATTTCTAACTGGCTGAGTGGTCGTATTGTGGGTAAAGTCGGCAACAAATACTTCTGGTTCATTCCGGCTGATAAAAGCAAGAAGCGTGGCGGTTGGTCCCACACCTGGAAAATCCAATGGGGTTATCGAGACTCTTACTCCTATCAGGCTGAGACCGGACCCGTTTTTCTCTACTTGGATTGGGAGGTCATCTATAAGACTGACTCCTTGGGGCAGCGCATTATGTTGGATGGTAAACCCATCGAATTGGATCGCATTCCCAAATGGACCAAGAATTATGGGGCCCCCAACCTGCGTCAAGGTCGTAAATTGGATGCCAAGGATTTGGAGTTTTGGGGCGGTCTTCCTGAGTATTATCAGCGCAAAATCCTGGAATGTTCGCCTAATTACCCTAAAGAGCCCCGATATGATTATTGGGGCAGACGCATTTCATAACCAATATTTTCACATACTTGTGTGAAAATCCACGGACCTTACAAACGAAAACAAGACGGGCGACAGATTGTCATCGTGGTAGAAGATGATGGCAGTACTCGCACCATTTCTTATCCTAAGTGGCTCATGGAGCTACAATTAGGTCGAAAACTCGATCCTAATCTGGAAACAGTGGATCATTGGGACTCTAACTTTGAGAACAACTCTCTGGACAATTTGAGGATTGTTCCTCGTAGTGAGCACTCTTCGGGTGATACCCGTCGAGTCAAGCTGGTCAAGTTCAACTGTGCCTGGTGTAAAAAAGAGTTTGAGCGTAGTCCCCGTTTGATTAGGGATAAAGCGCGCAAAAACAAGGCTGGCCCTTTCTGTTCTAGGAAATGTGCCGGTCAGTATAGTCGTAAGCTACAACTCAAATTGATTGACAAGTTTGATGTGCAGCCGGTCATTGATAGTGAGTACTACAAAAAGAAGTATGTCAAAGCTTTTACTTCTGTTATCAGCAGCGATATTTTGATTGATTATCTGTGCGACGTTTGGGAATAATTTTTCCAATTAGCCGCCCTTGACGCCCCAATTTTCCGGTTTATGATGCGGGGTGTCAAACATTTGCATTTTCAACATTCAAGGAAAGAGAACAATGAGAAAACTTTTGAAGGCACTCAGTGCCGCATTGGTAGTAGGAGCCGGTCTATTATTGCCGGTCGTAGCACAGGCGCAAGAACTTACTTTGAGACTTGAGCCAGGTGTTGCTATTCCTGTGGGCAGTCCCCAGGATAACCGATTTTTAGTCGGTGGTGCATTGGCTATCAAGCCAGAATTGACCTTAGCCCATTATGTGGGTGTAGGCCCCAGCGTTTCTGTGGAGACCTTTCCATCTACTATTAGTGGTGTGGATGGCCCCACAGCCTGGGGATTTGGTGGATTCGTGCGTGTCAAGCGTCCCCATGATTCTCTGAACACCGGTACTGGTTTCAGCGCAGTTTCGCCATGGGTTGATGCGGATCTTCAGTATATTCGAACGGGCCCTCTGGATCGTTTGGGTTTTGCAGTAGCCGTAGGTGCTCAGGTTCCTACCAGCGCATCTCGATGGTTGTGGGTTGGCCCCTTTGTCAGATTGCAAGACGTCAATCAAGATGGTGGTATTCCGGGTTTCAACACCAACAATTCCAAGACCCTGATTGCAGGATTGAGTTTCGAGTTTGGTGCTTCAGTTGCTCCCAAGGCAGCTCCTCCAGCCCCACCTCCTCCAGTCGTTGTGGTAGAGAGAAAGTCTGAACCTACTCCGCCACCTCCTCCAGTTTTCCACTCTACTCCTAAGGAAGTCTCTGCGGTTGTCCAGTTTGCTTGGGATTCGCCAGCTCTTGATCAGACGGCAGTAGCTGTTTTGGATAAGGCTTTGGCTGAGATTGGTAGTGTATCTACGCTCCGGTCTATTATGGTTGAAGGCTATGCTTCTTCGGAAGGTCAGCTCAAGCACAATGAAGTGTTAGCTCAGAATAGGGCCGCTGTTGTTAGAGATTACCTATTAGCTCACGGTATTCCAACTTCTAAGTTAGAGACTGCCGGTAGAGGCATTAGTCATCCGGTTGCTACCAACGCAACGGAAGCAGGTCGAGTTCGCAACAGACGAACGGAATGTAAAGTCAAACTTGTTATCGTGAAAGAGGTCAAGTAATGAGAAGCTTAGTAAGTGTAGGTGTGGCATTTCTATTGGCGGCTGGTGCAGCCGTTGCCTGTTCTCAGGTAGTAGATTTTCCTGAGGATGGTGGTAAGCAGAGGGTCATTCCAGATTCAGGAATGGATACCAGTGTTGGCCCTGAAACAGGTCCCGGTTCTGATACTGGCCCTGATGAAGATACCGGACCCATGACGGATGCTGGCTCTGACACCAACAGTGGTGGAGATACTGGTTCCGGTGAAGATACTTCTACTGGATCGGATACCGGTTCTGATGCTGGTGAGCCAGTAGATACGGGTACCGGTTCCGATACGGGTAGTGGTGAGGATGCTGGACAACCAGAAGATTCTGGTACTGGTTCAGATACTGGCGAAGCTACCGACTCTGGTTCTCCGGGGGATTCTGGTAGTGGAAGTGATGCTGGTAGTCCAACTGACTCAGGTAGTGGGAGCGATTCTTGTTCTCACGAACGTTGTATTGCAGCTTGTAGTTGTCAATACAATTCATGTGTAAGTGATTGCACTCGTCAATGTAGCGGTGGCAATAACGGTGGCAACAATCTCACAGTGTTTTGTGGTGATTGTCTAACTCAGTGTGAAGATGGCTGTAGGTGTGCTGAAGAGAAGTGTGTTCGCGAATGTGAATGCTCTCCTTGTGAGTGTTCGCAGTAATTGGAAGTATAGGTAATCTGTATCCTAAAAAGTGCAGGTTACCCCAACAACAATTCAACAAAGGAAAATCCAAATGGCAGACAAGATTACTATCGCCCAGGCATTGCGCAGAGTCAAGAAGCTGAAGGGGCAGATTGCCGAGCATATGGCTCGCGCCCAGCAGAGCGTTTCCTATGAGAAGGATAAGGTTCCGGCCTTCCGCTTCAATGAGGAAGTTCTGGCTATGAAGGGCGCCCAGAATGAGATGGTGGATTTGCAAGCCCGCATTGCTATCGCCAATGCTAAGGCCACCGTGATGTTTGACGGTGAGGACTATAGCCATTCGGAGGCTATTCGTATTCTGCAAGAGATGAAAGGCGAGATTGCCTTCCTCCGCAGCCTGAGCCTTCGTAGTGAGACGGTCAAGTCTCGTGAGCAGGATTTTGATGAGGGTAAGGGAACTTACGTTACCCGTGTGACGGAAACGACTTTCGTTTCCGATCTGTCAGAGCGAGACCGTGATACGCAGGTCAAGACACTGCAAAATGCTTTCGAGCATCTGAATAATGCCATTGAAGACCATAACCACAAAGTGGCGGTCTAATAAGATTCGTCCGCAAGGACAAAGGACTAGGGTACGGAAACGTACTTGTTTAGAAAACTGGAGATCCCTCTGTCTAGGAAACCCCTTTGGGGTTTGATGATACCCGTTCGCCACAAGCGAGCAATAAGGAACGTCCCTAAAGGACATCACATAGCTTCCGATGCTGATACCAACGACCAGCGATATAAAGCTGTTTAGCCGTTAGCTTTTAGAATAGCATTTGAGCACTCTGCGATAAGCCCTTAGCTCTCCAAGGCTGCCAAGCTGCACTAAGCAACGAGCATTATTCAACCAGCTTTCTACTTAGGGAAACTTCCGTACCCTATTATTTTCTAGGCAATGCTATGAGTAAAGCGTGGTCAAAAGATATGACGTTGAACCCCGGCACCTTTGGTGGAACGCCGGCTTGTCACGTTTTGGTTGATATGATGAATCACGATGTGATCCCCATCAAAGAGAAACATCGAGTGCTTTCCTTCATCAACGCCACTGTCATTCGTGAATACAGAGCTATTGCTACCATTACAGATTATGGAGTCAGAAACTCATTGATGTTTCGTTCCAGGGATTTGTTTGTTGAACGTATCAATGCTATGCCATACCCTAAAGCGTTTCTTTCCTTCTTTAGAAACGTGGTCAAGGGAATGTCCAGGAAATATCTGGATGAGGCCAAGAGCCAAGATTTGGATTGGCGCAGATCAATATAAAGACTTGAAAGAATGTAGAGTGGCTTGGGTAATCGCTGCGCAAGCAGAGGAAAGTCCGGGCTTCACAGGACAAGATGCTGGCTAACGGCCAGACACCGTGAGGTGATGGAAAGTGCAACAGAAAATATACCGCCATAGCTTGCTATGGTAAGGGTGAAATGGCGAGGTAACGGCTCACCGCATTTACAGTGATGTAAGTGGCAAGGCAAACCCCATCTGAAGCAAGGCAAACAGTAAACGCTTGAGGGCTGTCCGCCCGATGTTTACGGGTTGCTGCTTGAGCCAGTTAGTAATAACTGGCCCAGATTAATGATTACCTGGTTTTATACACAGGACCCGGCTTATAGGGCCACTCTACTCTTTCTATGGGCAATGATTGCGTGAATAGCAATTTCAGTTTCTTCTACGGTAAAGTAATTGTTTCGTGTTGAGTTGCAGATTTTGCAACACGGAATGACATTGTTGATGGTATAATCACGCGAGTTGTCGATCCTATCCAATCCTGATCCATAGGACTCTATGCTACCTATTTCATTGCTGCAATAGTGGCAAGGTTGTAGAATAAGTGTACTAAACTTTTCCAACGAGAGGTGCCACTCTTTACCACGCTCCTGGGCATTCTTTTTAGCGCCGGTAAATCTTGCTTTGGGACGTAGATGGCGCGCCCTCTCTTTTTCTGGGTTACGATTTTTCCATCTACGTTGGTAGGCATAAGTTTTGTCTTTATTATCTCTTTGCCACCTTTTCGTGTAGCATTTGTTGCATAGTGGGCCTCGATGCCATTTCGCGGACTTTTCCGCCTTGCATGTGATACACTTTCTCACATGAATGTATATAACGCACCCGCCATGAAAATCCCCCTCGTCTATCCCAAAATCCCAGATACTACTGGATGCCCGCTCAAGAAGTGCTGGGCCTTCGAGAAGTATGATGGAACTAATATGCATTGGGATTTCAAGGGATACAAGTTCATTTCTTTTGGAACTCGTAGGGACTCTTTCGATTTTACGCCAGAAGGTTTTAAGGCTTTCGCCGATGCTCATCCTGGTTTAGAAGATGCCCCCAGGTTTTTCAGTCCTAACCTGGAAGATTTTCTGTTCGAGTATCATTCCGGTATGACGGCTACCCTTTTCACCGAATACCTGGGCCCTAACTCCTTTGCTGGTCAACATCAGCCAGGAGACCCGATGCGTCATATCATTCTCGATGTGATGAAGGGAAATAAGTTTCTGTCGCCTGATAAGTTCCTAGATATGTTCCAAAGCCAATGGGCTATTGATCGTGGCTGGTCAAGATTGGAATACGCCAAATTGGTCTATCAAGGTAAGTATTCGGGCCAGTTGGTAGAAGATATCCGTAATGGTAAGTTCCCTGTCAATGAGGGGGTTGTTATCAAGGGTATGGCAGATGGTCAAGTCTATATGGCCAAGGTCAAAACCCACATCTATATGGAGCGCTTGAAAACGCAATTCAAGGATAATTGGCAAGATTATTGGGAATGAAAAGGCATTATCTTCGTGGGAACGAAGATCAACCGCGCCAGTTCTCGTAGGTTGTCGTATGGCGTTGAACCTGCCTTTTTTGCGGTTTCTGGCAGGGGATGCTACGCTTCAATGGAGACATTGGGGTCGATGACCTGCGGGCAACCCACCCTAACTGTATAAATTGATATAGGCCCGCCGAATTGTTTTTCTTTGTAAATCGTTGCGTTTACAAAAGCCGATGTATATAGTATTCCATAATGCGAGGGTTATTACCCATGTAATTCGGAGAAATACTATGAGCGGAAACAATGGAAACAGCAACGATACGGACCTTGAAATTGAACTGATGGTCACCTTTTCTAGGCAGGTCTTTGAGGCCGCTCAGCGAACTTTGGCAGCTATGCCAGATGGTGGCCGTATCCAAATCAAGGATTTAGCCAAGAGTGTGGGCCAAGCCCTATCTAAGGACTCTAAAGAAGTTCTGGGCTTTGTCAATCACTTTGTTCATCGTACCACTATCGCCTATGTGACTCGTGGTAAGAACGGTGGCATTGTCAAGGGCACCCGACCTGTCAAAGTGGTCAAGGCTCCCAAGAAAGTCAAAGTAGATTTGACTGCACCTCTTACTCCCTCAGACGGTGTAGATGGTCAGGCTCCTGAGACAGGTGATGCTGGCGGTATCGTCTAAGAAGGCGGTGTCAGTGCTGAAGGATAGACACGTCCTATCACAATTGGTCAAGAGTTGGGCCCAGGACCACGATCACAGTTTTACGATTGCATCTCCTGATTCTGGGGATGAAGGTGTCAATGCCACCAGCGGTTTCTTTACTTGGCTCATTCAAGAGAAGCATGCTACTATAGACCTGTTGGATCTAGTGGAGAGGCTAGAGTTATATCTAGACCATGTTCGTAGCAAGAAGTATGTGGACGGAATGTTCTGCCGCAATTGTCGAAGCTACTTTCCATATGCAGAGCCTAACCAAAAAGATGGCACTATGCTGTGCTATTCCTGTCGCAACAATCCTTACGTGTGAGAAGTTCATATGAAGAACATCGAAATTATTGGTGGCGGGACTGTGTCCCATGTCCGCAATCATCTGGCCCTATGTGCTCCGGCCTATGGCACTACTGCTAAATTTATTCACTCTGCTTGTGTAATGAATGACGAGGCTTATCATCAGTATGGGATCAATCTTCACCTCACCAAGATGGCTGATAACAATTCGAGCCCTATTTCCAAAACTGAATTGGAAACTAACGAGGATGTTTCCAAGTTGGTGGATGAGTTGATAGCTAATCCCGATACCAAAATCATCTTCTTCAATCCGGCTTTGGTGGACTATGAGGGCAGTATTACTATCTCGGGGCCCGTTGGATATGAGTGGTCAGATGACATCACTACTAAGAGCGGCAAGTATGAAGAGCGCCTGCAAACTTCTAAGGGTGAGCAGTCTATGCTCCTCTGGCCCTCCAAAAAGATCCTGGGCAAGATTCGTCAAGAGCGTAAGGACATTTTCCTGGTAGCCTTCAAGACTACCTGTGGGGCTACTCAGGATGAGCAGTTTTTAACCGCCCTGCACTTACTCAAGACCAATTCCTGCAACCTGGTCCTGGCCAATGATACCAAGACTCGAATGAATATGATCGTCACCCCGGAGCAGGCTCGCTACTATGTAACGGAAGATAGGCGGACTGTCCTGAAGGGTTTGGTGGAAATGACCTTGGCCCGATCCAAAGGAACCTTTACCCGCACCGAAGCTCCTCCCAGTGATGAGCGAGGCCTTCCTTGGAACAACGAGACCATTCCTGATTCTCTTAGGAAGGTGGTCAACCACTGCATTGCCCAAGGTGCCTACAAGCCTTTCAATGGGGCTACGGTCGGCCACTTCGCTGTCAAGATGCCAATGAATAATTGGATTGCCACCTCTAAACGTAAGACCAACTTCAATGACCTGGATAAGGTAGGGCTGGTTTTATGTCAACCATTGTATGGTAATAGGATGCTTGCTGTGGGCGGTAAGCCTTCTGTAGGTGGTATGTCCCAAAGGATCATCTTCAAGGATCATCCCGGCCTGGACTGTATTGTACATTTCCATTGCCCACCTAAGCCGGGCGCTACCCTATCTGTGCGAGAGCAGAAGATGTTTGAGTGTGGTAGTCACGAATGTGGGCAGAACACCAGTGATGGTCTTAGGCCGGTGGGTAATGGTATCGAATGTGTCTATTTGGACAACCACGGGCCTAATATTGTCTTCCATCGTAGCACCGATCCACAGAAGGTAATTGACTTCATTGATCATAACTTTGACCTCTCTCAGTCAACGGATGGGGTGAATCGTTCTCAAACCACGGTGTTTTGATCAGGAAATGATTTCCCACTCAATAGAGGCGATGGTGATGGGTTCCAAACCAATGGTTTCCTTTTCCAAATGCCATCGACTCAGGCCATCAACATCGTATAGGCCGCCAGGCCCAGCAATAAACTTGTAGGGATTGTCATCTACGTTAGCTACAAGAACGGTAGCAAATCCAGATTTGGCTTTGCCATAATTGGTCGAGAAGTCCTTAGTAATTTTCTTTTTGAAAGTCCATGAACTTGAAAAACCGTTTTCATATGGAACTGGCTTATCAAACTTGATAGAACCAGAGTCCTCTATTTCCTTAGCTGGCACGTCAATCAAATCTGATAATTGCTGCCTACTTCTGATTTTTAGTCCTCGATAGAGTTTTTTGGTCGGGGGTGGGTGTAAAACATTTTTATACCAGCCAGCCTTCATTAGAAGTGACAATAGGGCTGTCGTTATCTGTGGAAGACCCTCACGGTTAGTAGAGGCAAAGTGTTTTTTGATTTGTTGGTAGATCATATCTTCTAACTCATTATCTGCTTCCTCAGGCACTCCTTCACGGTATTTAGCCCAAGCATATTCCCCAAAGGGAGCCCATGATGGGGCTTCTTTCGATGCAGCCAGCTTAGCAAAAACACTTGTTTCAAACAGAATGTCATCGGCAGTTTTGATCATTATAAACCTTTCAAAATACGAGTATATTAGTAATGTTTATTCACTACAATGAGAAGCTGACTAACTCGGATAATATCGACTGGGTAGATTTCTCCAACCTGGTGGAAAAGGGCTACATCCGCATCTACCATAAGGACGGGGAGTATGATATCGTAGAAGGTCCTCAGGCTTTCGATGTGATAATGAGATTGAGTCCTGCCGCGTTAGAAGGTAAGCGGGCTAAATATCAGCGACATGCCTGGGCCGTTCATAATATAATTGGGCACCCCTTGATGCAGATTTTTTCGTGGTTAGGTTTCCCTCAGATCGGCCTGGCCATTCATGACAAAACCGTCCCCAACCCTATGACTAAATCGGCAAGCTAAATATAATGCCAACCAAACTCGAAAAGGAAAGGAAGTTCCTCATCAAGTTTCCGACCTCTTGGTCAGTTCTTGCGGAGCTGTTTGAGTATCTGGTGGACGTCAAGAGGATCAGTCAGACCTATCTCAAGCCGGAGCCAGGAGAGCAGGCGGCCCGTGTTAGGAAGACGGTAGAGGGTCCTTCTGGAGATACCAAGACCGTTTACCATTTCAATCAGAAGGAGCCGGTGGAAACTGGTGTCCATAAAGAGACTGAGCGAGAAATCTCTGACAAGCAGTATGAGAAGTACCTTAAACAGGCAAGTCCTGAGAAATGTGCCGTGGAGAAGACTCGTTTCGTCTTTGACTACCACGACCAAACCTTCGAGCTGGATTTGTTCAAGGGGCATCTCAAAGGCCTGGCGATTATGGAAATCGAGCTAAAAGATATGAAGGATACGGTGGAACTACCACCATTCCTCAAGGTAGTCAAGGAAGTCACCAAGGATAAACGCTTCTCTAACTTTGCACTGGCGGATAAGAAACTGCGAAATGGACATTCATCCTGACATTAGGGCCTTCTGGGAGAGGCGTGGTAAAATCGGTTATGATGTACTAGACTCTGAACCAGTCCATCTTTTGTATTGGTTCATCTATCCTGGTATTGGTCTGGATATTGCTGGAACATACATCGCTTATCAACCGCACGGACAAGAAACGATTAGATACAGTCTGAATGGCGAGTCGTATACCGAGGAAGAAATGTTGAGACTCATAAAGCTGAAAGCCTTCCTATGAGTGGCCGTGCTGACGAAATGCATCCCGAGATAAAGAAGTTTTGGGAGGACACGGGATATGGTATAGATACTGATATCCTTATTGGGCCGGGTAGTGCTGTCGATCCATGGAGGATATATTGGTTCCTTGTGGAGAATGGACCCGAGCCATGGGATCAAAAACAGATTAGATGTGTTTGTATGTCTGACCTTATACCTGGTCGATCTTCCGAAGCTCATCAACAATGGGTGAAAGATGGGCAATTGGCGCCATGCGCTATTCACATTCTGAATGATATAGAATACATGGAAGAACAAATGCTGAGAATTATCAGGCTAAAAGCTTTCCTTTAGGCCTGGTAATAAGGCGATATATACATACACTAAAGTAAGTCGTGGATCCCTATTGGTCTGGGCACAGTCTGCAAAACTGTTGAAAGTGGGTTCGATTCCCACCTACGACTCCAGTATTAAGTATTATAAATGCGTCAACCTAATTGTAAATGTTCTGTTTGCTCAAAAGAATTATACAGAAGACCTAATCAGTTATTGTCTGGTGCTGTATATTGTTCACATGAATGTAAAGGTAAGAGCCAGCAAAAACTTAATAAGTGTACGATGTGCGATAATATGATTATGTCGCGCCTTCATAAGAAAACTTGTAGTAGAGCTTGTGCTAATAAGCAAAAAATTGGATTACAATACAATCAACTTGGCAGACCAATTAAGGATAAGGTAAAAGATTTAGTAACCCTTAGAAAAAGGATTATTGATTTACGTGGCGATAAATGTGCGAGATGTGGATATAATAAGTATCCAATACTCCACATTCACCATATAGTAGAAAAATCAAAAGGTGGTTCAGATGATATCAATAATCTAGAATTAATATGCCCTTTGTGTCATGCAGAGGAACACTATTTAAGGAGACTTGCAGGAGCGGCTGAACTGGCTTCCCTGGAAAGGAAGTGGCCCTGTAAGGGGTCCGAGGGTTCGAATCCCTCAGTCTCCTCCAAATGGAAGCTTGGCCGAGTGGTTTATGGCGCCAGTTTTGAAAACTGGAGAGGGTAACACCTCCGGGGGTTCGAATCCCTCAGCTTCCTCCAATAAGGAAATGTGCTAGAGTGGTCTATCAGACTTGTCTACTAAACAAGAGGGCTGCAAGGTCCCGTGGGTTCGAATCCCACCATTTCCTCCAATTGGTATTCATCATTCATACACATAGGTGATTTATGGCAACATTCGTGATTTACGCGCGCCTCAATCAGAAGGACGCTCAGTATTGTTATGATGGCATCAAGAAATGGTTTCAGAACAATCCCGATAGGATTGATTGCCAGACAGAAACCTTCAAGGTTAGACGTGGCCACCTCAAGGAAGATATCCTTCAGCATTGTGAGAAGGGTGTAGTTCTCAAGGAGAAAGGTGGCAAGAAACTTACCAAGAAATCTGTCAAGAAAGCTAAGAAGGCCGCCAGGAAAACCAAATGATCAAGATCGCAACATTAGTCGGCTGTGCCATTGGGGATGCCTTGGGCAATCCCTTCGAGATGAAATCAGCCGAGAGCCCAGCTATTCAAGAGTGGGACGGCCTCTTCAAGGCAGGCGGCACCTTCTGGGTAGGGGAACCTGGACAATATACCGATGACACTCTGATGAGCATTGCTCTATCTACTTCTCTTATTGAGAAGCAAGGGTTTGACCCAGATGACGTAGCTCAGAAGTATCTGGCCTGGTATGACTCCGGTAATACCCGTGGCATTGGTGGGACTACTGCCAGCGCCCTGATGCACTACAAGTTGGGCGCTACTTGGCAGGAGAGCGGCCTGACACATAACCCAGACGGCACTCCAACGGGTGGTAACGGGACGGCTATGAGAGCCGCCCCTTTGGGCCTCTGGTATCGTAATGACCATTCCTTACTCCTCAAGAACGCTATGTTGGATGCTTCCATCACTCACAACTCCTTGGAGCCCAAGATGGGTTCGGTAGCGGTGGCTTTGGGCAATGCCCTATTGGCCAGTGGTCAATGCAACCCACAAGAGGCTTTAGATGCGGTAGTGGATGTTTTGGCTGACTCCTATGTCAAAGATAAGTTGGTCTTAGCCCAAGCTCTGCTAAAAGAGAAGGCCGATCCGGTCGAGGCCCTTGCGCTGATCGGAACGCATGGCTACGTTCCCTCTACGGTTGGGGCGGCATTTTATTGTGTAGCCGCCACCTTTTACTTTGAGGACGCAGTAGTAATGGCTGTCCGAGGTGGTGGTGATACGGATACCACTGCGGCTATTGCAGGAGCTATGGCTGGCACCTATTATGGACTGGAAGCAATTCCTTCGGAATATAAAGACCAGGTAGAGAACTTTGATCTGTTGCAATCTTTGACCGACGAACTTGTCAATAACGAGATATAATACTTAGAACGGAAGGTTGGCAGAGAGGCCGATCGCGGCAGTTTGCTAAACTGTTTAGGGTGTAAAAGCCCTACGAGGGTTCGAATCCCTCACCTTCCGCCATAAGGAAAAGTGCGTGAGAGGCCGAAACGGTCTGTCTCGAAAACAGATGACCCCTTACGGGGTCCAAGGGTTCGAATCCCTTCTTTTCCTCCAGGTTCTACAGGGGTATCGTCCAATGGTAGGATTACCGTCTCCAAAACGGATAATGAGGGTTCGATTCCTTCTGCCCCTGCCAAACTTCGCAACATTGAATATTCACCATTGAACAACGAGAAGATAAGATCATGGATCCTAAAGAAGCTTTAGTCCAGTTGAGACACTTGTATCAAAACAAGGATTGGTTTGCTGATGTAGGCACAGATCAGTATGGTAGGTTTGTCGTCTACATCAAGTATACGTGCGAGGAAACTCTCCGTGGCATTGCAGATTATCACGAGGGCGTGCAGGTAGTAGTTCACTTGGATGCAAGTAGGACGGCTACCCGAGACCAGTTTACTTCCAATCTGAGTGCTCCTGGTGCTTCTATCAAGCGATATGTGCCAGAGCCAATGGCTTCTGAACCTGTAGCAGTAGAATTGGTCGATGAGGATAAGAGCCTGCGACATTTGACTGACGAGCTGGATAAGCTGGAGAAGCTATGCGGCACCAACACTTTGCAAGACATTTTCTACGAGATCCATGATGGGGAAAACTCCGTCACCAATTTGTCGGCCCGCTATCCCACAGTTCGCAAGAGCTTGGACCGGTTATATGATGAGTATGGGTTCGACGTGATATACGAAGAAATGGATGGCTAATGATTACTAAAGACCACATCAACAATTGGATTGACCTCAATGCTGCTGGAGTGAATATAAAAGAGGATGCTTATTGGATGTCTTCTGAAGACAATTTACAACGTAGGTTGGTAGAGGCTAAAGTTCTAACTGATCGTTGGGGTGTCTGTGCTACCGTTTTCATCTTTCCTTCTTCTAAGAAGGATTATGTTCGAGAGAAGCTGGGGGATAAGCTAACTAAATGGGATCCATCTCTTCAGAACCTAAAAGCTAAGCTGAAGGACTTGAAAACAAAGCTCCCAGCTTTGGGAGAGGCTTTAGAGAAATTAGGCAAAACTCTATCTACTATGGGCAATGGCCAGAGCAATCTTGCCGAAGAGATGGAGAAGATGTTTCAGGAGCGCGCTGCAAATGAGCTAGAGGCTGATATGATGTGGGGCGCCCGTATTTACTATATGGATGACTGTCCGGCAGATAAGGGCATGGTTCTAGCTTTAGATCAGTCCGAAGAGCAGTTGCAGTCTGGTGATAGTTCGAGCGTAGCCGTCTTCCCAATGTGAGGCTGCTATGAGCAAAGCCGAGAAGAAAGTTATTCGTAAGTTGTTTCGAGACGCTTGCTATAAGCGTGATGGGTTTCGTTGCGCCGTTTGCAATATGAAGTCTTCCAAGGAAAAAGCTGAAGAGGAGCTGGACGCTCATCACATTTGCGATCGAAACCTTATGCCGAATGGTGGCTATGTCCAAGAGAACGGTATTTCTTTGTGTTCGAGCTGCCACGAGAAGGCAGAGGTTTTTCATTCCTCAGGAACTCCCGTTCCTGGATATTCCGTAGAAGAGCTGTATAAAAAGATCAATTCGAGTTATGAAAAGGCGCTAGAAGCCAGTCAAAAATTGAGTTCCTGATATATGATAATGTATGTGGTCTTCTAATAAGATCGCATACAGTTATTAGCTTTCACCCACAGGAGGTAATTCAATCTTTGTCCTTTGCGCACGCCGCCTAACTTTTTATAACTCGGAGTTTACAATGACTCTTTCTAATGAATTAGATACCATCAGTTTACTTGAAACCAACACCTCGAAAGATGACCAGAACGAGGAATATAGCATCCCACTCGATATCTCAGATATCATCAGCATTTGCAGAGAATACAATAAGCTCGGCTGGAAACTGCAATATCAGGTGGAGAATATTCTAGAAGTTGGTGTCGAGGAATCCATTAGAAACGGCAGCGTCCGACAAGATTCATTACCCTTTATCAAGGACTTCCTAGAGAAGATTGTGCAGAACGCCTACTTCGGTGATGCCACGGCTCAGGCCCAGGCTTGCATTTTCTTGCTAGATGATTACCGTGGTAAGAGTCCAACCTCCCCACTCAACTGAGAGTATAGCCTATGGAAGATGTGTTTGACAAAGAAGAGAACGCTAAGAACATCTACGTCATCAAACACAAACTGGGCGGCCTCACCAGGGGACCGACAGAAAATCATTTCGAGTGGCCGATTGGTCATTTCGTGGTCAAGATCTATCCTAAGGAGATACAAGACCCAAGTAGTTCACCTTATCTATACTTGCCACCTCCTACAGGCAGGACGGCTAAGCGGCCGGATTGTATCCTCCGATACGAACAGGTAGATGTTCACGTGGAGGAATCTTCTCCCAATTCGCCACCATACTACGTCAACCTAAACACTGACAAACGTTTCAAGGACTTCACGCCTATCCAATATCATGTGGTTGGCGGAATCAACCTCAGTGATGGCACTAAGATGCCTATCATTCATTTGTGTGAACTCATCCGATATCTTTATCGCCTATCTAACCTAACCGCGTTTCTGTAAGAGGTGTCCAATGAACAGCCAAGATAAACTGGCACTCGCACTTATAGTGAAGGACTATCCTATCATTGAGGTGCTTGATGCTTTGCAAGAAGCAATTGAAAACCAGATCGATGAGTTGGTGGATTTGGAATCTGGTCATTCGGGTATGACCAAGGAAATGTCGTTGGTAGCTCACCACTTGGGAATTTTTCCGAGGCAGTAATGATTCAGCATACTAGTATGCTGTCTATTTTTCTTACCGCCTTTATTTCCTTCTTCATTTCCGGGTTTTTCGGCTACTCAATTCACCGTATGCTGCATCAGCCTTGGTCTGGGCGCTTCAACAAATCCCATATGACTCATCACCTGATTCTGTATCCGCCCTCTGATTACCAGTCGGACACCTATAGGGAGCCGGGCAAAGACAACACCGTCAAGATCTTTTTCCTCTTTGCCCTGCCCCTTATCATCCTGCCCATCCTCTTGTGTTTGCTAAAGATTATCTCGGTGGCTATGATGATTACCGCCTTTCTGGTTATGGGGGTCATGAGCTACCTGCACGACTACCTGCACGATGCTTTTCACATCAAGAACCATTTCCTCACACGTATCCCAGGCTTTAGCGTTATATTCGCATACTGGGTGCACCTACATTATCTACATCACGTAGATATGAATACCAACTTTGGCATTTTCTTATTTCATTGGGATCGCATATTGAAAACATTTTGGTCAGGTCCCTAACCTCCGATCCTTTATCAAGGTAAGTTTATCATGGAACACGTAAGCATTGAGAGATATCGAAACATTGGAATCATGGCGCATATTGACGCTGGCAAGACCACTGTGTCCGAGAACATCCTCTATTACTCCGGTCGTATCCACATCATGGGCAAAGTCCACGATGGAGATACTGTCATGGACCATGATCCCAGAGAGCGTGCCAGAGGCATTACTATCCTTGAATAAAAAATATGATAGTCTGTGGGCACCATACTGCGTTTTGCCAATGCTGATAATTCCGTAGCCTGACTGATCTAAATTGCTTGACCACAGCCAGCATCCCGTGTTTGGCTCGGGCACATAAGAACTTTCGAGTCGATCAATGAGCCGCATACTACTTATATACCGCGTTCACTTCTCCTTTTTCTTCTTTCGTTTCTTAGACTTACCCCCCATTTTTTGATATACATCCATAACGACCGCCCATGGTTCGCTGTATTTTTTCCAATAAGGCTTGACAGCTTTCTTAGCGCGGTTCCAAGTTTTTTCACTAGCGACTGCACCCGGAGGATTATGGGACTTGTCGAAGGGGATGTATTCTTGGCTAGTTCCGTTTTCCTTGATCTCTTGGAATGTTTGTTCATCGATCCAACTAAGGTCTTCAGCCTTAACATCTTCAGGTTCTTTTCCTGCATAATGGGCCTCCGCTATTTTGATAGCAAATTCCTCTGCTAATTCGGCTAGTTTCTGTAAACTCATACCCTAATACAAAGATAGTAATATGCAATTAGATTTCCAATTCCGAGGCGTCAGGTATATGCTCAACTTTGAGGATTATCTCTGTAAAGAATATGCGGAAAAGGGTGTCAAATCGGTAGAATTAAGAGTGTATTACACTCTAGCTCCCGAAAGTTTATATGCTTCTTCTATGAAGCTTATCAAGGATAATAAGATTGTCTGGGGTCAGTGGGACAATATGCATCTTCCTAAAGAAGCTCAAGATCATTGTGATCGTATAATCAAACTGGCGGTTTTTGCATGATCGACAAACCATTTACTATTGGCTGTGATGATGTGGGTCACGGCAGTTTGGCTGGCCCCTTGGTTCTCGTGGGCGTCAGGGCGCCCAAGGATTGGGCCCTGGAGGGTCTCAACGATTCCAAGAAATTGTCCGCCAAGAAGCGTGAGGTCATGCGAGCTAAGCTGGGAAAACTGATCGAGGACAAGGTTATAACTTGGCACCTGGCCGAGCGCACCAATAACTTCATTGATCGATTTGGGGTAGGGGTAGCAATGAAAGACGCCCTGGTGGAATGCTTTCACGCACTTTACCAGCCGGATTCATTGATAATTAGCGACGGAATTCTAAAATTTGACAACCTGGGAGTGGATGCTTACGATATAGAATCCGTTATCAAAGCGGATACTAAATTCCCAACCGTAATGGCGGCTAGCATTTTGGCCAAAACCTATCGTGATGAAAAGATGAAGACTTTTCATTTGCTTCATCCGATGTATGGCTGGGATCACAATGTGGGTTATGGATCCAAAGATCACCTGGAGGCTATTGCTAAGTATGGCCCTTGCCCTCTTCACCGATACTCTTATGCTCCTATGAGACATATGACGATAGTGGATTCTAGCCAAACTTCATTCAAGGATTTCTAAATGTCAGAAGATAGTACCGAAACTAAAGACTCCGATAATTTACGCAGAATCAGAATGCTGGCCCGCAAAGTTTCTTTTTTGATGCAGCACCAGCATATTTTGCCGGATTTACAACATATGTTGGAGGAGATATATCCATCAGGCGTTGATGCTAGCGTCATCAACCGAGAGTCCCCAGAGTATTTATTGGGCGCTTATGAGGCCCTACTCAATCTAATTACAGACTTAGAAGAAAAAGGTCATTGATGAAAACGGAATTTCCCAAGCTCCTCAAGGATATGCGTATCGCCCTGAACCCAGAGTTCAAGACTATTGTAAGCGACTCTACTCTGACTGCCGATCAGTTTGACAAAGCCCTAATGGAAATTGAGGCCAAACAAGAGCAGATGGTCAAAGACCACGGATATACTCAGGAAGAGTTCTCTCAACTCATCAAGGAACACTTCATTGATTTCTCCTCAACTAATCCTGACGAGTGGGTCATTAAGCTTGATACCGAGAATCCTCAGATCATTATTGGTTCCAAGACCAGCTAATATCGTGATATATAGACTCAGCACCATCGTGGTGTAGCATATTGGATGTGCGGCCGTCTCATAAGCGGTTATGAGTGGGTTCGATTCCCACCATCACGACCATCTCTTTATTGTTTAGCAATTCCTGTGCCTGGTGTTGGTTGTTGTTGAGTACCTGGCTCATACTTCAACGACAAGGTAAGGTTGCTGTAGCTAATGGTTTCGCCATTCTTTTGAGATGGAAATAGCTCAATATATTTTTCCAGGTAAGCCTTGACTTGTTCAGACAGTGGGGCGTATTTGCCCGTCAATTCAGGTGGATCTACACCCGGAGGAGAGACGGAAATAGTACTACCATCTCTTGTCACGTTGATAGCTAAGGCTGCTTGGTCAGTTGCCAGCATCTGCATAAACGGCATAATCCCTAGTGATTTGACGCCAGAAGCGTGGGCCACTGAATCCTGAATATGCTGTTGAATCTCATCTTTGAGCGTGTTAGCATCAATACTGGCGTATTTCTTACGGAATTGCGAGGCAAGCTTGAAGAGGCGTAGTTCAGACTTTTTCATACTCGTATATCATTTTAGTGGTATATAGGATACCGACAATGGGCGATTAACTCAGCGGTAGAGTGCAACCCTTACAAGGTTGAAGTCGGGGGTTCGAATCCCTCATCGCCTACCAGATTTAGTGATAGTTAGGGGAGCCCCCTGTTGATAGTTGCGATTCGACTAAGCTATCTGAACACGAAATCCTGTTGCCATGTCGAATAGGCGCAGGTCACTAGATTACGGGCGATTAGTTCAATGGCAGAATGCTTGCATGACTCGCAAGATACAGGGGTTCGATTCCCTTATTGCCTACCACCAGGAGAAAGTATATGAGCGGCTCTGTGGAAGATTTTGATGGGTTGTGTGGTATCATCTACCTTCACGCTTGTTCGGATCAGCAAATTCGTTGCAAGTATGAATTTGGGCACGAAGGCCCTCACTCTTATGAGGGAACCTTAGCCACAGATTGGTGTTTCCTGGGAGGTGTTGCCACTCATCCTGTTGAGAAATATACTCAGACAAAGAAGTAAGACATGCCCTGTTGGCGCAATGGTAGCGCGCTAGTTTCACACTCTAGAGGTTGTTGGTTCGATTCCAACACGGGGTACCAGATTCGCAATTAACCATTTACATATCAAGGAAAGTCAAATGAAGAAGTTCGTATCTGCCTTGTTTGCAGCTTTTGCTATCGTAGTTTTTACCGCTTCCACCTCTAACGCTGCTCCTCAGGTTCCTACCGAGAATGCCTGGTGTGGTGCCTGTTGCGGTATGATCAATGGAGCCCCGGTCGTTGGTTGCGGCTTGGTGAGTCCTTTGGTTTGTGGTTCATCCTGTTGGTGCACCAATGTGCCAGGCGTAGGCTTTGCTTGCTAATGACGCAAGAAGAATTCATAGAGCTGGTCAAACAATACTCTAGGGAGACGGGGATGCTGTCTTTCCTCAAACAGGATCACCCGGCTTACCTCAAGCTGATTCAAGCTGCACCTGAGATAATTCCTTGGGCTATGGAGAGGTTGAGGGCTACCATTGGCCGTGATCAAGGAGAGAGCTACGATCATGAAAATGATCCCTGGCTTTTGATTCGCGTCATTGACCTTCAGGCTAAGGGTAGAGCTTTAGCGAACTATCCATACGAAGATTCAGGAAAGCTAGGCAAGTTGAGAGCTTACTGTCTCAAGTGGGGCGAATCACAAGGACTGATCAAGCTCGATTAGAGCTGGGTCCAGGTCTTGGTAGATCCGTTGAAGGACCAGGTGTCGTTAGCTGGGTAGTTAGCAGTAGCATAGACCCCACCGAACATAATGGTAGTGCCGCTCTGAGGATCAAAGGTCATTTGAGCATTGATACGACCGGCTGGGCCAGCGCCATTAGCGACAGATGCTTGAGTCCAGGTAGTACCATCAAAGGTCCAAGTTTCTACCAAGTAGTTGTATTCGTTCTTACCGCCGAACATAACCCACAGGCTGTTGACAGTGTCATAAGCCATGCAGTGTCCGCTTCTGACAGAAGGGGAGGTAGCTGTGGAAAGTTGAGTCCAAGTGCCACCTGCCACAGCGGTGAACTTCCAAGTGTCATTGAACTGACTGTTGGTTCCTTGACCACCGAATAGAACGACTGATTGAACACCACCGATAGCGCCAGATCCTGCCATAGCGGCACCGATTCTTGCGGCTGGGCCTGCACCGTTAGCGACAGTAACCTGAGTCCAAGTGCTTGCAGTTCCGTCCCAAAGCCAAGTTTCGACTAGTTGAGAAAGAGTGGTTTCTCCACTGAACATTACCACACCACCAGCGGCCCCAACAGAAGCTAGGTAGCCGTCTACGGCATTGTATCGTCCAAATGGAACAGTAGCTGGGGCAGCTTGACTCCAGGTTTGACCAGAAGTGCTCCATACCCAGGTGTCTTCTAAGACGCCGGCAGCAGCAGAGGCTCCTTGACCACCATACAACATAACATTGACCCCGTCAAATTGCATGACGAAATTGACACGACCTGGAAGAGGTCCGTTAGCATTGACTAGGGTAGCACTGGTGTTAGACCAGTCGGTACCAGTGAACTCCCAAGTTTCATTGAGGAAATTTGAGAAGGATGGATAATTGCCAGTATCCATCAAAACAACTTTCTTGCCAGAAGCCGCAGTAGGATCGGTGGCCATAGCAGAGTTTGCGCAACGAAGTGGGGTGTGAGTGGTCATATTATCCTCTTAGTAAGAATCAAAACTTTCAATATAGCTAAACATTATGGCAGAAAAGTCATAGAATATTTCGTGGGATTTTGCCCTATTATTTTCCTTTCAATATCAACGCATAAGGTGATATAAATAGTAGCACGCGGGTATGGTATAGGGGTTGTGCCCAAGCCTTCCAAGCTTGAGAGGACCGGTTCGATTCCGGCTACCCGCTCCAAGTAGTTTCAGTAAGCGGATATAATTCAGTGGTAGAATGTATGCTTGCCAAGCATAATGTCGTCGGTTCGAGCCCGACTATCCGCTCCACGAGAAAGATACATGTCAGACTATTCTCTAATTCTAGATACGCTTAATGGCGATCCCAATATTGCTTATTATATTCTTGGAGTGTTTATAACTGACGGATCAGTTAGACATAAAATTGAAACGTATTCTCGGAATCTGGTGAGTTGCTATGAAAATAGAAATCGAAGCGGTAGAGCTAATGGACTTGTTGGCCCAGCAAGAGCGTCAGGTGCGAGCTAACATTCAGCTCGTCCAATCACAAGAGGCTATTCCTGAGGGGGCGTGAGTTGGCTATCAAGATGAGCGAGATTGTTCGCTTCATTAGGTTTGGTGATAGGGTAGGGGCCATCAAAATGGTTCGCGATCTAACAGGCATCGGCCTGAAAGAGGCTTACGATTTGGTTGATGGCAACCTTCTCTTCTGATTAGTGTTTGGTTACGACTGTAGTGTAGACACCTGGCAGAGATAGGGCCATTCTTCGACCGCCTCTGGCGAATTGAGCCTGCTTCATATCTCTTCTCCACTGTGGCATAGCTTCACCGAAGATTTGTTTCTCAGTGCCTGGTCCACCCGTTCTGACGATAGCATACCCGCCAGATAGAATAGTGTAGGGAGCTTGCACAGACTTGAGATAATTGAAGGGACCATTCTTACCAACAGTGGCTTGTGGGTTGAAGAAGTTAGGAAAGACGAAGTCACTGACAGAGACATTGACGCCATTGGCTACTACGCCATATCCGATTTGTTCTACGGGATCACATAGCTCTGCACACCAAGAGGTGTTGCCGTTATCACAGTAGCAGTTGGTGAATCGATCGCCTACCGTCTCGATAACTTCGTGAGACAGTGTGCCAGAGACGGTGTATTGTCCTGGGTTGGAGGGGTCAAACTTCATCACAGTTCCGCCGTTGGACAAGATAGGATCACACATAATATAGCCGGTAATCTTGTCGCCCTCTTCTTGATGGAAGCCTAGGGCACCTGGGACTTGGGCATCGTTGTCAATGACAAAGATGGTCCAGGCGTGGCCGGGGACATTAGCTGGGTTGGCGTAGAACTTGATAGCCCCGCCTTTGAGGTTCCAAGCTGGGAAAACGTGTAGATTGAGTTGAGTTTGAATAGCCTGGCACATGGTGTTGACATCCGCGTTCGCCACCTTAGCGCTCTGATTTACGACAGCAATTTGCATATAGCCTCCATATTATTGTCTCACCCCTATGGTAGATTATTACTCATATAGGGGAGGTCATATGGAAACGGTCATAGAGATTTTGCTTATGATGTTGTGGGATTTAGGGAAGACCGTATTGATCCAATGGTTATGGGTCAAGATCAAAGAAATGTATTCATCTCACAAGATGGGTAATCCCGCAATCGGCTTGAGACAATTATATGGATTTGGGATCGACTTATTAGGGGCTAATTGAAAAAATAGCGCCGGCCCCTTGACTTGCATTTCGTAAGATATACATTGACGGAAGAGGAAGATATTATGAACAACGCTGAACTAATTAGGGAGCTTCGTGCTTTGACATCTGCTGGTATGAAAGACTGCCGTGATGCCTTGGAAGAGTCCGCCTGGGACTTGCAGAAAGCCGTCGACATTGTCAAGATCAAAGGCCTCAATATTGCTGATGGTCGCACTGGTCGTGTGGCCTCAGAAGGCAAAGTCGGCATTCTGTTCACATCCCCGACTGAACCGGCTCACATTGTCGAGATCAATTGCCAGACTGACTTCGTAGCCAACAGCGATGGTTTCAAGAAGTTTGCTGCCATTACTCTAACTAAGTTGGGCGAGGTAGGACCTACCTTCACTGCTGCTATGGTAGAGGGTGACCGTAAAGAACTTGTCTCTACAACCAAGGAGAACATTGTGGTTCGTAGGTGGCAGACCATTACTCCGGCCGCCTTCTCTCCTCTTACCAGAGTGTTCGGATATCAGCACTCCAATGCCAAGCTGGGCGTTTTGATGGTGCTACAAGCTTCCAATGAAGCTGTGGCCAATAGCCCCGAGCTACAGATTCTGGGCGAAGACCTGGCTATGCAAGCCTGTGCTATGAACCCTATAGCCGTCTCCCCGGAAAGCGTTCCCCAAGAAGAGAAGGATCGTCAAAAGGTTATCTTTGAAACTCAACTTCAAGAAGAGAAGAAGCCAGAGAAGATGTGGACCAAGATTTTGGAAGGTAAGTTCCGTAAGTGGAACTCCGAAGTCTGTCTGCTGGAGCAGGATTCGGTGGTTGTCGAGAAGACAGCCGTGAAGCAAGTAGTCAAGAATGTAGGAACCAAATTGGGCGGAGAGATTCAAGTGTTGAGTTTCGTTCGCTATCAAGCTGGTGAAGGAATCGAAAAGAAACAAGACAACCTCGCTGAGGAAGTCGCTAAAATGATGTAAGGTGTAAGATGACCGATAATACGCAAGAATTGATCAACAAGTTGACGAACGCTATCTCCTTCAAGTTCAAGGAAGATGGCACCTCCCCAGGTCTAACTATCTCTCGCCTGAGAAATAGCTACTACTGTTCTGTGGTCCGCTACCCTAAGGGTTCGGCGCTCTCCACCAAGAACAAGGTCGTAGTGTGCAAGGCCGAAGCTGATACTTTGGACTCGGCTCTCAAGACCGTGGCTAAGGAGTTTGTCAATTTGGCCAAGGTGCAACGCGATCCTCTGCAAGAGCTGAGCGATATCGTTCAGGGGGCCTAATGAAGCGAGAAGAGCTATTAGCTGAGATGAAGGGGTGCATTGGCACTCAAGAACCCGTTGTCTTCTTTGAGAAGATGGTGGACGTTTTTGATATGCTGTTTGATCGTATTGATGAGTTAGATGCCGAAGTGCATCGAGTCAAACTGCAATCGGCGTTGGCCATTCAATGGGAGCCCAAGATGGCCTCCGCCATGTTGGCTGGCCAAATCAATTTTCTTCGTCAAGACAAAGACACTTACTTCAATGAGATTACAGAATTGAAGAAGGCTTTTGTGGAAGATTCGATCACGCAAAACTACAACGACTTCTGTGAGTTTTGGACAAGAACTCTTGGTTGGCACCCTTTCTTGGAATACAAATGACACCTCTCGAAGCCTTAGAACGAGCTATGTTTTTTATTTCGGGAGTCTGTTCCCAAAAGACATTGAATGTGCCAGGCGCGGTAGTGAGTCGTCTTTCTAAAGAAGCACGAGAAGCTTTGTGTGAATTAAAGTCGTCTGATGTAGACGGTAAGACTGCGCCAGTGGAACATATCCGTTATTGGATAGCCCCTCATCAGTATGAGCCTATGTATCGAAAGCCCGAGTATGTCCAAGATCGTTTGGACTTTGACAAGAAGATCCTCAAAAATGCTTGATAAGGATTTAGACGGGTTAAGTGCAGAGGAGTTAAAAATCGAGGTCAAAAAGCTTCGTGCCGGCATCAGGCAGCACCGCGATGCCACTGGTCATAATCTTTGCTGGTTTGTTCCTGAACTTTGGGACCTATTGCCAGAGAAGATTACGCCTGTTCCCCAGGTGCCATCCGAGGAGGAGTTCTTGTATAACTGTCGTCTGTATCGTCAAACCCTGAAATAAGGCTCTGGTAATACCGCGTTATATACGGTAGGTATTCAGGGTTCGACTAATGGTCGGTCGCAAGCCTCCGAAGCTTTGAAATATGGGTTCGAATCCCATACCCTGAACCATGAAAACTTTAGAACACAACCTTTATATTGAAGTGCAAGACACTCCTGATGGTCAAAAGATCCTGGATGAGCTAGTGGTTTGGCTCTGTGGATTGAAACACGAATATCCTAAAGCATATCTCAATGGTTGGATCGGCCCAGTCAAAGAGACTAAGAAGAAGTCCAAAAAATCAAAATGAAATCCTTGGGCAAGCTGGTTTACTCACCACGCACCCACCTCAAGACAGATTCTGCAATGCAGAAATCTGTCCAACCTTCGCAAGAAAATTCTCTTGGGAGAGTGTTCCCTTCATTTTATTGCACGTGAAACAGCAGGATACGCAGTTGTCCAACTCATATCCTCGATCGTTATCGATTCGATCAATGCCGTTTCTAACCTCCCTGCCGACTTGTGTTTTGGTATGCGGCAGATCACCGCAATAAAAGCATCGAGCCGTGCATAGTTGTTTGAACTCATCAACAGTCATATCGAAATGAAGACTAGATTTTCTGTGCAGATCTGCCCTTCTAACGATGACCCTGGCGACATAGGATCTGTATTCTGTGGGCCATGGGTCTTTTGAAATGGACTTTACCTTGTTATAGCAGCCACAAGATACCGTAGGAGATTTACCAGGTCCACTCTGTACTCTCAAGTTGCTAATCAATACCGTAGTGGTATTGCCACATTCACACCGGCACAATACAGTTGGGCATCCGTTTTTCCAAGTCCCTACTCTCGCTAACACCGTAAGCTTTCCAAACGTCTGTCCAACATACCTGTAAGGTCTTTCTGATAGGTGTGCACTCTCGATCAATCGTCTGACTGCATGTTCCGAAAGCTTCAATCGTTTGGAAATGCTTTTTCGGCTATGACCGGCCGCCCACAGTTTGAATATCTCGTCCGTTTGAACCTGGCTAAAAACGATCCTTTTCATCTTGCACCTCTCACCCATTATGCCCATATATAGCGAACAGATGCCAAATGAAATCCATAGGGAAGCTAGTGTACAATCCTCGTAGTCATCTAGGATCGAGTGAAAAGTGGGCCATTTTGGCATGTGATGATGAGATTTCCAAATACTACAGGCATCTCTTCACCAAGGACTACCCGTATTTGAACGGAGAGCGAGTGGGCAAGCTGACCCGTCCGGTGTGGGGAACTCACATTTCTATCATTCGAGGGGAATATATTCCGAACTTCAAGCTATGGGGTCTGGACGCCAACAAGGTGATCGAGTTCACTTACGAAGGTGGCGTTATAGACAACGGTGAATACTACTGGTTGAAAGTCAACTGTCCTTATATTGGAGATTTGCGCGAGAAGTATGGGTTGAAGAGGGAGCCGAAATTTGGTTTCCATTTGACTATCGGGAGAACCACAGAATGAATAAGAACGAAATCAAGAAGATGGAAATCAAGAACGCAGAAATTGTCGCTTTGGTTCTTCTATTCGGCATCCTGATTTGGCTGATTTTCAGGAGATAATTATGAGCCAAGTAACATCTACCTTCTATATGATGTGTTGGGGTTGCAATAGAACTTTGCCACGTCCCTATCTTGGTGAAGAAGATTATGCTCGTCAAATGCAAGAGCTAATGACAATGGGTTGGCAGCGAAGGGTTTTTGGACCAGGCGCTGATCCTTGGTTCTGTAGTGATGACTGCGCCCACAACTCAGCCAATGCCAAACGAGCGGAAGCTTGGTGGGCCAATAAAAAGAACAAAGAAGAAGTCTCCCTTTACCTAACCATTGCGGGAAGCGGAATGCTTCTCCTCGTTGGTTTGGCAGCTTTACTGGTGGCGGTGTTTCGATGATTCATCACAATGAGTTCTATCTCAGCCTAATTAGGCACGGTCAGTCGGCCGTCAATATCCAACCGGATATGATGGGCCAAGCACCAGATACTCCCTTGACTGATAAGGGTATTTCTCAAGCAGCACTGCTGGGACAGCGTCTCAAGGGAGAGGATAAGAAGTTCGACTACGTCTTTACCTCTGACTATATTAGGGCCTACAACACCGCTAAGATTGCGATGGGAGAAGATTATCCAATGATAGTCAGCTCCGCTCTCCGAGAATATAGTGCAGGCGATTGGGATGGGGCCTCCCGTAAAGAGATTCAGACAGAACGTCTGAAGCTAAGAATGGCCGCTATGACCAATGCCTTCTGTCCGCCTAATGGCGAATCATTGCATATGGTGGAGCGCCGAGCCTCCCAATGGTTGGAGGATACCGTCCTCTACAACGAAGGATTTATCAACGAAACGGCCGCTCGTCATGAGCTTGGCCTCAAGCCGATGGAGATAGCAGTTTTCTCCCACGGTATGACTATCAAGTGTCTACTACATTACATTATGGGGTTTGATCAGAGCTTTACTTGGAAGCTCACCCTGGAAAACACATCTATCTCAAAACTACATTTTGGAATGGAAGGATGGCGATTGCTTACGATCAATGATCACGCACATTTACTATGAATGAGGTCTCCATGGGAGTCCAAGAACGAAAACGACAAAAACGAATACGAGACTATGTTATTGACCGAGATGGAATGTTGTGCTGCTACTGCGACAAGGTGTTAGAGCCAGAGACTGTCACGATGGAACATATTGTTCCAGACAGTCGAAGAGGAACTTTCAATACGACGAACCTGACCGTCTCCTGTGCAGAATGCAACAACAGACGAGGCAACAAGCCCTTCTTTGATTACTGTAAGAAGTTCAACTTCCCGGAAGATAAACTGAATAAGTATAAGCAACTATACTTCAACAACTTACGAATCAAGGTATTGAATATCTCCAAAGAGGAATGTCTCAAAGATGATGAGGATATTCCGGCTGCGCTTATCAAACGAGCTTGTCAGATTCTCAAGATCAAAAGCATGGACTTTGATGATTACGAGAAGGCTTATCCCTTTGAGATAAAATTCAGTGAGCCTTGCGACCGCAGAAAGATCAAGTTTTGTTTCGAGCAATTGATCAGGATTATCGAAGAAGACAGCAAGTGAGGCGATATATTTGGCATAGGAGATAAACTATGCTAAAGCCACTCAGAGATTTCATCGTTGTATCGGTTGCCAAGAAGACGGAAGAGAAGACCCCCAGCGGATTACTGCATCTTCCCGGCAACATTGAAGAGAAGGTCGTCACTGGCCAAGTTGTTGCTGTAGGTTCCGGCTACTTGACAGACAGCGGAACCGTGGTTCCCTTGGAAGTCAAAGCCGGCGACAGTATCTTGTTCAACAAGCAGATGTCGGTAGAAGTCAAGCACGCAGGGGAAACAATGTTCCTTCTTCGTGAAGAGCACATTCTCAGCGTCATCAGCTAATCAAATCATTTTCCAACTTTTGCCAAAGCCATTCTTGTTAGGATGGCTTTTGTGTTCCTATGAAGACCAAACACAACTACGTTGAATGCCATAATTGCAAGTGGAGACTTGAGCACCAGCCAGATTTTGACTGGGCCAAAAATCCTTGCCGTAGATGTAATAACGTTCGAGAGATCATTGATCCCAAAGAAGTTCTCTGCAATATGTGTGGAGAGGGGATGTGCCACAACATAGAAGTTCCATCTGGACTCTGTAGCACTGACGATCCGCACGGCCTGTATGACGCTAAAGTTCAGGGCGGATATGATTCGTATCACTTGTTGGATATGAATGAATACACTTTCAGCTTCTGTGAGAAATGTTTGAGGCAATTGTTCATTCAGTGCAAGATCAAACCAGATGTAGTCTATATTGCTGGCGGTCATGACGAATATGGTTGGAAGCAAGATCAAGAAGGTTATGAATATCGTGTCTGGTGTGATGCGGGCTACCATCATCAAGCCTATCTCGATCGCAAGTGTAATATCGTCAAGGACTGTCCCAACCGAGCGGAGTATACGCGATTGTGCAACGATCACTTCGATGAAGACTGCTGTTGTGAAGAGCACAAACCAGATTATAGTGGGCGTGGTAGCTATTCACTCACCAAGTTTATCCCCAACGTATTGAAACCCTTCCTGTGATTTTCTATGGAACAGCCTGAGATATGTCCGCGTTGCCATTTAGAATGGAGCTTTCAAGATAGGTGGACTATCTGCCTCCCGTGTAATGTTGTTCTTTTCAAACACATAAAAGAAGTGTGTTGGTATAGTCCGTTGAATTCCGATTATGTTATCATGTCCAACATAGAAAACACCGCGGGCCACCCATTTTTAGCTTGGCATTACTCCCACAATATTTGTTCCTATGGATTAGATGGTGGGGGCGATCCTATTACTTTGCCCTGGCTTCCCTTCGACATAACGTCAGATCGTTTGAAACTTTTGCTACTGTTCTCGTAAACCTATGAAACACTATCCTACTATCACCAAAGAGATTAGGCACGACCTATCAATACTTCCCTATAGTAGTATCTAACCAACATGGGGGTGTAGTCATGGGCAAAATAGTGGGAAAGTGTATCGAATGTGGCAGAGAAAACAGACTAACACGAGGGTACTGTTCAACCTCTTGTTATTCGAGGTTGTTGCGATCTGGAAAACTGGATAGACTTCCTATCATCCCACTTCCAAACGTTATGACTGGTCGTCAATCCGAAATGCTTACTGGACTAATGTTGGGAGATGGATGTCTATTCAAGTTCTCCGACAATGCTTTTCCGGTTCTATCGGTTGTCCGACAAAGAGGAGATGTAGGCTATTTGGATGATCGGTATCAAGAGTTCAAGTCGTTTTGTTTGAGTGGCATTCGTTTATATGAGGTCTTTGATGATCGAACGAACAAGACATATGAGGGGTGTAAGTTTACCACCAGAGGTTGCTCCGTTTTCACCCCCTTTTACGATGCGTGGTACGGTGGTGGAACAAAAACAGTACCAAGAGAGGTACGACTCTCGCCATTTGTGTGCTCTATATGGTTCTGTGATGATGGATGCGTTTTTGCAGACGATAGAAAGCGTCTCCATTTGAAACTGGCTACTCACGGTTTTCCGAATGAAGATACGGTATGGTTAGCTAAACGGCTGTCATCAAAGTTAGGAGAGCATTTCTATGTTGGACACGATCAGGGCCATGCATTCATTATGGCATCTGATGCGGCCACCAAGTCTTTCATTGGGTACATACAGGACATCATTCCATCCAGTATGGCTCGAAAGATTACGTGGACAGACGAGCATTTTTTGATGGCCCGCTCTCGCCCACAGCTCAAAAACAGGCGCGTAGAGGATCTAAACGACAAGGAGTTTTCGTTGATGTCGTTTTTGTCCAGGTGCAAGTTGCCCCAATCATCCCTTGAGATGTGTACCAAAGTAGGTTGGATGGGCAAAACCGGTAGGACGCCATCAGCCTACAATAGGTACCTGAAAAGGTTCTTGAGTGCGGGATGGATGAAGCCGACCAAGCTGGTCATACATGGTAAGAGCAACACCAAATACATGATCACTAACAAGGGAAGAGGAGTCTTACGTGAAGCTGTATCCTTCAATACCAAGAATGCAAAGGAATGATATTCCAAGCATCTACTTGTACTTGTTTGCGAAGGTCGACGGATCTAATATCCGTGCGGAATGGAATAACAAACGAGGCTTCTACAAGTTTGGCACCCGCAATCAATTGACGGATGAGAAGACGATGCCTTTTGGCCGCTCTATCCCTTTGCTGCGAGATAAGTATGAAGCTGACCTGGCCAAGGTGTTCAAGGAGCAGGGTTGGAAGGACGCTATCTGTTTCTTCGAGTATTGGGGTGCCGAGTCTTTTGCCGGCAACCATAACTTTGAGGCCACGATGGATATTACCCTGATTGATGTCAACCCTTATAAAAAAGGAATACTGGTGCCGGTCGATTTCATCGAACTCTTCGGGCACCTTGATATACCAAGAGTTTGCTACCAAGGCCACGTCTCGACCGAGCTGTTTGACGGAGTCAAGCAATCCACTTTTCCTGGAATGACTTTCGAGGGTGTGGTGTGTAAGGGTGAGGAAGATGGTCGCATTGTGATGTTCAAGATCAAATCGCAGGCTTGGTTGGATAAATTGAGAACCTTTTGTAAAGGTGATGAAGGTTTGTTTGAGAGACTATCGTAAGGAATAAGATGAGTAAACATAGCCCGGAAACTTGGAACGACTCCCATTTGTGGGACAGAATGACGCTCGCTCCTTCTATGGACAGCAAGAGTGAGATTAGCGCCAATTCAATCGGTATTATGCCGCTGATGAAGAAAATGTTGGAGTCTAAGGTAGGCCACCTAACTGAGTTTTACGCAGAGGGCCATGTCAAAAAAGAAGAGCTTCAGCTGCCACAAGACAAAGAATTGCTGGCCAAACAAGACCACGGTAAGAAGTATTTGGACTGGCTTCATGAATTGGGTGGCCGCTTGATCTACAAACACATCAGTGATGGTCAAGGCAGTACAGTCGCCATCTTTCTGTGGCAAGATTCCATAGTAGAATTCAATGTTGCTGGCACTTGGATGAGCTTCAGCGGCTTTTCTCATCAAGAAAGCTTTGTTCGAGGGATGTTGAAATCCCTCGAATCGCAATGGAAACCAACCACTGTAGCGGGTACTGTCTATGCCATCATGAGCCAGAACAGCCGTCTGAGTATGGGTTCCATAGGAAATGCCGGCATCCCGGTAGTAGAGGGCAACTACCATCCTGAGGTGATGAAAGGCTATAAATTCATTGTCAAAGACCTACAATCCTCGGCACCCTCCGGTCGCATTGTGGTAATGAAGGGTAAGCCGGGCACTGGCAAGACCCATTTGATCCGAGCTATGACTTTGGAAGTGCCAGACGCTATGTTCGTCTTGGTGTCTCCTGAGATGGTTCCCAGCCTGAGTGGTCCAGAACTATTGCCTCTCTTGTTGCAATATAAGAGTGGCGAAGGTCCTATCGTTTTGCTCTTGGAAGATGCTGACAAGTGTTTGGTAGCCAGAGACACAGACAACATCAATTCTATCCAAGCTCTGCTGAACTTGAGCGATGGTATCTTGGGTTCCCTTTTGGACTTGCGTATTGTGGCCACTACTAATGCCGATGAGTTGGAGATGGAGCCGGCTATGATGCGTCCAGGTCGTTTGAGTAAGATGCTAGATGTGGGGCCACTAGATGCTGAAACGGCTTGGAATATTTTCAAGCGATTGCTGCCAGATAATGATCCACCAGGTGAGTTGGCTCAAGAAGTCGCAATAACTTTGGCGGAAGTATACGCTTTGGCTCGCAAATATGGTTGGGAGCCCGAGGTTAGAAAAGTTGAAGAGAAAACCCCTGATCCGAACGAAGACTATTGATCAGATTTGGGCATAAAATGGCCTTGATGTAGGACATCGTCCACAAGGAGATTTTATGCAACAAGGCGAACTTATCATAACGGGGAAGAGCAGAATTAGCATTCCGCTACACGGTTTCCCTAGCGAAGTCCGTGCCCACTTCAAGGATGAATTGGAATTGAACCCTTGCAACCCTCATCATTTTGATGAGTTAGAATACGAAGTTCAGGTCAGTAATACTGTTAGAGGTGGATTCATCTTGCTTATTACTTGGAACGTTTCGAGTGTCCGCGAAATCAAGTGGCACGTAGCTTACTGAGAAAACACAATGAAAGTTCTCGTCTATGGTTGGTATTACAAGGGTAATATCGGGGATAACTTGTTTGTTCACGCTTTCAAACGACTGTTTCCTAATCTTCAGTTAGTTTTTACTGATACCATTAGCGAGAAGAGATTAGAGGATGTAGGTGCCGTTTTCTTCGGAGGCGGCTCTTTTCTTTTGGATCCTCCCTCTATCACGGGGCCTTTTGATAAGACGTGGGGCCTATTGAAGGCCAAGAAAATATTCTATCTGGGCGTAGGAGTGGAATTAGAAATCCATCCTTTGCATCAAGAGCTGATGGCTCAAGCCGGTCTCATTGCCATCCGCTCTGCTGATCAAGTGGAACGTGTCAAGGCTATCAACCCGAACACACGTTTCGTGCCGGATTTAGTATACGCTTTACAGGCAGATGTCAAGTCTGCTTATCGTAAAGAAGAGAAGTCTATCTTTGTGATGCCGAATATCACTGTAGTTCCGCAAGCTACCGATCCTTATTGGAAACATGCGGCCTGGTCTTATTTCAAGTCGGAGTTCGCTCAGTTCTTGGACTGGACAGTAGAGGAGGGCTACAAACCACAGCTTTTCTCTATGTGTCGTAATCGAGATATGAGCGATGAGTGGGCAGCCACCGAAATCCTCAGTCATATGAAGAATCGCAATAGTGGGTTCATTCAGGAAGATCGTCCCCTGGAAATAGGTTTTATGTCCGAGGTGATGTCTAAACACGATTTGGTTATCACGCAGAGGTTTCACGGAATTGTTTTGGCCGAGATGACCAGGCTCCCGTATATTGCTATTCACCATCACGATAAGCTAAAGTTTTCTTCTCCTAATGATGGTGCTTTTCTTTCCTATTATAATTGTTCCAAACGACTGTTGATGGATACATTTGTGAGTGCTTTACAGATGAATTATCCTACTCTCCTACCAATAGAATCAAATATCTTTGAGACGCTCACTTCAGATGTGATGAGCCTCCTATGATATGGGTGATGGATGGTGCGATTTGTCGGAGTCAAAGACAACTACATTTGTGTAGTCTCAGATAGTTCATTTACTGACGAAACTCTACAAGTGATAGAGGTTCCGGCCGAATTGTCGCACATTTCTCCTACTGACCTGATTACTAACTGTATTATAAAAAATGGTCAGATTAGATGTAAAAGCTCCCATAAGCCAACTAATCAACTAAAGGTAGCATTAGTAGGCAATTGGAAAATGAGATGTGGTATCGCTACCTATTCAGAACACCTCTGGCCCCAAGTCGTCAAGTATATTGGTGATTACAAACTCTTCATAGAGAAAAACGATTTGCCGACCGGCGACATTCACCAAATAGGTGATCAGATGATCCCTGATTCACAAGTAGTGGCTTGTTGGAAACGTGGCGAATCTCTCCGACCTTTGATCAAAGAGTTGAAAGAATATCACCCAGACATCGTTTGGATTCAGCACGAGTTTGGTTTGTGGCCCAACGCCAGTTATTGGTTGGCTATGATGAACCAGCTCTCTGATTATCGAGTCATCGTCACGATGCACTCCGTTTTCCATCACCGAGACAAGACCATCATCGAGGCCTCAATGCCAGAGATTGTGGTGCACCTGGAGGGCGCCAAGAAACTTCTGCAAGAAGAAAAGGGCTTGAGTGCCAAGGTGTCTGTTATTCCTCACGGCTGCTACGATTATAACGGAGAGCGCCTGTGGAATACCTACAAGTCTCAAAAGACTTTCTTGCAGTTTGGGTTTGGGTTTCGCTACAAAGGATGGGAAAACGCCATTCGAGCTACTGCCCTTCTCAAAGAGAAGTATCCTGACATCTTTTTCACTGGTTTGTTTTCCGAATCTCCTTATGCCAAAACAGAGCACCAAATGTATTACAATGAGCTAATGCGTTTGGTAGACGAGTTGGGAGTGCGGGAAAATGTCTCCATCTTGCGAGGTTATCAGTCGGATGCCGCTTTGGACAGCTTCTTACGCACCAATCAGGCCACTATTTTCCCTTACATCTCTCATCCAGAACATGAAGTCTTTGGGGCTTCGGGAGCGGCTCGTATGGCTATGTCCAAAGGGCTGCCTGTCATCACCTCTTCCGTCAATCATTTCTCGGATTTACCTACTATCAAGGCCGATTCGCCAGAAGAGATTGCTCAAGCTTTGGAAAACCTTTTCACTGTCTCGGGTGCTAAGGAAAAGCAGATCCAAGCCCAAATAAGCTATATACAGGAAAACACTTGGGAAAAAGTTGGTTTACGCTACATCTCTCTCCTTGAAGATGAAATTGTTGATAAAAAACGATAAGATCTATGAAATTGTCGCTTGACGGCACTGACATCCTAACTGGTAAGCCAGCTGATACTCAAGTTTCCAAGGATATGTGGGTAGTCGATGGAATGAAATCCATTTCTCTCAAGGCTTGGCCTGAAGATAACAATGGTGGGGCCGCCTTCATCTTTACCAGCGCTAACAATAGCGTAGCTGTTCATACTCACGGCGATTTGTCTTAACGGAATTGATAGAGTTGACAACGAGACGGGTTATATATTGGATAACTGTATTACGTGTTGTAAGATATGCAATTACGCCAAATCTACGATGCCTTACGAAGATTTCATTACGTGGATCGATAATCTTGTCAAATATCGAGTATCACTAAATAATACGGAGAATGTCCTATGAATGAGAATTACCTGTTTGATACTGACAGCTATAAAGCAAGCCATTATCTTCAGTATCCCGAAAAAACCACGAGTATGTTTTCTTACGTCGAAAGCAGGGGCGGAGATTACAATGCAACCGTTTTCTTTGGGCTACAATACTTCCTCAAGGCTTATCTTACTTATCGCGTTACGCCCAAGGATGTGGAAGAAGCTAAAGAGTTCTATACTGCTCATGGCGTGCCATTCAATTATGATGGTTGGATGTATGTTGCTAAAGACCTAAAAGGTAGGTTGCCTGTCAGGATTAGGGCAGTGCCAGAGGGAACTATCGTTCCAACCCACAATATCTTGGTAAGCATCGAATCGACCGATCCTAAGGCCTTTTGGGTTGTTTCCTGGTTGGAGACAATGTTGCTACGATACGTGTGGTATGGAACTACCGTAGCCACCAGAAGTCGTAGAATTAGGCAGACAATCTTGGAAGCTTTGCGAAAGACTGCCGATGCTCCTGATACAGAAATCAGCTTCAAACTTCATGACTTTGGTTCTCGTGGGGTGAGCAGCCAGGAAAGTGCTATGCTTGGAGGCGCAGCTCATCTCATCAATTTTATGGGCAGCGATACCATCGCGGGCATCAGATGCGCTAACAAATACTACGACTGCCCGATGGCAGGTTTTAGTATTCCTGCTGCGGAACACTCTTCTATCACTTCGTGGGGTAAAGAACACGAGGTAGATGCGTATGCCAACATGCTAACACAGTTTGCCAAACCAGGAGCTTTGGTAGTTGTGGTAAGCGATAGCTATGATTTGTGGAATGCCTGTGAGCATCTCTGGGGCGAACAGCTCAAGCAGAAAGTTATAGATTCCGGTGCGACGGTTGTAATTCGTCCTGATAGTGGCCATCCTCCGGCCGTAGTGCTCAAGACCCTACAGATATTGGATAGTAAGTTTGGACACACAATCAATACTAAGGGGTATAAAGTCTTGAACAATGTTAGGGTTATCCAAGGTGATGGCATCAATGAGCACTCGATAAGAGACATTCTGAATGAGTTTATGTGGGATAAATACAGTGCCACCAATGTTGCCTTTGGTATGGGTGGTCAGCTATTGCAAGGTCTCAACCGAGACACTCTCAAGTTTGCTATGAAGTGTTCTTCCATTACTGTCAATGGTGAAGTGCGAGATGTCTTCAAGGATCCGATCACCGATCACGGTAAAGTAAGCAAGGCAGGACGCTTGGATCTGGTCAAACGAGATGGTCATTTTGAGACGATTGAGATTAGCCGAGGAGACCAGGCTTCTCACGACAACTTCAGTGAGATGCAAACTGTCTATGAGAACGGTCAGATTTTGATTGACGATACGTTCGAGAATATCCGTGCTCGTGCTAAAGGAGAAATGGTATAAATTGTTTGAGATATTAAAAAATGATATACGCCATCAGTTTCAAGCATAAGATTCCTGAGGGCGTCCTGTCTATGGATGTGACGTCCAGGTCAGGCACCTGGGGTAGGCACTTTAGCCCTTTCAATCTGGGGCCGGTCGATCTATATGACGGCTATGTGTCCCGCAACATCGAGAATGCCTTTCAGTATTCCAAGGTGTATGCGGAATATTCTACCGTCTATGAACTGCCGGCTCCCCATTATTGGGAGTGGGCCAAAGCTGGTTGGGATAATCCTAAACCCAACAAGTATCCTATGGGTGCTTGGAACAAACACTTGTATCATTGGTGGGATAATAAGAAGCTGACCAACCTGGAAGCTCAAAACCAAATCTTCTTACCTCTCTACAAGAAGGCGGTGATTGATACGCCAGCTTTCAAGAAACTGAAGGACAATTATCTGCATTCCGACAAGGATATTTATTTGATTGACTTCGAGGGGTATAATCATCGATTTTTGGAAAAGACCTGGGATCAGGTTATAAATGATCCCGACCGACCTGTGGGGCAAGCTTTTGCCCTGTGTATGTTGTTAGAAGGATACTTATGATTCATGTCATTGGGCCTAATGATAAAGCTCCTGAAGGGGCTGCCATCATCAATACTACTTCCAGATCGAATACCTGGAGTCATTCACTGAGCCACTTTTTCTGTGGCCCCGTGGATTTATATGGTGGCTACAAATCTCTCAATGTGGAGAATGCTTGGCAGTTTTCCAAAGTGTATGAATACTACTTGGAAGCGGATGGTTCTGTAGGAGAACGATACTTCAAGTGGGCCCAAGACGGATGGAACGATAAGTATGCTCATCGATATCCAATGGGTAAAGGAGTGGCCCCTCTGTTTTCCTATTGGGACGGATATAGCCTGACATATGTAGAGGCTCGTAAAAAGATTTACATTCCTCTGTATTCTAAGGCGGTGCAAGAAACTTTCGCCTTTGAGAAATTGAAAAAGATGCATCAGGAAGGCGCCGACCTTTACTTGTGGGATTTCGATGGTTATGATCATAAGATGTGCAATTTGTCTTATGAGCAGGTCATCAATAATCCTGACAGGAAGATGGGACACGCTTTTGTCATTGCAATGTTGTTAGAAGGCCACTTATGATGACTATCGAAGAAGAGATTCAACATCTCATTACGTTTTTACGACACCCTGGTGGATTCGATGTAGATATGAGTGGGATCTTATGTATTCGTCCTATTGATGAGGGCTCTCCTCCTACTTCCTGGGAAGTTGATTGGGAAGAGATAGATGACGGTATCATCCTCAATTTCTCAAAAGAATTTCCCAACCTTGAAGAGGCGGCTCAGTTCTTCGTGGAGAAAAGGCACTACCTGTGTGAAGGTGCGGATTTTCAATTGATAAGAATGAAAGAAGCGGGATTGATCAATGAGTAATGTCATACTGGGAACGGCAGTAGCGGATGCTTTGGGAATGCCCTTCGAGAAGAAGCTGTCTAACGACCCGCTTTTGTTGGCTTGGGACGGTAAGACCTTTTTAGGCAGCGAGCATCATAAGCTGAAGCCGGGTCAATGGACAGACGATTCGCAATTCTCTCAGGCGGTTGCCCAATCTCTGATTCAGAATAATGGATTCAATCCACAGGATTTGGCCGATCGTTATGTGGATCTGTTTACTTCGGAAACCATTCGAGGTTATGGAAGAACTACTTTGTTGGCCGTGACCAACCTCTTGGAAGGGAAGCACTGGAGTGAATCTGGCGTAGCCGGTTCCTATGGTAATGGCACGGCAATGAGAGCCGCCCCCTTCGGTATTTACTTCCGCAATGACTTGAAGATGTTGGTAGAGGCTTGCAAGATTGATAGCGCCATCACTCATGCTTCCGAAGAAGCCGAGGCCGGTTCTATCGCCATTGCTTTGGCCACAGCCTATGCGGTCAATAATGATCTGGAAGATGTATTGGAGCGCCTGCATGAGAAACTGCCTGACAGTAAGGTCAAGACACTGGTGTATAGTTTGAGTGCCTTGCTGGATACCAAGCACATTGCTCCTTCAACGGCTCTGCGTGTTCTGGGCACCAAGGCTGATGTGAGAGAGACAGTGCCTTCTGCCCTATATTGCTTCCTCAAGTTCAAGAAGTATGGGGACGCTGTTATTGCGGCTATTCGAGCCGGGGGAGATACTGATACTACAGGCGCCATTGTTGGCGCGATGTTTGGAGCTAAGCTGGGGATGAACGGAATGGATCGTGCCATCTATCAGCAGGTAGAAGATTTCGATAAGCTGGTGGAATTAGATAGCCAGCTTTACAATCGATCCAACGACAACTTTCTAAGGAACTAAGATCGTGAAAAAGAAAAATGTCAAACCCAAAGAAACTACTATTCAGATAAAGTTCGCCAATGAAGCTGCTGCGCATCATTTTGCACTCTGGCTGTGTGAGGGCGGTGAGCAAGATTATTGGAATTGGATGGAGTATCGTGAACGAGAAGAAAAGGGCGATATTACTGTTGTCATTTTTGATTATCACGGCCCCGAAGATAAGCCAGAACTTTGTGGTGAGTTTATGCACGATAACACAATTAGAACCACTGTAGGTCGATTAGATAAAGATTAGCTCTCTGCTCCTACTATGTCAATATCGCGGTATATATGATAGTAGGAGCAAACGATGAAAAACGCTGATTATGTGGGCATCGAGATCAATGGGCTGAAAATTGTAGGATATCGATGCACCAAAGGTGCCAGTCGCCGAACATATTTTACCTGCATTTGTCTTTGTGGTAAAGAGTTTGAGTCGCGTGCTGAAGCTATTAAAAATGGTATGGCCAGAAGCTGTGGGTGTAAGACTTCTGAATTGATGTCTGCGGCCCATACTTTAGATGGTGATTTTGCCGCCATAAATATAGTCTATAGACGTTACAAATACACGGCAAAAAGAAAAAGCATACCGTTTTTACTATCATCAGATCAATTCAAGCAATTTATTTTTCAGGATTGCAGTTATTGTGGAGCTAAACCAAAATTGTCTATTATGAAAATTGGTGGTAATGCAGGCCGAAAAACTGTCAAACAACTGACATATAACGGAATTGATCGTGTAGATAATAACATTGGCTATACAGTTAGTAATTGTATTACGTGTTGCTCATTTTGTAATGGTGCCAAGTCTGATTTTTCGTTGGAAGAATTTCGGATTTGGATCAAACAACTCGTCTCATTTATGAATGGTAGGAATAATGCCTGATAAAAAATGGAGTAAGTTCCCGCCCAAGAAGCCGGATAATTCGCACATTATTTTGCCGCGATTGAAGCTAAATTGGTCGGAGTTTCAGAAAGATGTGTTTCGCAATATTGCTAAAGCTGATGAAGGGCACTTGATCGTAGAGGCTTATGCTGGAGCGTCCAAGACCACTACTATCATTGAAAGTTTCCGATACATACCAAAAGGTAAAAAATCTATCGCTTTGGCTTTCAACAAAAAGATACAAGAGGAATTGCAGGCGCGTGCACCGTCCTATATTGAAACCTTTACTTTTCACTCTTTAGGTTATCGTGCTATCAGGCAAAGATTTGGTAATGTAGAGCTGGATGATAACAAGGTTTTTACTCTAATCAAAAACCAGTTAGATAAAGACACGGATTACGAATTGATTATCGCTCTTTGCGAAACTGTGGCGTTTTGTAAATATGGATTGCTGGACACTTTCAATCAAATCTCTAATTTGATCGATCATTTCGGTATCGATTTATGTGAGATGGATCGTAAAGTATTTATTGGTATAGTTACCAAAACTCTTGGTTATGATAAGGCACAGACAGACAAGATCGACTTCAACGATATGTGTTGGCTCCCGTTTGTCTATAACTTACCGTTAGGTCAATATGACTATGTCTATATAGACGAGCGACAAGATCTCAATAAATCTCAGTTAGTTATGGTCAAGAAAGCGTGTCGTGCCAATACTGGACGTATAATTGCAGTTGGTGATGAAAATCAGGCATTATACTCTTGGCGTCTTGCTGACACCTCAATCATTGATGAGATCAAAAGTTTGCCCACTACAAAAACACTACCACTCCCAATCTCTTATCGTTGTCCTAAAGTGATTATTGACCTGGCGAAGAACTGGGTATCAGATATTAGTTGCCCGCCAACCGCCATTGACGGGGAGATTAGAGACATTTCTCTGAACGAACTTTATAAGTTGGTGAAGCCGGGGTGCTTCATCCTGTCGCGCACCAACGCGCCAATGGTTAAAATTTGTATGGCCCTCATAAGAAATGGCACCAAGGCCAACATCCGAGGCCGTGATGTCGGCCGACAGCTTCAGTCCCTGATCAAGAAGTCCAAGAAGAAGAGCATCGCTCTCTTTCTCAAATGGTTGGAGGACTGGAAAAAGGAAGAAGTGGCCAGATTGAGGGAAAAGAATCTCAATCCGGAGAACGTTTTGGATCGAGTGGAATGTCTGACCAATCTCTGTGATGAATGCACTACCCTATCAGAAGTTTCCGATAAGATAGGTGAGTTGTTCGATGATTCCGATGAGAACAACATTGTCATCCTGAGCACGGTGCATAGGGCCAAAGGCTTGGAAAGGGATGACGTTTTCCTACTCCGCTGGACCTTCCGAGTTTGGTTCGACCAGATGGAAGACATTGAAAAGCCCAATGAAGAAGCCAACATTGCTTATGTAGCGGCCACTCGTGCCAAAAAGCGTTTGTTTATCGTGCAAAGAGCTATCTGAATAACTCAGCATTTAGTGGAGATGCTCCGCTTTAGAATGCTTGCCAGGGATGTCAATTCCATTCCCACACAATACCGAACTTGGGTTGTTCCCAATACACCAGATTATACGGGTCAGTTCTATACTGGTCTCAAATCTGGACCGGCCCCTTTTGTGGATGTTTTAGCTTTCGCTATCACTGACGATTCGGTCATTGCGGATTTCAACCTACCCTTACCAGCAGATTGGAATGCCGGCGCCCCAATTGTGCCTGTCGCTTTTCCTATCCAACTGAACCTACCTTTTCCGGTAGAAGATTCCCAACTGGCCATCATTGACGGTTATGCCTATATGTTTGGTGGCAAGCTGACTGACAAGATTTTTAGAGCTGACATCAATAATCCGGCCAATTGGTTTGATACTGGCGCCACTTTACCTACACCACTGTATGGTAGCTCCTTGGCCATTGTCAGTGATACTATCTATCTATTTGGTGGGGATGATGGTTATGGAGCAGGCGAGGGGCCTCTGGGTGCTATTTACTCTGCACCTGTCAGCAATCCATTAGATTGGACTAATACCGGGCACACTTTACCAGAGCCTCTACTTTATTCCAGCTTGGGAATGTTTAGTGGAAAGCTGTATCTATTTGGTGGATTGACTCCTGCCGGAGCCACCGATGTTATCTATAGTGCTGCTACATCCAGTCCATTGAATTGGATTGCTGATGGCTATATACCGGTGCCAGTTTATGGTTCCAGTGTGGCGCAGTTGGATGGATATTGGTTCTTATATGGTGGGCAGCTAACCCCCGATGCAGCTACCGGCGCTATTTGGACGGCCTCGACTTCCGATCCTACTTTCTGGTATCCAGATGGATATTTGCCTTGGCCATGTTCTTTCGGACAGTTTGTTACGGCCGGCAATGATGGCTACTTGTTTGGACCGATGCCAGGTTCCGCACCTATGGGATATACGCACATTGTGCAATCCCATATATCTGCTCCTGAAACTTGGATAGACATCAAGCGATTCATTCCGGCTAATATTTCTCACTCACAAGTGGCTATCATCTATGATCGAATATGGTTCTTTGGAGGTAGTGGGGAGACTGGTATTTTTGCTTGCAACCAGAATGTCAAGTATCCGCTGTATAGTCCGGTAGTAGAAGGTTATGGTCAGGCTACCCGCGTTCTTTTTCCAATGACGAACAATGTGGCTAATCCGTTCTTGGCATTAGGTTTTCCATATTGGAAAACCGATTATTCGATGTAATTTTTCACGATGGCGGGGCTTGACAGCTCTTCCTCAATGATTAGGTTTTTGCTATGGAAGACTATAATTCTCCCGAGGCCGTCAAAGCACGAGCCGACCAAGAAGATCCTATTGTGATGTATCTCATCTACCACGAAGGTATTGGGATGGGTACGGGTAAGGCTTGAGCTCAATCAGGGCATGCGGCCGTGATGGTGACGCTGGATTACTTCAAGCTGAAAGAAGAGTCCGTCAAACTACAGAGAGTGATACGAGATAATATGTCGTATCACGGTGAGTCCCCCGCTCCCGAACTCTTGAAGTATAAAGAGATGGCCCCTTTACTTTCTATCTTTGGCGAGTGGCTCAATACTTCCTACCGCAAAGTGACATTGACCGCCAATGATAAAGAGTGGGCCAAGATCAAAGCTGAACCGATGTATAAAGCTATGGTGATAGATGCCGGTCTGACGCAGATACCGGCCGGTAGCGAAACGTTCATCGGTCTCTGGCCGATGCGTAAGAGTCAGCGTCCCAAGTGTATCAAACGTTTGCAAGCCTTGGAATAAAACGATGAAGCTTGATTTCAAGATCAAAGAAGTTAGACCGAAGGTCTTCTTGTTCGAGTTCAAGGACACATACGATATGTGTATGCACTTCTTGCGTTATCAGGAATACTACGAGTCCGCCTCTTCTAAATACAGGGGCCATAAGTTTACCATCTTCGACTTTATGCGATGGTATTCCAAAACCTACGGCCACGGTGCTTTTACCTATTGCACTGATTGGGATGGTTTCAATATTCCTGGCTCTGTTATTAGGGAGATAGCAACCCGGGGCATTTTAGATTACAACAAGTATGATCGAGCTATGTGGGAAGGTTATTGCCACGGTGTCAATAAAGCTGGCAACAAAATCTATATCATTGGCGCTGTCAATGGTAGCAACGCCCTCAAGCACGAAGTGGCTCACGCCTTCTTTTACCTGCATCCAAAGTATAAGAAGGAGATGACCAAGCTGGTCAAAGCTTTACCGGCTACTATCACAGATAAGATGAAGCATCATCTCAAAAGAGTAGGTTATACACCCAAGGTTTATGTAGATGAAATGCAAGCATACTTATCTACTGGACTAACGGAATTGTTTGGACACGATACTACTAAGTGGAAAACAGAACGTGAGCCATTTGAGAAAGCGTTCAACGAGTTTTACGGAGAATCAAAATGAGTAGCAAGGATAGTTTAGGCGATCGTATGAAGTCTTATGAGGACTCTTATCGATTTAGTTTGCCAGTCAGATTGCCAGTGATTGTAAGGGTTGACGGGAAAGCCTTTCATACTTACACCAAGAATTGTAAGCGTCCCGTAGATCCGGGCCTGGTGGAATGTATGAACTTGACCGCTATGGAGCTGTGCAAGACGATGCAGGGCTGTCAATTGGCCTACGTGCAGTCAGATGAGATCTCTCTCTTGCTAACCAATTTCCAAACGGTGGATACTCAGTCGTGGTTTGAGAACAACCTACAAAAGATGGTCAGCGTAGCTGCCTCTATTGCGGGCGTCACCTTCACTACCAACTCAGAGGAGATTTGGGGATATGGCGGTGATATGGGAGACTTCCCTATTCAGAAGCCCGCTTACTTCGATGCTCGTGCTTTCGTCCTTCCCAAGGAGGAAGTATGCAACTACTTCTTGTGGAGACAGTTAGATGCTACCCGCAACTCGGTGCAGATGTTGGCTCGTAGTATCTATTCTCACAAGCAACTGGAGGGAAAGAACAACTACGAATTGCAAGAGATGATTTTCAATGCCGGTACCAACTGGGATAAATGCCCTATCCCTCAGAAGAGGGGTCGCTGTATTGTCAAGACCAAGATAGAGAAAGAAGCTTTCAACCCCAAGACCAAGCAGACTGTCAAGGCTTTGCGTTCTGAGTGGATAGTGGATAATGAAATCCCTATTTTCTCTCAAGACCGCCGATACATCGATAAGTTCTTGTTTCCCAAGGAAGTCTTGGAATCTTGGGACTTGACTGCGAATGAGTTGACCCCGTAAAGGAAATACTATGAGCAATATTACTCCCAGCATCGAGAGCAAAATCGGGCGCGGTCTCTACAAGATTGCGGAGCACCCGTTGTGCATTGTCAAGGAGAAAGTGTTTGAGTATTTCGATGATATGGCCCGTATCGAGATAGATACCCCATATGTTTCTGTGATCGATAATTTCGATAGACTACGTGTGCCTCCCGATCATCCTTCCAGGCAAGCGACCGATACCTACTACAAAGATGATAGCACCTGTCTCCGCACTCACATGACTTGCTACCTATATCCATTAGGACAGTCTAAAAGTGGAGAGAGTCAGCTTCGCTACATCACTTGTGGAGATGTGTATCGTAAAGATGCCATTGATGCCACTCACTATCCCGTCTTCCATCAAATGGATGCCTTCTATATTGTGGATGATGAGGTGGATGTCAAGAAGCACTTGCGAAAGAAGTTGACCGGCTTGGTCAAGCATCTCTTCGGCACCAAAGTAGACTTCCAATTCCTGGAAGACTCAGAACACAAAGATGTCTACTTCCCCTTCACGGTAGATTCTTTGGAAGTTAGTGTCTCGCTCAAGGATGAAAACGGTCAGATTCAGCAGTTGGAAATTTTGGGGGCAGGCACCGTCCATCCTGAAATTATGACCGCTTTGGGCCTGCCTAATAAAAGAGCTTGGGCCTTCGGTTTGGGTCTGGAACGTCTGGCTATGGTGATGTTTGACATTCCTGACATTCGATTGTTCTGGTCTACCGATAAGCGTTTCACCAGCCAGTTCACATCAGGTCAGATTACCAAGTTCGTCCCCTTCTCTAAGTATGAAGTTTGCTACAAGGACATATCTTTCTACTTGAGCAACGGGTTCTCTTACAACGATTTGTGTTCTATTGCCCGAGATGAGGATGCCGACAACTTGATCGAATCTATTGCGTTAGTGGATGCTTTCGAGCACAAAGGGCGAGCCTCGCATTGTTATAGGATCACATACCGTTCGATGGATAGCACGCTCCGTAATGCAGACGTCAACAAAATCCAAAAGGGTATTCGAGAAAGAGTAGCTTCGGAATTAGGAGTAGAGATTAGATGAGCTGTTTTCTGTGTTCCAAAGATTTCGTTAGGCCTCCTAATGGGGACTGGTCTAGTGATCGCGAGATATGCGATCTATGTGAGCGAGAGTTCTGTTTTGATTGTGGCGAATTGGAAGCTTACGAATTCACTTTTCCAAATTGTTGTCCTGGTGTTTATTGGTGTGTTATCTGTAAAACCAGGTATTTAGAAGAGGCCAAGGGACATTTATTCGTTATAGCTAATCACGACAACCACCCCGACCTATTGACGTATTGCAGCATTGATACCACTAATGGCGCTTTTGCCGACCGATGCAACAAATGTGGTATGTGGGCTTAGCAAGGTTCCCAAAGAGGGATATACTGAGCGTCTGCAAAACTGTCCCAATTGGAAAGTTGGGGCTATCAAAATGTGCGACCGATTGGATAATTTGCGCTCTTTGATGATACCGGGTAATACTTTGGAGTTTCAGAAAAAGCAGATCAAAGAAACAAAAGAAAAATACTTCCCAATTTTTGATAAAACGGCCGACACTCTCTGTCCTCCTGAATATGCTCATCATGTCAGGGCGGTTCGAGATGAAATAAAAAGATTAGTTGAGCGTTATAGTACCATTATCGAGTTGCAGCAAAACGCGACAACTAACTGTTAGGAGGTCAATTTGACCTGTATAGTCGGATTAGTAGATAAGGGCGATGTATACATTGGTGGTGATAGTGCTGGAGTAGCTGGATTATCTCTCTCTATTAGGGCAGATGAGAAGGTCTTTGGTAATGGTCCGTTTTTGATGGGCTTCACAACTTCTTTTCGTATGGGTCAGTTGCTCCGATATAAGTTTGATCCTCCCGCCCAAACAGTGGGACAAGAGGATATGCGGTATATGGTGACCAGCTTTATCGATGCTGCCCGCCAATGTTTTTCCCAGAATGGTTTCGGTGATAAAGAGGCCACTCAGGGAGGTTCTTTCTTGGTAGGGTATAAGAGCAAGCTCTACTCTATTGAATCTGACTACCAGGTAGGTATTCCCGCCACCCCGTTTGATGCAGTGGGTTGTGGTTCTGATTTGGCTCTGGGAGCCTTATATGCCACTGCCGGCCTCAAACCAGAATTGCGTGTTCGCACCGCTTTGGAAGCTGCCAGTTCTTTTAGTGCCGGAGTAGCTCCTCCATTTACTATTCTCAAGTTGTCTGGGGCCCCACCCAAGAAGGTCAAGCCTAAGAAGAATGCCGCTAAGCCAGTCAAGTAATCATTTGGAGATAATGCGATGTCAAAGTTAGAGTATGTTTGGTTAGATGGCTGTAAACCTATGCAGAGTTTACGTAGTAAAACCAAAATCTTCAATAGGGTAAACTTACTAGACAGTTTTCGATTAGATCAATGCCCCATGTGGGGGTTTGACGGCAGCTCTACGGAACAGGCTACCGGAGACAAATCAGATTGTGTATTACAGCCAGTCTTTATGACCAGAGATCCTCAACGTAAAGGTGATTGTTATTTGGTAATGTGTGAGGTGCTCAATGCAGATGGCACACCTCATGCCTCTAATACCCGAGCCACCATTGAAGACGATAGTGAGGATTATTGGTTTGGTTTTGAGCAGGAGTATTTCCTATGGAATCCTGAGACCAATAAACCATTAGGTTTTCACGAAGTGCATACCACTCGTCCTCAAGGCCCTTATTATTGTTCAGTAGGTGCCAGCAATGCCTTTGGTCGAGAAATTGTGGAAGAGCACCTGGATGTATGTCTCGAAGCTGGCCTCAAGATCGAGGGCATCAATGCTGAGGTGGCCCCGGGCCAATGGGAGTTTCAGGTTTTCGCCAAGGGAGCTAAGTTAGCAGGAGACCAATTATGGTTGGCCCGCTATCTATTGGAACGAATTGGCGAGAAACACGGAGTAGCTATCAATTGGCATTGTAAGCCCCTTGGTGATACAGACTGGAATGGCAGTGGAATGCATACCAACTTCTCTAATTCTCTATTGAGAACCTGTGGTAAATCAGAAGTCTATGCCAAGGTATGTCAGGCTTTCAAGCCCGTGGTCAAAGAACATATGGATGTCTATGGCCCCCATAATGAAATGCGCTTGACAGGTAAACACGAAACGGCTGCCATTGACCAGTTCTCCTACGGGATATCTGACCGAGGAGCCTCTATTCGTATCCCGATGGCTACCGTCAATAACGATTGGAAGGGCTGGTTAGAGGATAGGCGACCAAACAGTGCCGCTGACCCTTATCTGGTAGCTTCTAGAATTATCAAGACTCTCAAGACCGTTGGCTGAGCAAAAGAGCCAGGCAAAGTAATAAATTGCCCTGCGCTTGACACGCCCCGTCTAAGCCTTACATTGAGGGTGGCTGTTGGGAGAGGTGTATCCGCCCTCCGATTTTTAACTGGCCCGCACTTACCCAACCCTAAAAAGGTGAAAGAATGTCATCAAATCGCATTACCGAGCTGGCTGATAAGATTACCCAGGCTCGATTGGACTATTACAATGGTCAGCCAACCGTTTCTGACAAGATTTTCGATGCTTGGGCCGATGAGCTTCGCACCCTGGACGCTAATCACATAGCTTTGACGGCTGTAGGTGCTCCTGTCGGCCCTTCCGAATGGAAGAAAGCTAAGCACCAGATCCCGATGGGATCTCTCAACAAAGTCAATCAACCTGCCGAAATGTTGGACTGGGCCAGTGATAAGAACTGCAAGTCCTGGTTTATGACGGAAAAGCTGGACGGACTCTCTATAGAAGTGATCTATGAGGGTGGTAAGGTGGTACAAGCCATTACCCGAGGTGATGGTGAGACGGGCGAAGACATTACGGTCAACGTGATTCGTATGGGTGGAGTCAATCCCGATTTGAAAACTGACTTCAATGGTTCCCTTCGTGGTGAAATCATTATGAAGAAGAGCATTCATCAGAAGTTCTTCGCTGATAAAGCCAATCCTCGCAATGCAGCTTCTGGTGTTTCCAAGCGTTTGGATGGTGTGGATGTGGATAAGCTCGACATTCTCTTCTACCAAGTTTTGGGTGATGTAGATTTCAAAACGGAAGAAGACCAGTTCAAGTGGTTGCAGAAGCATAAAGTCGGCACTCCCAACTATTGGATCTGGAGTTCGGCTCTTGCCATCAATGTTATGTGGCGTGAATACCAAGACAAAGAGCGCGATAAGCTGGATTATGATATCGACGGACTGGTGGTTCGTATCAATGACATGGCCGATCAAATGGCTTGTGGTGATAAAGACCTCCGCCCCTTGGGTGCTATGGCCTTCAAGTTTGACAATGAGACCCGTGAGAGCACTATCAAAGACATCATCTGGCAGGTGGGCAACAGTGGACGCCTAACTCCGGTGGCTGTGGTGGAGCCCGTTCTCCTGGTGGGAGCTATGGTTTCCCGAGCCAGCTTGTATAACATTGCCTACATTGAGGAATTGGGTTTGGATATCGGGGCCCGCGTCCTGGTGGCCCGAGCTAATGACGTGATTCCTCGCATTGAGGAGTTGGTCAAGGGTACCAAGACGGTAGCCAAGATGCCCAAGAAGTGTCCTGATTGTGGTGGAATAGTGGATATGCAGGGTGAGAACCTGATTTGCACCAACACGGAGAACTGCCGATCCCAGATCATTGGTCGCATCAAGAACTGGATCAAAGAACTCAACCTGTTGGAGTGGGGGGATTCTTTGGTGGAGAAGTTGGTGGATGCTAAGAAGGTCAAGAACATTGCTGACCTCTATACTCTTCAAGTGGATGACATTTCCAAGTTGGATCGCTTGGGAGATAAGACGGCCAAGAAGTGTTTGGATATCTTGAACGCTAATAAGAATGTAGCTTTGGAAGTCTTTTTAGGCGCTTTATCCATTCCAACTATTGGGCAATCGACGATTAAATTAATAATGAAAGATGGTTGTGATACTTTAGAAAAGTTTGGTCAGTTAAGTAGCGTTCAATTTGAGCAGGTATCGGGAGTAGGTCCGGTCAAAGCGCGATTTTTAGCTGATGGACTCAAACATAATCAGCAACTAATCCTTGATTTGTTAAAAAATGGAGTGGAGATCAAAGAAATTGTTGATGGCAAATTGACTGGTAAAAGTTTTGCTATTACTGGAACGCTCTCTATCAAGCGCGCTGAGGTTGAAAAATTGATTCAAGACAATGGCGGTGAAGTGAAAAGTAGCGTTGGAAAAGGATTGAACTACCTAATTATTTCTGATCCACAATCTACCAGCAGTAAAGCACAAGCCGCCCGAAAGTTGGGTACCGTTCTTATTAACGAGGCACAATTTTTAGACTTGATTAGCTAAAATCTATGCATATTATCACCTATCATTGGGATATTTATAGGATATATACGCCTATGAAGACTTAATGTGAGGAACGATGAGGAAACGCAAAGTATATTTAGCTGATTCACCAGGACGCCCATCATCACGAGCAGTGTATTTCAATGGGGCTGTGTGGAAACCTGTCGATGACAAGACAAACTATTCGGTGGCTGATGTAGTTGAATGTTCGACTAATGGTAATCTTCTTTTGGTTGGTAATGAAACTTGGGAAGAAGTTTTTAGGAATAAAGGCGCTGTTAAGTGTAAAATACAAGAGTGTGAGAATGGGCCCCCTTTCATTAGGGGATTATGTAATACTCATTATCAACGAGCGCAGAGATGTGGTGATGAAAATTACATACCATATATGGCTCCCAAAGGAACTGGATTCACTCATAAATCAGGATATCGTATAGTTTCTGATGGCAATGGTGGTAAAATTAAAGAGCACCGTTTGGTAATGGAAAAGCATTTAGGTCGCAAACTTTTACCAGAAGAAAATGTTCACCACAAAAATGGAAACCGCTCTGATAATAGATTAGAAAATCTTGAATTGTGGAGTACAAAACAACCACAAGGTAAAAGAATAGAAGATTTAGTGGTGTATGCCAAGGAAATATTGAAGCTTTATGGAGATGAATTATGACTGTTTATAAAAAAGGTATATTAGATTGGTGTTCATCCGTGGAAGAAACTTTTCAGCCACGCGAGAATTTAACACGTGCAGAAGATGCTAAACAAATTCCAGAGCAATTTTTAGCAACAGCCATCCGATATCTACGTGCTGTATGCAAGTAGCTTCCCGATATTTCTAAAGATGAGTTCTTGGAGTTGGTGAAATGAGTATCTTTGTAAGAATGGCTGACGCAATAATCAATATCATTGGCCCGCCCGATGATATCAAGGCCGTCTATGTGCCTGCCAAGCGTGTAAGAGAAGATTTGGATGTCCCCAATATCTTTGTGGGCAAAATTATGGACGATGGAAACATCAAGTGTGAAGTTGTTGCCCATAATAACAAGAACAATATGCACGTCAAGATACTGGAGATCAAATGGGAACGTCTGGGAACCTATTTTGATGTAGGTAAAATCTATCCCGTGTTTATGCACTCTAACGGAATCTTGGGCGAAGGAATGCAGATTTGGGAGATTTCTTCCAAACGTATGAAGCGAGATACTTCTCAGGTATTGTTGTGCTGGGAAAAAGATATTGGTTGGAGTTGGGACTTAGATTTTTGAGGTGAGACGATGAAGAAGGTCAAGATTGATAATGTGTGGCCACATGACATAATCAAAACAGAAAATGGTATCGGCCAAGTAGCCAGTGTTGAACAGGTATCGGATGGCGGGGCTCCCGCTAAGATTGAGTTTGCCTGGCATCAGGCCGGTTATCCATACACGGCTTATTTTTACTGGTCAACAGAAGTTGTTGTTCTTTCAGATGAAGATCTGCTACATCTTCGGAATTGAGATATAGGAGGTTCTATGAAGAAGTTATTTACTGCCTTGGTTTTTTGTTTGGGTCTGATGGGTCTGACAAGCTGCACCGAGAGTGTGGCTTATGCTCAGCCAGTGGTTGTCAATCAACCTGTCCAAATCTGTGACCAATATGGTTGCCGTTATGTGGTAGCCCCATACTACTACAATACGCCTCGTGTATGGGTGACCTATCGTAGGCCCTATGGCGGTTATTACTACAACGCTCCTCGCTACTATTACCGTAGTGGTGTACGTTATTACTACCGTGGCGGATATCGCGGTGGATACCGTGGAGGCTGGCGTAGGTAATGTGCACCTGTGAGAATAGAATGTGCCCCAAATGTGATCCGGGCATTGAAGCTTTCTATCAGCAAAAGCTAAAAGAAGCTGGTTCGTTTGCAGACTATATTGATGCTAAGGATGTTTGGTATGAGTATTGCGCTCTCAAAGCCGAAGAAGCGGCTGATGATGCTGTGCAACCTAAAGATGAATCGGAATGCACTTACTAATTGCTCTCCTTGCCATTTTCGGTTTAGCCTTTGCTATCAAAGAGACCTCCGGTCCTTTTGATGTCTTGGATAAGCTGCGTGGTTTACTGATGCGAAACAAATACGTGGGAGTTTTCTTCTACGGTTTGCTTTCCTGCTATTTCTGCGTGGGTTTCCACTGCGGGTGGATCGTTTATCTATTGAGCGAGGAAAATTACACGTGGCAATTTTTTATGCTTTATGGTTTGGCTGGCGGAACGGTTTGTTTAATCATTGATGCCTTGCTCTCGAAGCTCCATCAATAACATTTTGTTTGGCTGATAACGGTCGCAAATTATCTAATGCCCAACATTTTTGGAAGTTAGCATCATTCATAGAAGAATAAAGCAGAGTTGATTGAGGGACAATATGATCAATCTGCCAAGTCCAAGTGGATGAATCATTATCATCCCAAATTTTATGATTGTACGAGCCATGATTTTGCCAGGTCATCCACGGCTCAAAATGCTTTTCGAGATGCGATTTTAATTCTTGGAAAGAATACGGAAGATATTTAGTTATCGATCCGTTTTTGGATATGGCTTTCTGAACGCTTCTACTAATAATTTTTCTCAATCGAAAAGCGATATCGTTTTGTCTTCTCTTTCTATCTTGCTCTCTTCGTATTGCCTTATGTTCTGCACGATAATTTCTGTTGTACTCTGAGATTTTATCTTTATTCTTTTTCTTGTATGCAGATTTTCTCTTCTTCACCACTTCTGCGTGGTTCAGTCGATATCTTTTTTCGTTTTCTCTACACCGTTCTTTGTTGTTTTGGTGCCACTCAGTAGTTTTGTTATTTTGACATTCTATACAATAGGGGGCCCAATAAATAGAGATGACACCCGATTTTTTTATGTATTTTCTTTGCTTAAAGTTGTCTACTGTTAGTTCCAAACTACGATTACAGCTAATACAAATCTTGTGTTTCATATATAGTTATATATCGGACCGAATTTTTTTATTTTGTGGGGACTTGCGCTGCTCGTTATGAGCCTTATTATAGATGGAGTCTTGACACGTCTCCACCGTGAATAATCCCGTATCGGATTTATGAGATACTGGTTGATTATCACGACGTTGTTGCTGTCTGGATGTGGCGGTGAGTTATGGTTTACTCCTAACGGGCATCAATAGAAATACATAATATTCCTCTGTATCTTCCAAAGAATGATACTATTTTTGTTTTTACTACTGGTAATGAAATGACCGCAGCATTACAAAATGTGAATAAAAATAAAGTAAGACTAATTGATCGAAAGATTATTTCTGGTCTTGTTGATAATAATGAAAATTTTTGGTTGCAGGTTAATGCATTGCTATATGATACTTTTACTGATTAAATAAATGGATATATTATGGCTAAAGTAATTAAATAAGCAGACATGGGAAGCGTCAAAGTTGAAGAATCTATTAAACAATGGACTCTTAACTATACTGACATAATTTTGAATAGTAATAAATTCTATTCACTTGAGGTAGTTAAAACTAATAAAGGCTATTTCTTATACACCCAATATGGCAGGGTCGGAGGCACCAAAGCCAAGGAATATCGCCAATGCTCCGATCAAGCTGATGCCGAATCTGAAGCTACCAAAATCGTCAAAGCTAAAACCAAGAAAGGATATGTAGAAGTATCTTTGGTCAAGTCGGATGTCGGAAGTGATGCTGCCCAAGCTAAAATAGAAAAAGTCTCAGCTACCACTGAACAACTAAAGAAAGCTGGTATTACCGTTAAAGAAGAGCCTGCCGTTGCCAGCAAACTTCATACAGAGGTTCAGGATTTAGTCAGAACATGGTTCGGCGTAACTCAAGAGTTCGTCGATCTTAACCTTGACACATCCAAATGTTCTTTAGGACAACTTTCAATTCTACAGATTACCAAAGGCAAAGACCTATTGGATGAAGCTCGCAAAATTGTTCATATGACAAAACCAGATGAACAAGAGCTTAATAAGTTGACTAATTCTTACTATAGCAATATTCCTCACAATTTTGGTTATACCAGAATTGATGCCAACGCTTTGCGTTTGGACTCAGACGTTAAGATTGATAAGGCTTTTGATATGCTTGACGTTCTAAATCAAGCTAAAGATGTCGAAGCAGTTATCTCCAAGAAGAGTGCAGTCGATGCACAGTATGCTACTCTCAATGCCGACCTTGAGTTCATTGAGCAGGGTACTCCCACGTTCAAGTGGATTGAGAAGATGGTTCTGGAAACCCGAGCCAGCAACCACAGCGGCTTAGGTAAACTGAAGGTTCACAAGGTCTTCCGTGTCACTCGTCACGATGAGGACAAGCGATTCATTGAGAATTGCCAAGTCATCGCCAAGGAGTGCGGTAAGTTCGTGCCCTCTGATGTGTATGCTGGTTTGGTCAAGAACCGTCCTGATGTTCCCAAGGCATTGGAAGACCTCTACCACAAAGCAAATGTCCTTCCTGGTTGGCACGGAACTCGTAGAGCCAATATGATTGGTATTACCACCAAGGGACTTCTTATTCGTCCTTCTGGTGTTATTCACGCTGGTAGTATGTTTGGAGATGGCTGTTATTTTGCTTCATCTTCGTCAAAATCAATTAATTATTGTGATGTTAAGGGATCATATTGGGCACAAGGAAATAATAAAACAGGATATCTATTTCTGTGTGATGTAGCTTTTGGAAATCAAAAAATGGCTACTGGCTCACATTATTATAATTCAAATAACATCAAGCCATATCACAGCGTATGGGCTAAAGCTGGTCAAGGCGGAGTTATTAATGATGAAATGATTACTTACCATGCTACGGGACCAAATCAGCAGCATGCTATAAAATATATAATCGAGTTTGAGACGCAGGTGAAGTAATGAAAACAGATGACGCTCTCTATAAAGAGATACAAAAAGATATAGCTAATGGTGTAGCGGTAGTTCTTCGAGAAACTATCACATTCGATGGTATAATCAAACAGCAATATATCGTAAGAATGTTTTTAGATGGAATCAATATTATGCTTTGGAAATACTCAGACATCACATCTAGGTGGGAATCCAAGTCAATGAGTTGGCTACAGTTGGACGCGCAAGAAATAAAGACGCTACAAACATTTCTACTCAAGTTCAACTAAGTGGGGCCAAGTAATTCCTCTAATAGCTCGTGAGATAGCTGATTCACTAACATTTAACATTTTGCTCAGTTGAACGAATGTCATCCCTTCTCGATGTAATTTTCGTGCTTGAAGAACGATTTCGTCGGTAAGTTTGGCAAAGCTATTGGCACTACCTAAGATTTTTTTACCATAGAATGGATTATCGGCCCCAAAGAACTTTCTATTTGGATTTTGGCTCATTAGCTGTTTAGATTGTTGGCTGTGTTGTTTTCCGAAGAAACTGTTTCCGGCACCCTGTCTTTGTTCTGACATTGATTGTTTGGTTTCTTCTGAATGATGTTTTCCGAGCATACTTGGTGTTCGAGGTTTTATCACTACCGTTTTGGTAGCTAACTGTCCGCCTCCCGTTAGGTTATAGCCAAACTCTTTTTTGTTAGACCGGAAAAATTGAACCCAAAATTGTTCAGCCTCATCTATTGTTTCTTTTGTGTGTTGCTCAATTTCTATAAACTCAAAATTATCTAAACCATATTTTCTGATGCTTCGATATATTGGCTTGTTGTTGAGCTTCGTGAAAGCTTCGTATTTATGGCGGCCCTGGCGCCTTTTCATATTGTTAGTTTGCCCTACATAAAGTTTTGAGTTTGTTTTGTTGCGGATAATATAGATAGAATACATAGTCATATTCCTATATCATCATATTGATAGGATGTGGCGGTGCAGGCCGAAATAAGTCGAGGAAATATTGATCGAAATAATTACTGGCGACCTCTTGGCGTCTAAAGAAAAGTATCTGTTGCATCAGACTAACTGTATCTCTACCAAAGGTGCAGCCGGAGTTGCCAAATCTATTTTTGATAAGTATCCTTATGCTGATTGCTATGCTGATCGTATCGAAACGTCCAAGCCCGGAACAATCGATATTCGGGGTAATGATCAAGATCAGAGGTTGATAATCAATCTTCACGGTCAGTATTATCCTGGTCGCTCCCGATATCCTCTTTCAAGTTTAGATGGTCTAGCTCCTCGTCAGAAATACTTTTACAATGGTTTATTGCGTGTAGCCAAGATCGAGAACCTGAAAAGTATAGCATTGCCTTGGAGGGTTGGTTGTGGTCTTGGTGGCGGAGACTGGGAATGGTATTTGGGAACGCTGACTAACTTCGCTAACTATGTAGGTGAAAAGGGCGTCAGAGTTTGTGTTTACCGTAGAGAAGGAGACGAGTAATGGCTATCAAATTCTATCGCACTAAAGATCCGCACGGGTATATGGGCAACTTCTATCGAGCTAGAATGTTCATCTATGGCCGTTGGTGGAACTGGGTGGAGTCTCCTTATCAGGCAGAGAAGAGTTTAGATCGAGCGGAACAGGATATGATCTGGCAGGCACAGAAGCCAATGGAGGCCAGAGACCTGGGACAGAAGGTCAAGATGCGAGAGGGCTGGGATCTCGTCAAGGATATGGTGATGTATGATTGCGTCATGGCCAAGTTCTTGCAACACAAGAACATCCGCGACCAATTGATCGCTACCGGAGACGAAGAGCTAATCGAAGATTCACCCGTCGATTGGTATTGGGGTTGCGGCAAAGATGGAACTGGACAGAATCATCTGGGCCAGATTCTTATGCGAGTTAGAAAAGAGTTGCAGGGCGAGTAAATTATCGCTGGCCCTTGACACGGTATTTACAGGATTTAGGTTCATCAAACATTTCAGGAGAAAACAAAATGGCTACTTTAGAAGATACGGTTCGTTCGGTTGTGCAGGATTTCATCAACAATGCCACGCTCTTTACAGCGTTGGATGTCAGCAATGCGGTCAAGCAGTCGCTCCCCAATGCTCGCCACCGTGAGGTGAGGGACGTGGTGCGCAATATGTTCTGCTCTGACATCGAGTCGCAGGGTTGGGCTCGTAAGGGTATTACGGTCAATCTGGAGGACGGCACTACGGCCGAGGCTCTTCTGTATCATCCCGCCAGCGATGCCTGGGACTTGGATACCAAGTATGATGATCAGAAGCGTGCTCAAACTTCCTTCCGCCCCGTGGTGGCAGCACAAGCCGCTTTGGCTCAGGCAGTTGCTTTGGCTCCGGTTGTTGCTACGTCCGGTCCCGCTTCAACCCCAGCTCCTGCTGCTATGGCTTCGACTCCTATGCCGAATGCCAGAACCATGTGGGACGATATGTTCAAGACGCAGCCCTCTCTTTTCCCGGTGAAGTCGTGAAAGTCAAGTTGCAAGGCCGCGCCACCAACATCAAACGTGGTGATGAGTTTACGGAGGTAACCTTGGCTTTTCAAGGCAAGGTGCTGAACACCAGGTTCATCGTAGCCAAAGAAACTACGATGCAAGTGGAGTTGAAGATCAAGTCAGTCATTGCTGATGAAATCAAGTTCGGCTCTCTCTTCACGGTTACCTTGGATGACGAGACGCACGAAGAACGCCTGGACTAACGATGTATCGGCAAACCAATGTCATCTACTATCGTGGAATAGAGTTTGAGCGAGAAGAGTTAGTTCACGCCCAAAAACTTTTTACCTGCACTAACCGATTGCCAGAGATCCATAAAGGAGATTTGGTGATCGGTAGGTATTCTCTGTATCCATTCTATGCGGATCAAGAGAAAGATATCGAGTATCTGGGCGCTACACTCATCAATTCTTATCAGCAGCACCGCTACATTGCGGACTTGCAAAACTATGTGTATGACTTGCAAGATCTAACTCCCAAGACTTGGGATGATCTGCAAAGCATTCCTGAGGTAGGTCCTTTTGTCATCAAGGGAGAAACCAACTCTCGTAAGTCTAACTGGCTACGAGATATGTATGCTCCCGACAAGAAGGCGGCCATTGATATCTGTAATCGATTGGGTAATGATGGGCTGATGCAACAGCAGAAGCTTTACATCCGACAGTATGTGCCTTTGGCCAAGTTGTTGGACGGTGTCAATGGCATGCCTGTCACGATGGAGTTTCGCTTCTTTGTCGCCTGTCAAAAACTATTGTGCGGCGGCTACTATTGGCAAAACTATGTGGATGATTTACCGGCCAAACCCAGTGAGACGCAAGTTCCACTTGATTTCCTCAACAAAGTCATTACTCGTGTGGGAGATAAGTCTAACTTCTACGTCATTGACGTGGGGCTGACACAAAGTGGTGAGTGGATTGTTATTGAGCTGAATGATGGCCAGCAATCTGGTCTCTCTTGTATTGATCCGGCCGAACTATACCAGAAGTTGGGTTTGGTCATTGAGGGATTGATCTAATCAGCGATTCTTAGCGGATGGAACGGCCGGGTAAGTAATTGGTTCATTACCAGCCGAAGGTAATGTATCATCAAATGATTCTGGTGGAATGATGCTGGTTCCCTGAGGGCTCGTCGGTTGCCGTTGTGCCGGTGGTGGTGCTGGTGGTCTCACAGTATCACGCAATTGAATCAGTGGGTTGTCTTTCAGATAAGATTGAAGAACGTTGCCCAAAGACTTTAGCTTACGAATCCCTAAGTTTTTAGGATGCACCACACGTGCACCCGTTTGGAAATCTTCGTTGGTACCTTGCAGGTGTTTACTAGTAGTTTCGATGAGATGGTCAATGACTTCTTTATCGGGGCTGGTTGAAGTAAACTGCACCACTTTTTCTGCCACTTTCTGAGCCTCACGAGGATGAATTTTTACCTCGTTATATAGGCGCATAAGCTCTCGGTGCACCTTCATAATGTGTCGCAAAATTTGAGGGTCCATCTTGCGTTCCCACAAGACTCGGAGATCGCCTTCAATTTCATTTGCAATACCAAAGAGTTTGGACTCCAGGGTTCGGCCCAAACGCTCTAATCTGGCTTGTTCAGCCTCAAAAGGAGTCTGTGCCACTAAATCAGCGATTTTGGCAAGCATTTGATTGGCGAGTTGGATAACTTCTTGATGAGACATATAGGTATATGAAATTATTCAATACTGTTCAAGAGCTATGGTCGTATTGCGCCTTTTGTCCCCTCTGCGAGGATATTTGCCGTGACGTCATTGTAGATGTAGCGATGGACTCCGATTTCAATATTGAGACCTCTTTCGAGAAGAAGGATCAATTCCTTCACATAACTTGTGAGAGGCGTTTGTGGAGAAGCCGCCCCATCGATAAGAAAAAGAACAGGACGCACGAAACTGTTTGTAAGTATGTGATTGATTGCACGAAAAACACTTTCACGCTGTTATCTCAACCCGATACGCCAGAACAGGCATCCTGTTATATACAGAGTATGTGTGAGTCATGCGCTAACACTTTTACTTACGGTGCAGATATGGAACTGTATGCACATAGTCAAAAGGTTTTCAATATTGGGTTGGAGCGGGAGTCAATTGAATTGTCTGATGACACCCACAGATATGAACTCAACTACTATTACAGCAATGACACGCCACCAGGCGTAGGTATGTTTGTTTACCGCAGTCTTTTAGATGCGGAAGGCGATCCCGACAATTTGGGCATCAAACTTCCTCTCATGGAATTAGATTTCTACGACCCTAAGAAAGTCATCAACAAACTCAAGACACTTATTCTTTTCAGCTAAGGAGTTCCTATGTCTACCTTCCACGAAGCCAATCAAGTCCGTCTGGCACTCAAGATGAAACTTTCTCAACACGCTTGGTATAACAGCAGCGTTGTCCTGTCTTCCGAAGATGGATATAGCATTCTGGTCCGGGTCAAGCAGGTCGACAATAAAGTCCGTAAGATTATCGCACCCGTCATAGACGGTGTTAGTATAAAGGTAGAAGGCGAATGACACTCAAGATAGTAGCAATAAGTGATACGCACTCTCATCACCGCAAGCTGAGCTTGCCCGATGGGGATGTTCTCATTCATGCCGGAGATATCTCCTGGCGTGGCGAGCTTCCTATCATCGAGGACTTTGCTGCCTGGTTGAAAGAGCAGCCGCACAAGAAGAAGATTGTTATCTTCGGTAATCACGAGATCGGTTTTCAGCACGGCTATAAGAGGCCGATGGCTATCAAATTGATCCAAGACGCCGGTGCCATCTATTTGGAGAACAGTGGCGTGGAGATTGACGGCGTCAATTTCTATGGTTCCCCAGTGCAGCCGTGGTTCCACGATTGGGAGTGGAACTATCAGCGAGGTCCCGAGATTGCAGCAATTTGGGCCCAGATTCCTACAAATACCAACGTGCTCATCACCCACGGCCCGCCCTATCTAATTATGGACGAAGCTCCTCGGGGAGTCTTTGATCACGAGAATGTAGGTTGTAAAGACTTGATGAACAGACTGGGAGATTTGCCCGATCTGAAAGCTCATGTCTTTGGTCATATCCACGCAGGCTATGGCACCCGACAGATCGGTCCTTGCCTCTTTGTCAATGCCGCTTCCTGCACGGAACAATATGCGGCCACTAACCCACCCATTGTATTCGAGGTGTAAGATGAAAGTCAAGCCTAAAGAAATTATGGTAGTGCTACCGGCTGCTCATCTCTTCCAGTCCGAGGATGAGATGGCCAGCTTTGCTTCCGCTATCAATACCATCATTCACGGCAAGGTCAAGATCAAATACGAAGTGCTGGGCCAATTGGGCGGCCAGTATGTCGGGCTCTTCTACATTCAGAGGAACAACGAGTCGCAGGAAATTCACGATGAGTTTGTTCGTCTGATTGAACAGGAAGAGATTAGAGATCATTTTTCGGGGGAAGAATTGCCGGAAGATGATGAGATGCAAGTTTCAGATGCCGGCGCCACCATATTTCATCGAATCTGTCCTGACTGTGATGCATTGAGTATGCTACACCAAAAAGGTCTTCAGCACTGTGAGTGTGGTGAAGATTGGGTGAATGGCCGATGTGAATCTCGAAGGGAATAAATCAAAATGATTGTTGCATTCACGGGTCATCGACCTGACAAGCTGGCGTAAGCCGCGATATATACCTTTGTATGAAGGCAACCGTAGAAAAAGTCATCCAAACTTATCTTGAAGTAAAAAGTATCCGTAAAGCCGCCGAATTGACAGGCTATTCAAAATCTGGTGTTCAGCATTTGTTGACGACCAATAATGTCGCCTTGTTTCCACGCAGCAGGGGTGGGGCCGAAAATTCTTCTCGCAAAGCCATTTTGGATTTGGACGCTTCTAATCCAAGAAGGTTAGTTCGTAATACCGGCTATATGACGGATTTATACATTGACAAGAAGATGTCAGTCCCTGAAATTGCTCTCCAATTAGGAATAAGTACCGCAACAGTTTTTACTGGTTTAGAACGGTGTGGCATTGCATCAAGAACAATAGAAGAAGCATTGACCGGTAAGCCAAGGCCAGCCTCACAAGGATCCAAAAACCATAACTGGAAAGGTGGACTATCTGGCTGGAGGAAACTGGCCCGTGGTAGGCTCAACGAACATTTTGTTCGCCCAATAATGAAACGAGATAACTTCTCCTGTCAGTGGTGTGGCTCGAAGAAGAATATCGTAGTTCATCACCACAAACGCTCGTTTATGGAGATTGTCAATCTAGTCAGACAACAGTGTGATGAAAAAGATATAGACCAGTTTGTCAAACTCATAATTAGCGAACATTCATTAGATGACGGAATTACGCTTTGCAAGAAGTGCCACGACAATCACCATAAGGAACACGGGAAATGATAGTAGCTTTTACGGGTCATAGGCCAGAAAAAATCGGAGGATACAGACTCCCTAACCCCACTTACATTCACGTCTGTCAAGAGATCGAAAAGACTCTGACGGAACTCCGGCCCTATATGGTCATCACGGGAATGGCTTTGGGTGTCGACCAATGGGCAGCTAACATAGCCCGTAAGATGAAGATTCCTTATATCGCTGCCATTCCTTTCGAGGGCCAAGAGTCCAAATGGCCTAAGCGGAGTCAGCGGACTTATCGCGCTCTCCGTAAGCTGGCTATGGGTGAAACCATTGTCAGCCCTGGAGAGTACTCGGTAGAGAAGATGCAGATCCGTAATCAGTGGATGGTAGATAACGCGGATGCCGTCATTGCCGTGTGGGATGGAACTCGGGGTGGAACCAAGAACTGTATTGAGTATGCTAAATCTCAGAACAAGCAAATTTATTACATTGACCCGCGCCTTGACAAGTGAATTGGTGGTAATTATGCTCTTACAACCGTGCCACGAATTATCCGACTTTCCAGTGAAGCTTTGGTGGCCTGATACTGTTGTAGGTGCACTGATATGCACTGTGATATGTCTGGTGATTATTACGGTGATTTGGGCACTGGCCGCTCTCTATATAAAGATTTTCGATCTCTAAGGTTGGCAATATCGAGATATATTAGAGACACAGGAATGCCTATGTGGCGGAATGGCAGACGCGCTCGTCTCAAACACGAGTCCCGAAAGGGGTGTGGGTTCGACTCCCACCATCGGTACCAATCATTTCAGGTTCTTGTAAGTCTTGATTCCCCTTCGTAGCAGTATTCTTCCCAATGTAGAATTGGTGATTTCGTTCTCAAAGAACTCTTCGTTGATATTATTGATGTCTTCTAAATCTGAAGCACTTACTCTAATGTTGAGCTGATAGGTATAAGTGTATCCATCATTGGCGGGAAAGCCAGGATGTCCTGGAAATCGTTTTCCATAACCATCACTGTAGCCGTCATTATCAACATTGTATATGTGTTTGTTTTTAGGCATTTAGCCTCCTTGTTAGTTTCGTTAGGCTCGTTAGCTTTCCTACTCATAACTCTTTATTGATAGATCCGGTGCAAAATGGGTGATGTGCAAGTTTATAAGCTGGTGCTCCAGGTGAGCCCAAGTTCTCGGATGACTTCGAGGTGGTCAAGAAAGCTGTTCTGCAAGTAACGGATATCAAGACTAACCGCAACAAATACTACGCTATTGAGCTGCACTCCAACAAAGACAAGTACCGTGTCTTCACTCATTATGGCCGCACGGATGATTTGGATAGCAATCCTAATGCAGGTGCCCGAGAGGGAAGATGAAAAACTACTCCAATATTACTTATGGGCTGAAAGAGCCGCCGGCCGGATATGATAGTTGCCACGGAGTTAGAGGAACGCAGTTCGCAGATGATGAGTTTGTTATCTATTCTCATGACCAGCAAAAGCTGGAATATTTGGCGGAATGCACTTATTGAGGAAAATTAGCTGGGCTTGACCATTCAACCGCCCATCGTTATATTAGGTCGAGAGGTTATAATGTTCAAGAAAATTGCTTTGGTTTGTGCTTTAGTATTGGCTGGTTGTGCTTCGCCTACTGCGGTTGCAGTGCAGCCGGTTGTTCCAGTCAAAGCAGAACCCCCAGCTTGGGTAGTTCTCAAGACCGCTAATTACTCTATCTCAGTCCCACCTGATTTCATCAATGTCAAGGACTCTAAAGAAAACCTTTTGGACTTTGTCTATAAGTCTCCCGACAGTATGTTGGTGCTAACTTTGACAACCGATCAAACTACGGATGATCTGGATACTTATGCCAGCGCTTTCGTGCAAGCAATGATCAATGATGGGGCCGACCTCTTGCAAGCTAAAGAGGGAATGATGGGTGGGCTCCGAACCGCACTTCTTGTGATGGGGATGAACCGTAGATTTATTACTCTGCACTTCTTGGCCCAAGACAACAGGATAATGGCCGGTGGGGCAGCCAGAGGCCCGAACTCTCCTAAAGTTGCTACCAAGGTGTATTACGTCAGTTGTGCCATCAATCCCTTGATGCTCAAAGATAAAGCCGCTACTTGCTTGGAAATCACCAAGAGTTTTACTCCTGCACCGATAGGAGACGATGCCGTTCACATCAGGAAGCTCCCTGAATGAGTTTTTGGATGCACCTGTTGCTGGCGGTGAGTTTGACGCTGACTTTTAGCCTCTTGGCTTATCAGTTATTTTTCGATGAATAACATAGCAATAACGAGATATATACATACCAAATGTCACTGTGGTGTAATGGTAGCCACGAAAGTTTTAGAAGCTTTTGCTCGAAAGGGCGTGTAGGTTCGAGTCCTATCAGTGACACCAAATGCGGTTGTGTTGTAATGGTAGCCAAGGCAGAATGAGAGTCTGTTGGGGGAAACCCCGTGTAGGTTCAAGTCCTATCAACCGCACCAAATAATGCTCACGTGGCGGAATGGTATACGCGAATGTCTCAGAAGCATTTGGGAGAAATCCCTTGGAGGTTCAAGTCCTCTCGTGAGCACCAATTATTGATTAGCTATACTTTTTGACTAACCTATCGACAATCGTAGCGATATTAGTTGAAGCAACAGGTGGGGTTGGCTTATTGATTTCTTTGATCCACCACATCAGTCTGTTGTAAGTTTCCAAACTTTGCTTGGCTAAAATCTTGCCTTGAGTGCTGACATCGGATTGAATGGTAGGTAGCACTTGACTTTGCAAGTCAAAAGCCATCTGACTCAACTGTGTATAGAGTGGTCGTTTATCAGCAGGTAATGTGTTGGAATGCTGTTGTTGTTGAAGTTAGGTGATAAAAGCTTCAGCCTGTTCAATAGCTTCACCAGCGGCTTCTAAATTAGCAGCCTGTCCATACCTCTTGAAGAGTTGTTCTAAAGACATTAGGATTGTCCATACTTAGCAATTAGCTTATCAAGTGCGGAATCGGTAGCTGGAGCAGCCGGTCTTCTTTGTTGTGGTCTTCTGTTATGTTGTCCGGCTGTACGAGCTTGACCCGCTATTTGGGTGAGCCACTGTCCAATTTGCTGAGATACTTGTTGAGCTTGTCCCAACTGTTGTGGATTGAATTGTAAAGATGGTAAAGCGGCAGCAAGTTGTCCACCCATCTGTTGTAGTTGCAAATAAATCTGATTGAGGTTCTTAGGACGACCCATCTGGAATTGAGCTGGTAGTGCTTGTAGAAAAGCAGTAGCCTTGCTAATAACATCACCCGCCGCATTCATCTCAGGACTTTGACCACTGGATGCAGCAGGAGCATCACCCGCATATCCGCCAGGCGCTCTTCCTTCTGAAGCGGTATCTAAAACACGCTGCATAGCGATAGCATCGGTTGCTTGCGGCATTCCGTATTCGGTTTTGTAGGACTGTAAAGCAAATTGAGTATTAGGGCCTATGACACCGTCAACGGCCAATGGTTTACCATCTTTACCAGTTAGCTTGTAAGTGAATCGTAGAATGGTTTGTAGCTGTCTCACCTTAGGATCGGAAGCGGCTTTTTGAGGTTCTGCCGGTTGTCTAATACCAGTTCCACTCATATCTGGCTGTCCAGCAGCGGGCTCGCCCCAAAGACCACTTTGGGTTCCAGGAGCACTCCAAGGAGTGGTTTGAGCATACTTGTTCAATAGCTCTTCACTCACATCTAAAGATGAATTCTTTTTCTTATCAGACTTCCCAATGCTAGGATATTTAGAATGCACCTTGCCACTAACCAAAGACTGTAAGCTTTTTAGGGAGCCGCCATACCAAGATGGCACAGAGCTGTATTGATGAACTCTGGCCAGAGCATTTCTGGCTTGGCCCTCATCATTGATTGGGAAATGATCCTTCTTATCCTTGGCACTGGAAGCTGGGACACAAACAGTTCCACGATTACGAACCTTGGCCTTAGGATCTAGCTTTTTCTTTTCCTTTTTCTTAGCCTCGATAATTAGAGAGGTGATCCCTATTTTTTCGTAATTACAGGTTATTTTTAGTAATTTGTTTGCATCGCGGGACATTGAAACCTCTTTCGACAGGTGGTATAGAAGAGACATACTAATAATTACGGGATTATTGCCATAGATGGTCGAGTTTAGTAATAGGGAAAGTTTGCTGGCTTGGGCGGCAGGTTTGTTCGATGGTGAAGGAACAATCTATATTTCCAAGGCTAGAATTAGAGCTTCCGTTCATATGACAGATCTGGATATCTTGGAAACTTTTCGCTCTAACTTTGGTGGTTTCATCCATCCACAGAAGAAGCAAAAAGAACATCATAAAAAGTCGTGGAGATGGTCTTTGCAGGCTTCAGATAAGGCAATGTCTTTCTTGACGGATATATTACCGTTTTTACACGCCAGGAGATCAAAAAGGGTGGCAGAGGCAATTAGCTGCTATTCTCTGGCGATGCAGGAAAGAAAATCCAAGCAAAATAAGGTAAAGGAAGTAAGGGAGAAGATTAGAGAATTAGGAAAAACTGATATGACGCATAAAGACATATCAATATTATTCCATGTAGATAGAAGCTACGTTTCCCATGTGCTAAATGGGTCTTACGTATAATATGGTGTCGTTTGTCATCTAGTGATGATGGCTGACTGTGAATCAGCTAAGGCGAGTGCAATCCTCGTACGACACCCCAAGCCAAATGGCTCGTTCGTCTATCGGTTAGGACAAGAGGCTTTCAACCTCTGAAGAGGAGTTCGACTCTCCTACGGGTCACCAGCAGCACAAACCAGTAATGGTCCCATCGTCTAGCGGCTAGGACGCGACCCTCTCAAGGTCAAAACACGGGTTCGATTCCCGTTGGGATCACCAAAGCTATCAATAGCTTGATATAGTTAGAGTATGCCTCTGTGGTCCAAGGGATGGGCAGCCGCCTTCTAAGTGGCCTTATGTAGGTTCGAATCCTACCAGAGGTGCCAGATAGTTAGATGCGCTTATGGTCTAATGGAAGGGCAACAGCCTACGAAGCTGTCCTATGCAGGTTCGAGTCCTGCTAAGCGCGCCAAATGAAAGTCTGCACAAAGTGCAAATTCGATTATCCTGCACCATTGGAAGATCATTTCAATAGAAGAAGTTCAGCTAAAGACGGATTTCAATACCGTTGTAAAAAGTGTATGGTTGAAGTTCATAAAGAGCACTACCAAGAGAATGTGTCCTACTATAAAAAGAAGGCGCTAAAACACAACGCTAAATATAGACTAAGAAATCTTCAGTATATGGTTGATTATCTCAAACAGCACCCATGCGTTGACTGTCCCGAAATAGATCCGGTAGTACTAGAATTTGATCATCGTGGTAATAAAGATTACAATGTCGGCGAGATGTCGAATTACAGTTTGAGCACTATAATAAAAGAGATTGCGAAGTGTGATATAAGGTGTGCCAATTGTCATAAACGAAAGACGGCCAAGCAATTCAACTACTATCAAGGTATTACTTTGTAAGAATATGTCTCTATGTCTCTATGGTCCAATGGAAGGGCAGCGGCCTTCGAAGCCGCCTTATGTAGGTTCGAGTCCTATTAGAGATACCACATACGCCTGTAGCTCAGTTGGATAGAGCGCAACCCTGCGAAGGTTGAGGTCATCGGTTCGAATCCGATTAGGCGTGCCAAAAGCTCCGCAAGGAGCTATTTTTATTTGTGGAGCCTGAAATGAAAGCACATGAGCTGGCCACGATTACTCAGCAAGCTATTACCAAGCGAAACAACGAGAGACCTGCCCAACTCTACAAAGAGTTGATGGCATCGATGGAATCTATAGCTAAAACTGGATATGATCACATTGATTTTCTCTTCAGTGATCCACCTGAGGTGATAGCGGAAGTACTTGACTGTCTCCGAAAAGATGGTTATAGTCTCGGTAAGTTAGAGAAGGGTGTTGTTAGAATTACTTGGGGCAAGAATGTCCAATGCGAATTCGATATTGCTTGGGTAGGTCGTTGCAAAGAGCCAGCAGGTAAGACTGGGTTTTGTGTTGAGCACACATCTCGTAGATGCACTTGCGGTAGGCAAGCTGTCCGAGAATGTGAAGCTACCATTGGCGCTTTTGTGTGTGGACATCTAACTTGTGGCAAATGCCGCCACCAACACTAAAATGGATGACGATGATGATAAGCTGACTCTGCGTGATAAGTTGGCTGCTGCCGCTTTACCCGCACTGATGCAACGATACAATGATCACGTCTCCTCCAAGTGGACTATGATGAAGAATGGCAACACCATCACCACGGAAGCCTTTCGAGAAGATGCGGAGATCATTTCCGTTATGGCTTACAAGCTTGCCGATGCAATGCGCAAGGCCCGATTGAAGGCCTTTACCTAATAGAATGGAGCTACATGCCCCGACCAGAATTCGTAACGAATGAAGACCTACAACGATGGTCAGACAAGATAGATAACGATCCACTGATGTCGCCAGCCTTGGCGCAAAGCCCTCTAATAAGAGAAGTCTGTTTAGCAGGACGGTGGTTGAACGAGAAACTGATAGAGCTGGATTGTCCCGACCATATCATTGGCTGTATTATGTATACGGCCGGAGAGATTTGTTTTGGACGTTCCGATCCTTGGAAAGTGCATCAAGATATCCTGGATAGGTATGTCAATAACACGCTCGTGATTGATCCGCCAGATGAATCCAACTGAAACTAAACTCTCGGCTATGGAGAGCTTCGTCAAACTATTTGATGAAGAGCAGCCCACCTGTATCTATTGCAAAACTCTCTGTGGGATCAGTTCACGGACAGTAGCTAATGATGGTAAGATTTGGACTACCAATACCTACAGTTGTATAGAGTGTAAAGAAACTGTCAATACCTATGTAGTGGATGGTCTCCAGACTCTTTTTGATCCGCTTAGGAAGATGCCAGTTTGTTATGACTTCCGATTGTCTTGCAATGAGCTGGTTCTGTGGTATGGTGATAACCCAGAAAACTTCTTGGTTGGCAATAGGGTGATGAGCGTACATTGTGCGAAAATCCCCACTTTTGTCATGGATTTTTCCGACAAAAACAAACTGTATCGTAAGCTCAAGACTTACCTACTATTTTCCTGAATAGCTGCTTCAATCTTTTTTCTTTGCATCACATTGACAGTAATTGTATCGTGAGTATATTGTAAGGGTATCTTTTGATTAGGGAAGGAATAACATGCCGAAGGATCTAACCGCACCGACTATGTCCTCTTCAGACTTCAATCTGGAGAAATTGAATACGAAAGACTTGTCCGAGCATTTGGGCGCCTCCATTCAGATGGGCGGCAATATTGCCGTCTTCGGTCGCAGAGGCACCGGTAAAACGGAAATCGCCAAATACGAAATCAAGAAAGCAGATTTTACGGAAGTCTATATCAACCTCTCCGTTTTGGAACGAGTAGATATGGGCGGTTATCCCAACATTATGGCCGCTGGTCAACGGAAGAAGTTCGTTGACTTTTTGCTCCCCGAGTTCTATGAACAGATGATGGAAGGCAAGAAGCCAGTCGTTGCTCTGTTAGACGAAGTGGATAAGGCCGACCCCAGTTTATGGGCGCCACTCTTGGAGTTCACGCAATTCCGCAGCATCAACCATCGTCCCCTTCCTAAGTTGCATGCCATTATTATGACCGGCAACTTGATTTCAGAAGGCGGCTCTCGTCCCAGCTTGCCGCTGTTGGATAGAGCAGAAAAGTATTTAGTGGAAGCTGACGCCACCTCTTGGTTGGATTGGGCCGGTAAGTCAGGTCGCATTCATCCTTCCATTACGGCCTATGTCAACGACCATCCTAAGGATTTGTTCGGGGCTGTTGACCCAGAAGAGCGTTATGCCGATCCTTCCCCTCGTGGTTGGGATAGAGCCTCTCAAATTCTCTTCAAGGGAGAAGAGCGCGGTTGGAGCACCTACCTGCTCAACAAGAAGGTGGCAGGATGCGTGGGCAAAGATGCCGGCATCAAGTACTCTAACTACTATGAGCACTATATGGAACTTCTACCGATGGTGGAAGACATCTATCAGGGCCGAGACGTTTCTGGCAAGTACGCCACCTTGGAGCCTACCAAGAAATTGGTAGCTTGTATGATCACCTGTGCCCGTTTGGCAACTCAGTTGGATCAAGTCAAGGAGTCTGATGAACTGCCGGTTTCTATCAAGCACGTCGGCAAGTTCCTGCACAAGGTCTCTTACGAAAACGTTTTGGTGGCTGTGAGAAGTCAAGTTCAGATTGAGCGTATGGTCAAATTCAATCTTGACGAACATCCTGATTGGGCTAATGTATTGAGCAAGATCAACAAGCAGGTAGATCAATAAGACCTATCCCCCAATTGATATATACTCAATGGAGTCTCAATGAAATTTAGCAAAATCATAGGTAAGATTGATCCCAATGTAGTTTCCAAGGCCGAAGACAAATTGTCTCAGGTTTTCTTGGAGTTGGGCACCAGATATACCAACGAACACGTCGGAACTGGAATGGGCGGAGACCCACTCATTTTCAGTCTGATGTATCCGGTGGAACACGTCTGCACCCTCAACATTCCCACTGCCGCTACTGACGGCAAGAGGTATTACTGGAATCCTAAGTTCGTTCTCAAGCATTCCAGGAAGGGACTCAGGATTATCTGTGGCCATGAAGCTTTCCACGCTATCTATTTGCACCCTATGCGCAGAGGTTCTAGAAACCCCAAGCTATGGAACATTGCGGTAGACTACATTGTCAATGGCACGGTGATGGAGGATTTCAAGGCTCGTAAGATGGATCCCAAGGAAGAGTTCAGTAAGAACTTGGGCCGCTATATGAACCTGCAAAACTTCTGTATCCTAATCAGAGACCCCTTTGCTAAGATTGCTGGCTTTGAAGATCTCAATCCTACCGTAGAAGATCCCAACGGTAAGGTGATAGAAATGCCAGGTCCCAATGAAGATCGAGACCTGACAGCGGAAGAGCAGAAGGAACTGGAACGTCGAGAGAAGGGCGTCAGGTTCTATTACGCGGATGCGTATCTGGATGAGGAAATGAAGTCCCCAGAAAAGATCTATGACCTCCTGTATTCCTTGGTGCCCAAGTGCTCTAAGTGCGGTCGCATTGGTATGTATAAGAAGCCTGGTGCCAGCAAGAAAGATAAGAGTGACAAGACCGACAAGAAGGATAAGAAGGGCGACAAAGGCGATAAGAGCGACAAGGGAGAGAAGAGCGATCAGCCAGGAACCCAGCCAGGAGATCAGCATAACCACGGTGGAGATCAACCCTGTGATGATGACTGTCAAGGTCAAGGTCAAGGTCAAGGTCAAGGTCAAAGCTGTAATGGTGATGGCGGCTGTGATGAATGCGGGGGCGGTGTAGACGTCTTCGGTTTGGGTGGCACAGTTGACGATCATATGGACGCAGAAGAATCGCAAGAGAAGCTGGCCAAGAGAATTTCTGATGCTATGGAGGCAGCTCGCAAGATGGCGGGTCATATTCCAGCCGCTCTGGAAGATGAACTTGGCAAGTTGACGGCACCCAAAGTAACTTGGCAGGATATCATTCGCACCCGATTGCTCAAGGCAAGAGCTGGCAATGGACGCAATGATTGGACTCGATTCCGTACCCGTCCAATGTTCACTGGACTACTTGTTCCTAAGCGTAGGAACTACTACGCTCACTTTGGCTGTTTGTTAGATACCTCTGGTTCTATGGGTAGAGACGATATGGCTTTCGGACTTTCTCAGTTGCAATCTTTGGATGAGCGTTCGGAGGGAACTATCGTTCCGGCCGATGCTACCATCTATTGGGATGATGCCACCAAGATCAAGAAGGTTGACAAAGATGCTTTGATGAAGATCAAGGTGGTAGGTCGTGGCGGCACAATGTTTGCCGACTTCTTCGATGACTATCAGAAGCATATTGGTGAATGCGATTTCTTGATCGTCATCACAGATGGTTTTCTTTTGGATGGCGATATTGCGGCCATGAAGCATCCTGGTAAGGATGTCATTTGGCTGATCACCAGTGGCAGTGCTTTCAATCCTCCTTTCGGAAGAGCTTTTGATCTCAGAGACTGAGAATGAACAACCTCATCAACATTGAGTTCCTGGACAAGAAGGCTTTTCCTAAAGGGCCTTGGATGAGTGAGCCAGATATCTGTGCTTGGGAACATAAGATTCCTTGCTTGGCTCTGCGTGATATGAGCTTGGGTATTTGGAGGGGTTTTGCGGCCCTAACAGAAGGTCATCCTTTCTATGGTAGGATTATGGAAGAGTTGATCAAGATTCCTCAAGCCACTGAAATCTTCCTATCTACTTATGGCGGAATTAGTGGAGTGGGTCGTTTGCCTACCGAGTATGCCAGGTTTGACAAGAACTATTGGTGGGTTAGTGTCGCCACCATTCACGGTGGAGATTTGGTACCACTCCTCAAGATGGAGGACGTGGACGCTAATATGGCCAAGATGATGTCTAACCAAACCTACAAGAACCTCAAGTTCATTAGAAGAGAAGTCAATAAGCTGGCAGAAAGTTTAGCCAGAATTACTTCAGTGGAGTAAGTCAAATGGTTTTTATGATCGCCTTGATGGGCGGACTCTTTGCAGTCCTGGCCTTCATTCATTTCTTTGTGGATTGGATCTTCCAAAGCCACGCTGAAGCTATGGTCAAGCACAACAATCCCTACATTCGAGCTAAACATTGCCTCATCTATACGCTGGGTTTTACTCCGCTCTTTTGGTTAGTAGGCTTTGGTCGTTTGGAATGGATGATTGGTCTCAACATTCTTTTCCTGTCTCATTTCATTGAAGACACATATTGGCCAGTGTTCCTCTGGGCCAAATACATTCGCAGACCGCCCGAGATGACTCAACCTCGTAAGCAGGTGGGGTTTGATGGATACGTTGCTGTTCTACCGCCCGATGCCAAGGCTGGGTTTATGGAGTTTGTGCAGACTCCGCTGGGCAAGATCCTGATGATTGCTATTGACCAAATCATTCATCTGTTTTTCCTCTTCCCTATTGCTTGGATGATCCTGAGCCATATTACGGATGACTTTGGGATTACGCTCCTTTCTTTTATCCGCCCAATCTGAAAAATTCGCGCCACCCTTGACGCCGCAATTTACGTGGATACGTTGGGGTCAGGTGTGCGAAGTGTTTTACCGGAGAGGTATACTGCGAAATGAAACTGGATGGCGCTAAACCGTTTTTTGAGTCATCAGGAGATATGGAGGAGCAATTCTTCTCCGTAGAAGATCAGGGAATGATCTTCGACATCTTGCGCAACAAGATGTATTCCAATCCTATTCTGGCAATCTGTCGTGAGATTGCTTGCAACGCCCGAGATGCCCATCGTGAAGTGGGCAAGCCAGACGAGCCCATCCATATTCAGTTGCCAGTTGGCTTGCAGCCCGAATATCGAATCAAAGACTTTGGCCCCGGCATCAGCACAGATCGTATGCTCAATGTTTTCATCAAGTATACGGCCAGCACTAAACGCCAAGACAATATGCAGACGGGTGGTTTTGGCCTGGGTGCTAAGACGCCTTTCTCCTATAGTGATCAGTTCCACATTACTACGGTAGTAGATGGTATCAAATACAGCTATACTTGCGGTATCGACGAAACCAAGGTAGGTAAGCTGGTGCTCTTGGGCAAAGAACCGTCCGAGGAACCCAATAGCACGGAAATTGCCGTACCTGTTAAGCCACAAGACTACAATTCCTTCCGTCAGTATACGGAACAAGCCTGTCGTCGTTGGACGGTTAGACCCAGTATTACTGGATCCAATATTGTCTGGTCAGAACACAAGAAGCTTCTGGAGGGCGCCAACTGGGTTATGGAAGAGTCAGATGGCGGCTATTATGGAGGTCAACATCCCAAGTTAGTGATTGATGGCATTGAGTATCCTTTGGAGTTAGAAGCCCTCAGAAAGTATGCAGATGCTAAACTGATCGCCTCTATCAAAGGTGATCTGGTTATGTATTTCGGAGTGGGCGAGCTAAGCTTGTCAGCTAACCGTGAGCAAGTTTATTTGGATAAGCCGACTCAGGATAAAATCGGCACTCGTTTAGAAGAGATCCAAAAAGAAATCAAGATACGAGTGGAAACCAAGATTGAGACCTTCCTCAATTATTGGGATGCCAATCTTTACTACCGTAAAGAGATGAATGCATACTTCAACAACATAGACTTTTTGTTGCCTCTGTCCTGGCACGGTCATCAACTGACTAACAGGCAAGGCTCCGTCAACATCGGCTGTAATGTCTATTACTTCGAGCGAGGTAAGTATTCCCGTAAGTATGGACCTCAGCCCGACAAGCTGAGTCGTAGTATTATGCAGGTTCTTACTTTTGAGAATGATTATGAGTTGTATCTCAATGATCTCTCTATCAAAGAGCCCACCATCAAGCACGTCAAGAAAGCCTTTGACGATAACCCAGCTCTCAAACGCATCCAAGTTATCTGTCCGACAGATACTGTCACAGAAGACAGCTTGAACACCAAGTTTCATTTGGATCTGATGTTGCCTAAGAGGCTCTCTTCCATTACCAAGGCAAAGGGCCGTGCTTACACGCCCTCAGCATCCAGGCTGTTCATCTTCAAGTTTGACCCCGTCCCTGGAGATTTTCGTCAGGTGAGTTATGATGCGATGGAGGAAGATCCTCACCCCACCAAGGTGCTGTGCCTACTGCATCGTCGTGATAATGATCGTATTCCGATCCTGATCAATCAGCCTACCCAACCTTTCGATCTTTTCCGAGCCCTCTTGGAAAAGAATTCAGACGTTTCTTTTTATGGAGTGGATCAAAACACCGATAAGGATAGGTTGGAAGAAGAGTTCAGTGATTTCACCAAGGCAGATGATTTTATGGACACTGAAGTCTTCAATAACAAAGCTATCAACTTCTTGGAGATCAAATTCGCACAGGACAAAGATGATTATCGGAATCATCATATGATAGAAATTCTGGATCAGATAGAACCACTAATCCTAGACAAGCAGAGTCTTTTTCTTACCAGGCTCTTCTTACTGCAAAAACTGGCGAAGCTCAAGGATACTAACAAAGCGTTGCTGTTCATTTATGAGCAGGTCAAAGGCGAGATTACTGACGTAGCCTTGGGAGATTTTGCCACGGACAATCCAGAGTGGGATATTGGGAAGATTGACAATCAATATGAGTCGAGATATCCTCTGCTGACGGCCTACGACATTTACACTAAGGCCTACGCTCGCATTGAAGACATCGCGCACTACGTAAATCTAATAGACAAAGAACTAGCAGGAGTATAAGATCATGAGCAAAGAAGTAAGTTGGTTGGTCACGAACGAGAACGTAACCGTTAGGTGGGAAGGTCAGTCGCACATTGTTAGTCGAGGTACGCCCTTGGCAGATGATCTGATTGCCGCCCTCAAAGATGGCAGGAAGGACGAGATACCTGAGCTTATCTCGGTGGCCTCCCGAATCAAGACCTTTTCCAAGGGAAATTTCGTGGTGGACAAAGGCCGTGTGCTCATCAATGGGGTGGAAGCTCCTCGTGTCTTGAGTGATAGAATTGTCCAGTTCTCTAATGAAGGACTACCTTTTCAGCCCTTGCTCAAGTTTGCCGAGAACTTGCAACAGAACCCGTCCTTCCGAGCGGTCAATGAACTGTTTCAGTTCTTGGAGAAGAACAATCATCCTCTAACGGAGAATGGCTGTTTCATTGCTTACAAGAAGGTTCGTTCTGACTTCAAGGACGCCTACACCGGCACCTTCGATAACTCGGTAGGTGAAACACCTTCTATGCCGCGCAATCAGGTCAATGAAGACCCTACGCAAACTTGTAGCGATGGTTTGCACGTGGCTAACTGGCACTATGCGGCCAACGTCTACTCGGCAGAGACAGACGCTATTATGATTGAGGTGGAAGTCAACCCAGCTGATGTGGTAGCCGTTCCAGTCGACTATGACCAGGCCAAGATGAGGTGCTGTAAGTATAAGGTTCTTTCGGTGGTAACTCAGCCCCACAATGACAACGTGGCTCTTCGAGTAACCAGTCCAAGTTATACGGAAGAAGAGGAAGAGCCTTGTTATTATTGTGGAGAGACCGATTGCACCTATTGTGATGAATGTGATAGTGAGTGTGGGAATAACTGTGATTGCGATCGTAGCGAAGCCTCTCTCGATGATGACGATGAGGAAGAGGAAGAAGAGTATCCTTACGAGGATGAGATTGAGGGCGAATGATTTTTGAGGTGGGAGCCAGACTATGGATTTGTGATACCTGTGGTATAGAAGTATTATTACAAGTACGCAATTACTCTGCTGGCCCTCCAGAAGGCTGGACTATGAGAAGAGAGCGGCTTCATTGGTACTCTCTTCCAATCATCAAATGCTATTGTTCTGAATGCTCCAGCGTTTCCCATTAACAATGCGTGAAATTTGTGCGGCAGACAGGCTGAATATTCTACAAAGTTCAGCCTGTTTATATTTGCCTGTGGCAAACAGGTCGCATATTTCTTTTACCTGCTCTTTGGTAATTTTTGCTCTTACTTTAAGTAAAGCTTCTTTTACATGAGACTTCATACTATTTCCATAGTTGCCATTAGCCTTACCAAACAGTTGAACGCCATGCATTGGATTACCTTCGCCTGAATTCAATCTGCTCATACGCCGTTTACGCTCTTCAGTCCATTTAGTACCAGTCACCCCATCGCCACCATCCGTTTCATTGTATACTTGATAAGAGTTTTCTTTTAGAAATTTGATCCATTCAGCTTCTCTATCATTAGCTTGCTCTTTGGTTTCTAATTCCTCAATTACTTTGAAGGCAAACTTATCGGCACCATATTTGTTTATGGCGCAATGAACCGCGTATCTCTTTTTAGATTTGGCATCTGATTTATGGCGCTTCCAACGCTCCCTGGGATTATTGGTAATTCCTACGTAAAGCTTGCCATTAATTGTATTGAATATCAGATATAAATAAAACATTACCTTCATCTCCGTATGTGAGATATAGTTTTATTGATAGGATTTTACGGAGATATTATGAATATTGCAATACTTGGGGCAGCTTGGGGTGATGAAGGTAAAGGACACATTACTCACCACCTTTCCAAAGATTACGATTGGGTAGTTAGGTTTGGTGGTGGTGCCAATGCGGGCCACACTATTTACCGAGATGGTAAGAAGTATGTCCATAACCTGCTTCCTTCTGTTGACTTCCGAGTTCCTCAGGTCAAAGCCTATTTGGGCTCGGGAATGGTCATTGACATTGAAAAGCTGCGTGATGAAGTGTATGATGCCGATGAAGCTTTTCCGGGAGTGGGTAAGCGTATCTATGTTGACAAGAACGCCTTCATCGTAACCGACCATCACAAAGCAGAAGATAAAGCTAAGAACGGTCATCTGGGAACTACCTGTCGTGGTATTGGTCCCGCTTATAGAGATAAGATTGAGCGCACTGGCACACGCGTTGGAGATCTTCTCAAAGGTGGAGATCCATACTGGAATGACTTTATGTATCAGTTGGTTGGTAAGGGTGTCCGATTCGTGGATCTCTTGCAAATGCGAGATGAGATGTCTCGTGGCAATATTCTTTACGAGGGAGCCCAAGGCGTTCTCTTGGACATCAATAACGGCATCTATCCTTACGTGAGTTGCAGTGATTGCACTGTAGGCGGCATCTATTCCAGCGGTTTTCATTTTGCACCTCCTCAAAAGGTTTATGGAGTAGCTAAAGCTTACACTACTAAAGTAGGTGAAGGTCCTTTCCCTACCGAGCTATCTGGTGAAGAAGCAGAGGCCCTTCGTAAGAGAGGTAAAGAATATGGAGCCACTACAGGTCGTCCCAGGCGAGTAGGTTGGTTGGATTTGCCAGCCTTGGATTATGCTTGCAAAGTTTCTGGCATTACCGATCTTATCCTGACCAAATTTGATGTCTTGGCTGGAATGGAGAAGGTTCCGGTTTGTGTCTTGTATGAAGAACAGCCTCGTAGTCCAACGGCGTTCTTTGATGCCAAGCCCCAGTATGTCAATCTAAAAGGTTGGGAGACTGTGGAAAGGCACGAACACGAAATTAGGGGGTCGGGTTTTAGAGGGGTCGATTTTGCTGGCGAGCTGTATGATTTCATTGACCAGGTCGAAAAGTCTACTGGTCATCGAGTCGGATACGTTTCTCTGGGGACCGAAGACAAAGATATAGTCAAGTGGCACTACTACGGTTGATGATATAGAACAGGGTATGTTAGCTCTGGATAAGATTGATCCACAATTTAGAAAGCTGGTCGACCAACTATTTTTCACCGATAGAACCGATCTGGACACTTCTAATTTCTCAGCATTGCTGGGAAACAAAGACGAACACTTTGCCTACCTACATGATCGCTTTACTCGCAGTTTAGAGATCTTCTGGGATGAGGCTTTTTGGTTACATCGTTTTGATCTACTATTGTCTTTACATTCCAAAAGGGCCTCTATGGTTTTAGAGCCGCACCTGATTTCTCAGTTCCGTTCTTTGATCATTAGGAATTCGCAAGCTAATATCAACACTGATAATGCCTATATACAGTTCGTAGCTTGGTCGAAAGCCAAGAGCAGTAGGAAGGAAGACGTTTCGGCTATTCGAGATTTCTTGTTGGGCCTTCCTCATATCATTCAGATCAATAGACTAACTGGTATAGTTTCTAACTTTGCCCCTCATATCTTCCAAAGCTGTGATGAATACATCGAGATTATCTCCAAGAAGATTGGGCAAGTAGCTCGCAACTTTGAGGTCTTGCAGCAATTAGAAAAGCAGGGACTCAAAATTGATAAGGGCCCCGTCTTCAAGTTAGCTAAAGACCTGTTTCTCAAAAGAGTGCCTAATCGTAGTAATAAGCGCGCCCTGTTCATTATGATGGAAGATACGGCAGTGATGGGTCATTTGCAATCGGAATATCGTCCCCCCGTTCATCGATCCCGTTTGACCGATCTAATAGTATCCTGTGATTACAAGGAATTAGAACAGCATCACTTGCGCAACATCAAGAACCTGCTTATCTTGGACGCCACCTTAGCGGATGAAATCTTATTCACCTATCTAGACAGTTTATACACATGTAGGGCTGGATATAAACGATCTAACATCAAGCGACTCATCCGTGTTTGCAAGACTTTCTCACAACTCTCTTCCAAAAAAGTATTGGCTTATCTGGCATCTACTAACAGAATGTCTGACATCAAATATGTCTTGAAGGCATTCCCAGAGTTGAAACCCCTCGCCCCTTTTATATGAGCCTATTATGATGCACCTAACTGAAAAAGCCGCCAAGAAGATTGAAGAGATTGCCAATGCCGAGGGTGTGGGGCATTTCACCATTCGTGCCAAAGTTATTGGCGGTGGCTGTGCGGGCATGACGAACGACATCTATTTTGACGATCAGATTCTGGATACAGACGAAGTGACCGAGCTTGACGGTGTAAAAGTAGTTGTAGATTTGATGTCATTTCAGTATTTAGATGGCACCACTATAGACTACGTAGATTCTGAAATGGGTGGAGGATTCAAGTTCTTAAACCCTAATGTGAAGTCATCGTGTGGCTGTGGGCAATCACAATCTTACTGACCTCGTTTGTTTAGCACATTTATCTGGGTTTTTAGCTCGGCAAATTTCTCTGTAATTTCCGCACCCAACTCTGGGTTCCATCTTCTGGTAACGGCATTGGTTCCCAGTTTGAGATCATTCATTTTGAGACAGAGTAATGCTTGTTCTTTTTTCACCATAAGATACGGTAGCATTGATTTGATGGCGTTAGCTGCCATAGTGTTAGTTATGATCCATTCATAGCACGGACGCCAGTTTTTGTGTAGTTTAGCTTTACCAGTCTTTTTGTGTCTCAGCTTGCCGCCCCCAAATTCTCTTTGTAGTATTTGGATTGGTTCTATTTTGCAATTATGAGCGCTTAGTTTGATTCTATACTGAACTCTGGCAATACCTTTTTTGTCGGTATATTTGGCAGTGATAATAGTTATCGAGCCGTCCGCATCAATGAATCCGGCCAGATAGGCGTGAATTATTTCCTTATCAGTAGGCATGTAGGTATCCTCCACCAGTTATATATCCGAGTAAGATGAAGATCATCAAGCAATTTAAGGACCCAGAGTTTTACGATAAAAGGTATGGTCCCTATGCCGCCCCTGGTTGGTGGGCGTGGGGATTAGGTGATGACGGTGAATTATATTGTCAAAGCACTGGTTTTCCAGATTGTGGTAAAGAGTGGCACGAGTTGAGATACTCTGCTTTTTATCCTCGTCTAAAAGATATGAAGAAGATCGTCAAAGAATTTGGAAACTGGTTAGTTTGGATTTGAGGTAAGTATATGAGCAAGCACCCCGTATTAGATATCATTGTCAAGAAGAGCCCGCATCTTTCCTGGATGGAAGATCGCACCGTGCTTCTTGTGCGCCACGGCTCTCACGCTTACGGCACCAACACGGCTGCCTCAGATGAAGATTTCAAGGGCATTGCTATTTCTCCTAAGAAGTATTTCCTGGGCACGATGTCTCGCTTTGAGCAGGCCGATCTAAAGGCTCCTGATCCTGATGCCGTTATCTATGACATCCGTAAGTTCTTCAACCTGGCCGCTGATTGCAACCCTAACATCATTGAGGTGTTGCATACGGATCCTGCCGATCATTTCTTGGTGGATCCAATCGGTGAAATCATCTTAGAGCACAAGGACGCTTTCTTGTCCAAAAAGATCAAGCATACCTTCTTGGGTTATTCGGTGGCTCAACTCAAGAGGATCAAGACGCATAAGCGTTGGATTATGGATCCTCCTAAGACGCCTCCTACCCGAGCCGAACTGGGCTTGCCAGAGCAGACCTTGATCCCACAAGATCAAATGGTCGCTGCCATGGCCGAAATCCAAAAGGAAATGGATCGTTTTCAGTTTGACTTTATGGAGGGGATGGAAGAGTCAGCCAAGATTGGTCTACGCAACACCGTTTCTGAAATGTTGGCCGAGTTGAAGATTACTTCTGACCAGCACTGGGAGTCAGCCGCTCGCAAGATCGGTTTGAGTGATAACCTCATTCAAGTGATGCAACGAGAGCGCCAATACACCAGCGCTAAACGTGAGTGGGATCAATACCAGAACTGGAGAAAGACGCGCAACCCAATGCGTGCCGCTCTGGAGGAGAAGTATGGATATGATACCAAACACGCTTACCATTTGGTTCGACTCATTCGTATGTGTCGAGAGATTCTGACCACAGGTAAGGTTATTGTCAAACGTCCTGACCGTGAAGAGCTGTTAGCTATTCGCAACGGTGCTTGGTCTTACGATCAGCTGATTGAGTTTGCTGATTCGGAAGACAAAGCATTAGCCGAGTTGTATCTGACTTCTACGGCTCTTCCCAAGACGCCCGACAAAGAGATGCTCGATCAGCTATGTATCAAGTTGGTAGAGCGCTCTCTTTCCAGGTTCTCTTGGTATTCTGTTCGTAAGCTATTCAAGAACTTGAGGTAATATGTCAAAGAAGTTTGATCCAAATGTATTGGTTATTGATGTGGAAAGCACTTGTTGGGAACCACCAGAAGTTCAACCTAAAGGTGAGTTCTCGGAGATTATTGAGATTGGTATTGCTGTCGTCAATATCAAAACTCTCAAACTCACTAAGAATGATTCCATTATCATTCGTCCACAGAACTCTACCGTTAGTAAGTTCTGCACCAAACTGACTACTCTGACCCAAGATATGGTAGATCAGGGGATGACTTTCCAAGCTGCCATGGCGGTTCTCCGACAGAACTACGAGTCGGAGAATCGCACTATGGTCTCTTGGGGTGATTACGACCGCAAAATGTTCGAGCGCAACTGCAAGGACTACGGCTGTAAGTATCCTTTTGGACAGCGCCACCTCAATCTCAAAAATTGTTTCACCCTGCTCCATGGGCTCGACAAGGAACCAGGGATGTACAGCGCCCTGGATTATCTTGGAATGAAGCTGGACGGGACTCATCACAGGTGCATTGATGATGCTCGTAATATAGCGAATATCTTCATCAATACTTTAGGAAACTTTAGAGTTGGTGGCGCAACGAGAGACGGATAATACGGCATATAAGTATATGGAAACTGAACCAAAAGCATTGCAAGTTTTTGTTTCTTTAGCCGCCGCAGAACAGGTCAAACTACAACTGCAAAAGCGCGGCACGCCTGAGGCTTATCTACGATTGGGAGTTCGTGGAAGCGGATGTAATGGATTTAGTTATGCTTTGCAGTTTGAGGAAGCTCCCAAAGAAAAAGATAAAGTTTTCCAGGAAAACGGAATCAATATAGTGATTGATCCTAAGAGTTTGCTCATTCTTAATGGGTGCACTTTAGATTGGGAAAAGACTTTGATGAAACAAGGTTATAAGTTTATTAACCCAAATGAAAAGTCGAAATGTGGGTGTGGCCACAGCTTCTCTGTCTAACAAAGGAAAATCATCATGATCCACGGAATCTATATGAAGAGTAAACCGAAGAACAAATGGCATCTTGTGTCTTACACAATGTCGCCAGAAATGGCTCAAAATGAGATGGATGAATATATGAAGCAAGCTATCTTAGAGGGTAATGAGCAAGCCCGGGTAGCTGTTCAGCTTTTTGATTCTCTCTTTTGGATGCCTGATTTTATAGACGAGATTACCGAGCAAAAACTGCTGTTCAATTGAGGCGTTATATACTCATGTGATACCATGAGTCCTAATGCATTAAACCTACGGGAAATAGATCAAGAACAAGCTCTCAACCTAACCAAGTTTTTTATCCAATCACAACAGAACATTTTCCTGTTTGGTAGACGTGGAGTTGGTAAGACAGACATTGCTATTCAAGCTGCCAAGGAATGTGGCTTGAAAATCAATTACATCAATCTAAGTGTTATTGAGCGTTCTGATATAGCGGGCTACCCTGATATACATGCCCCCGGCGACATCATCAATTATAAGTCCCCACACTTCTTACCCAAGCTGGCTCCTGATGCCAAGCCAGATAGTGTTATCCTCTTCGATGAAATTGACAAGGTGATGCCTGAAGTAACGGCTCCCTTGTTAGAGATTCTGCTTTTCAAGAGAATCAATGGGCTCCCTATCAATGCAGCGGCTTGCATCTTGACTGGCAACCTGGCAAGTGAAGGCGCCTACTCCAACCAAATTAGTTCCGCTTTGTTGGATAGGGGCGCTAAGTATATTCTGACTTTCAATTTCGAGCGTTGGGTGGATTGGGCCAAAGCCAACAATGTGCATGATTTGATTTTAGGTTTTCTGCGTAGCGATCCCAGTTTTGCTTGTGGCGCATTAGAAGATACAGCTTTTGCTTCACCCTCTCCTCGCAGTTGGACGTGGGCCTCGCAAGCACTCATCAAAGCGAAGGAACTCAAGATGCCCGATATAGAATCGGTCACCCAAATTATCTCCGGCTATGTCGGTTATGAGGCGGGCTTGAGGTTTCGAGTTTGGTATGAGCACTATCGCAGATTTGAGCCATACGTTCATTCGTTGATTGAACGTGGCGATATGTCTATCAATTTCAGTATGCTACATCCAACAGAGCAAGTTGTCTTCGTTGTATCAGCTTGTTATTACGCGAAACAAAGGGTTTTGGGAGACAAATCTAAGAATAGATTCGTATATCTAGAGCGCTTATGTGACTTCTTCAATAACCATGGAGTGGACACGGAAGTTCAAGTGATGGGACTGTATAATTCCTTTGACTTTGAGATGATAAGGGCGCATAAACTATATACCTGTAAACCCTTTTTCGACCACTTTACCAAGCTCAGCGATAACGTCCATTTCAAGAAATGAATCGCTGGCCTTGACACCCAATTTTTAGGATTTACAATTTCCCGTGCGTGAGGCCCAATGAGCAATAATATCGTGATTGTTGATGATTCCAATTTTCAAGTAGAAGTTCTTGATTCCAAATTACCAGTTCTCGTAGACTTTAGCGCTACCTGGTGCGGGCCATGTCAGAGACAATATCCTATCTTGGAGAAGTTTGCGGATGATCAAATCAATCGTGTCAAGGTGTGTAAGATAGATATTGATGATGCGCCTGCTATTACCGCTAAGCTCGGTATTCGTGGTGTGCCTACTCTGATGGTTTTCAATGCTGGCGCCTCGGTAGGTTCCAAAGTAGGAATGACTTCTTTGGCAGAGATGGACAGTTTGGTATTGACTAAAACTGGTGTGTAAATGAATATTCAGACAGCCGCCGGGTATATGAAGCACGGCTACAGAATTAGGCGCGCAAGTTGGGCGCCTGGAGAATGTATTGATCCCTCTGTTTTTGATGATGGGGAATATCTTCCGTTTCACTTGGGGGAGTTGCTGGCTGATGATTGGGAGATTATTACGGAAGGTATAGTGAAGGACTTTCCGCTTACGTATTCTAATTGAGGAATAACAATGTGGTTTGAAGATTTGATGCTCATAGCGCTGTTGGGCGTAGGTGTGTTCTTGATAGGCATTCCTTGCCACAAGCTGATTACATCTATTCTCCCTAAAAAGAGAAACGCTCTCAAAGAAGCTAAGGAGAGGCTGGAACAGGCTCGCCTGGATTTGGAAGCGGCTCGCCTCAATAAAGAGGCCGAGAAGCTGAATGAACGTATCTATGAGGAAGCTTTGCAAGAAGAGCAGGCCCTCGAAGAAGAGTTGAATGAACAACAGGAGAAACATAAATGAGTCCAACAAGGAATGACGATAATTTTGGCTTGATTGTCAAGATGGTGATGGGGGCGATTGTCCTCATCGTAGGTGTTTGCGTGCTGTCTTGTAGCGTCACTACGGTGGATGCTAACGAGATTGTCATCAAGCAGGATGTGGTAGGCGGAGATTTGCACGTATGGGATACCCCAGGTGTTCATTGGCAGAACTTCGGCACTATCACTCGCTACAAGAGAAGCGAACAGTTGTGGTTCTCTATCAAGGAGGATGAAGGTAAGAAGACTGACGAATCCATCAAGGTGCGATTCAATGACGGTGGCCACGGCAACATCTCCGGTTCTCTCCGTTATAGCCTCCCTACCAGCCCAGCTCAGATGCTAACCCTGCATCAGACCTATCACTCTATGGCAGCTATTGACCACGAGCTGGTGCGTCAGGTAGTCAACAAGGGTGTTTATATGAGCGGTCCTTTGATGAGCAGCCGAGAGTCCTACGCTGAGAAGCGAGCCGACCTCATCAACTACATCACTGACCAGATTGTCAATGGTGTGTATCGCACGGAGCACGACACTATCAAAACCACGGATCCTCTGACCGGTCAAGAGAAGACGGTGGATGTGGTCAAGCCTAAGGTCAATACCAATTCACCTAACAGTATTGAGCGTGAAGAAGAGAGCCCCATTCAGAAGTTTGGAATGAGCGCTTCTAACATCACCATCAACAACATTGACTACGATGTGGAAGTGGAAAAGCAGATTCAACAGCAACAGCAAGCCATTATGGCTGTGCAGCAAGCTATCGTCAATGCCCGTAAGGCAGAGCAAGATACGCTCACTGTGGAACAGCAAGGTAAGGCAGAAGCTGCCAAGGCTAAGTGGGCACAAGAAGTCGAGAAGGCAACCGCCGTGACTTCCGCCGAGAAGGATAAGGCAGTGGCCGTGACTCAGGCAGAGAAGAACAAGGAAGTGGCTCAGCTCAGCTTGGACACCGCTAAGTTGGCGGCACAAGAGACCATCACTACCGCAACGGCAGGAGCCAATGCTCGTAAGATGGCTATCGCGGCTGACAACGCTTTGCAGGCCCGTTTGGATGCTTATGTAGAGGTCAACAAGGCTTGGGCAGATGCAGCCAGCAAGCAACGTCAGACGCCTGAAGTGGTTATGGGCGGAACTACTGGAAACTCTACCAGTTCTCTGATGGAAATGATGGCAGTCAAAGCTGCCCGCGATATGGCCGTCAACCCGAAGCCGTAACGATGATGATTCTAGCCAAGCCAAAGAAGCCCGAGAAGATGATCACGGTCGATGGAATAGAGACATTCTACGATTGGGATCGCTACAACAAAAACATTCCTCTCGATGCTTTTTTGGTTTGGTGCAATGAAAAGACGCCCAAAGGCGCTACTGATGTTTCTATCAGGGTTGATGAGTCTTGGGAGTATGATGATTGTATTGTTAGTTTGGAACTTCATTGGAAACAGGTGGTTCCAAACCCAGACTACGAACGTGCAATGAAGAAGTATGACACCAAACTAAAGAAGTGGAAAGCACAATGTCAGAAGTCGTAATGGTTCTGGGGCCTCCCGCCTCAGGTAAGAGCACGCTAACCAAAGAGCTGGCCAAGAAGGGCCACGTGGTTCTCAATCGCGACACTGAAGGTGGCAAGATTGTGGATTTGCTTCCTAAGATGGAAGCCCTCTTGAAAGACAAGAAGTCGGTCGTTCTTGACAACTTGTTTCCGACTGCCGAAGTTAGGAAGCCCTTTATCGAGATGGCTAAGAAGCATGATGTTTCCATTCACGCCATCGTCAAGAAGACCACCATCGAAGACGCTACTTTCAACTTCGTGCAAAGGGCCATCGGCATCTTGGGGACTTTTCCTGAGCCCGAGCTAATCAAGAAGAGCAAGCACCCCAATGTTTTTCCGCCTACCGTTCTCTTTAGGTATAAGAAGGAGTTTCAAGAGCCCACTACCGAGGAAGGTTTTGGTGTGGTTTCCAAGTCAGCCTTCGTTAGAGAAGATGATCCCAGTTTCACTAACAAGGCTCTCATCGTAGATTATGACGGCACCCTGCGTGAGTGCATCAATGGCAACGATAAGTATCCGGTCAGCAAAGACCAGATCGAGATGAAGGCCAACCGCAAAGAAGTGCTGCAAGCTTACAAGGACAAGGGATATATCTTGTTGGGATGCTCTAACCAAAGTGGCATTGCCAAGGGAGAATTGACGGCAGAAACAGCCAAAGAGCTATTCGATTTCACTAATCAGCAGTTGGGATTGGACATTGAGTATCGTTTCTGTCCTCATCAGTCAGCACCTATCTCTTGTTATTGCCGCAAGCCCCAAGTAGGAATTGGCGTAGAGTTTATGATCAAACACAAACTCAATCGTAAGGACACGATTTTTTGTGGTGATATGAAAACTGACGAAACTTTCGCTAAGAGGTGCGGGTTTCAATACGTAGATCAGGCTGAATTTTTCAGATGATTGTTTCGGGGATATATGAGGAACAGGAGACATTTTATGTTGCCTCGGACGCCCTACGGTTGGATCTACGCCATCATCAATAATATCAATCAGAAGATCTACGTAGGTCAGACTAAACATCCTAAGAAACGATGGGGAGCGCATAAATCTGCCGCAAAGAAAAACTCTTACCCAATAAACAGGGCACTCACTAAATATGGCACTGATAATTTCACTTATCAGCTAATTGAGCCTCATTCTACTCTAAACGATCTAAATGATGCAGAGGCTTATTGGATCCGATTATTAGGAACAATGAGATCGGAAATCGGGTATAATATCCGACCAGGTGGAAATGTCGAGGTTATTTCGGAAGAGAGTAGAAAAAAGATGAGCGAGGCTGGTAAGGGAAGGATAGTATCCGAAGAAACGAGACAGAAAATTAGTGCCACTACAAGTGGCCCAAATAATCACGCTTACGGAATACCTAAGTCAGAAACCACCAAACAAAAATTGAGACAGGCCAATAGTGGTCGTTATGATGGCGTTCCGCGTTCCAAAGAAATCAAGCAAAAGATAGGCAAGGCAAACGAGACGCCTCTTACCATATTACGGGAACGTAGTATTGCTGACAAATATGTTGGCGGTCTTTCTTTCCATAAACTCGCAAAAGAGTTCAACATAGACGAAAAAAGAGTGAAACGCATTCTGTTGGAACACGGCATTCCAATAAGGAAAGCTGGCCGACAATCGAAATAATAATCAAGCGGAGTTTTTTAAGTGAAACAATCAGTTCAAGCAGAATGTAGTTCGTGTGGCGGCACTGGCGTCTATTGTGGGTTTGCAGAGCCCAGAGGCACAGGCGTAGTGTGTCTCAATTGTAATGGCACCGGTTGTCGCACCATTGAATATACGCCTTTTACGGCCATCAAGAGACGCAATGATGTCAGCCAGGTGATGCGTTCTCGTGGAACCTTTATTGCTACTGGTGTGGGCCCGGGAGGTAATGCTATTACCTATGAGGACTTCCTAAATGGAAAGAGGCCTCAATGAATAAATCCGTCAAGAAAAGAAACGACAATAAGCTAATACTTACGGTTCCTGATAAAGAATACCAGATATTAGTTTTTGCTGCAAAGCATCAGTCAGGGACATACAAAGTTTTCCAACTAATGGTAGAGGCCCTGAACGATGGTACTTGGAAATTTTTGGATCTGCCTGGAATAAGATCAACAATCATAGCTTGCTTTGACTGCCTAAGAATACAGGAGCGCTATGATTTTCTTCTGAACGAATCAAAAGACACTTTATCTTATGACAAAGACGGCTTCTATCTAAATAAAGAGCATAAATTCGAGACACTTGACGAAGTAAAAAGGGCACTAGAAAATAAGGCGTTCTTATGATGAAAGAGTATGAATTCGTATCAATAATGGCAGAAGGTTATAGCAATCGTTTCTCTAAAGCACTTGAAGCCGTTGTCTCGGCCATCAATAACAAACATTGCGATATGCTCAACTTGGCCGCTGTCAGGATAAGAGTAGAGGAAGCAATGCAGGCTTTGGAAGTCAAGGTGCGTTTTGATTCACTTGCTAGTCAGAAAAAAAACAAGCTAACCTGTAATAATGCTGGTTTCGATCTGGATGGCCATAAGTTCGAGACATTGGATGAAGTGGAAAAAGCATTAGAGAACAAAGCATTTTTGTAAACGAGGAAATTATGATCAAGGTAGAAATGTTAGTCGGAATACCAGGCTGTGGTAAGAGCACCTACGCTAAGCAGGTGATCGCTAAGGATCCCTCCAACTGGGTTCGAGTCAACAACGATGATTTGCGAGCTATGTTCAATGGTTCGGTGTGGTCATCCGATTACGAGAAGATCGTAACGGATGCGCGCAACTACCTGATCCGAGATGCCCTCAAGCGTGGTAAGAACGTGATGATTGACAACTTGAACTTGAACCGTCGTCATTTCGATGATGTGTGCAAGATTGCCAAGACGGTCAACGTGGACGTGCAAGTCTTCGAGAAGGCTTTCTATATCGAATTGGAAGAGGCCATGGAACGCAACGCCAAGCGTGAAGGTGCGGCTCGTGTGCCCGATGATGTTATCAAGAAGTGGTGGAAAGAGTCGGGTAAGCAACAGTTCAAGTTTTACAAGCCACGAGTAGAGATCTATCAGGAGCGTAAGGGCAACGTCAATCAACCGATGGATGGGCCGGCTCACGATCCTTCTTTGCCAACCGCTGTTCTATGCGACTTGGATGGAACCTTGGCTTTGATTCACAACAGAGGCCCTTACGATGCTTCTGACTGTGATGTCAAAGATCTACCAAACAAACCCGTGGTGTCATCCGTCAAGATGTATCACGATAGTGGGCACAAGATTGTTTTCTGTTCAGGCCGTGAGCAAAAATACGAACCTGAGACCAGACGTTTCATTGAAAAGCATTTGCCTGATGTTGTATATGAATTGTATATGCGTAAGACAGATGATTTCAGAAAAGACGCAATCATAAAAGAAGAAATCTATTGTGCCAATATTGAGGGCAAGTATAATGTGCTACTCGTGTTGGACGATCGCACGAGTGTCGTAGCTTTTTGGCGTGAAAAGGGCCTCACCTGCTTCCAGGTAGCTCCCGGCGATTTCTAACAAGTTCTGGGCATTTGACGATATATACAGTGGAGGTCGTCAAATGCCCAGAGTATATTACAAGAGAAATTGTCCAGGCTGCGGGAACGAGCTAACATATAAACACGTCGTTTCCTTCGACTACGCTGCCAAACACGAACAGAAATGTTCTGCTTGTTCAGCCAAGCAAAGAGAAAGTAGTAAACACGCCCTCTCGCCTGAAACAATCAGTTCGATTTTGGAAATGAATGCTGGTGGAATTCTCAATAGAGAGATCGCGCGAACGCTCGGAATACATCATCGAACGGTATCTTACCACCTAAAGAAAAGTGGTAGAGAACAGAATTGGGCCAATCAGCCCATCGATATGCTATCTGATAGCAAAGCAAGATGTCGAAAATGTGGAGACATCAGGTCTATCGATGAGTTTCAGTTTGGCCGCAAAGGGCAGAAGTATGAGTATAGATTTTCTTATTGCAACAAATGCCGCAAGAAACAAGCCTATCTAAACCTCAACAGTGGCATTGATAAGTTTCTCATCGATAAGTATCATCGATTAGTCAATCGCGGCAAGAAACTTGATATCATTTGCACGGTCTCTTGTGAAGAGTTCATTGCCCAGTATCACAAACAGGAAGGTAAGTGCTTCTACACAGATGAAGAAATGGTCTGTGAGGTTGGAGCCGGCAAGCATAGGAACAGTTTATCAGTCGATAAGATCGTGCCAACGAAAGGTTATGTCGTTGGCAATTTCGTATTCGCTACCAATAAGATCAATACCTGTAAGAGCGACTTGACATTAGATGAGATCAAACGATGGATGCCCGAGTGGTATGCAAGGATAGAGAAGTTTATTGGAGGTCGAAGGGGCTGACTTGCTTTCAAGTTGCCGAAGGTGATTTTTGATTTTGGTTCTGGCATCTATCAATAATCTATTATATAGACATGAAGATTGCAGAAGATAAAATAAAACAGATCGTTGAACTACATAGTGCCGGCCTAATAGACAGAGAAATTGGTGAAAAGGTCGGCCTATGTAGTGACGCTATATATTATCATCGTAAAAGATTAGGTCTCCTCGCTAATGGGCCAACTAAAGGATCGTTGGTAATCAATAAAAAAGGCGATAGAAAATGTTCTAAATGTGGCAAGTTTTATCCCGTTGATCATTATGAAACTGATAATGCGGGCAGCGTAAGACGAACCTGTTGTTTTTGCAAGAAAAAAGCGAACAAGCAAAATTATATAGATACCAAATCCAGTTTAGAAAAAGCAATTACTTATCGATGTCGTTATTGGAAAAAGAGAGCGAAAGATAACAATATACAGTATGACATAGACTATGATTATGTAATGAGTATTTTGCAACGACAAAATTATAAGTGCTTCTACTCCGGCAAAGAAATGTTGTTAGATGGCAATCGTGAAGATCATAATTATAGTTTGTCGATTGATCGTGTAATCCCAGAATTGGGATATGTAGAAGGAAATGTTGTCTTCTGTGTTCATAAGATAAACTTGATCAAGAATAATATGACGCTGAAAGAAATCGAAGAGTGGACACCAAAGTTCTATCAGAAAATTGTGGAGTCTGATTTCCTCCGCTTGACGCCCTATTTATAAAACTTATGATATGGCTATGTCAATCAAGCTGCCGCGAACGCTACACATTGAAGGTTCCCGCGTGCCTCACGGCACGGCCGATCCAGATGCTGTCCAATTTGCTAAGTTGGCTGAGCAATTTCTGGTGGTGGAAGAGAAGGTGGATGGCACGGGCGTCAGCATCTTCTTTGATGATCAGTTGAATCCTCAAGTTTGGCATCGAGGTGGTCGCGCTATTGGCAAAGAGTTTGATTACCTATACACATTAGTTGATCTTCACCAAGACGAACTCTTCGATCTATTGAGCGATCGATATATTCTCTTTGGAGAGTGGATGTTGCATAAGCATACCATCTTCTATGATTGCTTGCCTCATTATTTTTTGGAGTCGGATATTTACGACCGTAAAGAGAATATATGGCTGTCTACGATGGCCAGAAATAATCTGTTGTCTAAGCAGAGTTTCGTCAGGCAGGTGCCAGTTATTGGTGCCTTGAAGCCAACGCGTTTGGACCAGCTTACCAACCTGATTGGTGAATCGCTATATCAGTCCAAATTCTGGCGAGCCAACTTATGGGCAGTTTGTGATAGGATGAGTCGGCCATTGAAGTCCGTATTAGAACAAACAGACCAGTCAGGCCTGATGGAAGGGCTCTATATCAAACACGAGGACGATAACCAAGTTATTGGACGCTATAAGTATGTACGCTATGAGTTCTTAGAGGCGATTCTCAAATCGGGCTCTCACCTAATTGATAGGGAACCCATTCACAATATCTCTGTCGGAGGTTATAGCTATTAGCTATAAGCGTGGCTATGTTAGTTGCAGCTCTTGTTATCTTGTTTGGGGCCATTGTTCTCAGTATGTTTGTGGGTTGGATTATCCGCATCTTCATCTTCTGTGGCTTTTGGTTCCTGTCATATTGGTGGCTCTTGGGTAATGTCCCGTGGGCAAAAGGGATTGCCTTGACGTTTGGAACGGGCTTTACCATTAGTTGGGCGGCAATGATTCCGTCCATCATCTGTTTTCTGTGTCTAATGTTTACCAGGGAGTAAGACAATGAGTCGTTGGGTCAAAGAAACCGGCTTCTTGAATGAAGAGGGCGAAAAAGCTATGCAAGGTTTCAAGATGGCTTTGGAGGAGCTTTTGAATCAACCGGAAGCTCAGGCTATGAGTGAAGGCGAACTGCGAACCCTTGGGTGTTGCTTACAGAACATTGTGGGCAATACAATGTCTAACACTATCAGGGCAGCGAAACAAAATACTGGACCGCTCTTTAGTATGACAGACGAACAATTCGATAAGCATCTACAAGACAAATACGGGGCAGATTGGATGCTCAAGGCTTTGGAGCCTGATGAGATGAAACGAGCCTTGCTACAGACCTCGGTAGTTGATCTCTTGAAAGAAGTGTTCCAAAGCGAATACATTCACTTTCCACAACACGGAGTGCGTTTTCCGAAAGGAGGGCCAACATACAAATGAAGAAGCTGTTAGTCCAGGAATACCTGGAAACCAAGACGTTTGGGGATCTGGTGCGAGACCATGGAGTCTATGCATCATTTTCCAAGTCAGGTCATAAGTTCTCTTTGAACTATGATCAGATTGAAGCAAAGGAAGCTGATCCTTTGGCACAGGAGTGCCGCGGACTCATTTTGTCCGCTCATGGTCGTGCTTTCGATTTTCAAGCTAAGGAAATCAATGGTCGTTTGAACTATGACCACATTTCCCCGGGCGAGACCTATATTCTGGCTTACCCAATGAAAAGATTCTTCAATCACGGACAAGGTTCGGCCGCTGCCATTGACTGGGCAGATCCTAAGCTGGCTGTTCTAGAAAAGTTGGATGGAACTCTCTGCATTGTGTATCACGATGAGTTTCTCAATCTATGGTGCGTGGCAACTCGCTCCGTGCCTGAGGCCGATTTGCTGATGGATAATGGACTCTTCACTTTCCGAACTTTGTTCGAGAAGGCAATGCAAGAAACTTGCAAATTCACTTTCAATGATCTGTCTTCCTACTTGGATAAGTCATATACCTACTGTTTCGAGCTAACGACCCCATACAATCGTATTGTGGTCTCTTATCCGAAGAATGGAATAACGTTGTTATCTGCTCGCAATCTCAAAACGTTGCAAGAAGAGGATCCGGCTGGTCTTGGATTGTCTACGGTAATTGGTATACCGGTTGTGCAGGCTCATACCTACACCACTTTGGATGAACTGCTGACTTGGGTGTCTTCCTTGAACCCAATGGAGCACGAAGGCGTGGTAGTCCGAGATGCTAACTTCAATCGCATCAAGGTCAAGAACGCTGCTTATGTGGCTTACAACAAAGTCCGTGATACCTTGGCGGCTTCCGAACGCAACTGCGTGGAATTGATTCTGGCGGAGAAGGACGATGATGTTGTTGCTTTTTTGCCAGAGGAGATCGTTAAGAATCTTCAGAAGATCAAGGCGGGGCTACAGGTAGCCATTAGGCAACACGATAATGCTTACCTGGCTGCGAAGGCGCAAGCTGACGCAACTCTACCTGGGGACAAGAAGACCTTTGCTATTCTGGTAACTCAGAACAAAGATCTGTGGACGGCCCCCTTCTTCAATATGTTCGATGGAAAGTCTGTCAATATGAAGGACTTCATTCAGAAGAACCGTAAGGATGGAACCTGGGGTAATTCCTTCCTGGACAAAATGTTGGAGATGTCCAAGCATTATTCCACTGAAGCATAATGATATATACTATGTATGGGTAGCTCCTACGTATATGAGAATGAAGATAGCACAGATAGTCTAAGGTGGCTGGATAAGCTGGGTGATGAACCCAGTGAGAAACCTAGTTTCAAGCTGACCTTTTTGGAAAAGCTACAAGACGAAATCATCCAATCGGGTGATGCTGCCTTAGCCTATTTCTTTGCTAACGATTTCGCTTATAAAACCTATCGAATGCAGAAGGTGGTGCTGGATAAAAAGGATGCTAAATACGCTTTCTTTTTTGCCCTCAATATCAAGAATGCTGATATCAAAGCTTTACAGGGTATTGTTTTAGGTTCTAAGAAACTCAAATACATTGCTAAGTTTGCTTGTTTTGTCAAACAAGCCGACCGTAAGCCACTGGAAAACTTCATTATCAAATCCAAAAGCGTCAAATACAATGATATGCTCTTGAAACATATCAAGGGGATGGATGCCAAAAAGATCAAAGACATCATCCTCGCTTCTGGTAAGCCTCGTTATCTATTTGAGTTAGCTAAGCATCTAACTACGGCTTCTGATATTGAACAGGTAGAAGACTTGATAATCAAATCTAATTCATTCACCTATATGAGGTTGTTCGCGGAAAAGATCAAGAAAGCTAACGTTGAGAAAATTGAGCAGGCAGTTTTGGCTACCGAGAACGAAACGGAGATCAAGAAGTTCGCTCGATACGTTCGTGGATCGAAAATGAGGCAATTTTTGTTAGTATGGTAAGGTTGATAATGCGCCAATTCGTATGGTCTCTGATTTTTGCCATTGGTTTGCTTTTTCTGTTCGCTCAGGTGGCTATGCCCATCCTTCAGCGTCCACAAACGGTATATCGACTCCCCGTTCACAAAACCCTGTATATTGCGCGCAATATCCCGGATGAGGAGATGGCCTATATTTTAGAAGCCGCCTTGGAATGGAATACCGTGTCCAACGGAGAGATTACTTTCGACTTGCGTAGGATGCCGGTCAAGAATATGAGTCCTGGCGATTCTATCGTTATCCTCAATGTAACGCCCGATTATCCTGACATCATCATCTCCGACAATATCAATAAGTCCCAAACTCTTGGACTTCATAATAGTCAGGTAGGTTTGGAATACATCGTTTTAGTTCCTGCTCGATTAGAAAAGGAACATATCACCGAAGTGGTGCTTCACGAGTTGGGGCACGCTTTGGGTATGAAACATATTGAGGGCATCGATGGTATAGGGTGTTTGATGTATCCTAATATTGATGAGGGATGCGATCACATTACCAATACCGACCTAACTTATCTGTGCCAACTTTATCATTGTGATGCGAGCAAATTCCATGAACTCCCCGAAATACAACAGAACGTTTCATTTCCCTTTCTCCCCAGGGGCCACCAATGACGATAAGATAGCTACGTCTATGGATCGTCTTATTGGCGTGCCTATCGTCTTGACCGAGAAAATGGATGGCTCTAATACCTCTTTAGAGCGTGAGGGATGTTTTGCCCGTACTCACGCTGGAGCCCCCACACACAAATCTTTTGATCAGCTCAAGGCCTTGCATGCTACTATAAAACATTTGCTACCAAAGCACATACAATATTTTGGTGAGTGGTGCTATGCCAAACACTCTATTGCTTATGAAGAGTTGCCCGGATATTTTCTAATGTTTGGTATTAGGGAGCTGCAAATTGCAGGATACAATATAGGCGGGAAAGAAGGAGAAGATTTATCGTATTGGTATGATTGGCAAACAGTTGAAGATATGGCAACTATATTAGGCGTTCATACTGTGCCAGTTTTGTTCAAGGGACAAGTTTCCTCTGAAAAAGAACTACAAGAGTTAGTGGAAAGGTTGATGAAGCAGCCTTCGGTTTGTGGTGGCGTTCGAGAAGGCGTAGTGGCCAGAGTGAACGGCACTTTCAAGGAACCAGAGTTTTCCTCTTGCGTGATGAAGTGTGTCAGAGCTAATCACGTGCAAACCACCGAACATTGGAAGGACCAAGAAATTACGAAGAATAAACTCAAGTTATAAGTCAGGCACTTGACAGGCCGAGCCTACGGCTTATCATAGTGAATATCGAGACATAAAGGCACAGCGGCATAAAGCGGAAGCGGAAAGGAAATTGAGACTAAATGGAAGATAAATTACGCACCATAGTGATCGGTGATATTCACGGTTGTATTGAGGAGTTTGACGAATTGGTCAAGAAACTCTCTTACGACAAAAACACAGATAGACTTATTTTGGCTGGCGATTTGATTGATCGAGGTCCTGATTCAGTAGCGGTAGTGGCGAGAGCCCGAGAGATGGATTTGGAATGTGTCATGGGCAACCACGACTACAAGTTCATGAAGTGGTTCCGTAGCTCTGGATCCCGCAACGATGTCTATGACAAACGAGCCCACTACACACAGTTATCCGATCTGGACATCGCATACATTGCTAGAATGTCAGACTACATCGAATTGCCTACTGCAATCGTAGTTCATGCCGGGTTGAAGCCCGGCATTCCTTTATCTAAACAGAGGAAAGACGATCTCTTCTACCTCCGATATACGGATGCTAACAGGAAGTTCATAAGCCTGAAGCAAATCAACAAGATAGGTAAAGAAGAGCTGGGCGCTGTTTTTTGGACAGAGTTTGGACCCTTCGGGAAGGACGTGGTCTTTGGACACAACGTCTTCTCTTATGAAGATCCATTCATCCATCGCTTTGACGATGGCACCGCTTGTTATGGCATTGACACTGGCGCCTGTTTCGGTGGTCGCCTAACAGCATTGATATTGGAGACCAAGGAGTTAGTACAGGTGCAAGCTAAGCAGGTTTACTACAAGTCTGATTTTGACATACGATGAGGAGACGAGATGAAGGAACTAAAAGCTGATCTGTTCGAAGTCATTTACGATAAGAGTGTGGATGCTATCTGCATCACCACCAACGCTCATTATACTTCAAATGGGCAAGCTGCGATGGGCGGGGGATGTGCTGGCGTATGTGCAAGACGATGGCCCGAGACTTCTTTTAGGTTAGGCACGTGTCTGAAAAACTTTGGCACTAACGTTCCTTTTGTCATCGGTGCTTTGGATGAGCGGGCTAATTACCTGGAGCCCAAGATGAAAATGATCAGGGACAGAAAGTATAAGTGCCTCATCTTTAGCTTCCCCACCATCGATGACTTGATGGATGGCGCAAAGCTCGATCTCATTCGGAACTCGGCCAAAGAGTTGAAGGTTTTGGTGGATCGCTTCGAGTTGAGGGGCGTAATGGTTCCCCGTCCTGGAGTAGGCATTGGAGGTCTGGATTGGAGTCTGGTCAAGCCTCTTTTGACAGAGCATTTCGATGACCGATTCACAATTGTTTCTTTTGAGCACGAAGCCCCCTAAGTTATATGATAGGGTATGCCACCACGCCCTGTCCATAAATCAATCCCGGAATTAGAACTAACTTTGGCCCAGCAAAAGGCCGTCTTTACCCAGTTCCCTGATGCTACCTACCATTACTACAATGGCTTCCAATCCAAAGCTGTCAATAAGGCTTATACCAAGTATGAGTTCAAGAGAATGGATTGGGGTATTTGGGTGATGCCTTATTGTGAGGTTGAGTTGGCACTTGGTGATAAAACGGAACTCATCAAGGTGTATTCATCACCTCGTCAAAGCCGATTGGTATATCTGGGCTGGGAGTATAAAACCAAGAGTCATATCATCAAGTTCTCCCGTATTGTTTTCAATTTCAAGCATAACAATTTCCGAGAGGATATGCTCAATGCTTGTCGAGCCGAAATGATGGGCTTCATCAAAAACAAGCCTGGTCTCAAAATGGACGACAAACATTTAGAACCGCGTCTCAAGAAACTGTTAGTCTTTACCTAAAGGTTATGATGATTAGCAAATTCAAAGTGTCTGTCTATTTCGGTCTGGCTCTTATTACCGCTTTGTGGTGGGCAATGTTTGCTGCGGCTACTAATTGGTGGATTGGGCTCATTCTGGCCATCTGCTTAGTAGTGCTGCAAGAAATTGTTCGAAAGAATGTGAAGCTTCAATGAAGATCCTCAAGTGTAAGCTCTGTATGGGCGAAGTAGAAATCGTCGGCAATGACCGAGCCGTGGTCAAGAAAACCAAGTGCCTCAAATGTGGCCACACCAGCGAGCCTGAACAAAAGGGCCCGGAAGTAGTGATTATTAGGAAGCGACCGTTTGTGCAATGATATCTTGCTTGTTGGCCCTGAACCAAGTGATAGTTTTAGTTAGGCCTTCCAATAAATTGGTATTGGCCGTCCAGCCTAATAGTTTTTTGGCACGCGACACATCTAACAGTCGTTTGGGCTGTCCATCTGAAACTTCGCCAGTAAAGACAATATCGCCTTGATATTTCATTATGGCGGCAATCAAGTGAACCAAATCCTTGATAGAAATATCGCGACCGATACCAAGATTGATTGGTAGTTCAGTGTCAAGACCATCATCTATGGCTTTGCAAATAGCTTCAGAGGCGTCTCCTGCATAGAGGAACTCTCTGGTGGCTTCGCCAGTTCCCCAGCATTTGACGTGTGAACTATGGTTGCAAATTGCGTCTTCGCACTTACGAATAAGTGCTGGAATGACGTGGCTATAAGTTGGATCATACGAATCGTATTCGCCATACATATTTACTGGTATGAGGTGAGCGCCTTTCATGCCGTATTGTTGGCGATAAGTTTGCCCCAACATAAGTAGTGTTCTTTTGGCCTGACCATATGGGAAGTTAGTTTCCTCAGCGGCCCCGTTCCAAATATCATCTTCTTTAAAAGGAACTGGACAATATTTGGGATAGGCACATACCGAGCCTAAAGAATAGACTTTGTTTACTTTATGAGTGCGGGCCGCTTCATAAACATTGAGGGCCATTTGGGTGTTGTCTCTTAGAAAATCTGCCGGATTGATGCGGTTTCCTAAGATGCCCGCACATCTTGCTGCCATATGCAATATTACATCTGGACGATAACACCGAACATTGTTCGCAAAATTAGCAAACTCTAACACGTCAAGTTCTTTGCTTGATGGCGCCCATACTTCGTGTTGATGTGCTTTTAATTTAGGTATGACGTGCTTTCCAAGAAAGCCAGTTCCACCAGTGACCAGAATTCTCATTGATGATAGTCCCTTAATGTTTTCTCGTTTTGTGCTAATTTCATATCGAAAGCGATCATTTCATCGACCAAGTCTTCGAAAGTATATGCCGGCGTCCAGCCCAAATTTGTTCTCAGTTTAGAAGAATCTCCGCACAAAGCATCTACTTCAGAAGGTCGTAGATAGCGCGGGTCAAACTCGACATATCGGTTGTAATCTAAGTCCAGCTTGCTAAAAACCATCTGGGCAAACTCTTTGACGGAGTGAATCTCTCCGCTGGAGACCACATAATCGCTCGGCTGTGGCGCTGTGATAATCTTATACATTGCTTCGGCCACATCCTTGGCGTGCGACCAGTCTCGCCGGGCATCCAAATTTCCTAAATAGAGTTTATCTTGCAGCCCCAATTTGATTCGAGTGGCTGCCCTGGTGATTTTACGAGTAACGAAAGTTTCTCCTCTTCTAGGACTTTCGTGATTGAAGGAAATGGCATTACAGGCGTGCAAGCCATAAGCTTCTCGATAATTGATAGTAGCAAAGTAGCCTGCTACTTTAGCTACACCATATGGTGAGCGAGGGTGAAATGGCGTGGCTTCATTTTGTGGTGGCGGTTGTGAGCCAAACATTTCGGAACTGGATGCTGTCAAAAATTTGGTTTCCGGGCTATTCTTGCGAAGAGCCTCCAAGACTCTCATAACGCCAGTCCCGGTCACATCCATTGTGTACTCTGGGATATCAAAACTTACACGAACATGGCTTTGCGCCCCCATATTAAAGAACAGATCTGGTTTGATGTCGCCAATCCATCCAGATAAAGAGGCATAATCAGAGAGATCGCCATAGATTAACTCTAATTTATGTTCCAAGTGGGGGTCTACATAGATATGATCAATACGCTCTGTATTGAGAGAACTGCTACGACGTTTCATTCCATAGACTTTATATCCCTTGGATAATAATAGGTCGCAGAGATATGAGCCGGTTTGTCCAGTTATGCCAGTGATACACGCCGTATCTGTCATTGTTTCCTTCGATTTGTAAGTGTATAAGAGATGATATATCATCGGATGAGGACAACATGCGAATTACGCTCGGAAACCTAATCGATCAACTAACAATAGCGAATGTGAGAATTTGGATGGCGGAGGATATCAAAAGAAATCCTCGGGCTTCTGATGAAGAAATAGCTAAGGCAACCAAAGTTACTAACGTAGCTAACCAACAAAGAAACGATCTTATTCAGGCCATTGATGAAACAGTAAACGAGATGGTAGCTTCTGGTATACCACAAAAGTTATATGGTCAAGGCTCTACTAAAATGTATGGTAAAAAGTAATCATAATGATGTGAGGAATAATGAAGGAACTATTTACATTGGGCGAGCTACACGTTTCAGATTTCTTGAAAGATGGGGAGTCGCCTGCCGGTAAAGTGGAGATGAAGCTTTTGTTGGATGATAACGGCTCTGTAAGATTAGAAAAGAGCGCGCCCCTCAACACTATGTATGGTAAGTATTGGTATCGTTCGGGTATCAATTATACTATGAGAAATGAGCTTGAAAATATTGTCAGCTCAATAACTAAAGTTTACAAGCTCAAAGAAAACGATCTTTGGGTAGATATTGCCAGTAATGATGGAACCTTATTGAGTTTTGTCCCCAGCAACCTACTTACGGTAGGAATAGATCCGTGTGACGACTCATTCAAAATAGAGGCAGAAAAACACGCCGATCTTGTTATACAAGACTATTTTACAGCCTCCGCCTTCAAGCGGTCTAAATTTGGTCATAAGAAAGCAAAAGTGATTACTTCGATAGCTGTCTTTTATGATTTGGAAGACCCGGGCACTTTCATCGATGATGTGGCTGAAATTATGGATGATGATGGTTTATGGGTGATGCAGCTTAGCTACACGCCTCTAATGATCAAACAAATGGCTTTTGATAACATATGCCACGAGCATATTTTCTATTACTCTCTCTTTAATCTAAAGTCTTTGCTTGAAAAGCACGGATTTCAGATTGTGGATTGCCAGCTTAATGATATCAATGGCGGTTCGTTCCGCGTTTATATTATGAAGACTATTGGTAATACGAAAGTATTTTCCTCGCAACCATATAGAGATGTTTGCAATTTTAGAATCAATTCCCTATTGGATCACGAGAGAACTCTAAAAATAGACTCCGTAGAGACTTGGAAGAATTTTTTTGAAGACATTGAACTCCTCAAAAAGAAGACGGTGGATTTTATTGTTTCGGAAAAGGCTAAAGGTAAGAAGATTTGGGGATATGGAGCTTCCACTAAAGGAAACACCTTACTACAATACTTAAACTTGGATCATACGTTAATAGATGGTATTGCCGAACGTAGCACCTACAAATGGGGTCTGAAAACGGTAGGAACCAATATTCCAATCTTTTCAGAAGCTGAGATGAGAAGCGCTAAGCCAGATTACCTGTTGGTTTTGCCCTGGCACTTTATCAACGAGTTCGTGGAAAGAGAAGCTGAGTTTCTGAAGGGCGGTGGCAAGTTTATTGTTCCGTGCCCCACTTTTGAAATCATAGGTCTCAAGTAATCTGAATAAAACGCCATTACAATATGGCTAAACCTTACATTATAGGTATTGCGGGCGAGTCAGGAGTTGGTAAGTCTACCATTGCCGCAATCATATCTCTTTTCTATGGTGCAGAAAACACGGCCGTCATCAGCACAGATGACCTACACAAATGGGAGAGAACTAATCCCGTTTGGGAAACCATTACACATCTGAACCCCGAAGCCAATAATTTGGAGCTTGGAGACATACACCTTTCGGAGATATCGCAGGGTAAGCCTATCTACCGATCTGTATACAACCATAGGACTGGATTCTTTGATCCTCCTAAGAGAATAGACCCGCGCCCCGTGGTAGTGGTCGAAGGTTTGCACGCTTTTTACACCGAGACCAGCAAAGATCTGATAGACTTAAAGGTTTATGTTGATACAAATGAAGAACTGAAAACTCACTGGAAAATTATTAGAGACACTGAAGACCGCGGCTACAAGTATAATATGGTACTGGACGCTATCCACAAAAGAAGACACGATAGGTTTTCTTTTGCATCTAATAGACTTATGAACATCTATTGTAGTGGATTCAACAATATTGAGTATATCTTTGAAATGAGAGACAAGAAGGATGGCATCTTTTGTGGGGAGACTATTCTCTACGAGATGTTCAAGTTATACAACATACCACACACCGCTTTACCTATGCACGCCAATCATTTGAATCACGGTTAAACCATACTGGCTTCAATGATATTCTTGACCGCATTATGTTCCGTTTGATCTGAAACAATATACTCGGCCGAATATTGAATTCTATCGCTGAGCAAACTGCTTGTCCAAAATTGATGTGGAGGCCTAACTACAACACCGGGCCCACAAAAGCAAACGAACTTTACTTTTCTTTGTAGCATATTCTCCTGTGTCCAAGCATAAGAAAAGACGCCTGAGGCACGACCCACGATAACATTGCAGTGAGTTGTTAATAATGAATTCTCATTCAGATCGGAGCCGCCCGGTTTTCTAATGATATCTTTGGAATAGACTGCATTGGCAGGTAATGAATAGTTTCCTTCTTGATTAGAGAGAATGAATATCTTATCTGGATGTTTCCGTGCCAGCTCCGAAACAATAGGAGTCATTGGAAAATTAGTTGCTTGTCCTGACATAGCAAGTCCATTTGAGGCGAATATTTTAGGTTGTGGATTTCGAGATAGCCAGGCTTGTGCTTGCTGGATGTAGAATTTAGAGTAATCAATGGTTGGAATAAAAGAAGACGGATCGCCAGAAATGTCTTGTAATGAAAATCCCCATAAACTCCTACAAGTATCATCAAAAGCTTGATATAAACAATCTAATGTCATACCGTGGATGTTCATATACCTATGACGTTGTTGAGCATACCACGTATTGATATAGGTCGTATTGTTTCTAGATTCTAAATTCTCAAACTGATTGAGACCAAGAGGAACCAAGTTTTCGTATGTTAATCCTGGTATATCTGATAACAAGCAAGGATCATTGGAGTGTGCATACGAAAATGACATAGAGGGGTTAAAGGTATGAACCTTCTGCATTATCTTTCTGATGAATTCTCTGGAAATATGTAAATCACCATTGTGAAAGTGATTGAAAAATGTAATTTTGTTCATTGTAATCTCGAACTTGAAATAGTGAGATATGGGCCAGGAATTACTTCTTTCATTGTATAATTGCGGACACCAGAATTATGAACGTGATATGTTTTGATTGATTGGCTCGGATTAGATACTTTGTATCCGGCTTTCTCAAATTCGTGTGCGATTCTATTATCGCAACCCCTGATGCCAAGAGAGAAATCACCAAAGACATTTTCCACTTTGCCTCTTACAATCCAAGTGTCTTGGCTATCTGGACGTTCAAAAAAACGGGGGCCAGCAGGAAGCCATTCCCATCGCAATAATGCAAACATCTCCTTGTGCTTTATTTGTTCAGCTAACTGAATAGTTTCATCAAAAAAGATATCTGAATTACAAATGATATTGATATCATCTGGCCCAGTTATATCATTGATTTTCTGAAAAAAGAGATCGTAGGTTGGTTTAGTAGGAGTTTCGAAAACCACCGTATTGATAAAGGAATTCGATAAGTTTTTTTGTAAACAAAGATCTATTTCCTTTTTGCGCAATGGCGCCTTATCTTCATAGTAGTTGTAAAATAGTCTTATCATATTATACCAAGTGTATGAGGTTAGTGATTTGTAAAAGCTCTAATATTCTAGAAGAATAGGTATGTTCTTTATAAGCTCTTTTGTGCCCATTGATTCCTACCTGTGTAGCAATATCTGGATTAGCTTTACAATATCTAACAATATCGACAACTTGGGCCGCCGAGTGTGCAACGAAGATTTCGCTACCTTCTACGAAATAACTTTCGATACCTGGAAAATGCCAAGAGATAGTGGGGCGGCCCGCGGCTAAACAGTATAATAATCTGTCAGAAAAATAATGACCAATACTATTAAAGTTGCTTAGGCTAAAGGTACAGATACTGTTATTGTATATAGCGTTGCAATCTCTAGGAGAACACACTTTTGCTCCCCAGGCCGCAGAATGATATCCACTGCCAAAAAGACCAAATCGTTTCCCAAAATTGCTGTGTAAAACATTAGCGCATTCTACTCGTAGATGTCCGTCAGGAAAATTTCTTCCATAGTTATTACCTATGAAAGAGATATCATAATCAAATTCTGTTTTGTTCATAGGAAAACTATAGTTAGGATCATATCCAATTTGCCAGTATTTGATGTTATGACAGCCGGCTTGCCTATACATTTCTAATTGTCCTGTGCTTGAAATCAGAGCGTGATCTATAACATTCGCAATCTTAATGAATTCTTTGATGGCGCCCGCCCTAACATCACCTGACCAGTTAGTAATCACCACGCCAGGACATGAGGCTCTTGCCTGTTCTATAATTTGTGGCTCAATAAGTCCCGTAAACTGCAACTGCATATGTATAAGATGCGGTTGAAATGATTTTACTTTTTCTAAAAAGTCTCGGGCCACTTCACCTTTGTTTTTAGTTCGTAACCAAATTCGATGAAAGTCGCAAATCTGTAATTGGACGCCCACATTATTCCAGGCATCATACATTCCTTGTTGGACACCATCAGCATCATTGAGTGGTAAGTATAAAACCTTTAGCATCATTCTCCCATCATTTTGATCATAGATTCATTGAGACTATTATTATGCGACATATCAAGTTGTGTTTTGTTTTGAGAGAATCTGTTGATGCATTCTGTAATGGCAGCTTGTAAGTTTTCTCTGTTGATATTGGAATCCATACCTTGACTCTTAGCTATTTGCACAAATGAGCCATCACAGGCCGCGGTGTTGTTAGTGATAAGTGGAATATTCATAGCTTTAGCTAAACCTGCAATGCCCGACATATAGTATTTATTGTTAGTTAGATCAATAATTCCTTTAGATCCTGACAAAGATTTGATGATAAAGCTGTAGTCATCCGCATCGGAAACAAAGATACCAAATGGTGGCAACTTAATGGACGACCCTATTACTACTAAATTACCGAATTTTGTTTCCCAAGAGTCTAGAAGTATTTTAGTTAGCTCCATATTCTTCTCAAAATAAACAAAGTAATTGCCCTTTTCTTGGATGATCTGTAAGAGCGGCCAAGGACGACCCACTCTCTTGACATTAGCATCGGGAAGGTTTTTCAGAATCTCTTCTGCATTCAATAAAGAGGGCGTCATAATAACGGGACACTGTTTAAGAATATTTAGATGTGTATAGTTGAGTGTGATACCGCTGGGCCATTCTTCAATCCATATTTTGCCCGGATAAAGGTTGTTGATAGAACACATAATAAAGTCAGGGTTTTCGTTAGATTTTGGAAACCCTTGCATTGTCAGAGTGTTCTGATGCACTTTCAAGTTTGGAAAGAGCGGCATAATGTTTTTGGCCCAAGCTTCCGCACCTGGGGTGGTTGGTAAAATAGTTCCGGCAGTTGAGAAGGTGACGGGGGCTAAAAATTGTTCGGGCCTAATGATAGCGAATTCTTTGCTAATTTTTCGCACTTGATCTGTGTTTGGATCGTGTTTAGGATCTGTGAGGCGCATAGTATGTCCAAGATTTTCGGGTCGCAAATCAACCCTGTTTCTATGCCAAGGTGCCCCAGGTTCTAATGTTATTACGTTAGAAGATTGGGGAGGTCTTGGACTGGCAGTCATTCGAGGTCTAACCGGTATACCACTATCCTGAACTGTAGAGATATGTCCCATAGGTGGAGTGGGGTTAGATAGAAGGCTACGGGCCGCATCCACGGGTGTAGTGCCGTATTCTATCTGAATAGGGCTATTGTTTCTTACACAGAACCAAATGCGTCGATGTTTGCTATCGATGGACTTTTCGTTTCTCGACTGCCAATCATAAGCATAGTCACTAGCATTGTAGATAGCCTTATCTACTCGTTTGAAGTTCATTCCACATTCTGTGAGAACACGTTCAACAGCGGCGGCTGTAGGACGACAGCCCATACCATTACTTGATAAGTCGTAGATGCCCTTGTTTTCTGGAACGGCAACACACAGAAAGGGGTCATCTGAATCGCACACGGCCGTTTCCAGTACTAGATTAGTGGTAGAAGCACAAACTGCACGAAGATGTGCCTCAAAGTTATTGAGATGGCACAGCAGACCCATATCTAAGGTTAGGTCAAAAGATTTGCCATGAAATGGCCAGTTGCCGTCTAAATCGGCTTTGACACACTTGATGCCGCTGAATTTCTTAGATACAATCTTGAGGTGCTCCTGGCGAGCGTCTACCCCCGTGACATCAGAGCCCAAACGGTATAGGACTCCACCAATATCGCCATAACCGCAACCCAAATCAAGAACTTTCTTGTGGTAAAAGAATTTGTGTCCATAGAAATCGACAATGCCTTTCGCACGCTTCTGGTTCCACTCAAAGTATCTTCCATCGAACATTGGTTGCCTTCCCTATCACTTATTAGGTTTTAGCCATATCAAACGGAATATAATAGGGTTTTTGCCTGTTTATATAGGCTCGGCAGTTAGCTTGGAATTTGGTCAGGTTGTTTTTGTGCTGTAAAGTCTTGAACTCTCGATATTCGCCAGTATCCAAAGCACCCTCCCCAAAGTGAGTGCCGTTGGTCTTGAGGTAGCCTATCTCATATCCCATCATTCTGGCTCGGAAATAAAAATCAGCGTCTTCCTCACCATACAGGCCATACTCCATATTGAAGAAGCCGATCTGCTTATGCAAATCTTTATGGAAGACGGCACAAGCAGTTCCCAAATTCCCAATGGGTTTATGTTGGAAGGTAATACCGTTGCGAGTTAGTAATGGATAATTGGTGCCTTCCATATTGATACCAATGGATATTTTGTTTTTATGACCTTGGATAATCTCTACACAATCTTCTAACCAGTGTTTATGTACTTCGACATCATTGTCGATAGTAGCCAAGTAGTCGTGCTCATAACCATTAGCAATAGCTAATCCTTGATTACGTCCCACGGCAATGCCTAAGTTCTTTTCATTGCGATGAAGGTGAATGTAGTTAGAGCAGTTTGGTATCAAATCTTTCTGAAACCACTCTACTGTTCCATCAGTGGAACCATTGTCTACTACAACCAACCTATAGAGTCCGGTGGTATTGGCCAGGAAGTTGTCTATCATTCTCTTGGTCAACTCTAATCTATTGTAGGTGCACATCATTACGATGGTTTCGGGTGAGGTCATTTTTATTCCTTCGCATTTATATACCGCCTTTCCAGCATTAGTTATAGAAACGAGACGCTATGCCTTATTCCGAAAAAATTTTAGAACACGCCGAGAACCCACGTAATGTAGGTGTTTTGGACAAGAACGATCCCAATGTGGGAACGGGACTGGTAGGAGCCCCCGCCTGTGGCGATGTGATGCGTCTTCAGATCAAAGTTGATCCTCTAACTGACACCATCACGGATGCCAAATTCAAGACTTTCGGCTGTGGCTCGGCTATCGCTTCCTCGTCCCTGGCCACCGAGTGGCTCAAGGGAAAGACTATCGATGAGGCAGAAGCTATAAAAAACTCTGACATAGTGGAGGAGCTAAACTTGCCGCCCGTCAAAATTCATTGCTCGGTTTTGGCAGAGGATGCTATCAAAGAAGCTATTGCAGATTATCGTAAGAAGAAAGCTCTCAAGGTGACGCAATAATGGTAGAGACTGATCTAAAAGCCGTAGTCAAGAATTTGAGTGAGTGGCTCAAAAGTCCCGAAGGAATAGTGGCTATGAAAAGGGCGGCGGAGAAGGCAGCCAAAGATCGAGCTAAAATTGAGAGGCTGCGTAAGATTCCTTGGGAGCTTCTCCATAAACCAATGGACTTCTAATAAGATGGCATCCATATGATGTCTTCCTTAGCCCGCCTCAAAATATTGCAGAGAATAGCTCAAACAGCGGCAGCACAACCAACTACCACCGCTCCGGCCACCACTACCCCTTTGAGCATTCCGGCCGCTCCAGCTTTCAATGCAGCTTCGGGACCTTGGGCTTGGATTACGCAGTTTTATAACCCTAATACCGTTCGCACTTTGTCTTCTTTATTGGGTATGATTAGCACCTCTATGCACTATGCCAGTCAAGGTAAGTTCAATCTGGTAATAAATCAGACCAATTTAGGAGGGGTGGATCCCAGTGCTACTGGTTCTACCGATGCTAAGAACCTGATTTTGTTAGCTAAAACTTTCTACTCTACCTTCTTGAACAATGGACAGCCCCAGGCTAAGCCGCCTACACCCATCCAAATCAATGGCTGGGCTGATAGCATCAAAACTTCTCAACCGCTTTTGAACATAAGCCAAATGAATCCAACCGGAGCTGCTGCCCAGCAAATGCACTTGGATGGCAGCCTGTATCAAAACATTGCCAATTCTCTAAACTATCTAAAGATGTATAATCCTTCAGTGCTGGCCCGCTAATCGTTATATTCCAATTATGTCAAGCAAGCTAAAAGACCGCATGGAGCGCTATCAGGCGCAAAGTGATCACAAACTACTGGAACGATTGCCGATTGTTATCTGCATCAATGGTCGAGGTTTCACCAAAGTGACCCAATTGCTGGACAAGCCTTATTGTTCCAAGTTAGCGGAATGCCTCATCTCCACTATGATTTACATCTGTCCGATGATTGAGGGAGCTTTGTTTGCCTATCAGCACAATGATGAGATTGTCATCATCGCTCGTAATGACCAAACTAACGATACCTCTCCCTGGTTCGATAACAAGATTCAGAAGATTTGTTCGGCTACCGCCTCTATTGCTACGGTGCATTTCAACAAGTGTGCAGCTTCCTTGCAATTGGATCTAACTGGTGACGCCGCCTTTCTCTCACAGGTTTTCACGCCACCCAATGTGGCAGAAGCGATTCAGTCGGTTGTTTACAAACAGCAACAGAACTTTCACACTTCCATTCAGTCGGCTTGTTTGTATGAACTGCTCAAGAAGTATAACAAAGATGCCATCAAGGATATGTTGACTGGACTTTCTATTGATGAGAAAGTAGATTTGCTTTCCCAGGAATGTGGGGTAGATTTCAACAGCTATCCTATTTCTTTCAGGCGTGGGGCGGCTTGCTATAAGGTTCCTAAGGTGATAGACGGCGTGATGAAAAATAGATGGCAGCTCAACTCGGAATTACCTATCTTTGCTAAAGATCAGTCTTTTCTATCCAACCTCTTCAAGAACGGGGCCGATATTTTTAGACAAGAAGGTTTCGATGAACCTTGACAAATTCGTAAAGAGCAAAGGGTATCAACATAGCTGCCCCTTTTGTGGAACAGATCTTATCTCTATTGACGATCCTTATTTTGGCAATCGTGGGCAAAAGGGTTATGCGTGTGAAGTTTGTTTTATTGAAGGTGTTCTGACTAAGTCAGGAAAGCCTTTCTCTCGATACAACATCGGAGTAGTAGAAAATGTCGATGTAGGCCCCCACCGTATTTTAGAGCAGCTCATCGTGGATGAAACTTTCTACATTCATCATAAAGAGAACAAGTGGTATAATGTCCATAACGATATGGTCAAGAGTCAAACCGTGATGGTATTGACGGAGCCGATGAATGAAAGTCATATTTTTTATGCGGGCGAGATCCCCATTGGTTTAGTCTGGATTAGTGACTTAGTGGTGCTACCTTATATTGATTCTTGGACGCTAACTGATGAAGCAGCCACCATTTCTAAAATACGCACCTATCTTACTTTTATGTGAGGACAAATGACAGTCAAAGGTTATGCCAGTATGTATTCAGGAAGAGCAAATCCTGAAAGAGAATTGACACCAACAGAGATCTCTGCCGTCAAAGAAATAATGTCTAGTTTGAGTGAGCCCTGGACAGGAGCCACTCATCCGCAGTTGGGCTTTACGGGGTATGGAGTTTGGAGCCCGGATGAAAATTGGTATGTAAGTGCGGATTTCCGAGGCTTTGCGACCGTATGGGATGTCAAGAAGTTAGGCTTGGATTATTACAAGGACACTGTGGGGCTGACTGCTTATTTGGCATCCATCCTGAAAGAGATGTTGGATAAGCATTATGAGGATGATAAGAAGGCGATGGATGACTATATTGCCAGTTTAGTTCCATTTGTGACTCCGCCTTGGGAGCCTAATTTATAACATTGCTGGGGCTTGACGCCTGACCTTCCGTGGCTATATTTGAGTCAGCGGGACGTGCATCTAAAAAATCGGATAAAAATCTGCTACTAACCTGATATAGTAGTTGAAGTAAGCTTGCTTAGTATAACGGCATTATATCGCCCTTGTAACGCGATGAAGAGGGTTCGACTCCCTCCGCAAGCTCCAACCCTGTGGGCTCCCCTTTACTGGGGTCAAAGATGCTCAGGTAGTTTGATGTTCTCGCAAGAGAATTATGGTAAGGTGCTCAATCTAAACATCAAACGAGAGCACATTAGGCTGTTGTAGTTCAGTGGCAGAATTCCTCATTGGTAATGAGGCGGTCGTGGGTTCGATCCCCACCAACAGCTCCAGACTTTGCGTCTCAGGTTAGTGAAACTAACGTCGGCAGAACCCCCGACACAGTGTCCCGACAGTGGCAGTCAAATTGACGATAGATGGATGACGGACAGTTGATACAAAGTATGCTGATGTCATATAGTGGCATTATGTCGCCTTCGTAACGCGATCACGTGAGTTCGATTCTCACCTTCAGCTCCAAGTCCAGTATCTCCCCCGATATTGGGCTTTTTTGTTTTTATGGGGATGACCTGGTTTCGACCGAGTAAAGACTTATCGAAATGATGCAGACAGAAGAGATTACACTTCTCAAAGTAATCACATCTTAAATGCTGATGAATTTGCATTTGCTGAAGCGGCCTAAGAACCCTTCACATTCTTTAGATAAGACTGCTTGAGTAATCTAAAGCGTGTAAACCTACAAAGCTGGTTATTGAGTAGGGCTACGATATTCAATAATGAGACCACAGTAGATATCCCGTCAAAGAGAATATTTGACAGCGTTGTCAATGACGCTAATATTGACTATGTCTGTGAATGATTTTCGATGATGGCGTATTTGGGACTGCGGTTCGATTCCGCACATCTCCACCAATGAAGAAGATTCTGCTATTAGCATTCTTATTATCGTGCAGCAAAACAGAGCCTGAATTCAAGGCGTCCTACCATATGCTCTGGCAATCGACAGAGATTTTGAGCGGCCACGAAACGGTCAAGCTGTATTACGATGTGAGCAACGAAAACCTTTGCTACCTGTATTACTATGATGGTTCGGATGTCGCTCATCAAATGACTTGTGTAAAACAACCAAGACTCGTAGGTTTCTAATGAAGACAATCATATTGGCTATGTGTTTAGCATTGACGGCTTGTGCTCATAAAGAAGAGCCGCAAGTGCATCACGAGGTTCAACATTCCTCTCCGCATCCCGAGCCTGTTCCGGTCGCCACCAATCCGTTTGAGAAACCGCCTTCCAAAGCACCTCTTCCGTTTCATGAGGCAGTGCAAGCGTCCCATTGGGAACAAGTGGGTGGTGGGTTCAAAATGAATGAGAGTTGGTCTCTTTGGACATGGAGAGATTCGGCTAATCACACCACTTGCTACTTCTACAATGTTATGGCCGATAAACGGCTAATCGGGCACGGGATGTCCTGTGTGAAAGAATGAAGTGGCCCCTCCCTAATAAGCTCCTCGTTCTTCCTGATCCGGGAGCAGTGGGCGATTTTGCTTTTAGGCGTTCCTTTTACCATCATCCAGGCGTGGATATCTATTGTGATTTTGGGCAGGAAGTGCAAGCCATTGAAGATGGCACGGTGGTGCATATCGAAAACTTCACTGGTCCCAACGCTAACCCGCCCAGCCCTTGGTGGCACGAAACCTTTTCCATTCTCATCGAAGGTAGGTTAGGTGTCTTGGGTTATTGCGAACTCAAGCCTCTCCCGCATATTCAAGTGGGGATGAAGATCAAAGAAGGCGACCTACTTGCAACTATCGTGCCAGTCCTCAAAAAGGATAAGGGCAACGGCACCACGATGTTGCATTTCGAGCACTATATGCACGGCACCAGGCACCACGTCACTTGGGTGCTGGATACGGTCAAACCCTTGGAACTACTGAATTCCAGGTTTTTACTGGAAGATCTGATGACGGTAATAAAGTGATATATGTCTAAGTATGTGGTACGGTAAAAACGATGGCAAGTGGGATGATGATTCGGAGATTGCTCCCAAGCAACTAACTGCTGCCCAAGTAGTAGAAGAATTGAAACGACAAGAAAACATTCAACGATTGAAAGACCTTTTAGAGGAGTTATTCAATGACAAGCGATACTAATCTATAGAACGATTTACTGCGGGATATGCAACAATGCCCGCAAACTAACACTCAGTCCGTCTACCAACACGGACTTTCAGTGCGGGATCACCTATTCGAATTGATTTCATTTTTGGAAACTGGCACCATCAGCAATGATTGGAGATTGCCTACTTGGATGCACGAGTATCGCGAACAATTGCGTTCAGCTCTGCTGCCCAAGGAAGTGATTGAAGAATACGCCATTCACCACGATTGTGGCAAGCCCTACTGTCTCACCATTGATGAACAGGGTAGGCGACACTTTGCCAATCACGCTGAGACTTCTTACCGCAAGTGGTTGGAGGTGGGCGGTAGTGCAGAAGCAGCCCTGTTGATGAAGATGGATATGGATATCCATCAGCTCAAGGCAGCCGGTGTGGAAGAGTTTGCTCAGAGACCACAAGCCATTACGTTGTTGTTAGCGGGATTGGCCGAGGTGCATTCTAACGCCAAGATGTTTGGTGGTTTGGAATCTGAGTCCTTCAAGATCAAGTGGAATCAAATCAACAAGCGTGGCAAAGCAATTTGCTTCAAACTATATGGGAGATCGTTATGAGTCTATAGATCAAGCCTGGTGATAAGCTTTATGTTATCACCCGAGAAGATATGGCAGCAGGTTATCAGGGAGTGCAGTCTATTCACGCCGGCATTCAGTTTGGTGTGGAGCATCCCGAGATTCACAAGGTGTGGTATGAGAAATCAAACTACCTGGGATGGTTGTCGGTGGCAGATGAGATAGCTCTCATTCAGTTGATTGAGCAAGCTATTCTTCACGACATTACTTTCTCTGTTTTTCGTGAGCCTGATATAGGCAACCAGATTACGGCCATTGCCTTGGCCCCTGGTCCTAAGTCTAAGAAGTTGTGTGGTAAGTTGAAGTTAGCTCTAAAGGAGGAAAAATGAATTGGGTAAATCAAGAGAAGGGCCCCGAATGTTATTGTGGAATGCCTACCGCAGTTGTCGTGTTAGAAAGTGGTAGAGCCGAATTGCTTTGCATTTTCCATACCAACGCAGAAGGTGCTATGTTTCCGTTGCCCAAGGAACGCCCAGAGAACTGGCCCGACCTAACCAAGGACGAGCTGAATGCGTGTATGTTCTTGGGTGATGCCGAAGATCAGGCGAGGGAAGATGACGAGTAAAATCAACACCAGATGGGAGTTGGGAATCCCACACGATCCTCGTTCTATAGCGATATACACAGGAATCGCTAAGATTGATGTCGAGGAATGTGGCGATACTTTTGGTTTCAAATCCGGTGGTGATGGAGATAACGGAGAAACTCTAATGTATCTCCTAGATGTTTACTTTGAGGATTTGGATAAACAATGAGAAAGACTGCTATTGCTTCCTTATCTGAGCGTTTAGCCGGCTGGACAGATTTGGATGGAGCTGCCTATGAAGTTGGTGCCTGTCTTGGTTTATGGCCCGAGTTTGGAGCCCCATACAATGAAGATCCTTGGCACGGAGTCAAAGGCATCATGTGGTTTTCTACCGGAGATCACTTTTACCGTTTCCTGGATGGCTTGGTGGAAATGGGTTGGTTGGAACGACGAGAAGAGCCTGATATAGCTTATAGGTGGAACGCTTCTTCTGTTTACGATTGGGGTGATGAATAAAATTTCTGTTCTTGGTATAGTGGTCGTTAGAGAAGCCCCCTATTTTTGAGTCGCTTCTTGACAGCGTGAAAGCTTACACCAAGTTTTTTCGACACCTGATAGATGTTTGAGTTTTCTACCATTGCTACCAAGTCATCGTTTGTGGGCCAGGTTATTTTGGTGAGTTTATCAAATTTCGTTCTGTTGAAGCATTCTTGACACATTAGGCTTTGGATAGATTTTGGTTTGCCGCATTTACAAGTATTCTTGTCTTTATTTTTCTTACTCTTCGTAGTATTTTTGCCACAGAACGTCTCTGTTTGACTATGGCAGTTAGGGCACAATAGGCGCAGATTTTCAATCCTATTGTCTGTGTGATTGCCGTTGATATGATCGAGTTGTAAAGATAGCGGTTTACCTAACCAAGAATTTACACCGCAACCTTTACCGTAGCATTTTTCTTCAATGAAACCTTCTTTGATTAGTCTGCGTTTTCTGCCTGTGTCTAATATATAGTCGCTGTTTTCCACCAATATCTCCGACCAAGAGATCGTTCTTTGTGTCGTATTCTTGGAATGTGCTTTGCCGAGGAAGTGCGAGATATCTATCGTCAATTCATTGATAGCGTCTTTGACTATTTTATAGTTTCTTCCCCTTGGATCAACGTCAAGTTTTCTCAACACTTCCGCAAAAGATGTGCTTTCTTCGATATACTTCTTGATAAGTTGGTTGTCGTAGTTTTGCATAATTGAACCTCACTTATAACAATGGCCAATTATTAGTAGTCGGGTGCAATCATTTTATGGTCCTATAACTCAAAGGCAGAGATTCGTCTCTAAAACGAAGGGTGCGGTTTCGAGATCCGCTAGGACCGCCAGAAGGAAAGACTATGAAATTTCCGTCCCTCAAGAATGAAAATCCACGAACTTGGAAGTGCAAAATCTTTGGATGCAATGATGAAGAACTGCCGCTTATCTGGCAAGAACCGGGTGAGAAGCACGGTATCAAGGGATGGAGTTTTGCCACAGCTACCAGAACTTTAACCACCTACATAGTTCGAGGATGTAAGTGGTGTAGGAATTATAGGACAATCTTCGGTGATGTCGATGAGATTTGGCCTAAATGGTTGTGTGATTGTGAGATTTGTGAAAAGAGTAGAGTAAATGACACATCTACCCATAGCTAACGAACAATATGTGGATCCTTCCCTGGATTTAGAGGAAGAGATCAAGCGTCTCAAAGAGAAACGCAACGCGGTTATTCTGGCTCACTACTACCAAGAGTCGGAAATCCAAGATGTGGCTGATTTCATTGGCGACTCTTTACAACTATCGCAAGAAGCGGCCAAAACCAAAGCGGACGTTATCTGTTTTGCGGGCGTCCATTTTATGGCGGAGACGGCCAAGATTCTCAACCCCGAGAAGATTGTGCTTTTGCCTGATTTGGAAGCCGGCTGTTCTTTGGCGGATGGTTGTCCGGCTGACAAGTTTCAAGCTTGGATTGAATTGCATAAGAAAGATAAGCTGTGCACCGTGGTCAGCTACATCAACTGCTCGGCCGAGGTGAAAGCTTTGTCGGATTACATCTGCACCTCTTCTAACGCAGAAACTATAATCAGATTCATTGCCGCCAAATGTGCGAAGGGCTGGGGAGAACCTAACATTCTTTTCGCTCCCGATAAGCATTTGGGCGCCTATCTGATCAAGAAAACCGGTATCCCAATGACCTTGTGGCAAGGGACTTGTATTGTGCACGAAACTTTCAGTGCTCGCAAGTTGATTGGCCTCAAGACCAGAAACCCAGATGCTTTGGTTATTGCTCACCCAGAATGTGAAGAGTCGGTGCTAAACTTAGCAGACCATATCTCTTCCACCACGGGATTGCTCAAGTTTGCCATTGCTAATCCGGCCAAGAAGTTTATTGTGGCCACAGAGTCAGGTATTTTGCATCAGATGCAAAAGGCTTGTCCTGACAAGGAGTTTATTCCGGCTCCTCCTGAGGCTAACTGTGCCTGCAACGAATGTCCTTATATGAAGAAGAACACTCTGGAGAAGGTATATCTATCCTTACGAGATATGAAGCCAGAGATTACTCTGTCGGATAGACTTATGGATCGTGCTCGAATTTCGATTGATAGAATGATGGCTCTCAGCTAATAGGAGAAACTACTATGTGGTTATTGGAATTGATTGGTATTTCGTTGGTAGCAGGAACGGTGCTCGGCATTTCTTGGCGAGTGATTGAAGATTGGTGGGATAAGGGCGAAGCTGAAAGGTTGGCTCAGAAGGTGGCTGCTGCGGAAGAAGCCGCTTCTTATACCAATAAACCTGAATAAGGTTTGATGCGCCATTAGCTCAGTTGATAGAGCGGTCGACTCTAAAACGAACGGTCGTGGGTTTGAGTCCCACATGGCGCACTAAAACTACTAAAATGATATACTCAACATGACTAGATTAGAAATCCAAGCACGCGTTAGAGTAATTCGTGAAGAATTAGAAAACAGGCATAAAACCGGCATGACCAAATTGGCCGATGCTGATGGCATTCCGGCCGAAGCTATTTTTCAAGCCGCCAAGAAGATCAAAGGTCTCAAACCTCGTGTGGAGTATCCTTCCATCTACGAAAACGCAGAGTTTGTAGGAACGGGCGATGCTCAGTATTCCATCGAGTGGGAATCACTCGATCCCAACGATCACAGAAACGACAGATAATTCAAGGAGAAAAACAAGCTAAATGCAACCAGCCACTACCAACAACCAAACACAGTATCGCACCCGTATCAACCAATTCATTCGCGTCCCTCAGATCAGGGTCGTGTTAGCCGATGGCAGCAACGGGGGCATTATGAATACGCAAGATGCTCTCAAGCTGGCCCGAGAGCAAGGACTAGATCTAATCGAGATCAATCCTAAGAGCGTTCCGCCTGTCTGCAAGATTGCCGACTATGGCAAGATGAAGTATGACGACAAGAAGAAGCTTCAGAACGCCAAGAAAAACCAGCAGGTGCAAGAGCTGAAAGAGCTAACCTTCCGTCCCAACACGGACGAGGGCGACTTGGCTCACAAGCTGGAGAAGGCTAAAGAGTTCATTGCGGAAGGCAACAAGGTCAAGTTCACGGTGCGTTTCCGTGGTCGTGAAATTGTTCACGCCAATATCGGCAAAGAGAAGCTGGAATGGTTCTTGCAACAGTTAGATGGTTTGGTTGCCCCTAATCCCCAGGTAAATCTGGAAGGGAAATTCATGTCAATGGTGGTTTCACCTGTTAGAAAGTAAGATCATGGCACTCACTAGAACACAAAAAATCCAAAGAGCTAAGCTACTCTTGAAAACCGCCCAAAAAGCTATTGCGCCTTATCAAAAAAAGCTAGATGCCGCTGAAGCCGAGCTTCATAGAGCAGAAGTTTCCTTCGATAAGGGTGAGCGTGTTAGAGTAACGCAAACCTGTAAACGTGGCTGCTGTGTGGAATGCGAATTCAATGGTGTGATAGTCGGCCCTACACCTAACGGTATGTGGAACGTCAAAGCTGATAACAGCGGTCATATTCACGAATACATCTATGAAGGCGATATGAAGCGACTATGAAGTGCCCTAATTGCCTCACCACGATGAAGTGTATTAGAGAGATTCATCACGTGCCCGGACAGCCCGGTAGAGAACGAATGGATCTGCACTGTATCAAACCAATCAAGGGCAAAGACTATGAGGGGCGTGGGTGCGAACTCATATGTCATATGGGCGTCATCACAGAAGATCCTAAAGAGTGGGTTTGCCACGATTACAATTTCGAGTTTAGGCACGAAGGGAAACGCTTCTACCTAAGAGGGTATGATTATTTAGTTGATTCAATTCACCAAACTTTTCATCGTCCCTACGAAAAAGCTACCATCCTTTCTATAAGTGGTGGAGATCAAATAATGAAGGTAGAATTCATCCCAATTTCTACCGGAGACAATATGCACGAAGAAGCCTGGAAACTCTTCCATCGTCTCCGAAACCTGGTTATATTCTCGTAATATAGTAGGTAATGTCCCCGTAGCTCAGCGGAAGAGCAGCGGTTTCCTAAACCGAAGGTCGCAAGTTCGAATCTCGCCGGGGATACCAATGAAAACATTAGACCAAGTGCGCGCAATCTTCTGATATATAAGTCGGTATGACAAATGCCGAATGTTCTCCCGTCGCACAAAAGAACCTTGATACCCTCGTATTCCTGCTGCAATGTAGGTTGCAAAGTAAGTGTAAAGCTAAAGGCTTAGATGATGTAGGCAACATTGTCTATGTGGATTGCGATATCTATTCCAAAGATATGTTGCAATCCTTTATTGCTCTTTCGGTTTCTGATTTCAATCAAGTCCCTTATTTTACCTTCTTTACATTGGAAGATGATAAGTTTGTGGAATGCTTTACTGAAGTTCTGGTAGAAGGCGCTACTTTGTATGCCCTTTCTTCTCAAGCCCTTATTGAGAGAGGCCGCGAGTTTCAGATTACCGATGGTGGCATCGATTTCGCTCCGCCTACCATCTCGGAAATGCTCAATACACAGTTCTCTACCTTGTTGGCTCACCATTGGGAAAAGCTAAAGACTATCAAAGCCTCCTTCTCTGAATACAATCTCGAAGAATTCAAGAAGTCTAAGAAGTAAGTCTGATATATAACCGTTTATGAAGAACGGCATTATTCTGGCAGGTGGCACAGGCTCTCGACTGGCCCCTTTGACACACGTGGTCAATAAGCATTTGCTTGGGGTCAATGGTAAGTTTATCATCGATTATCCTATTGAGTCTCTCAAAAGAATGGGCTGTCAGGACATTACGGTTATCTTGGGTGGAGAACATTATCCACAGGTCATCGGATACTTAGGAGATGGTAGCCGTTATGGGCTCAATTTCAACTACGTGTATCAACAGAGGCCTTCCGGCATAGCCCAGGCTATCAATCTGTGTAAGAGGTTCGTCTATGACGACTCCGACTTCTCGGTTATTCTGGGCGACAATATATTCGAGAATACCATTCATTGGTCGAATCCTAATTGGAAAACCAATCCCAGGGCCCAAATTTTGCTGGCCGATCACTTTGACCTCAAACGCTTTGGAGTGGTTTCTTTGGATGCCGATGGCAAAATCGTCAAGATTGTGGAGAAGCCTAAGGAATTAGATCCTAACTACCAGAATTTAGCCGTCTCCGGCTGCTATCTTTTTACGCCACAATATTTCGAGTATTTCAAGCAACTCACACCAAGTGCTCGCGGAGAGTATGAAATCACTGACATTATCCGTCTGTACTTAGAAAATGACAACCTATCCTACTCGACCATTGAAGGTCTGTGGAGCGATGCCGGTACCCACGAGTCAATTGGGTTTGTCAATAACTACTTCTACAACAAAGTCCATCCAACGTGATATAGTTAGTGTGGATTTCTTACTCCAATTCGAGGACACATGAAAATTCTCACACTGGGTGACGGCTTTATCGCCAACCACTTGCCTTACGAACAAATTAGAGACGAGGATGGGCATCCCTTCAGGTTGACGCCCAACGAAGAAGACGTAGACTACTGCCTATCCAAAGACAAGCCTGATGTCATCATCAACTGTTTGGGGCGCACAGGTCGCCCCAATGTTGATTGGTGTGAAAGCCACAGGGCAGAAACTTATCTGGCTAACGTAACCCTGCCGCTAATGATAGCAGAATGGTGCGAGGCACATGATGTCCATATGATCCAGATCGGTTCGGGATGCATTTACTTTGGCCCTTCTCCTAATATGGGCTATGGGATGTATTGTGGGCCCGACCCCAAGTATAAAGGCTACACATCTACGGATCACGGTTGGTTAGAGACTGACTTCGCTAACCCGCAGTCTTACTACTCCAAGACTAAGTATGCCTGTGATCTCGCGTTAGGTGAAATGCCCAACGTTACCACACTCCGCATCAGGATGCCTCTCTCCGAGAAAGATACACCCCGCAATCTCATCAACAAACTACGAGGATACAAAGAAGTCATCGACATCCCCAACTCCGTTACCTTTATGAGCGATTTGATTCGCTGCGTTGATTGGGCGGCCCATAGCTCGTTGGGAGCCGGCATCTTCCACGTAGTCAATCCGCAGCCTTTGACAGCGGCTCGTATTATGCAGGAGTTTCAGAAGCACGTTCCAAATCATAAGTTTGAGATCATTGGAGAGCGACGTTTACAAGATTTGGTAGTAGCTAAGCGTTCTAATTGCATTCTCTCGGGAGAGAAACTCTTGAAAGAAGGTTTCCGAATGACTCCTACCGAAGACGAGTTGAAATACTGTATGTCTCACTACATCAAGAATATGAATCAGGAAGGATTGTATGTCAAATAAGAACCTCACCATCGACCTCAAAGCTAGGAAGGATGTGGATGGCAGAACCTTTTATGTCGGCAAGATCAAGGGGCCAATTCTCATTGATTGTTCGCAGGGTGCTGTTTTCTTAGTCTTCATCAGCGATCATGGAGATGAGCAGTTGCAAGTAGCTCAGATGGACAACAAAGAATTGGACGATTGAAATGATGCACTTCGAGGATTTATGGACGCAGTGCGAGGGGCTTCAGAAAGAGGCGGCTCAAACTCATAGTATTCCAGAGATGGCGGAAGAGTTGATGATGAAGATCAACCTTTACAAAGCCATAACAGAGAAAACCAAGATTCCTACAGAAGAGCTTCAGAGAATGAGAACTCGTATCCTGGGTGAAATTCTACTGACACTCACCAAATTGTCATTGAAAGACAACGTGAATGTATTCGAGGCCTTAGCAGAGGCCTTTCAAATTCGCACTATCGAACAATTAGACAGCAAGCATTCCGCTTAGACAGTCTTGACGGTCATACCTGGCAAGGTCTTCTGAACCACTGCCATAAGAGCGTTGAAGGCGTTGTTGGAATCTTTGCCTGGTGAAAAACGAACGTGCACTTCATTGCCGTGGACTTCCACTACATCAATCACACCCTTGCCTGGCTTGAGTGCGGCAGGTAGAGCTTTGATGAGGGTTTCCGCAGGACGTAGGTTAGGTTGGTTAGCTTCTGGCATAACCAAAGCTGGTGCGCCTTGAGGGCCTAAACCTTGGGCTAATTTGTTGATAATCCTCTGTTGCTTTTCAGCAATCTTTACGAGTTGTTGAATGATTTCTTTGTCAGTTGCCATGGGGTACACCTTTTTTACATTGAAAGAGATTGATATTGTATATGCTCAATATTTAGCTGATAGTTTTGATTATTCGGCCAGAGTTTGTTGTAGAAGGTAAACCGACTCTTCACGGCTGCTGGCGATGGCCATAATCATATCGTCCAGGCCCAGCGTTAGGTTGCCCTCTTCCTCGAAGCAGTTATACGCCTTCTTGGAGAACTGTAGAAAATCTTTCTCCACATTTAGGGACATCTGAAGCGGCGAGCCCTCCAAGGCCTTATATTTCAGTAGAAGTTTATGAATCAGGTCGGCTTGCAAGTCGTAATCCAAGCACTTATCGCTAAAGAGGCCAATAAACTTTTCGGCCGCCAAATCCAAGTCCTTCAGAGCCGAGTTGTATAATCTCTCGAATAACTGATGATCCCCATAAAAGGGAGGACCCTTGGTAGTCCAGTGGCTGTGCTGATGAATGAGCGCTATGACTTTGAGAGTAGCGATATACAAAGCCGCGGTTTTGCTACACTTATCCATAAGTTAGGTTCCTGCCTGCAAGAAGTTGAATGGCACAAACATATGTTTTTATTAGTATCTTACAGCAGAATAGTATGTTTCAAGCCTCGTTCCCAGACTTCTTGTGCGTAAACATCGCCGTGTTCATACTGATTGCCTAATTGCATAGAGTAGTTGTAATATTGGGGACGGCCCAAAGTGAGCGGATTATTAGAAATGACATAGCCCAAGCGTCCATTGTAGAGCTGGTGCCACGGTTTATTTTGGGCATTAGAAACGAAGCTAACCTCCAAGTTATCACCCAATTCAGTGCGTCCAATGATTTTTTCGGGGATACCACCATCTACAATGAAAATAGAACGACTATGGTATTCTGCTAACACCACATTGGGACTGGAGCGAATCCACCGTTTGAGAATGGCCTCTGACTCTTCTAGCTTGGCAAAGAGCAAATAATCCTGACGACCAGCGTTGTAAATGACCTTACCGGTCGCCAAATATTGATCCATTATTTCAATACGCTTCTTGACTTCCGACAAATCGTTATTAGGAAAACACAGTCCGCTATTGAAAATGATCCAATCGTATTGCGAAAACATACTTTCCACTTGCAATAGTTTATGCAGGCGATCGTACACCGGCCCCACCACTAAGAGTTTTTGGGCCGGCTTCAGTGTGATTTGCGATATCATCTCGGATAGCTATATCCTCTACGGCAAAATTTTCAGCATAAACGAATGGCGAACTGGATCTCGACAAAAGTATAAGGGGATCAAAGGGGATATAGCAGTTATATGTAGATTTAGGAGCCCTGTGAAAAAACCGAAAACCATCGTTCCCTTTTCTTTCAAAGAGATGAGTAAACAGCAAATGGTTGATCATCTCAATGACAAGTATCCCATTAGCCTCAAACATAACGAAGACTTAGTCAATCGAGTTCATGCCCGCTATCCCCTTCTACATAAGTCTGAAGTAGGGATCATCATCAAAGCTATTTTTGGAAGTTTTCGCGATTTGCTGGTGCTGGGAAAGATCCTCAATTTCAATAGCTTGTTTTTTGACACCAAATTGCATTTCTTTGATTACCGACGAGACGGCCATATATTACCTTCTCTGAAAGTCCGTATTTCCACGCCTCCCAAACTAAGGAAAAATGAAAAACACTGACGACCCAGAATTGCCGACTTCGGATAGCGTAGCGGAAGAGATTAGTGCCAAGTTGGATCTTGAGAAAATCAAGGCTAACATTTCCGAGTATGATAGCGAAAAGTTGTGCGATATGATTGTGTGTGATCGATATTTCGGATTAGAACAGAAGATTTCTACTGTATGTATGGAAGAGTTAGCCAAACGTCGTATAGCTGGTGATACTTTTGACTTTGAGACTCGTATCGATAAATCACTCAAGACTCTGCCGTCGCTCAAGTTTGTGATGCCAGATTTTCGTTCAATGTTGGGTGGGCTGGCACGTAGAGGAATCAAGACACGATGAATCAAAAACTAACCGAAGAAATTGTCTATCACATTCTGGCCAACTTAGGGGTTTTGCCAGCCGCCTTTACTTCTTCCGAAAAGATGCAGTCCTTGGTAGACAAAAAGTTCTTGTTGCCAGAGAAGATTGTTTTAGAGATGGAGGGAGGAGAAATTGTTCGCAAGAACATTTTTGGTTGTCAGATCTCCGTGACAGACGCCAAAGACCTCAAGATTCTATTAGGGGATTGCACGTTGTCTCCTGAATTGCCTGAATATTGTTTGGTGGTGCAGCTCAAAGATATGCCAATCTTTGGGGCTTACTTATGTTTCACTAAACTATATGATCCAGAACCGACCGCTGTTGAAGAAGTGGATTCCGAGGCTTTGATAGCCGTCAGTGTTGATAAGAAAAATTGGATGCCGTGCAGCGGATATCTACAAGCCACTTTCCTAGCAGGAATGGAACAAACACGAGATTTAGGGTTTGGTTGGTCAAAGTGCACCAAGTATCAAGACCAGTATCAGATGCTTCTGTCGTTCATCAAATTCCATCGCAATTTCTACGGAGGCAACAATGAGGGGCAAGAAGTCCAATCCTGAGTTCATTTCTCAGTTTATACAAATAGCAGTTAGGGCAGGCCACGAAACTCCTGAGGCCATTGTCAAATTCGCCAAAGAACAGATTGAGAAAATAGATGATGAGATTAGGGCCGCAGAGAGCAAGAAGATAACCAGATCTAGTCTTTTAGATGTGGTAGCCTCTTTTGAGGCGCCCAATAAAGATAAAACGGAGGAGGCTAAGCTTCTACCTTTTTTCGAGATAAGCCATCAAGATAGATGCAAAGTAATTTGTGATATGTTGAAAAAAGTAAATAGTTTACCTGTCCATAGTGAAGTTGGCACAGAACATAATTTTTGCATCAAACAACTAATTGGGGCTAACATTATCAACAGAACGGGCGATATCTTAGTGCAGGGCGAAAGATTCGATGAGTATATGAAGTTTGTCTTACGTGAGGTCGAGTGATTACTCTCATACAAATTCGTTCGGGAGAACTTCATTTAGTTGACTATATGTCGAATGATGGTACACGTCATAGAACCAAATGTGGTAAGATATACACGACTTCCCAGCTTATCAACACGCTGGACTTGGATAGCCCGATCGCTGTGGTTTGTCAACGCTGCTATGAGGTTGCTGAGGAGAATTTGGTCTATGATAGAAACAAATACCCACAGAGCGCTAAAGGCGAATTATACGAGCATCTTTGCAGGAATTACAAACATATCCAAATGAAGGCAAGAGATACAGAGACCTTCTATTCCCCCATTACAAATGATAGGTTTGTGCAAGCGGTATGTAATTATCAGAAGCTTTTAGAGAAGCATAAGAGCCATAAATTATGGAAGTGGTATGCTCGATAACATTAGCAAACGAGACTTATGGCATTATGTCAATCGCAAGATCAAGAGATTGATACATCACTACCATATTTTCAGCATCATCAGTATTTTATTTGATGAGATGACCAGGGATTTACGAGATGGTAAGGAGATCAAAATCACCAATTTGGGAACTCTGGTCTTGAAAACAATGCCGCCCAGGAAGTATCACGATGTTAGATTCCATAAAGTAATGGAGTCCCCAGGACATCGAGTATTGCGATTATTTTTAGCTCGCCCCATCCGCAAAAAATTATGTGATTCGCTCGACCTTGACAGCAAATTGAAGGATGACTAAGATGAATAGAAAGGGAGCGCGTCAAATCGTTTTTGTCTGTGTGGCATTGTCTCCGCAAAATGAGTTGGTAGTGAAGACCATTGCCGCCCCAACTCCTCACGAAGCTTCTGCTTTGTTCACTGAGAGGTATTTCATTCCTGTCAAAGAAGTAGCTGGGCCTTTCTACAAGAAAAGGGCCCAGGTTATCGAAGCAACTCGCACACTGAAGTTTTCCGAGCAAACCAAGAGAGGTGAATACAATGGCTGGATTGTGGACGCCATGCTCTTGAAGGAACCGGAAAACCAAGCATACTTACTTTTTATCAAGAGGTTGGATAACAAAAAGCAACCTGCTCCTAAGTGCACCGTGATAGTTCCTATTTCCGATTTGAGGTTTTACTAATATGAACAAAGCGTTTTTACTGAAAGTGAAAAATATTCTCCTAAGCGAAAAAGATGCTATAATGAAGCAGACCAAACGTGATGTCGATATAGACACCGATGGAGATGAAACAGATGAAATTCAGGCCGGTATTCTGATTGACATAAACAACCAGCTTACCACTCGCAACTCGGAAAAGCTGGTGCAGATAGCAGAAGCTCTTCATCGAGTAGACAACAAAACCTATGGGTTATGTTTAGACTGCGGTGAGATGATTCCTGAAAAGAGATTATTGATCAATCCGTATTTTCAGACTTGTATTTCTTGTGCCGAAGAGCGCGAAGCCGAAGTCAAACAGCGAAAGAGAGCCTAAATTGAATACACTAGTTTTAGAGCAGACCGAAAACGGTGAAGTGCCGATGGATGTGTATCAGAAGCTTGCTAATGATCGCATTCTTTTTATTACCGACTATATTGATGATCGTATTGCAACAGACATCATTGCCACGTTGCTACTCAAAGATCAGGGCGAGGACAGCGATAAAAAGATAACCATCTTCATCAACTCTCATGGCGGTGATGTTCGTAATGCCTTTATGGTTTATGACATCATGCAAATGATCCACGCCCCCATCGAAACGGTGTGTATTGGCGCTGCAATGGATGAAGCCGCCCTACTGTTAGCTGGCGGCACCAAAGGGATGCGATTGGCTACCAGGAACGCTGTGATTACAGTAAGTCAGTTAGTCCACGACTGGCATATGCATACTAATTTGACGGATGCTAAAAATCTGTTGGAACAATCCCAGATCGATAATGCTCGTATCTTGGAGATTTATTCTAAGGCCACTGGCAAGAGCGTCAAAGAGTTGAAAGAAGATTTAGATCGACGTATCTTTCTAGATGCTCCCCAAGCAGTGAAGTATGGTTTGATTGACAAGGTAGTTTCTACCAATAAGTAAGGTGAATTATGGGTAAAAAAGAAAAGAAGGATAGTCAGGAATACGATCCGTTTCACCAGCTATTGATGTTGGGATACGCCGAATCTTATGTCAAGATGTCCAAAAGTCGCGCCATTTTTCTCTCCGAAGACATTACCCAAAGAGTGGGGGCGGAGTTATCGGCTATGATGCTCTATTACGATAATATGGATCACGAGTTGCCTATTCATTTGTATATTCATTCCAATGGCGGGGATGTTTCTGGTCTGGCTAACATTTATGATGTGATGCAAATGGTCCATGCCCCTGTGGAAACTATCCTACTGGGTAAGTGCTATTCGGCCGGAGCGGTCATCCTGGCGGCTGGTAGCGCCGGCAAACGTTATGCTTTGCGCAGTTCCAAGGTCATGATTCACGGTATTCAGTTTGCTTTCCCTATCCCAGGCGATGATATGACTAGCAATAAGAACTACCTGAAGTTCATTGACGAAAACAACGATAACATAATGAAAATGCTAGCTCACCACACCAAACAGCCTTTGGACAAGATCAAAGCTGACTGCACCCGAGAGTTGTGGATGGATGCCAAAAAGGCTAAAGAATACGGTATTATCGATCATATCCTCTAATTGAAAGGCAGGATGGTAAATAAATAGCATATCCATATGGAAAAGACTGCTAGAAAACCATCTGCCGATCCCGTCCAAGAGAAATTGAGACAAAACAAAGCGACCTGGAACAAGGACGTTTCTGTTTTCATCAATGATCTCATTCATCTCAAAAAGACGATGAACGGCTGGCCGTCTAAGTTTTTCAAGGAGCGCTCTCGTATTGTGGAGCCTATGCCGGCTGATCCGGCTACCATCATCGGTTCTTTGGCCGGCGATTTCCAAGAGATAACCAATCGCGGTAATGCTTTGGTGCAAGAGCAGCTCAACTATTCCCAGAACCGTCGTAAGAGACAACCAAAGCAACTCAACCTGCCTTTAGGGCAACCTGCTACGCCAGCCACCCCAGCTAAGCCAGAAGAAGCTCCTAAAGTAGATTTGACCAAGCAACTTTCTTTGCCAGCCGTGGCTGCTTTGGAATCAGAGTTGGTCAAGGTGGCTTTTGCTTTGGAAGAGAAGTATGCTTTGGAAACCGAAGCTTCTAATCCGTTGACTCGTTTTTACACCAGACTCAAGACGCCCACCATCGGTTTTGGTGAAGGTGCTCGTGTGCGTCAGTTGCGAATGACGATGCTGAAGGGTTGCGTGCAAACTCTTCGAGAACTCAAGAAGCTACAAAAAGAAATTGTCAAGTCATCTAAGATCAGCACCAAGTCTTCTCACAACATTATGTCAGCCTTGGCTAAGCAGTGGTCAGCCGTCTTGACCAATTTCAAGCCATACTATGACGAGAAGGCAAAGTCAATTCCTACCGATGAACCAGTTGAACAAGTGGCCCCAGAAGATGCTCAGGTCCCAGAAGGAGAAGTAGATGAAGATTTTCCGCTATACAAAATGGATAGGGCCAAGTTCATCATTTCTGATCTGAAGAATAACAGGGCCAATTTCGGTAGTTTTATACCTAAAGAGTTAGACGCCATCATCGACAAAATCAATGCTATTCCAGCAGCTAAGAAGGTGGATTTCGTTCTGCGCTCTAACATAGAAGAAGTGTATAACCAAGCCCTGGTAGCCCTCAATGGCAGGCTGGGCACTACTGGAAACTCTCTCAAAGAGATTGCTGTGCAACTTCGTAAGGCTAAGAGTCTGCCGGCCGTTGCCCCAACTCCGGCACCTTCTCCAGTGGCGGTAGAACCGCCTGCACCAGAGGCTTTAGAGACTCAGGCACAAGCTATGCGATGGTTAGGTAAAGCCAGACATGGCCTTTTGCCGGGTAGCACTTCTGGTCGTAGGTTGGAAATTTATCGTAAGATCGGAGAGCTAAAAGTAGAACTCAACAAGATAATGAACCTACTAGAGAAGGGCCTAGATCTTCCTGAGTTATATGCCGCCATTATTCCTTTTGATAGGGGCGTGATGTCGCTAAGAAAGATGGTCAGGTCATTGTATACTTCCGAGTATCCTAATGAAGCTGTGCCGATGCCGTTCTTCTAAAAGGAAATATGGAATCAGGATACGTCTACATTCACAACAATGTTTTTCCTACGCTGCTAGCTATTTCAGAAGAGGAGCAAGGTCGTGGGCTAATGGGTCAAAAATGGCCGCCTCCCGTAATGGCATTTGTGTATCCGCAACCTAAGGTCAATAAGTTTTGGATGAAGAATACGCCAAGTCCTTTGGATATTGTCTTCTGTCATCAAGGTAAGGTCTCTCAGATCTGCTATGGTGAACCACATTCTACTGCGGCTATTGGCGACAATGTCTTTAGTGATTTGATTATTGAGCTGCCACATGGCACAGTTGATTCTAGCGGGATTAGGCTTGGACATTCGGTAGGCTTAGTAAGTCCTACGCAAGATGAGCTGCGCCAGATCATTGCTGAAAAATACCACGATTTCGTAAAATTCTGAGACCCCTTGCGCCCCTTATTTGTATGATTAGATTGTGGTGGTGGAAGGCAGCGTGTCATTATGGATACCGTTCAACAGTTCAACAAGATTCTCGATTCCTTCAAGATTCGAGCGATCTGTCTGTCGTCCAACCAAATCGATAACTACACTTTTTACGATCTTCGCCTAGAGCCCAATGTCAAGGTGAAGGAAATTGATAGGTATAGCGATGAGATTTCGTTGGCTATGCACGCCCCGTGTAAACCGATTATCAAAGTTTTGCACGAACAAGGAATAGTGCGTATGGAGTTTGCTACTCCTCGTATAGAGCCACTTCGACTGTTTGATCTGTTTACCAATAAGAAGGTGCCGACCGGAGACCTTGTTTGTCTTCTGGGTCAGACTATAGATGGTCAGAAGGTATGGATGGACCTGATGCAGAATCCGCATATGATTGTGGCAGGCACCACCGGATCTGGTAAGAGCACGCTGCTCAATAACATTGTGGCTAATGTGCTCAACTACAACGATGCCGATATTTTTTTGGTGGATCCTAAGCGGATCGAGTTCTCGGAATATGAGAAGCATATCAAAGCTATTGAGGTGTATTACACCTTCAGCGATGCGTTGGAACTAGTTTCTAATATGGTAGAGGTGATGGAGGAAAGGTATAACAGAATTAGATCTGGCGCCGACCCTCGTGAACTGAAGCCAATTCTCATTGTGGTAGATGAGTTTGCTGATTTGATTATGCAGGATAAGGGCGATCTTTTCTATACACAGGTTTGTAGGTTGGCGCAGAAATGTCGCGCTGCCAAAATCTCTATGGTTTTAGGCACGCAAAGACCGTCTGTCAACATCATCAATGGCACTATCAAGGCTAACTTTCCTGCCCGCATTGCTTGCCGTGTAGCCAGCCACGTGGATTCTAAAGTGATTCTAGATGCTTCTGGCGCTGAGAATTTACTGGGTAAGGGCGATGCTTTGTTGCGAGATAACTATCGCTATCTAGAACGTTTTCAAGTGGCATATACGGACGCAGCAGAAGTATGCAGTGTGTTCGGAGCATAATGAGTCAAGTTATCAATTTGATGGATGTGGATACTTTAGTGCAAAGGTTCCTCAAGGAACGTGAGCAGGGTATCAACACTTTACATCGTATCTACTTTCATAATAGTAATCAGCTATCCTTGCGTGCTCTCAACGAAGAATTAGCGGAAGAACTCCGCACCGGCTGCATCACTTTCTTGAACAAAGGTTCTCCGTTGGATGAACTGGGAGCCTATTTATTCTACATTGCTAACGCTTACTGTAAGAAGATTGCTATTCCTTTTGTCAAGAAGAAAACCGAGTATCTATGTCCAGGTTGTCTTTTTTTGAGTAAGGATGGTCTGCTTACTAACAACAAAATATTTCGTTGTCTCGAATGCGAGTCAGGGCTGAAAGGAACTACTGATCCTAAAACAATTCAGTTCTTCCATACGTTTTACCGACATAATAAAAACGGATATCATTGTCAAGATTGCGAAAGGTTTATTCCGCATCCTTTGGACAATTCTACCAATGTCTCGTGCCCCTACTTCGATTGTCTTTTCGTAGGCTCTATTACTAACCTTAGGAAGATGCACCACCCGACTTCGCAGTCTAATCCAGAGAAATTGATTTTAGATGCCGCACAAGATGGTAGTTCTTTTCTCAAAGATAGTATTGTCTCACAAGAAGCTGACGCTCATACGCAATTAGAGATAGAGCAGGATTTGCAGGATAAAGTCAAGTCTTTGCTCGATATCATTGAGACACAAAGTAATAATGTTCCGTATAGTAGTTCGGATTTTACAGTTCGTCATAAACAGTATGTCTATCAAGCTTTTGGCAATCTGTTGAAAGAGTTTCCGGTGGAAATGATTGGTTATCTTCTGAATAGTTCGGATAGCCGATCCGGTTTTCAACACAAAGTATTTCAGGAATACATCAAACTTTTAGAGTCTTCCTTACCTTTTTTCGTGACTAGGCACCGCAAACTTCATAGGGTAGATCATCTATTGGACGAAACCCTGTGTTTATTTGATGGCATTTCCGTTTTTGAGGGTATGGTCAATGATAGGCTGAATGTCAAAAATGGCACCAAAGAGTTTTACATTGGTGGTAGGAAGGCGGCTTACACCAAACCCTATTACATCGGCAAGCTGTTGAACGTTATCGATAGTGAGAAGAAAGCACCGCTGATGCACTTGGTCAAAGAATATAGTTTCTCTAAGATTCGTATGTGTGATATAGAGCCTGGTACGCCCGTTACCGTCACGCATCTGCGTGTTCCGCCACATTATCAAATGGGTGGAATGGTGTATGTCAACCGTGTTCGTAAGAAGATTGCCGACCGTGCTAAAGCGGTCATTACCCAGGTTACCTAAATGGAAGAAAAAGAACATAAAGAGCCGCCGTATACAGTCAATGGATCTCAAACTTTTCCAGCTCGTGGCCGATGTAAACACTGTGGTAAGTCTGCCCTCAACTGGTATCCAGATTGGACTAGTCCGTGGCCTATTAGGAATTGGCGTCAAAAAGCTAACGGTAATTCCGCCCGCCAATACCGTGGTTGGGTAGGTGGCACCAATCAAGATCTTCTTCGCAGTTTGGTGTATCGTGAGAAAACCGGTTGGTATGTCCAATCTCGCGGACTCAATTCTTATCGCACGGGAGCCCAACGTAGCGTTGCTAAATGGGTAAGCCCAGATCAAGTGATGTTAGTGTGTGCTAATTGTGGCAAGAGTAAATGGGCCATTTTAGATGATTACAATCAAAATCGCCCAGACATCAAACATCGTAAGGCGCGCATCAATTATCCACAAAAAGCTAAGCCATCAAAAGATTTTTGGTGAGCTATTCTCAATCTTCTCTCGAACTTGGTCTTCCAAGAAGTTGAAGTTGTCGGCTAGTTCCTCAAAAAGTTTCCATTGTCTGTTGGTCATTCGATAACAGGAGTAGTAAGACATTTGGGCCAGAGTATCGTAATAGTCTTTGCTGGCGAATCGTAAATGAGTAGGCGCCCAAGTATTTGAGAAAAATACCCAATCGCCAATGTTTTGGTAGGTCAAAAAATCTTGTTTATTGCGGGCTTGACTAAACAGCAAAGTAAGGCTATCTTGGGAGAAATCGAACTCTACAGATTTGTATTTTCCGTAAATACTGGTGATATATATACGAGTAGTAGGTTGACACTTGATATCAACTAGCAGCTCTTCAAAAAAGCTGCCAATATTATTTTGGATGTGTATCATGAATAATAATGTGAAAATATGTAGCAAGTGCGGAATTGAGAAAGATAGAAGTTGTTTTTCTAAAGGTGAGAGATTTAAAGATGGACTTCAGTCGATGTGTAAAGATTGTGCTAAAGTTTATCGAGAGAATAATAGAGCCACTATCGCTTCGAGTAAAAAATCTCATTATGAAAATAATAAGGATGATATTTTACAATATCAAAAAGATTATTATCAGAATAATAAAGATGATATTGTCATTGTTCAAAAAGAATATAGAAAAAATAATAAGCTAAAAATAGCCGATCACAATAGTGAATATTACAAAAATAATAAGGCATCTATTGATCTTCAACATGCAGAATATTATGAAAACAATAAAGAAAGAATGACTGCAATTCAAAAACAATACTATGAAAATCATAAAGATGAGATAGATAGTTATCGTAGGGAATATTATAAAAATCGCGCTCATAACGACTTGTTATTCAAAATTAAAAGAAGAGTATCAAGCCAGGTTTGGCATTTTCTTTTCAAAAGTGGATCAAGCAAAAACAACAAATCCATTTGTGATTTTCTCCCCTATTCTATTCAAGAATTAAAGGAACATCTTGAGAAGCAATTTGAATCGTGGATGACTTGGAATAATTATGGCAGGTATGTGGTTAAAAATTGGGATGATAATGATTCTTCTACTTGGAAATGGCAGATAGACCATGTAATACCACATAGTAAATTTATTTATATTTCCATGGAAGACGAAGAGTTTAAGAAATGTTGGGCATTAAGTAATTTGCGCCCATATTCAGCTAAACAAAACTTACTGGATAGTAATAGAGAAAAATAAAGAATATGAAAGAATTAGAAATAGTAAAACATGTAAATGATTCTCAAGAATATGAAAAAGAATTGCGTAGTCTAGGCTGGTGTTTAGATTGTCAAGGTTACGGTCAGGATTTGGGTAATGGCTCGCCTTGTCAGAATTGTAACGGAACTGGTAAATACTCCTATGAGAAATCAGAATGAAGACATTAGTAATTGTGGAGTCCCCAGCTAAGGCTGGCAAGATTCAAGGATTTCTTGGCAAAGATTATACGGTAATGGCCAGTGTGGGCCATATTGCCGACTTAGCTAAAGGTGGTCGATTCGGTCTAGGCATTGATATTGAGAATGACTTCAAGCCACACTATGTTTTGATGGAAGACAAGATTGCCATTGTAGATGATCTTCTCAAGGCGGCTAAAAAGGTAGATCGTATTCTAATTGCAAGCGACCCTGATCGTGAGGGCGAGGCTATCGCCTGGCATTTGTCCAAACGATTAGAAGATACGGGCAAGCCAATCAAGAGGGTGGTTTTCGGAGAAATCAAGAAGTCAGTGGTTCAGAAGGCTATTCAGAACCCACGAGATGTGGATCTCAACCTCTTTCATTCCCAAGAAGCTCGTCGTTTGTTAGATCGTTTGGTAGGCTTTATGGCCTCTCCGTTTCTAATGAACTGTATCGGCCCCAAACTATCAGCCGGCCGTGTGCAATCGGTGGTGACTCGTATGGTCATTGACCGCGAACGAGAGATTGAGGTTTTCGTTCCAGAAGAGTTTTGGACTATTCAGGTCAGTTTGACCAAGGATAGCAAGCAAGGCTTTATGACCAAGTATTCGGGCCGTCCTGTGGATGCTACCAGTGCCGAGGCTATGCGAGCTAAATTGGCCGCTCCTGGCGCTGAATACATTATCTCCGAGGTCAACTCCGACCCAGAGAGCAAGTACCCTCAGGCCCCGCTGGTAACTTCTACACTTCAGCGCATTATGTCCAAGGAACACGGAATGAGCGCTGATCAGACGATGAAGGCAGCTCAGGGTTTGTATGAAGCTGGTTATTGCACTTACATCAGAACAGACTCCGTTCGAGTAGGTGAAGAAGCTTTGGTGGAAGTTCGTCAATGGCTAACCGATAACAAGTATCAGCTTCCTAAGAAGGCCCTGACTTACAAGAACAAAGATGCGGCTCAGGATGCTCACGAATGTATTCGTCCTTCTGATCTATCTCTCCTCCCTGGTAGCAATTACGCTATCATTGATCCCAATGAGAAATTGGTCTATGAGACCATTTGGAAGCATTTCGTAGCCAGCCAGATGTTGCCGGCCGTTTACGATACACTAAGGATTACCGCGCATGTCAAAGGTGATAAATCAGCCGAAGTCAAGGCTTCGGGTAAAGCTCTCAAGAGCAAAGGCTTCTTGGAAATCTTGGGCGTTTCTGACGAAAGCAAAATTGAAATTCCATCAGAGCTTGTTATGGGAGACATTTTGCTTCCTTTCGGAAGATCTCCTGTTAGAATGGAAAAGAAACAAACTCAGCCGCCACCCCGATATTCGGAAGACAAACTCATCAAAGAACTAGATGCTAGGAACATTGGCCGTCCAGCCACTTATGCTGAATTGCTGAGTAAGATTACTCTCCGCAATTATGTGGAAAAGAGAGGTAGTGTCTTCCACGCCACTGATTTGGGTAAGAAGATTACTGATGAACTTTTGCAGTTCTTTACCTTTATGGATTATGATTACACCGCCAAGATGGAAAAGCAACTCGATGAAATCGAGGGTGGTAAAGTAAATCACGTGGATATGCTGAAAAAGTTTTATCCAGATTTCAAGAAGGAAATCGACAAGGCATATCTACAACACGGTGCTACGATGTGCTCAAAATGCGGAAGCCCAATGTCAGTTCGCACTACCAAAGGTGGCGATAAGTTTCTCGGATGCTCCGCCTATCCTAAGTGCAAAAGCACCATCAATCTCGGATCCTCACCCGCTACAGCTCACGTTGCCTAATTGAAAGAACGAGTTATTATCGCATGAAAACCAGTTCCGCCCCGCAAAAGTATCTGGCTCCCCAGGATTTGGAGAACCAAGAGAACTTGTCTTTGCAGCGACTAAAGAGCCTAGTTCCGGCCCTTTCCGATAACGATGTTGATGATCGCCCTTGCGCCAATTTCATTGATCTAATGAATTGGGTATCCGCTAATTTTAGCGCGTATCTTACTGACACTACTAACCTGAGTAAGTTTGTTCATAATCGTGTTATTGTGGATGGGCAGTTTCTAGAGTTTTGTGAAGAGAATAAAGTCAGCATAGACTGTCTTTACAGAGATTCCATCGTTTCTTGGAAGACCGATAACGATTTTGAGAAGTTCTTTGCTCAAGGCGTTTTCCTCATCAAGACCAAAGGTGTTGAGTTTCTTCACGCCGCTTTGTTCCACAAGGGCAATCAGAACGAAGATGAAATCAGTTTTTTCATTGTGTGTTCAGAAAACAATTATGAAGGCTACCGCAAACTGCGTAATGAGTTTGACGAGTGGGTGCAAGAAAGAGATCGTAGCAATCTTCACATTCGTGTGGTAGAAGGCGAAGACCTTCCTTATACCAAAGATAGCACCTGGGAAGAGTTGTTTCTTCCCAAGGACATCAAGTCCGAAATCAAGGGCTTGGTAGAAAACTTCCTATCTTCTAAGGATTTCTACTTGGAAAACCGCATTCCTTGGAAGCGCGGTATTTTGTTATATGGCAAGCCGGGCAACGGTAAGACCTCCATTATCCGCACCATTATGTCGGCTTACAACTTCAAGCCCGTCACCATCGTAGCTGGTGCCAACGATGAGGCTGTGCGAGAGGCTTTTACTTATGCGGAAGATCAAAGCCCTGCCCTACTTTACTTTGAGGATTTGGATTCTCTTTTAGAGAAGAGTGTAGATATCTCTTCCTTCCTCAATTTGATGGACGGTATCTCGGCTAAAAATGGATTGTTGGTTATTGCTACTGCCAATGATGTCAAAAAGCTAAAAACCAATATTACGGAGAGGCCCTCTCGATTTGACAGAAAATTTGAGATTCCTCCTCCAAATGCAGAAATGGCTTATATATATCTAAAGAGATGGTTTGGTAATCTCATCACCCTCAAGAAGTGTCGAGAACTTGCCAAATATGCTTCTAAATACGAATTTTCTTATGCTTATCTGAAAGAACTGTATATTTCTGCTATGTTTGAGGCTTTGGCTCATAACCGTAAGGCTCCCACGGAAAAGGATGTACAGCACGCTCTCAACCGACTAGTCAAGGATAAAAACCTCTTGAATGGCGGCACGGTCAATATGGACAAGTATTTCAAGTGAAAGTGAAAATAGGTTTTTGATTATGAAAGATCAGAATAAAAGAAACAGAAGAAACTTCAAAAAGGCGCCGAGAGGGGGTGATACTACAGCCGCAGTTTCCGATCCGTTTGCACGTCATGAACCAGTGCAAGCGCAACCACTAGAAGTCAAGGTGTATGGAAACAATTTCGATAAAGCTCTCCGAGCTTTTCGAGACCTCGTACAGAAGGAACGCATTCTTTCTGTCTATAAAGAGAAGAAATCGTATGAGAAGCCATCTGACAAACGCAGGAGAAAGCGCAACGAATCTAAGAGAAAACTAATGGAACTGTGCAGTAAGGGTGAATGTATTCACTCTGAACACAAAGGCCGCCAGTCCCAAAGGAAAAATTCTAGACATCAGTGAAATGCTTTCTCGTAATGAACGGGAAACAATATGTCTGACACTAATGGAAAAGTAAAAACGTACAAGAACCCTGATAGAGCGCAAGGCGAGAAGTATAAGCCATACGTTCCACAATATCAGGTTCACGGTAAAGAACCAGAGGAGTATCACGGGGCAGTAGTGCCAGGTGGTATTGCTCTGGCTAAACCTAGCTCTGATAATCCAAGAGCTAAGAGACCTGGCATTCGACAGCCTTACGCTGTAGAAAGCACTTCTCCAATAGGCAGGGGCCGAGGCCCTGTTCCTAATGTCGGAAACAATATGGAACACACTTGGTCAAATGTTGATGGTGATGTTATCGACGATTTGTCAGGAGTAGCCATAGACCCTAATCAGGAGATGATTGACAACAATGATTTCGTTACTGACGAGGCTTTAGGTATTCAGACACCTATGGTTTGGCAAAATGGTCCTACGGCCGATGATGTTCAGGCCGCCCCGGAGAGGGGTAAAGTCACCATTGAAATGCCTCCTGTTGCTGTTCGAGCAGAGTTGGCGAAGAAAATGGATACAGATCAGCGATCTAATCCCGTGTCACCTGACGAAATCCTGTATATTCTCAAGGACTTAGCTGAGGAATCCTATCTGCTTATGGTAGAAGGAACCCCTGTTTGTTCTGGTCCTATGGAAGAAATTCAGGACCAAGCCCGCGCTATGGTCTTTGGAGAACACGAAATCTGTGATGGAAATCCTGTCTCACCCGATGATATAGTTATTCTCAAGAGGGTCAAAGTAAAAGTTGGCCTGTTCTTAGAATAAGGGTATTATGACACAGGAACCGAGAAAAGCAACAGATGTTCTTATAGAGATGGAATCTAATGTCCGCCAGTTATTGGACATAGTTCGTGCTCAAGACTTGAACATCAAGGTATTATCGAACAAGCTGAATGAATTGCTGGGGCGTCTAGATAGGCAAGATGCAGTTCGTCCCAAGATTACTGTGGAAGCTATTCAGAATGTTCCTCTTCCGGCCGTCAATTTTCCGCCAGCTTTTCCACAGATGCCGGCCGGAGAACCAGAACGCACTATTCCTGTGACGGCTGAAAACCGATTACCACAAGAAAATAATCCTCAAGGCTTCCGACGCACTTCTCGTCCTGAGACTTTTTCACCAGAAAAAGAAATCAAGATGCCGATCCAAATGCCTAAGATGCCGGCCCCTCCACCTAACCCTAATGCCATGAGGCCACCTCCAGGACGTTCTGCTCCCGAATCAACGGCCATGATGCCGCCTGGTGCCGTCACTAATCGTGGTCAGCAATTACCTCCAATGCAATCTCCGCCTATGCCAACCGAGGTGAGCCAGCCGCCTTCCACAACCCCCAATCACGATCAGGTGCCCACCCAACAACGTTGTGTAGATAAGAATGGCAAGTCTATCTTCTTAGCAGATGTGCAGATTACCGATATGATTACGGGTCAGCCTTATTTCAAGACTCGAACCAATGGCACGGGTAAATGGATGGCTTCTTTGCCGGTGGGAGAATATCGAGTGCTTATTAGAAAGCAAGGCTCCTCTCTCAAAGATAAGGTTGAGGCTATCCAAGATGTTCATGTAGATGGTAGCAAGAGTCCATTAGAATTGCCAATGTTGATTATCAAGTGAGGAAATTATGGGCAGCAAGAAAGATCTGTTTAGATTTGATGTTACGCTCAAAGACTTGCTAAATCTTCGTTCCCGCGCCCTAGACATCCCCCGGTTAGCCGCGGTCTTTACCCTACTCAAAACGTTCTGGTATAAACTATCATACAAGGCCTCGGAGGCAAAACGTTGGAACAGAATTAGGGTTGGCTCTATCGAAGTCTTTCTAGATGAAGATGACCATTTACATCTGGATTTTATCACTAGGTTCAATTGGACAAACGCCAAACCCTATCTAGAAGCTCTCGATATTATTTCCAAGTCTGAGTCAATGAAAGATATTCCTGACGAACTGAAAGATTTCGATTTACCGTATTAGAACATAGGTGTTGAGATGAGTAAGAAGTTTCAAGTCATCGTGGCTGATCCTCCGTGGAGCTTCAGTGATTCTCTGAAGATGTCCGCCGTTAAGCGTGGGGCCAAGTCCCAGTACAGCACTATGACAACTTCTAAGATTGCCGAGATGCCCGTGCAGGCCTCTTGCCATCCTGACGGGGCAGTCTTATGTTTGTGGGTGCCAGGCAGCCTTTTGCAAGAGGGTCTGGACGTGATGAAGGCTTGGGGTTTCAATCACAAGCAGACTTATGTGTGGGTCAAAACCAAAAAGCGAGCTTGTGATTATCCATTACATGAGTGTTTGTCTTTTGGAATGGGCCATACTTTCCGTCAGACACACGAAATCTGTTTGATAGGTACCAATGGTAAAATCAATAAGCAGTTGAAGAACAAATCGCAACGTTCGGTCAGCTTTGCTGAAAACCTAAGGCATTCATCCAAACCTGATCACTTGCAAAAATCTTTGGAAACTATGTTTCCTAAAGCTCGTAAACTAGAATTGTTTGCCAGGCGCATCCGTCCTGGTTGGACTTGTCTGGGGAACGAGATATGCAACGGAGAGGATATTTACGTATCTCTTTCCAAACTAACATAACGGAGGCTCATGTAGATTATCATGTCAAAGAAAACATGATAAATTCGTTTCATTCTATCATTAGTTTAGCATATATTTCATACACTTACGTTTCGGAGGTTCAACAGTTCATATGAGCGGTTCGGATAAGTTACGACAGACGATTACAGATAACAAGATTGGTAACGCAAAGGCTCAGAAAGTAGAAAAGGAAGTAGTTGCTGCTACGCGAAAAGCTGTAAAGAAAATGCAAGCTACACATTCAGATTATACGTTTCTTTGGGAAGAAGAGCTGAAGAAATTTGATATACACGCCCATTTGAGAGATCAGTTTTCTGATCCGGCAGTCGGATCAAATTTGACTGTGAATGAGAGTGGAATCAAGCCAGATGGAGGTTTTCTTTTTCTAGTTGCGCCGGGCAAGCGTAAGTTCCTGTTAGGTGCTGTGGAAGCTAAAAAGCAAGGAACTAACGACGTGAGAGCGGAAGAGGGGAAAGATAAACAAGCACGCGGAAATGCTATTGAAAGAACTTGCAAGAATTATGTTGAGATCGCAAACGCTTTCCTAGGTGAGGATATCTTCTCCTATCTCATTTTCATGAGAGGCTGTGATCTAGAGGACCTTGACTCCTCTATTAGAGACAGGGTAACCAACATGAATCTAGGGTGCCCATTCAATGAGCTATATGTAGATAAAATTGCAGACAAGATGGGAAAATTACATCCAAGGGCGAGTTTGTTTGTGGGAATTACTGACGTTGAGGCTATGTCAGAAAAGATATTCGAAATGTTAGAAGCCTCCATGAAATATTACTTAAACAAGTATGCGGGAGAGTTTAATGACGCTACTCAACGAAAATGAGAATTATCTATCAGAGCAACTCATTACCTACATCGGCAATAAAAGAAAGCTGCTCAATTTTATTGAGACTGCCGTTCTCAAAGTCAAAGAAGATTTAGGAAAGGATAAACTGTCTCTATTAGACGGTCTGGCTGGCTCAGGAGTTGTTAGTCGAGCCTTTAAGAAGCACGCTTCAATTCTTTACTCGAACGACTTAGAGTATTACTCATATATAATTGGACAGTGCTATCTAACCAATGAATCAGATGTTCCACTCAAAGAATTGGGCACTCATATCGAACATTTAGAGAAAATAAAACTTCAGAATCGTAAAGGCATCATGCGGAAGTTGTATTCTCCGCAAAACGACCAAGACATCAAAAAAGGGGAAAGAACTTTTTTCACTAATCGGAATGCCAAAATCATAGATAACGCCATGCACTATATACATAGTAGTGATGTATCTGATAAGGTTAGACCATTTCTTCTTGCGCCGCTTCTATCAGAAGTCTCCATTCATGCTAATACCTCTGGTGTATTCAAAGGTTTTTACAAGAACTCTAAAACAGGCATAGGTCAATTTGGCGGTGATGGACAAAATGCACTCCAAAGAATACTGGGCGATATTGAAATCAAGAGCCCCGTTTTTAGTAATTTTTCGTGCCATTGTGAAATGTATAATCAGGATATAAATATTCTGGTTAAAAGTCTACCAGAAGTAGATTTGGCATATTATGATCCGCCATACAACCAACACCCATATGGTTCAAACTATTTCATGCTCAATATCGTAGCTAAAAATGAAGAACCACAAGAGGTGAGTGAAGTGTCTGGCATTCCTACTAATTGGAATAAATCAGCCTACAACAAAAGGAAAGAGGCTGAGATTTTTCTTGACGATCTTATCAAGAACACTAATGCTAAGTATGTTGCCCTGTCATATAATGATGAGGGAATAATTCCAATTGACAAGATTAAAGACATACTATCTAATTATGGTACAACCTCTCTATTAGAGAAAGATTATAATACCTTTAGGGGTAGTAGAAATTTAAATGATAGAGACCTCAAAGTAAAAGAGATTCTCTTTTTACTTAAAAAGTAATGGAAAGGTAAAATGAATATTGTAGAAGATAAAGAGTTGAATCAAGTTTTGTGGGCTATTTTTGCCAAGAAATATCAGCAAGGGGTGACATTTAAGTGCCTCCATGTATCTGATTTCAAGGAGTCTTTTCAACTGAAAGCACAAGAGGTTTTCTTTACCCTATCCAATAAAAAATTGGTCAAATCTTATACAGATATTCGAGACTACGTAACGATAGGAGATTTTCAGTTTGCTGATTTACGAGATTTGGCACTAAAGAATTTTTCTACTCAGACCAGAGAAATCATTTTTGACTACATCAGACGAGAATTTGCGAATGGTGTACGCGGACATTTTCAAGCTCATCCTTTCCTCCCCATGCAACTTGGTATTGTTAATAGCTGCCAGATAGTGAACTGCGTAAACGATAAGTGTGAAGATCATCGCTATAGGGATACGCTGAAAGATTTATCTAATTGTGGGGTGTTAGTTAGTGAATCTTCGATCAGATTTACAACTCCACATTTCCGGGATTTTGGATTGCATGAGCCGTCTCTTTATATTAGGCATTTGTTAGATGTAGCTCCCGCTGATTCCCGATTGTATAGCGATATGCTTTCCTTTCCTCAAAGTTTGGTGTAATGAAAACGTGTTCTAAGTGCGGTCATCCCAAAGATGATGAATGTTTTAGTAAGGACGGTCATGGCGGTCGTAAAGCGCAATGCCAAGACTGCGACAAACAGTATCGTCTTGATCACAAAGCAGAACAACAAGCCTACGATAAACAGTATTATCAGGATAAGAAAAAGCCGCTTTATGAAGCTAATAAGCCTCTTTTCAAAGAAAAGAATGCCAGGTATTACCAAGAGAATAGAGAAGACATTATAGACAGGGTTCGTGAATATGCGGACAAGAACGCGGACAAAGTCAAAGAAAGTCGAAAGCAGTATTACGAGGATAATAAAGATGTCATACTTGAAAAACAGGGCGTCTACTATGAAAGTAATTTTGGCAGGATCAGACTTGTTAAAGAGGCTTATCGACTTACCCATAAAAAAGAGCGCAATAAGAATCAAAAAGCGAGATATGAAAATGATCCGGTTTTTAGATTAAGGATGAACCTATCTACTGCGATATCTGGTTTCTTGAAAAGAGGCGGCTCTTCCAAAAATGGAAACTCGTGTTCAGAGCATTTGTCTTACACAATGAGTGAGTTGAAAGATCATCTCGAAAAACAATTTGAGCCGTGGATGACCTGGAACAATCAAGGACGATATAATCGTGAGAGCTGGGATGATAATGATCCGACCACTTGGACATGGCAAATTGATCACATCATCCCGCATTCTTCTCTGCCATATACAGATATGAGTGATGATAACTTCAAGAAGTGTTGGGCGCTAGAAAACTTACGCCCACTATCAGCAAAGCAAAACCTAATTGATGGGAACAGAAGATAATGTCTAAGAAGACGCTATTATTAAATGCAAGTTATGAGGTATTAAGCTTTATCCATGAGAGAAAAGTCTTCAAGCTCTTGTTCAAGGATAAGGTTGAAGTCATCTCTACTTGGGAGGATGTTGTCGTGTGGGGAACCGGCAAAGTCAAGCACCCGTCTATCTTGAGATTGAAGAACCACGTCAAACGCAATTACTTCAACTCTAACTTCAGTCGTAAGGCTCTAGTCAAAAGAGACAGAAACACCTGTCAATACTGTGGTAGGAAGCTGACGGCATCTCAAATCACCATTGACCATGTGCTGCCAAGAGCACAAGGGGGCATTACGTCCTTCGTCAACTGTGTGGTGGCTTGCCAAATCTGCAACAATAAGAAGGCTGCTCAAACGCCGGATCAGGCAGGAATGAAGTTATTGCGAAAGCCTACCCATCCTTCCTTTTCTGCCCAGTATTATGTGGCAGATCCGCAAGAACATTGGCACGCCGATTGGGACGATTTTATGACCGGCTAATGTCTTTATGTCAATGGATATGCATATATTGATATCAGGATATGATAAACGAAGACATAAAGACTTGTATAGTATGTAAGTCGCTTAAACCCATCGCTATGTTTAATAAGAACAAGAACAATAGCGATGGGCACTCTAATTTTTGCAGAGAGTGCGGAAAGATTTACAATAAAACATACTACACAAACAACAAGAGAAAATCACACGACAAACGAAACCAATACAGAAGGAAACAAAGACGGCTCAACAAAAAATTTGTTTTGACCTTTCTGAAAGAGCACGGCTGCACAGATTGTCCTGAAAAAGACCCGATAGTATTAGAGTTTGATCACGTTACTGGAATCAAGACTAACAATATCTGCACTATGATAGCCGAGGGTCGTTCGCTCGTGACGTTGGCTGATGAGATTGCTAAATGTGAAGTTAGGTGCGCTAACTGTCATAAAAGAAAAACCGCTAAAGAACAAAACTGGTGTAAGTTAGATGAAGATTACTTAGAGAAGTGAGAAATAAAATGCAAGATAGAAAAACAGATGTCGCACTAGACAAGCTTGTAGAATTTGGTCATATTGCAGGTTATCATTATACTATGATTGAAGATGAACCGGGCTCTGGTAGTCGAGAAACCGAAAGACTGGTGTTGATTTTCAACAACGGTTTCGCTCTCAAAATTAACACGTTCTGCTCTGGTAGTGCGGAGAATACGGTAATGGAATTTGATACAAAACCCATTATTGAGGGCTTTGATGATTGAGGTTGGTTTATGACTGGGTAAACCTGAGAAAGGGGATAATCAAAAGATTATCCCCTTACTTCGGTCAATAATAAGGAATACCTATATACTTTCTCCGATATATAGGAAGCACCATGACCCAGGTAAGCGCTTGTAACTGCATTGTTTGTGCCAAGGAGTTCGATCCCGAAGAACTTCAGAGCGTTGCTCTGTCCAAAATCAATGTTACACGCTTCAAGATTTGTCAGGCCTGTTTAGATCAGTGCGACCCTACGGAAGATTACCGTGAAGCTCGCGATTTAGTGTCATCCTATCTCTGGTTTGCAGAGACTAAGGGTATGTTCAAGCAAGCTGCCGATATCCTCGATGATTTGTCTTCTAAGAAGAAATCAGAATAATTCAATCACGATCATATAAGGTTCTTCTTCAACCTTCTCTTGCTTTTGAGGGGGTGGCGGCGGTTCCAACTCAATCTGAAGTTGTTCCGGTTCGTCTTGCTTCTTTTTCTTTATTTGGTGAATATAAGGAAAGAAATCATTCATTGAACACCTCTATACGGATATGATAGAATATTAGCAAGATGATGTGCGCAGCTTGCTCCAAATTAGCCTTTCTCTATACCAAGAAACCTTGTCGTCGTTGTTCGTCCGTAGTTTTGATAACCATTGCCGTCTTGTGCGAGGTTTGCTCTCTAAACGATCGAATATGCTCGGTGTGCTTGAAAAAGGTGCCTAATTTGTCTAACCGTAATCGCGGTTGTGGATGCGGCAAGAAGTGATCGGATATATAAGTAAGAGATGATAATCACTAATAACGAAGACCTTCTACGAGTCAAATGTGATCCCGTCACTTCAGACGAAGTTGGGGCTCTAATAGAGACCTTAGAGAAGGAACTAGAATATGCTAATCGTTTGGGAAAGGGCGGCATTGGTTTGGCAGCTTCGCAGATTGGTCTTGCCAAAGACATTGCCATCGTGCGTCTTCCCAAAGTTAGCTTCAATCTGGTCAATGCCAGGTTAGAAAAAGGATTTGATCAGGCCCTCTTTACAGAGGAAGGTTGCCTCTCATTCCCTGGTCGTGTAGAGGACACTCTCCGATTTCAGGAAGTATACATCGTCAACAATCTGGTGGAGCCCCATACCTTGGTGGCTACCGGATTGGTAGCAGTGGTGTGTCAGCACGAATTAGATCATTGCAACTCTACCCTTTTTATGGATCGTGCCGCCCCTAAACTGGAGGTGGACGCGCCCCTTGTTCGTTCTACTGTCAAAGTAGGCCCCAACGAAAAATGCCCCTGCAACTCGGGCAAAAAATACAAGAGATGTTGCGGAAGGTAATTATGACTGACAAGACCGGAAAGAAAAACATAACTAGTGATGTGATGTTGGCAGACCTAATGTTGCGCGTGACTTCTTTGGAATCCATACTTATTGCTAAAGGCATTTTTACCAAGGAAGAATTTTCTGCTGTCAATGAGGAAATTGCCAAGAAAGTTGCTAAGATTGTTTTAGAGCAAAATAAAACTCCTAAAGAAGCTGATGAGTTTATTGCTAATTTCGAGGCCAATAAAGATAAGAACTAATAATGCTATTCATTACGCAGGAGGAAGAAATACAGATGAATACTCCTGTGCAAGCATTATATTTCTATGCACCTTGGATGCCATTCCATCATAGATTTATGAAGTTGATTGATAATGTAGAAGGAAAACATAAGGAACTACATTTTTTTGCTATTGATGTAGATCAATTTGATAGTCAGTGCAAGCGTTTTTCTATTGACTCCGTTCCGACCGTTCTAATTCTGAAAAATGGTAAGGAGGTCGATAGGATCGGTGGATTGGTTCTAACTGCTCCTTTCGAGCGCGCTTTTGCTGATATATGTGATCATTGAATCGTATAAACGGAGAAACCTATGCCTAAGAAGACCGCTAAGAAAACCAAGAAAAACACCAAGAGAATCGTGAAGAAAGCTGCCAAGAAGGCCACCAAGAAAGTGACTAAGAAGGTAGTTCGCAAGAGTAAGCCGACCGTGGTAGCAACCCCGCAAGTTGTGGTAGCACCTCCAGTTGTTGTAGAAACTCCTGTGGTTCCCGTAGCTCCACCTCCCCCTCCAGCGCCGGTGCCCGTTCCTATGTCTAATATGATTTGGAACGAGATCGAAAATATGCCTCTGCAAATGTTTGGTTTGCCAGGACAAACTGTTGCAATGCATTGCACGCCAGTGCCTATTGAGCCTAGCAAGCTGTATGTGTCAATTCGATCTCAAGCCACTTTACCAGCTTTAGAGACGGCTTTGTCCGATAGATTCATAGTTGAAATGGTTGACAAGTGGGTAGCCATTGCACTCAAGCCGCAGCCTTTGACTCCGGCCAAGAGATAATCCCATTGAGGTTGTATGCCATTTGACGAGAAAAAAGAATATACCCCTAAGCAAACGCTGAAGCAAATGCCCGGCCAGAAGTCGATGTTTGATAACAAACCTCGCCCTCCGACCCAGCAAGAATTTCAGCAGCAGGTGCAAGAATCTCAAGATCAAGTGGCCGGCTATAAGAAGCGTGCAGCTGAATTGTTTATGCAGTTCAACAAACTAATGGCTGATAAGACGATTCCACGGAATAAGAATATTTTAAATATGGAAACAGAAAAAGAGTTGATTGGGAATATGGTCAAACTAGCCCAAGCAATGAACCGGGATCCCAATGAACAAGAGGGAGACGGAACTCTTACTTGGGTGATCGCCCTTCTTACTACTACGTTGAGACAGCGTGATAGAATCAATGAATTAGAATACTCTCTCAGCTCATTGCAGAAAAAATTGGAATCAACCGCTTTTACTGACTACATAAACAAAGAAATAAACAAAGCGCTTGACAAACGAAAATCCAATGAATAAGTTGGCATTTGTGGGAGTTTAGTATGCTCCACAACTATTTTCTGATTATCAATTTTTGGGAAATGCAAGCATGACGCCCAAGGAACTACTTCTGTCTTTAGTTGCGGAAGAGAAAGAGCGTTATGGGGAGTATTCGCAATTATGTGCCCTCTATCAAGTCCAACCAGACCCGTTAGTAACGGCGAGACATCTTGGGAAACTGGAGATCCTACAGCTTCTGTTGCGGGAGAAAACTCTTATCAAGACATAACTAATTTAGCCGACTCGGTTCCTCTAGAATTTGTCTTGCGTCATTACGGCATAGCCATCAGTCCTCATGCCAACATTACTTGTCCTTTCAAGTCGCATAAGGGCGGTCGAGAGAGCACCGGCTCTTTTAGATTCTATCCAGATCGCAATGCTTACAAATGTTATGGTTGCGGATCTTATGGTCATACCTGTAGCTTTGTGGCCATTATGGATAAGTGTAGCAGGCACGCCGCTGCTACTAAGATTTTGCGATTGTTTGGTTCGGACGCAGATCCCGATAAGATTCCAGATACCATCAACTCGCCAGAGCGATTAGAAATAATGATGGACTTTTCCAATACTGTTAGGGATTTCCGCCAGGCGTACACGGACGCTAAATCACAAGAGTTTATAGAGTTCGTATGTCGGGTATATGATCGACACAACCTGAAGCATAAGAACCTCGATAATGAGGCTTTGCGCCGCCTGGTTGAGACGATCAAAGAGAAAATCACTCTACACACCCCACAATAAGGTTGAATGCAAGCTATCATTCTAGGTGATCCACACGTAGGTAAAGGGCTGTCCATTGGCAAGTCTGGCATCGGGGCCACGCTCAATAGTCGCATTGTCGATCAACTCAATCTGTTGGATTGGACGCTGGAACGTGCCATTGAGTATCATGTGGATCACATTATCATCACAGGCGATGTTTTCGAGGATCCTAAGCCGCTGCCCTCACTCATCACACATTTTATAGCGTGGCTCAAGAAATGTCAAGTGTACGGTATTCATGTCCACATCGTGATGGGCAACCACGATGTCTTCCGCAATGGGTTCGTCTACAACTCTACGCTGGATATTATCAGCGAAGTGGATTTGGATAACGTAGATGTCTATAAGGACATCAACACCATTACGATTGGGACGACCGCTTTTACATTGGTCCCTTATCGTGATAGAAAAGCTTTTAGTGTTCCATCTAACGCAGAAGCCATTGCGTTGGTGCGAGATAGCCTTGTCTACGAACTGGCCGCTATACCCATCACCTATCGCAAGGTATTGATAGGTCATTTAGCCATCGAGGGTTCTATCCCGGTGGGTGATGAAATTGATGATCTAACCAACGAACTATTCTGCCCCCTGGATATGTTCCAAGGATACGATTATGTGTGGATGGGTCACGTCCATAAGCCACAGGTAATGCAGAAAGCTAATCCATACATTGCTCATATCGGTAGTATGGATATCTCCAACTTTGGTGAGACCGACCACAAAAAGCATATCGTCATTTTCAACTGTGATGAAGATAATGGATGGATTGCCGAGGATCTGCCGACTCGCCAGCTCAAGAAGGTGGCTATCACCGTCCCCAAAGACACGGAAGACACAACTGCTTACGTTCTGGATGAACTGAAGAAATTGGGCTCGGTGGACAAGGCCATCGTCAGAGTGGAGATCGGCCTGGGCGCTCCTGAGCTAACGTCGGTCAATAAATCTACTATTGAGAAGTATTTGTCTTCCCAAGGTGCCTTCAACATTACCGGCATTTCCGAATCCAGAAAATTGGCCCTCATCAAGAAGGACATCAATAACACTATCGATACTAAGATGGATGTGCCAGCCGCTATCAAGACTTATGGTCAGACCTATGTGCCAGACAAAGAAAGACCAGCCTTCATTGAGTTGGCTATGGAGATTCATAATCTCTATAAGATGGAGGGTAAAGAATGAACCCTTTGAGACTATACATTGAAGGCTTTATGTGTTATGACTGGGCCTATATTGACTTCTCCCAATTTAGTTCTGCTTTGATAGTGGGCAAGATTGAGGGTAATGACGCTGACTCTAATGGCGCTGGTAAGACTACCATTTTCAAGGCTATCGAATATGTCTTGTTCAATCAATCAGACTTCAATTTGGAAAGAATTGTTCGAGATGATTGTGCTTCCTGTAAGATAGTTTTTGATTTTGTCATCGGCACACAGGAGTATAGGCTTGCACGCACACGTACGCGCAAAGGTGCAACGGATCTTTCTCTCTACGAAAGAAATGGCGTGGATGGTTCTACTGAAGAAGTTTTGCATACGGACAAGTATCAAGCATTGTTTGATGAGAAATACTGGAAGGACATTTCTGGTAGACGCACTACTGATACCGAGAAAGATTTAGCTAAACTGTTGAAGATCAATCTCAAGTCTTTCCGAATCTTCGTTCACTTCATCCAAAACGATTTTGTCGGTTTGGCCACTGCTACCCCCGAAAAACGCAAGGGTATTCTCAAAGACGCCCTCAATTTGGCTGTGTATGCTAAGTTAGAGAAGATAGCTAAAGACAAGTGCAGCTTACTTAGTAAAGAGGCAGAAAAAATCCGCCTCCTTATCGATGGCGTAGGAGATCCTGATTTAGCTCTTACTGATTTAGTTCTTCAACTATCTAATGTGGAAGTGGGTATCGAGGCGAGCACTACGCACGTAGCGCGTTTGGAAGAATTTCTGGTTGGAAGAAATGAAGACCTGAACAAACTAACCAACGAATACTCTAACCTGGAAAGCCGATTCTCTAATCTGATTGCTAAAGAGAAAGCACTAACTGCTGAAAAATCTAGACTAGAGATTTCTGTCAAGGAATACACCTCTAAGAAAGCTAATGTCGTCAAAGCTGCCCGTGATTTAGTGGCCGAGATGAAGCAACTGGAAGAGACCCGGAAGCAGTTAGTAGAGATCGATTTCAACCAAATTGACATCTTGTCGGAGCTGATTATCACCAACAAAGAAAGAGCCGCTCAACTCAGCCTTACTATCCAAACTGATACGGTCCGCTATGAGAAACTCAAGAAGCCTATCCCCAAAGATGGTGAGTGCGAGGAATGTCGTCAGCCCATCACATCCGAACATAGGAAAATCTGCCAGGCCAAGCTGGACCAAGAGCGCACGGAGCGTCAGCAGAATATTCAGACTTGTAAGAAAGAAATTGGTGTATTGACCACGCAGAACGGGTTGCACCAACAGACCATCAATACTCTAACTTTGTCTAAGCAGCATTTGGAAGGGGTCAACGTCAAGATTGCTTCCAAGAAGAAAGAGCATGCGGATAAGCGTGAAACTCATGACGAATACAAAACCCTGTTGGATAAATTCACAACTGAACTAGAAGCTAAAAACACTGAGATTGAGAAGGTTAATGAGGATTTACAGAGTTCCTATACAGAGGTAGCAACGGCTCTCAATGAAAAAATTCAAGAGGCCAAACAGAAAGTGTCTCGCGATAGTGCGAGTTTGTTGGCAGCCAATAAAGAGCTGACGCAGTTCATCAGTAGTAAAGCGGTTATTCAACATAGTATCAATCAAAAGACAGAAGATAAGCGTAAAAAGCTGGATTATGGTAAGCTCCTCAAAGAATTGGAGGACAAGCTCAGCGTGTATCCTTCAATTTTGCAAGCCTTTTCTAGCACCGGTATTCCCAATCTAATCATCCATAATATCTTAGACGACCTTCAGTTAGAAGTCAATACGCTACTGAATCAATTCAAACCAGGATTGCAATTGACTTTTACTATCGAAAAAACTAAGGGAGATGGCACGGAAGCTGATACGCTGGACATAGATTACAAACTCAATGGTAAAGATCGATACTATGAACAGCTATCTGGGGCTATGAGGTTGATTGTCAATTTCAGTCTAAAGTTGGGGCTATCCTTTCTCCTACAAAAGATGTTAGGCGTAGATATCAAGTTCTTACTGTTGGATGAACTGGATCAATCTCTGGACAAGTCGAGAGCAGATGCTTTTGCCGATATCATCAGGTTCTTGCATAAGGACTTCAATATCTTAGTAGTCACTCACAATGACCGTCTCAAGGATAAGTTTTCGCACGCCGTTCTGGTGGAGCAGGATATAAATATGGTATCGCATGCGCAACTGGTTTCTTCTTGGTAAGAGGTTAGAGAATGTATAAGGTAGCAATTTCCGGCTTAGCCAATACGGGGAAGAACACCCTCAGCAAGATGATCGTCAAGCAGCTTCGCACACGGAAGAAGGAATTGTATTATGTCAAGTATATGGCTTTTGCCGATCCCATCAAGAAGATGGTGCAGATTATGTTTCCCAATCTGCCCAAGAAGTTTCTTTACGGCTCTTCCAAGTATCGCAACGAAATCGTTCCCGATGCTTTCAAGGATGGTAAACCCTTGACGGTGCGCCAACTCCTATGTGATCTAGGAACCTCGGTAGGTCGAGGTTATCAAGACGCTATCTGGCTCAACAATTTTGATGCCCGTTTTGAAGCAGAAACTAAGTGGAAGCAGATGGTGCTCGTAACTGACACTAGATTCCGTAATGAGTTCGAGCATCTCAAGCAAAAAGGTTTCTATCAAGTGCGACTCTACCGAGAAACAGACGCCCCCAAGGTAGCTCACATAAGTGAAACCAATCAGGGCGAAATCAAAGACCAAGAGTTCGACTATGTCATTCATAATGATAAAGGGTTGCACGATCTCAAAAGAGAGGTGCAAGATAACATCATACCGTATTTGAAAAGTAAGTGATGTATATTTCGGTATATATTCATCATGAGCGTAGAAGCGCTAAAGGAAAAATTCGTCCCACAATATATGGCTACCGGCGAGCCTAAGTTCTATCGCCTTCTGCTTCTCATTGCTCTCAACAAATTAGTATGCATTAGCAAGGGCACCTATAAAGGAACGTCTCCAGAAGTAGAGTTTTTAGACTATTATGATCAGTTCATAATCTTGTATAGGAGAGAAGGAGAGGAAGTTTATTTGGATTTAGCTCGCGTCTTTCGTCGAGCCGGTCATAAAATCTACCGCATTATGCTCAAGAAAAAAATGACTGAGCGCAATCCAAGATTCCTCAATCTGGTATAAAATGGCCGTTATTTGCGTTACTATCACAGAATCCCGTGAACAAGTTGTAGCGGGTATTCCTAAGACGATCTCTATCTCTACTAACGTAGCGGCTACCATCTTCTATACTTTGGATGGTACTACCCCGACCCTTTTCTCTACGATGTATACGGGCCCCATTTTTTTGCCCTTCAATTCTTTGGTCGTCCATCTCAGTGTATTAGCCACCAACGGCACAGATTACTCCCCTGTGGTAACGGAAACCTATCAAACTAATATGGTCCATGGCAACGCACGTCTTCCACATGCGGCTACTAATGCTCGCCCAGGAGATGTTTTGCCAGATACCTATCCGTTTGGAACTCCTCCCTATCAGCCCAATCAAAAATTCAGAAACCCAGCCGATTCGGGTGTGACGGTTTACAACCCAGAGAAACCAGCCACTCCTACCGGATTTGATGCCAATGGTAATCCAACCGGGTTTACCAACAAGCCTTTCAATTCCAAGCACTATCAAATCACTTATACCACCACCAATGCAGAGGGTGAAACTGGCCCCAACATTGGCAACCTTCCAGGCCAGGTAGATTTACCTTATCCTTCTGATATTCAGCCAGATATGGGACAGGAATCTAACCAAGGGCCCGAACAGACTAATCAGTTTACTACTACTTTTGATCCCCGAGCTATGGTGATCTTTCAAGACTTTAGCAAAGAGGATCCTAACGATCCGCCACAAATCAATCGTCAGTTTTTCTCTATGGAGAATCCAGAGCGTGCCAGAGACGGCACCTTCTTTTACAACACGGGCGTAGATGCTACTGCTCCCGTTAGCGGTTCTTTTGTGCGAGCCCATTTCAATCCAAGAGACAATACGATTACGCATTACTATCGAGATTCTTGGTCGAACAAATGGATCATTTCTACCGCACCTTATGTGCCTAATGGTTCTTATGATGGCAATCTGTCCCAGATTCCTCAAGGACTCAAGGGTTCCGGTGCAGGTGTAGTTTTTGAGTGGATTCCATTTCAGAGACGCGTTCTGTTTTAATTGACAATATTTGTCCGATATATAGCTATTACACATTAAACGAAAAGATTATTATGACAGACGAAGAATTGCGCCTCTCGGTTAGCAAAACCAAAACTTTTTTGGACTGCAAAGCCAAATATAAGTTCTGTTACGTGGAAAAGTTGCCCCGCAAGGATTGGGACTTCCACACTTTCGGCAAGTTCTGCCATAGAGTCTTAGAGTATTTCCATCAGCAATACATTGACGGTTGCCTACTCCCTTACAACGTCACTATGACGGATGGGTTCAAGGTAGCTTGGGCAGAATACAAAGACAAGATGACTCCCGAGATGAAGAAGGAATGCTGGGGAATTGTGGATCAATATCTGCGTCTGGTGACCAAAGATAAAAAAAGCGGACTGCCGGCCAACGTAATTCACGTAGAAAAGCGATTTGATTTTCAAATCGCCGATAATCTTGTGCTAAACGGAGCAATTGACAGGATTCAGATAGATGCTGATAATGTCATTCACGTAGCGGACTATAAGACGACCAAACACAAAAAATATCTGAAGAACGATTGGTTTCAACTCCTGACGTATGCCTATGTTATAGTGTCGCAGGATCCGAGCATCGAAAAGGTGAGAGCTTCTTACATCTTGCTAAGACACGATTTTGAGTATATGACTACCGAGTTTACCAAGAAAGAGATTTTGGAAGTCAAAGGCAAGTTTGAGAACTATGCCGCTCAGATATTGGCTGAAAAAGAATTCGTGCCTACTACAAGCAATCTGTGCAACTACTGTGATTATCAGCAACTGTGTCCCGCAGGAAAATCTATGTCGAGAGACAACAACATTTATGGCGAAGTCGCCTGGTGAGGAATTATGCAAATCGAAATTACCGAAGTAGAACCTTGTAAGCTGGTCGTTCATTATGAAGCTAACTTCCTAGAGATTTCTGACAAGCGAATGGAAGTTCAGAATGCTTTCAAGAAGGCGCCAGTTTCTGGTTTTAGACCCGGACACGCCTCTATGGATGCCATCAAGATGACCTATGGCAAGCAGATTGACGAAGCGCTCAAGCGTGCTTTGGCAGAAGATGCTTATCATAACACACTCTTCGAGAAGAAGCTCCGCCCACATGGCGCCCCTCGCTTCAACAATCTACTCTTGGATGGTGGCAAGTTCGTCTGTGAGTTCGAGCTATACACCAAGCCAGAGTTTGAATTGGCTGATTGGAAGGGAATGGAGATCCCACAACCGCATCAAACTATGAATGCCAATATGGTTTTGGAGCAGATGCTGCAAGAAATGCGAACCAAGCTGGGAACGGCAGAACCTTACGGTGAAACCGATTTCGTCCAAAACGGAGACAGCATCATCGTGGATTACGAAGCTTCTATTGATGGAGTCAAGATCGACAATTTGAGCGTAGCTGGCGAGATGATGGTGGTCGGACAAAATCCTCTCAAGGGATTTGATGACAACTTTTTGGGAATGATTTCGGGTGAAACTCGTGAGTTTGATTTCGATGCTCCTGAAGGTGGCTTACCATCTGTCTCTGGCAAGAGAGTTCACTTCAAGGTAACCGTAGCCACGGGTGCCAAGAATATTCCGTGTCCGTTGGATGATGAGTTGGCCAAGAAACTTGGTAAGAAAGATTATGCCGAGCTATTGGATCATGTTTCTCAAGCCGCCGCAATGCGTGTAGAAACCAACAAGAAGACACTTCTTCACGCAGCCATCGGTAATAAGATGGTGGCCGATACCAAAATTGCGGTCCCCAACTGGATGACTCTGTCAGAGGCGCAGTATTTGGCCGCTAATGCTCAGATGGATTGGAATGTTATGCAAGACACTGACAAAGAAAAGATGTTGCAGATGGCAGAAGGAAATGTCAAGCTAACCCTCATCTTGGATAAAGTTAGGGAATTAGAGCCTGCCGCTCAGTTGACCGACCAGGAAGTGTTTGGGATTATCAAACACAACTTAGCTCAAAGCCAACAGGGCAATTTAGACGAAGTGATTCAGAATATGAATCGCACAGGTCAATTACAGATTATGTTCTCTCGTATTAGGGACGTCAACGCTTTGGATTGCATTTCTAAACAGATCAAAGTAATCGAATAACAGGAGAAGATCAATGAGCAAAGATGATAAAGACACGGGGCCCGCTATTCTCCCCGAAAAGTGGTTCAAGGTTATTGAGAAGATGCCAGAGTTCAAGGAAACGGCAGATGCTGCCAGCGTAGAGGATCTCAAAAAGATCATTGTCTCTTGCGAAGGCAACCTGCACGACCTAGCCAAAGAAGAGGCCGCTAACACCAAGCTGTCTAGCGCTAAGGCCATTGCTAAAGATGAGTCCTTGCAATATAGGGAGGGTCGAAAGGCACAAAATGCCAAGATTCAGTACGCCCTCTTTCTTTTGGAAAGTAAGGGAGTCGATCTCGGATGAAAGTTGAAAGGTTTGTTATACAAGCCTGCTGTAATAAAAAGGCGATCGTCTTCAAGATTGACCGCCCCATAGGTATGTCTCTACTCCAATTTTTGACAAGTAACGGGTTTACATTAGCTGATCACTTCACCAAGGCAGGGATGCTGTATGCCGATAATTCGGCCTTAATAATAACAGGTCCCATCGGTTCTGATAAGATCAATGCCAAGTGCAAGAAACCCGAGTGCGACCAAATCTTCAATGATTTCGAGGCATTGCTTGTCAAAATGGGGTGAGAATGGTCAAAGAGGCCGAAATACACGAGTTGATATCGACGGCCTATCACGAGGCAGGTCATACGGTGTATGCCTTGCTCAATTTTATGAAGGTTGATTTGGTCTCTATTATTAGACCCAAGGGAAGCAAAAGAATAGGCGAAACTTGCTATTCTCATCCTGCTAACCTTAACTCTGTTAAGAGTGCAAAGCTTTTTCGTATGCTCTCTGAAATAGAGTTAGGGGTATGTTATGCGGGCGAAGAAGTCGAAAAGATGTTATTCAAGTCTCTTTCCGGCTCTGATCAAGTGCCTCAGTTTATCAAAGATGGTGCCAGCGGCGATATAAAGAGAGCAACGAATTTCATTAGGAAGTATAATCTGTTGCCTCTCGGCAAAAATAAGAAGAGGAGTAATTTCAAGAAGAGATTGTCGAAAAAAATTCAAGGCGAGCTAAACAATAATTGGGATGCCATTACGTTGATAGCTCATAGCTTGTATCATCACCGCAAGCTGACTTTCGACGATCTACAAAAGCTGCTCACTACCAAAACACGCAACAAGAAGTTTTGGAAGAGTCAGTTCAAGAAGATGATCGCTTTTTATAGCGTGCCTTGATAGCGTGATATTTACACCGTATTCCCTAACACTCACATACGCAGTCTACATATATTAGACTGAAAACGCCCCTCAGATGCGGGTTAGATATGTAATTGCTGTTATAATACCCAACCCATATCGGAGGTCTTATGACCGACTTTGTTTCATTGCATAATCAGACTGATTTTTCTATTCTCGATTCACTTATCTCTCCCAAGGCGCTGTTCAAGCGAGCCAAAGAATTGGGACAAACGGCCATCGCTATTACAGATCACGGATCGGTGGCAGCCGCCTGGGATGCCTGGAAGGCTTCCAAAGACACCGGAGTCAAGCTCATTATTGGGTGCGAGTGTTATTTTCAGAATGATGCCGCCAATGTCAATGAGAAGTTCCGACACATTGTTCTGTTGGCCAAGAATGCGGTAGGCTATCGCAATCTACTTACACTCAACAAAAAAGGTTTCGACCAGAGTTCCTTCGTAGGTAAGCGAGTGTATTCCGTTCTGGACTGGAAATTGTTGGAGCAATACTCTGAGGGGCTAATTTGTTTGACGGCCTGCGGTAATGGTGTGGTGAGTCAATTATTGATGAACCATAAGATGGATGAAGCGGAAGATACTGTGCTGCGCCTCAAGCAGATTTTCGGCCCTAATTTGGGTTTGGAAGTGCAGCCCAATAATATGAAGCGTGGTTCTAACATCTTCAATGATGAGATTGATCAGTTCTTTCTCAATCGCCAGCTCATCAATCTGGGTAAGAAGCACAACATTAGAGTGGTGGCCGCCTGCAACGCCCACTATCTCAAGAAGGAAGAATCGGAAACACACGATGTCTTTTTGGCCATCGGTTCTCATCAACCTATCTTTTCCAACTTCCGTTTGCGTTATCCCGTCCCAGATTTTTACCTGAAGACCGGCGATGAGGTGAAGGCTTTCTTCACCAGAAATTATGGCGAAGTTGTGGCACAAGAACTGTGCGACAACAGCCTTCATTTTGCCAATCTGTGCGAGAAGCCAGAGTGGATTGATCCCAAATACTCTAATCCTACTGGTAAAGAGCTTCCTATCTTTCCCGTCAAGGACGAGCCTGATTACCAAGAGTTCCTAGAATGGAGACGTGCTCGTCCAGCAGCAGAGCGGGTTTTGGATGAGGACAAGGCTTTCTTGCGCTTTCATTGCTCTAAGTATTTCGATGCTCGCATCAAGGGATTGAATGATTCCAATGTAGAGCAGTATCAAAACCGTTTAGTGGAAGAGTTGGATGTTATTGAGTATCACGGTTTCTCCAGCTATATGCTCATCGTGGCCGACTTCATTGATTGGGCTCGTAAACACGACATTGCAGTAGGTGATGGTCGTGGATCGGTAGGAGGTTCTCTGATTGGGTTCTTGTTAGGAATCCATCAAGCGGATCCTATCAAGTATAATCTGATCTTCGCCCGATTCCACAACAAGGAGAAGTCTAGCTTCCCAGATATTGATACGGACTTTGCTCCATCAGGTCGTGAGAAAGTGCAGAACTATCTCCGACAGAAATATGGTGACGACCACGTAGCTCACGTGTCCAACGTCAATACCATTACGCCCAAAGTGTATGCCAGAGATATTGCACGTGCTTGCGAACTAGGCGGTTCCAAAGATGAGGCGGTCAAGATTGGTAATGAGGTGGCAGACTGTTTGCCAGCCGAAATCCATTCCATCGATGAAGCTTTGACCAAAGTTCCTTTGTTTGCCGAGTATGTCAAGAAGTATCCTGAGTTTGAGAAATACAAAGACATCTGTGGCAAGTATCGTGCTTGGTCTACTCACGCAGGTGGTATCGTTATCTCAGCCCGTCCTTTGACCGGATTGGTGCCGCTCAGAAAAGATAAGGATGGCGCTCTCGCTATTGAGTATGATAAGGATAAGGCCGAAGAAAACGGTCTGGTCAAGATGGATACCTTGGGCCTTTCTACCCTGGATATCATTGGTCAAACTATGCAACTGATCAAGGAAGCTGGTAAGCCATTGCCTGCTGAACCTATGGATTATGATGTGTATGACAAGGAAACCTATGACGTCATTTCTGGTGGCGATACCTTCTGCGTTTTCCAGTTGGGAACCAGCGGAGGCACGGTGGATTTGTGCCGTCGTATCAAGCCTAACAGCATCAATGATTTGGCCAACATCAACGCTTTGGCCAGACCTTCCGCTCGTGATATGCGCAATGACTTTATCAAGACGCGTAATGGGGAAAGGCCTATGTCTCTCTTGCACCCCAACCTAGGCCGTGCTTTCAATAGCACCTACGGATTCGGTTTGTATGAAGAGTGTTTGATGTATCTGGCTCAGGATATTGCCGGTTGGAGTTTGCATTCGGCTGACCGTTTGCGTAAGCTGACCAAAGAAAAAGGCAAGAACCCCAAGAAGGCTCAGGAATGGAGAACAGAGTTCATCAATGACGCTGTCAAAAACAATGTCAATGAAACCATTGCCAAGAGAATCTGGGACGAAGTTGTGGATAAGTTCCAAGGCTACGGCTTCAACGTTTCTCACGCTGTGCTGTATTCGATGACTGGCTACAAGACGGCCTTTCTGAAAGCTCATTATCCAATTGAGTTTCTAATGGCCAACTTGATGGCGGAAGTCAAATCTAATACTCCTGATGCTAGAGGCAACATTGAGAAGATCAAGAAAGAGCTACGCAAGCATCGTGTCAAGGTAGTGCCGCCCGATGTCAATAAGTCCCAACTGGTTTACACCATTGAAGATGGCAATCGACTCATCACCGGCTTGGATGCTATCAAGTTTGTGGGTGAGGACGCCATTAAAGACATTATCAGTAAGAGGCCCTTCAAGGACTTTTTCGATTTTATGGTGCGTGTCAGCTCTAAAGCTGTGCGAGCCAATAGCATTCAAGCTCTGGCTGCCTGTGGCGCCTTGGACTCTTTCAAGATTCCGCGTAAGCTAATGTTCTTGTATTGCTCGGACTATCGCAAGAAGCTACAAGTTTGGTTGAAGAAGCACGATCCCAATGTGGATCAGTTTGTGTATCCATATCCGTCCGAACCGGATTGGAGCGATCCTGAGCTATATGCTTTGGAACAGTATTATTTGGGTGAGTCTTTCATCTGTCGACCGGCCCTGGCCTATGGCAATTTCTTCAAGGATGATCACAAGACAACCCAAGATGTCAAGAAGGCCAAAGACAAAACCAACGTCAGTTCTTTCAAGGGAATTGTGCGTAGCTTCTTTGAGTTCCGAGTCAAAAAGGAAACCAGTAAGTATTACGGCAAGCCAATGATCAAAGCTGTCTTGGAAGATAAGAATGGTGATCAATGCACCTGCACCATCTTCCCCGATCGTTGGGAAACGGTCAAGCAACGTATTCAGGAACTCAACAAGAAGGTGGAATTTGGGGTGGGCATTGCTCTGCACTTTGCTGGCAACACCAATAGCTATGAAGATTATATGGGTATCATCTTGGACAATCTGTTCAATATAGCTATTCCGCCTGGATTGCCGGTTGACTTGAAAGCCAAGAGAATCAATCTCAAGGAAGCTAGAGCCAAGCTTTCGCCGCAAGAGTTGGGTAAAAAGGTCAGAGATATCAAGGACTTGTTTGAGGAAATTGAAGACGTCCTATATGACGAGGGCCTCATCGATTTAGAGGATGATCCCGAAGATGACTGATATATATGATAAGAATCGACACAGAAAATAACAAATAATAACAAAACCTACTAATAGTTGGTCATTTCGATATGCACGATGTCAAAAAGTGTTATATATGTGATGACACCAGGCTCTCTGGGAAATGATAAGAAAGTATTTATGAAGCTGAATGATTGGGCCAAAAAGGCAGGAGTGAAGTATTTGACCGCTTACAGGTGGTTCAAGAACGGCACCCTACCTGTGCCAGCTTATCAAACTGATTCAGGAACCATCATTGTGCAAGACAATTCTGAAGTATCGGAGCAAAATATGTCTGGCAACTCTGGTGATGCAATGTCCGTCTTATTGAAAAAGACGGTCGAGTTTAGTAAGAACAATTCTTCTATCGAAGACTTTGCCGCTTATGTTATTTCCAACTTTCAACTAAAATTGAATGGCACAGCTCCCGATGGTCCAAGATATTCCAAGAACAAGCCAAAGTCAGAAGATATACAGAAGCATTTTCAGCAGTTTATTCCTGATAAAGGAAAAGAAGAACAGCTAAAGAGTATCAAAGCTCTTATCAAAGAACAAAACAAGGGAAAAGAAACTCTCTGTTATCCAGCCTCTGCTGTTGACAAGAGGATGAATGAAGACAAACAAAATCTCGGCCAGCTACCAACCACCGATGATCTAGGATTTATCAGCTCTGATGAATTCGTAAGTGATGATCGTGTCGATGATTGGTGTGCCGGCGATATTGTTGAAGGTTCGGTTACACAAAGTGTTGATTTAGATTCAACTCCACAACAAATCAACTATACTGGCTCTACTAATCTAGCCTTCAACAATAACTCTAATACTCTATCAGCCAATGATAACACTATGCCTGGCACCAACTTAGGCAGTAGTGGCACCGTATCTAGTGCTTTGGCCGATTATCGCACACTTGCTGCTGTTCTTGGTGGCACTGCAACTGCCTGTTCCGCTACCCCTTTTCAGGGCACGGCATCTTCCTGGGCCCCAACTGATGGTGGCGTTTATTTCAACTCGGTTCAGCAGTCGGCTACTCCCTTTATGCCTACCAAAAAGGAACTACAATCGGCTGTCAAGGTTATAGAAACGGCAGATACTGATCAACCACGTAGCAGACGCGGCCGTAAGCCGTTCAAGAAGGTATAATGACTAAGTTTATCAAGAAACATCCCTGGCTTTTATTTCAAGAAGGTATAATGACTAAGTTTATCAAGAAACATCCCTGGCTTTTATTTAAGTGCATTGCACTTACCTCCTGGTTTTGCGGCTTCTTGGCCAAGCATTTGACCAAAGCTATGCTCCTTTTGCTAGACCTCAAGAATAAAGATCCTAACCCACCTCCGCCACCCGCTCCAAGAGAGCCTTCTTTCGAAGATCAGATGCAAACTACCGCTCAAAAAGGCAATCTCTTCTCCGTTGCGACTCGTGAGAGACCTAAATTCAATTTCCCGTATATTCCTGAGTGGGTAGCCAAGTCTTTCAAGGATCATACTAAGCACCCGCTTCATAATGTGAAGTTGAAGCCACCATCATTTTTGCCAATGGCCTCCAAACCGGCTCCAGAAGCACCGCTGGCTCCTACCGTAGCTCTCGAAACCACGCTTGAGGTAGGACGTGCAGCGATTGATAATCTGCGCCAAGCTGTTTCCAATATAGAAAAGGCTGTAGAGCTACCACCAACCCGCAAACTCAAGAAATCAAGTAAGAAGGGCTAATATGCAATTACATCCTACTCAACTCGTCAAGACTTTTCTTCAGGACAAACCAGATTTAATGCAATCCTATGTGGATTGGGGAACTGTATTTGTGGAATACGCCCTTGCTCCTTTGGGAGGCATTCTATTGTATCTAATAGATGTGCAAGGATTAGACCCAAACACTTCATCTATCCAAAAGTATTGCCGAGAATTAGAAGAGGCTGTGGCTAATGTGCAAGACACCAAAGATTTCGATTCTGATTATGATCTTTCTTGGGTAACTAAGAAGTGGCAAGATGCCAATAGGGGACTGAAGGCTGTGCAATTGACTCAGGAGAAATTCAGGGAACTAACTGATTTGAGCGATATAGCAGATAAGCCGGCCGAAGTAGTCGTCAATGGTCGAGTAGCAGACAGTGAGGATGAGTTCTTTGCCAAATGCACCGAAATCAACCGTGTAGCGCCCCCTGCCCCAAAGCGAGAAATTCCTATCACCACTGAAGAGCAAGAAGCTCGTGATCAGCGTAAGCGCGATGTTCTAGAAAAAATGAAAGCCAAGATAGATTTGAGCAGCAAGTATGGTCGTCAAGAGTATAGAAAAGTGGTAGCAGAAGAGGATATCTTGGACAATAATACCAAGTTCAATCCAGGTGGTTTTATGGAAGACAAGCTTAATGAATTAGAAGAGCTACTTCAAAAAATGGAAAAGGACTCTCCTCCAAAGTCTAAGCCAACCAAGAAGGCTAACAAGATTACTAAGGTCAATCGAATCAATAAGCGCCCTTTCATCAAGAAGGAGCCGGCTACTCGTTTGTCCGATGATAATCTGTTGCGTGCCGAGAAGTTAGCTCGTGAAATGGTGGTCAAGGGGCTTTGCGATGACAACAATGTTGCCATTGAAGCACAGATTGCTGAATTGGCTAGTCTCTCGAAGCCTTTAGAGGATTTGGCAAAGATTATCAAACGTCATACGCCCAAGATACAGTTTTCCAAACGGGCTCATAAAGAAGCAGAGGAGATACAAACCCTAATCAAAAAGGGTCATTTAGATCCGAAAGATTTAGATGAACTGGTAAACAATGGTGCTCGTCAAGAAAGTGTTGATTGTTGGAAGCAACAACATAATCACGAGTATAATGAAGCTACCAAGTTCAAGGGCAACTTCAGAAGGTCTCCTTCCAAAGGATAATTATGCCAATCAGAAGAGTCAAGCAATATTCCGATCGCGGAAGTATCAAGAACCTGCACAACGAGGACGATGACAACTATCCTCCGACTGATTTAGAGCTACGACTTAAGCAACTGTATGAGCGTGCCGTAGAAACCAGAGACCAGGGCCTATCGGATTCCTTAGGTTTCATTACGATGAATAGTAAATCTATTGATCCGGTATCTGTTTATAGACACCGAGAATATGTTGAGTCTCTAAAGTCTAAACTAACTACTACTGAAAATATGAAGCAGATAGTGGATGCTATGCCCTTTGTTGACCCAGCGCTCGCTTGCCATCCACTTTCTCTATCCGATATCAGGAAAGCGCAGGCCAACTCTACTTACGCCATTCATCGAGTAGAAGAGTTTGTCAAGACGGCTGACGCCAATGGAAACATTTCCCACCGCAGCCTTAGAAGTTTTAGAAGAGTGAGTTAATATGAAGTGTATAAGCTGTGAAACAGAAATCAATCCAAAGTGGAAACACGCCATTGATATCAACGTCTGCCCTTTTTGTGGACAGAACATTCTCGAAGAGCATCTCAAGAACTTGTTGGCGGATCTAGCCAAAACGATGCTCGCTTTGCAACAGTATCCTGATCAAGTCAATGATTGGCTGCTCTCTAACTACAACTATGTCAAGACCGACTCCCCAGATCTAGCCTCTTTCATTCCAAAGGATACTATCAAGGAACTTCGTAAGGCCATTGATGATGAAGAGTTTGAGAATAAGAAGCGCACTATCAAAGTCAAGACCGCTGACGGGGAACAGGAGGTGGAGGTGCAAAAGATTCAATCTGATGCGAAAACCAACTCCTTTTTCGAGCGAGCCGAAGCCCTCCGAGATCCTCCCAAGAAAAAAGGAGAGGAGCCGGAAGCCCCTAAAAGTATTGCCGAAAAGACTCAGCATATTAAGCAAATGGCGCAGCGAATCAAAAAAGAAGCCTCCCAAGGTATTGTCGGCCAAGCTGACCTGGCATCTATGATGTCGGCCGAGGGCGGTGGTGAAGTAGAAAATCCTGAGTTCGTGGCCGAATTACAGTCCGTGCTTTCGGGCGGTGATATAGTCAGTTCAGCCTTGCCAGAACCGGCCGGAGGTGACGATGACGTTATTCCGGGTGCCGAGAATGTAGTTTCTAGAATGGCTAATATGGTGGGTAACAAGACTACAGCTCAAGAACGCGATATGAAGACTTTGCAGGAAATGCAAAACAGAGTGCAGAACACCTCTAAGAAATTGGGTAAGGGTGGTTTCAGTCGAGCTTGATTTTCAGAAAGAGTAAGTGCAATGGGAATCCGAGTAGTCGACAACAAAAAGCTGGATATGACGGATGATGAGTGGACGATGTATCAGCAAATCATCAAGTCTTACACAACCCTCAGTAATAAGGGCGAAGACCTTTTTATGGAGCTTTTCGAAACTGATGACGAAGGAATTATTGTCTTTCTTAGGCCACCTTCCAAACGTCAAACCAGCTTGCAGGTCTTCCTCTTTTTGATGGCCCTGATGCAGCACCAACACCTGCGATCTATGCGGAAACAGGTGACCGAAGCCATCGCGGAAATGAAGAAGAAATAAGCGCGTTCATTAGTTTATTTTGTCGAGATAAAGTTCGTTATATTACGTATTACAGAAAGAAGACAGACATGAGCCAACAAGTAAGACTTGGTGATTTGATAGGTTCTAACCCTGAGGAAGACTTCAGGAATTTCGACCTCACCGAGGTGCAGCAAGTGCTGAACCAACTTCAACAGGTAGACGCCATTGACTTGGCGCACGCAGAATTTTTACAGCAACAAGCATTGAGAGGAGCCGACATCCTGGTAGAGTTTATGGCCAAGGTTGTCAAGACAGTAGGATATCTAGAAGCGAGAGTAAATAGCACGAAGAACAAAGTATCATTAGAATATGTGGCACCGGACGGTGCACGAACGACAGCAGATATGAAAAGATGGGCAGCCGATACATCGCCCGAAGTAGAAAATGTGCAAAACAGACTAGCAGAAGCCAAGGGAGCCAAGGTTGCCCTGGAACGAAAATTCGATATAATCGTCAAAGCCCATCATCATTATAAAGACATTGCGACCGGGCTGCGCAAGACGATCCTCGGATATAGTTCAGACATCAACGAAAAGGCGCCCGAAGGCTACGAATGATGGGAGATAAAATGTCAGATGATAAGAAAAAGAAAGACGATAAGCTAACCGCGTTTTTCCGAAGTTTCGCCGAAGCTGATGCTGAATTGGATTTCAAGATGGCTCACGAAATGGTGGGCGCCAAATTGCCAGGTAGTTCAACTGGTTCATTAGCATTAGATGATGCGTTATCATCTGGTAATCTGCCAAAGGGCAGGCTCTTTCAATATTACGGTCCCACCGGTTCTGGTAAGACGCTGATGGCGATGCTAGCCCTCAAAGAAGCTCAGATTGCGGAACCAGGCACTCAGCAAGTTTTTATCGATGCTGAAGGCACTTTCGATTCTAATTGGGCAGAGGCTCTAGGATTAGACACTTCTAGGATCATCCATATCTTCGGTGAACAAGCCGTCAACGGACGTGATTGTTTCGAGATGCTTTTGGGTGTTCCCAAAGAAGATAAGAAGACTCACGAGTTGGTCGGCAAAAGCAAGGAAGGTTTGCTAGACAACATTATGAACGGTACCTTCAACATCAATTTCGTGGTGTTGGATTCTCTGGGCGCCATCATCCCGCCAGGGGAAGATATCTCCCGAGTTGGTAAGATGAATATGGCCTTGCAGGCTAGATTCCTTACTACTACTTTCCGTAAGCTGTCTCTAGACGCCAACAAGGCTCAAGTCCCCTTTATTTTCATCAACCATCAGAAAGCTGGTATGGATCCTTACGGACCTGACCACACCTTCTCGGGTGGTAATAGCTACGCTCACTTTTTGTCTGCCAACATCTATTTCGAGGCAGTGCAGAGAGCAGACGCTCAGATTCTAGATGCCAAGGAGCAGAAAATTGGGCATACGATGCGCGCCACTATTGAAAAGTCCAAGTTTGGACCGTGGCCAAGAAAATGTGAATTCAAGGTAAACTTCGGAATCGGTGTTATAGACAGGCACGAGGAAATCGCCCAACTGGCCGTGGATTACAACGTCGTTGTCAAGACGTCCACTGTCTCCCATGAATACGGAGATAAAAAGTGGGTAGGCTTTCCCAAGTTTTGTGAAGCAGTAAAAGAGGACCAAAACTTTGCGAATGAACTAGTTGTCAAAATTAGTGCAGCTCGTGAAGCAAAATGGGAAACAGCACGTAAAGAACAAGAAGCAAAAAAGAATGCCCTACTTGGAGTTGCAGTATCTGAAGAGGATATTGAAGCTTCTAAGAAAGGTAAGAAGGGTAAGTAATAATGCCAAGTGATATTGCCGTTGGGGCTAATATAAATACTCCAGAAGGGGCGTTTGCAGTTCTCCCCCGAGGAGCCGCACAACTCAAGAAGCCTCCCTATCTAATTACATTGATAGAGACCAGCGGCAAAACGCAAACAGTTTCCAGGTTCGTATCTTTGGATAAACCAGAACTCCAGAATGGGTTTATTCAAGTTAGAGGAATCTTTTGCGACAAAGCGGAAGACGTAATTGTCAAAAGCTTTCAAGACATCTTGACGACTGAACCCAAGGAATCAATCTTGGAGATGATGTTTCCCATCCATAGAATACACAGCATTAGAAGTTTAGTGTATAGTGCTGTCAAAACGCTAACACCAACTAAGCAAGAAGGAAAGTGAGCAGTATAATGAAGAGCAATGTGAGGAAAGTTTATCTAGGAACTGTGTGGCCAGATAATATAGATGTGAATGAATTAACTTTTACGAAGCTTATTACGGTAATAGAAAACCTCTCTGGGAGAACCTGGACCGGCACGATGACTAATTTGACGACAGCTCTGAACAAAGTTTCGAGTCGCAATCAAAGAAATCTTCTACCCCGTTCCCCAGGTGCTCTGAGAGTGGTGATAAACAGAATAGCCAACAGGCTACGCAACAGAGGTATTGGCGTCAAGTTTGCACGTACCACTGATCACGCAAGAACACGCACCGTAAGATTTACACGCACATCATTCTGATGTGATGAATAGATTACGATCGATGTTTGTTAAGTAGATAGTAAACGTACCTTTGTGTACAATAGAAAATAACAGTTAGGAGATCATATGACTACATTCGGTGAAATTAATTGGAGTGATGACGTTTTTGGTGGCCAAGATGGCAAAAAGAACACCAACTCTAAGGACCTGTTCCTTAGACTAGATGAAGGCCCAAACGAGGTGAGACTGATTACTCAGCCTTTCCAGTATTTGGTCCACAAGTACAAGAAGGCTGATGACACTGGCTTCGGTCAGAAGGTCCCATGCTCCGCTATCCACGGAAGCTGCCCGCTCTGTGCTATGGGCGACAAGGCCAAGCCACGTTGGTTGCTCGGTGTAATTAGCCGCAAGACCAACACCTACAAGATCTTGGACATTTCTTTCGCTGTTTTCGGACAGATCAGAAAGTACGCTAAGAACGCTGCTCGTTTTGGTGATCCAACCAAGTACGATATCAACATTGAGGTGGATAAGAACGGTGGAGCCACTGGCTACTACTCAGTTCAAGCGCTCAATAAAGAAGCTCTTTCCGCTACGGATCAAGACATCAAAGACAAAGTTGACTTCGATGATTTGAAGCGTAGGGTCACTCCTCCAACTCCTGACATCGTTCAGAAGAGAATGGATAAGATTGACGGCGTTGCTACCCCAGCAACCGGAACTGCCCCAGCTTCGGCTGCCAAGAAAGCTGCGCCTAAGGCTGCAACCCCTCCAGTTAGCATGACTGATGAAGAGACTTTAGATGAGTCCTTCCCCGCTCATGATGCATCATAATCTAAGTTCCCCTTAGAGAACAAAAAGGTCCAAGGCTCCCCCGCTTTGGTCCTTTTCTATTTACACTGATATATTACTTGGTATGTCCAAGATTATATTAGGGTTTGACGTTTCCAGTACCACCATCGGTTGGTGCGTTTTGAGTCTCGATGAGAAAAACAATATCTCTTTTGTCAAAGCAGATTATGTGAAGCCAGTCAAGAAAGGCTCTATTATTGAGAGAATAGTAGATACCAGAGATAAAATCCAAAAAATCATTGACGAAGTCAAGCCAGACTATATTGGTATCGAAGATATCATCAAGTTTATGGCAGGGAAGAGTAGCGCTCAAACCATCATAATGCTAACTACATTCAATCGAATGATTGGATTATGTGCTTATGATTATCTACATAGGTCTCCTGAATTGTTTAGTGTTATGACCATCAGACACGGACTCAAACTGGATAATGTCTTTCCAAAAAAAGAAGATATGCCCGCTCTTGTCTCGCAACGTTTAGGAATTATATTCCCTTACCAGCTCGGAAAAAAGGGCGCTCTCAAAGTGGAGAACTATGATATGGCGGACGGTATTGCCGTAGCGTTATATTATGCATTGGTTCTGACCGGGCAAACCAAGGTCAAGCGCAAGGGTAAGAAATGAATCTCAAGGAAGCCTACGCAACTCTAGAACTTGCCGAGGGTGATACCCCGGAAGAGGCTAAGAAACAATACCGCAAGTTGACCAAGAAATATCATCCAGATGTTAGCAAAGAAAAAGATGCGGATGAGAAGATCAAGAAGATCAATGAAGCCTATGAGTGTGTCAAGAATGGCAAAGGCAATGATCGCGAACCCGCTATGCAGCGTGGTAATGGGAGGTATAACCCTTTCCATAGACAACAAGTTGTGCAAATAGAGAATGTAGAGCTGCATCTAAGTATTGATTTCAAGGAATCCGTTTTAGGTTGTAAGAAAGAGGTCAAGTATTCTCGCAAAACCAAGTGTCAAAGCTGCGATGGATCTGGAGAGGTTGTTCTCAACAATGGATGTAAGAAATGTGGTGGTCGTGGTCAAGTAACCAGTCAGAGAAGTGGCATGATCTTTATGCAAACTTGTCCCGAGTGTTTTGGCAAGACCCACGTAACCGAGTGTACGGTTTGTCACGCGCAGGGGCTCACACAGACGGACGTGTCTGTGCAGGTGTCCGTACCTGCGGGCATAACTGATAAAGCCGTTTTGCGTTTGCAGGGTATGGGTAACTATGCTGGTTCGCTGATGGGATTTGTAGATCAGTATGCGGATGTCTTTTGCCATGTCAATGTAGCTTCAGAGCCGGGCCTTCGTATAGAGGGTAAAAGCGTAGTAACGGATCTCAGTATCTCTTTGTTAGACGCTTTGCGCGGCTGTGAACGACAGGTCAAGACCATTTTTGGTACCAAGGGTATTACCATAAAGCCACATTCTAGAAACCATGACGAGGTGATTATTCCCCATCATGGAGTGGGTGGAACGGGAGATCAAAAGGTCATTCTGGACGTCCAATACCCCAAGAACGTAGATAAACTGATTGCTCTTTTAGCAGATGAGGTGAACCATGGCTTTGGCTCTGTACTGTAATAATACCTATGTGGATGCTTTTGGTAAGACCAAGAGGTGTGGTCAGATGGAGCCCTTCATCGATCCTAAAACCGATAAGGTCTATTGTGCTAACTGCGAGCAAGAGATGTCGGGTGTGACACATTTCACCAAGGTGACGCTCAAGAACCTCAAGCAATTTAGAGCTAAGAAAGTCATTGCCTTCGGGGTCAAGTGTCAAAACTGTGGTCGTGAGGATCGCCCCAAGATTGTAGGTGATGATATAGTGTGTCCAGCGTGCAACAAGCCGCATACGCATCTCAGCGCCCCTTTCAAGGCGATGTTGAAGGAGAAGCTCAAGACGGCCGGAAAAGACGTGTAAGGTCCTATGTTAGATAAGATAGTTCAAGAGTGCCACTTCCTGTTGAAGAATTTTCCAGGAGCGGAAGGGTGCCGATCCTACTTGGACGCTCGCCTGAGCGCTCAAGCACAGGAAGAGTTCCAGTTTGGTTATTTCCCTGGGGTGCAAAATATGCCAGTCCTGACCGATTTGGTTGGGGAGGATCTGCTTCGTCAAGCGGAACTGTATGGCACCCGTATGATTGAAGATTCTCTGTTTCCTCGCACCATCGGATGGAGTTCCTTCGAGAACCATCCTTTGATTATGCCTTATCGCAATCCTTATGGTCAGGTGGTGGCTTTGGTAGGCAGAACCATCTTGCCAGAGACAGAGTATAAAGAAAAGAAAATCTCCAAATACAAGAATACCGCAGAGAGCGGTTTGTTTGTCAAAGGCAACAATTTATTCGGTTTATACGAGAATAAGCAAGCTATTGTAGATCTTGGCTGCGTTTACATCGTAGAAGGACAGTTCGATGTAATTAAGGCTTATGAGATCGGTTTTAGGAATATTGTGGCATTAGGCAACAATAATATGACAGCCTATCAATTTTCTGTCATTAGCAGATACTCCAACAACCTGTTTTTGTTGCTGGATAACGATGAAGCTGGACAAAAAGGGAGGAAAAGCATCATTAGTAAGTTCGGCGCACATGCCGACATTCGTAATTTTTACTTGCCAGATGAATACAAAGATGTAGACGAATACATTACTAAGGGGAAGATTAGTAGTTATGCGGAGATGTCTTTTCTGATCAAAGGTTGAAATAAAAGAAATTCTCAGCCTTTCTCTATTGTTATATTGCAATTGCATATTCACAGGTTTATATCGCAGTGTTCAATAATCAACGGGGAAATGAGGTTCTATGGTCAAGAGACAAAACAGAAGTGATCGCTACCAGTGGGTGCTCTTGGAAACAGTGTGTTCCAATGATATGATGGAAGCTTTTTGCAATGAAGACAGCATCTCGGCAAGACTGAATCCTTTCGAGTATAACGAAAACCTGATCGAGTTGGAAGAACAACTCAAGAAAGAGTTTTGGAGAGTGGTAGATACTCTACTCACCCCACGACAGAAGCAAGTGATCCGCCTGTATGCTGACGGCTATACCCAAATGGAGATAGCTAAGATGCTAAATGTGAACCAGAGTTCCATTACCAAGTCTCTCAACGGTAATGTCGATTACAAGAATGGTAAAAAGGTATACGGCGGGGCCAGGAAAAAGATCAAGAAGATCATAGAGATGGACGACAAGATCAAATCCATTTTGGAGCAGATGCGGGCTTGTCGTGACGAAAAATGGTAAGAAAAAATATTGAGAGCACGCAATAAGCTGATATATGTATCAGTATGAAAACTTGCTCTATGTGCGGAAAACCCAAAGATATCGGCTGCTTTGTCAAACAGGCAAAGTCAGCCGATGGTCTTTTTCCGTGGTGTGAAGATTGTCGTCGACAATACCGTAAAGATAAGTATAACGAAGATTTACAGAAGAGTCGCGATTACACCAATGATTGGAGAGCCTCTCGCATTCAATGGTTTCAAGAGCTAAAGTCTAACACGCCCTGTGTAGATTGTGTTCAGATATACGAACCATTCTGTATGGACTATGATCACGTCCCAGGTCGAGGTGAAAAAATCAAGAGTGTTAGTCGTATGGTAATAGATAACACATCAAAGGAAGTTATCCTTGCCGAGATAGAGAAGTGTGATCTTGTGTGCTTGTTGTGCCACAATAAACGCACATATAGTCGTTTTGATGAAGTTTTAGGAAGCGACAGAAAATATCCGCCACATGTGCAACGAAACATTGATATGATCAATAAGTTCAAGACGCATCTGTGCGTCATCTGTGGTAATCAATATGAGCATTATAATATGCAGATTGATCACATTGATTCGATGACTAAGCTGTATGATGTATGTCAGTTGAAAAGTTGTAAAGTGGAAAAACTATTGATCGAGCTAGCAAAATGCCAAGTTCTATGCGCCCTGTGTCATCGTAGAAAATCCATTGTTGAGCAGCAGGACGACAAATACTCGGCACCCCGCCATACCCCACCCAAGCGTCAGCAGTTGTTCTACGATCCTATCACCAACACAAAAGAATGTGGACTATGTCATCAAATCAAAGATGGATCATTATTTCGCGCAAACAGTAAAACTGTGTCAGGGTTGGATACATATTGTAAGGAGTGTTTCAATGAGTATCGAAGAGAAAAACGAGCAGGAGAGGCACATACAAAAACTTCGTAATGCTATCGATCTGATGAAGATATTAGGTATCTCAACTGTGAATGAAGCTCGAAATAGTTATGCATATGTGTCGGTGCTTGATCTGTATGACATCCTGATGGATGACAAGAAATACAAAGACCTGATCTCCAAGCTCAAATTGAAAGCTTTTTGGTAGTCGGCAAAGTCGTTTTGTTGTGGAGATGGTAATATTCTGTAATTTATCTAGCGGGTCCGCCTGCTGATAAAGTGCAGAATAGTATCAATATTCTTCTATCTAAGGTAGGTAGATTCTGCGCAATGGGAGACGTAATGCCGAAAATTAGTATCGATTACTCAAGTTTAGCCACACAGATCACTAAAAAAGCGTATCGACTTGCTGATGTCAAAGATCAGTTGGAGACGGTAGCATTCGACATTGTGAGATTCAAGGACGGCGATAAAGGCGCGGACTTATGGCAAGTTCAGAACGCCTCCGATGGTGATTACATCGTAGCGCTGTATGATGACGAAGAGGCCGAGAAGACCGCCGCCTCCGTGTGGGGAGTGTTGGTTTCTAAGGGCGGCAATGATTTGCAGATCTCCTACAAGGGCGATCCTTTGGTTCGACTCTCGGCTGCTAAGCTGGGTATCCCAAGTTCCGAATTACATAAGGCTGAGCAGTATCTACCAGAAAGATTGGCCACCAATCAAAAGTTGGTCAAGGCTCTTCTTAGTGAATTGACGGACGCAGCTAGACTAGAGGTATCCAAGAGATACCCAGAACTGGTATAACGGAATAGGTGTATAATATGAGCCTCGACAAATTACATCAGATGGTAGGTTCTCTAACAAAGGCAATAGAGGACAATCAAAAACTGGCTACTCCTATTTTGGCTGCCAAGCTAAACAGGTATTCGGCTGCTAATCCACATGACCAAACCATCGGAACGATGGCTAGAGTTATGGGCGATTTGGTGGATCATAACACTCTCTTCATTCGCAAGTCTGAATTGAAGTCTCTCTACAATAAGCTCTATTCTCGTGGCACCAAGTTTGCCGAGTTGTTTCAAGAAGAGTTAGGAGAAACTCCTAAGGAGCCAGAGCTTACCCTCAATCAACGCGATGAATCCTTTAAGCACAATCCATATCATGTGGGTGATCAGGTATTGGCTAACGCTCTAGAGAGTGTTTTCGATAAGCATACTCCACTCAAGATGTATTCCCAGCCGTTGGCTGATAAGGCTATCAAGTCAGTTGCTACTACCTTGAATGCCTGGAACCTACGTCCTTCTAAGCTCTCCGTCAGTGATGGTAGCGATAAGTTCATCGTTATCAAGGCTGACTACGAAACTCCTAAGGGAGTGACTAGCTTCTACGTTCCCGTGGAAGTAACCAAGACAGACGCTATTGATCCAGAAGTTTTTATGGGCAACACTGGCCCCCAAGATCTCAACAACACCACCATCAAAGCTTACTTGCACCAGCAAGCTGGCACTAAGATGAAAGTGGCCGGCACCGATATCCTCAAGGCTCTTACTACCGCTTCTTCCGAGAAGCGTGAAGTAACGGCTGCGGAACTAGCTGTGACCCGACTCAACGCTACCCGTCAGGGCAGGTCTGAGTTTGCCGGTTCACCAGACGGTTGGCTTGGTCTCAAGGTGGAAGCTGCTGCTAAGGAAGATGTCAAGCTTCCTAAGTCAGATGAGTTCTTCTCTTTCGAGAAGCAGTTTACCTCTCCTCAGGGCCTAGCCTCTTGGAGATTTGGTGCTGACAAAGTAGTGGCTGCTCGCGACCATATCGCTCGTGAATTGGTCTCTATCGGTTTCACTCGTCCACAAGTCGTGGTGCGTGATAACGATGAGAACACCATTTTCTACAGTGTCTCTTTGGACACCGGCAAAGTTGCCTTTACCGTTCCAGTCAAGATTGCGGATGGTAAGATTACTAAACCAACTATCTTACTATGCAACGGTTCTATTGCTCCGTTTGATAGAGAAGGTATCAATCAACTCGTCAGCACTAATAAGGTTGATGCTAAGGCTGCTGCCGTCGCCTCTACTATGGCCTCTCTCAAGCCAAGCGAAGTCATCACCGACCTACGCAAGGCTGTTTCTGAAGGCAATCTTTCCAAGGCGGAAGACGCCCTCAACGTATTGGCCAATTCAGGAGATGCCAAGGCTTATGCCACCGCATTCTCTATCTATATGACTGCCATGGCTGGCAACAAGGTCGAAGAGACTCACTGTGCCAAGATGGTCAAGGGTAAAGTTAGCGAATACCCAATCTGTACACACACCGGTTTGCCCATCAACAAGGTATACCAAGACAAGGATGGAAACTGTCGTCCATTGTATCGTAGAGGTATGGATGAGACTTACGAGGGAGCTTCTTTTCTCAACGCTAAGATCTTAGGGTGATCCATGAGGCTATTTAGACTAGCTGCCCTGATGGAAAACAAATACCACCTTACTTCCACGGCAGCCGCTTGGAACGAGGAGGCTAAGAGGGCGGTGAAGAATGCCTTCAATTTGTATGTCAATCCAGATAGTCCTTCTTTGAAGGAACCCATTCTACAGATGTTGGCTGACAGCGGAGAGCCTGTTTCTAAGAGCATTCTCGCCAAAATGAATAGCGTAGTGGCTAATCTAGATCACCCAAATCACGAAAAGATTTTAGGTCTGATCAAGGAGGTAGTCGACACCATCACTCCAGAATCCAAAAAGGAAGTGAGAAACTTCATTCATACTCATACTAAAGGAACTACTGAGGCTCAGCGTAATCATCGTGAGCGCCTCAAGTCTAAGTTTGATACCGTGACCGTTCCTCTCATCTCCGTTCTTTCCAAGATCGTGGGTAAGGAGAGAGTTCTGCCAATTCAGAGAATGGAATTGAGTAAAGAGAAACTGCTGATGTTCTCTCGCACAGCCGCCGCCCAGAAATATGGCTTCGATAATCTAGATGTTTTACAGCGTTTACTGCAATATCCTGACCTAAAAGAAAGACTAACTACTCTTATTAATGCCGTGGATCGAGGCCATATTCCAGTAGATGGACCTGAGATTATGAAGGAAACCGGCGAAATCAAAGCTTTATTGGCACAGAAAGCTGCTACTAATGAGCCATTTTTAGAGGCAGGTGAGGATGAAGCTCAAAGAGCACTACAACAACCAGCTCCGGAGACTATAGTGTCTAAACAAATGCTAGCTCGTAAAGAAGAGATCAAACAAGAGCGTGAAGAAGAAGAGGCAGCCCAACAAAGAGATGCCGAAAATGCTGAGAGAGAAAAAGCCTTTCAACAAGAACAGATAGAAAAAGATAGGGAACGTCACATCGGGCACAACACTAGCAGTCTTTCCCTAGAGAGACTATTGAGGAAATATCAATGAGAACCGCTGAATTACTACAGGCCATGGCTTCGTGGCTAGAAAGTCCAAACAATGAAGCGATGCTGCTAGCCGAAGGTGACGAAAAGTGCCTGAGTGTAGTCGCCGAGTCTTGTGTTTTGGCCGCCGCCCTCCTCAAGAAGGCTGCCGAAGAAGTGGATGCTATCGAGCCTCCAGACCCTTCCACCATCACTCCACAATCCGTAGCAGAGATCGCTGCTTTAGCTGACGCTTTGGATGCTTCTGGTGATCTTCAACTTAAGAAGCAAGCTTCTGTTTTGGATGAACTATTGATGACCATTGCTGCTCCGCCTAATGCTTATGCCGCTAGAAAAGATTTGCAAGACCAACGAGCCATTGAACTCAAGAAAAAGTATGAGCAGCCTGGTGAAGAATTGCGTAAGCAAATGAAGGTTAGCGAGACTGAGAAGGCTATCGAGAAGAGCAATATGACTAAGCAGTACAAGATCCTAGAAGCTCCCCTCAGTACCCGCTATTGTCCAGACCATGCCGGTGCTCAAATCGCCCGTATCGGTGAACACATGTGGCAGTGCGAATTAGATAAGAAGACCTATAATTTCGAGACTGGTTTTGAGCTGAACAACGGTGTCAGAGTTCCGGGTGGAGATGTAGCTCAGCAGACCCAAGGTCTCAACATCCCTTACCACGCTATCTTCGATACTCGTGAAGGCCGTCTTGGATACAACAAGTGAACGAAATGATCAACAAATCTTACGAAGCTATTAAAGAAGCCCTCTCAAGAATGCCTCTTGAAGAAGCTAAAGAGTTTGTGAGACTTTTCAACGAGAAACTAGATGAACAAAAACGCACTCAAGAAAATTCTGGAGCACCCAGATAAAGATGAAATCATTACCAAGTTAGTCTTGGATTTCCCAGCCAAAGATATTCACGAGTGGTTAAAAGATAAATACACCAATGTAAATGAAGCTAAACTAGTTATTCCAGAAAAGAACATCAAGACATTCAGAGATAATTACCTCGACATCTACAATATGATTCGAGATGATATTGCCAAGAGTAAGCAGGCCTTGGCCACCAGCACAGAAGTGGCCTTGGAGTTATCTGTTCAGAATAATCCAACTTATAAGAGTAAGATGTTGGAACTGGCTGATAAAGAAATCGATGTACGTAAAACGGTGGCCCGTATGTGTGCTGCCCTGGAAACCCGTTTTGGTCAACTTTTGGATAGGATTCAAGAGGACCCAAGCGATATCAACACTAAAGTAGAGCGCGTCACCATTGAATATGGTGAATTGCTCGGCGGCCTTCTAGAGAAATACTATAAGTTCACTGAGTCCCCAGCCGACCAGATTATTCAGCACAATGTCACCGTCCAAATGGTGGATCAGCATATTTCCGTATTTCATGATGTAGTCCGCGAGGTTCTATCTCAAATGGATTTGGAAAGCTCTATGCTATTTATGGAGCTTTTCAGTGAGAAAATGGCCAAACTAAAAGCCACTCTTCCTGAACCAGGTCTCAATACAGATATGAAGGTTGCGGAAGCCAAACTACTCAACGAAACCATCAATCAAAAGCTGAACAAATAATGCCGCACGATCCTTCCTACCCAGTTTCTTCTCCTAAAGTGCAGGAAGCGATCCGTCCATATTCTGATGAAGAACTATCTACCGATAAAGATATGGATGAAAAAATCGAGAAGCTAATGAAGTTTTTCGATGAGCACGGTATCACTTATGATAAGTTTGTTTCTCCGTCCAGAGATTTTATGGACACCAGTAAGAAAGCCTATCCTAACTATGAGCATTTTGCGTATGTGCCAGGTCAGCATGACACACAGAAATGGTTGATGGCCGTTAAGGACATGTATTACAAGAAGAAGAGGGGCGTACCCTTTGAAGAGGCTGTTCGCCAGACAACGGGTGGTTGGAAGAAAATGGAGACTTATGACTTCCTAAATTGGCTCAAGTTTTACGAAGAGGGTGCACACATGAAATACAAATTCGCACAGGTATGGTATGAAAATGGACAGCCAGGATACTTTCTGCACATCAAGCAGGACACCCAGCAGGTCGCCACACCAACTGTGGATGTGGATGCCGCCCGTGAAGAAGTAAGTCACCAAGAAGAGAAAAGGCAGATCATTGAGAAGCAACGAGCCAAGATTATTGGTCGTTTGGATTCCGCTGAAAAGCTACTTCGCTCTCCTGATGGACAAATTTTTGCCGGTCCCGAATTAGAAGGTTTGATGGAGGCCATTTATGGTCTCAAGAAAAAGGTTCAGTTAGTCAATAAGCTTAGCGTTTCTACTCGTCTCTATGAAGATATGATTGTTCGTGAGTCCAACGTTTTGAGACGTAAAGGTTTTGTCAAAGCCGCTAGCTTGCTTTACTCTGTAGCTCAAACCCCCGGTGCGGATGCTGTACTCGGTCCCGATGGACAAGCTACCGGTGGTGCCGTACCTCCTCCAGCTCCTCCGCCCGATCCCTCTGGTGCAGGCCAATCAGGAACTATGGTAGGCTTACCAGCTACTACCCCAGGTACTAACCCAAATACTCCAGTGGATGGCGCGGCCCAAACAGAAAGCCAACCATCTGCCGCAGGTCTTCAGCCGCCAGCCGGCCCTCCTGGGACCGCTCAGTCTAGTCCTGCCATTATGCCTCAAGAAGATCCGCAGCCAGCCGGTATCAAAGAGTTCATGGAGAATATGAACGATGGCAATAAAACCGATGCAGATGATTTGGAAGTGACTGACAATTTGGAAGTGGATGATCCAGAGCAACAACTCATGGTATCAGAAGCTCAAGCTATGCCCACCGCCCCAGGTGGACCACCTCCAGCTACTTTGGAAGATGTTCCTATGACGGACACTCCTCCACCAGCACCACTCAATCCGGTAGATCCAATTCCTGCTATTCCTGAAGCTAAACCTGTCGCAGCTCCAGTAGCTCCAGCTGGTGAAGAACCTTTGGAAGTAACAGAAGACGATATCCCACAAGACACTCCATCAGGTGGTAGCAGTGGTAGTTTAGAGAGCAAGCTAGACAGCACATTTGAGAGCGTCACGATGGAAGAAATTGTGGCCGAGCTAAAGGACATTTCCCAATACTACAAGGTTAGAGAAATGCCAAGACGTCTTGCCCGCCTAGACATGATGTTTGATAGCAAGGGTATTTCTGCTTACTTCCCTTCTTTAGCAGAAGCTCAAAGAAGCGCCCTAGAAGCTAACAACTATATCTCTACCCGTATCGATGATATCTTATCTAAGGTCAGCGGTTCCCTTGCTTCCAAGGATGTAGGCGCCAAACTCAAGGAAGATCAAGATAAAGAGAAGGCTCGTAAGCAGATGAGAAAAGATCAAGAGAATGCCGAACTAGAAGGTGGCGGGGCTGCCCCTGCCGCTGGTAAAGAAACTCCACAAGTAGAGATGGGTGAGTTAGCTCCTCCAGCCGGTGCTCCCGCTAAAGCTCCGGTAGCTCCACGACCGTTAGGCTAAAATGAATGAAACTCCGAGAGCTACTAGATATGATGCAAAAAACTGCTGTCGAAATTGGTGCCTCTGCTCCAATGATTTGCGGTGGTACGCCCAGAGATAAGTTTCTTGGACGTTTGGAAAACATTGCAGATATCGATGTAACGACCGGTGATAAGACGGTAGACTATCTTTCCCAAGAGTTTGCTATCAAGTTGCGTAAGCAATTCAACATTACCAGAAAAACGATGGAAGACGGTCATAGCACCATTTTTGTGGGTAGCTTGAAGGTGGATTTCTCATCCAATTTCATGGTGCCCAATATCGACACCATCCTGGGTCAGATGAACATCCCTAACCCTTCCGATATGCAAAGAGAGATGTATAGTCGAGACTTCACTTGCAACGCTCTATTGCTGTCGCTAGATCTCAAGAAGATTACCGATCCTACGGGGCACGGCTTTCAAGACATTCGAGACCGTAAAATCAAGACTTGCCTATCGCCTGAGATTACTCTTACCTCTAATAGAAACCGTGTCGTCAGGGCCATCTATTTGGCTTGCAAGTTGGATTTCGATATCGATGAGGCTATTATCGATTACGTGCGAAAGAACCCTCAGACAGTCAAGATATCCACTACTAAATCAATGTCAGATAAGCTAACAGAAGCTTTTACCAGAGATGCCGATAAAGCTTCTAAACTGATTACTAGAATGGGTTTATGGAATTACATTCCTATCAATGAAAAGATGTATCCATACTATCAAGCACAACTGAAAGGTAATCTCAATGTCGGTCAATAAGAAGGCTTATTTTCAAGGTGGGGGCGGAGTCAACGAACCTACGCCAGGCAAAAAGAAATACAAGTCAGATCCGGCCCTGGTGGTGCAGCCCCGTTTTAAAGAGCCATTTTATCGCAACTACGATTTGTATACGATTCCAGGAATGGAAGAGGTGGGTCCTGGCACCGGTTGGCATGGCCTGCAAAATTATAAAAGCGTTCAGAACTTCTTGAAAGATCGAAGAAAGCGCCTGCAACCCCGTTATGTAGCCGATGATTCTTGGCAAATTGATTCAGGGGAAAGAGTCAAGAAGAACCCAGACAAAAAAGCCAGAATGACTATTCTAGAAAGAATCATCAAACAAGCGGTAGCCTGTCAAGATTCGGATATTGAGTATTCTGATGGAAGAGACGCTTGGATTTGCGGCAATTGCTTACACATGGGACCAAATGCCGGAGGTCCAACTCCATCTGTCAAGGAGCTACACGCTGGTAAAAATCATAACTCGGATAAGATAGATTGGCGAAATGGCCACTATGAAAATGACCCTAAGTATCTGGCTCTCAAAGAAGAGAGGCGCCACAGAGATGAAAACGATGGTCCCAATTTCGATTATGGTCATGGGGCTTATGACGCCATGAACAAAGGCGAAAAGATGAAGACTATCACCGATTTCAAGCGCACTAGCCCAGGTGCCCTAATGGGTGTCAAAGCTGATCATATGATGGCACCTAAAGAACACGGCACCAGTATTTACAACTGGAAGAATAGTCCTTATCAAGGAACTCCGGGTGCCAAGAACAAGAGAAAGAAAGATACCAACAATATCGATTTCCCCATTGATGAAGAAGTAAATCATCAAGGTGAAATGGTGTATCCCGGAGAAGAGAACTATCAAGCTCCTAAGCACTTAGTTGGTCCCGCAGGACCTCCTGGTGATGTCAGCACCTATCCTGGTGATGTAGGGCCAACCGACCAATCTTCCTACATCAACTCCGCTCAGATAGCCGGAGAGCATTCTTATCTTCCCAAGTCAGATGAAGAGTCTAGATCCGATGAGGCTTTGGATTTCGGAAGAGATTATACAGACGAAACTCTCTTAGGCCGCCCTAATGGTGGGGGTGAGTCTTTGTCTGATGAGATGCAAGATGACGATAAAGAAATGGATTTGGATGCGCTAGAGGCTAAGTATCTAGGATCCACAGAAATTGGATTATTTGGCTTGCCAGATGGGGTAGATCCCGAAGGCCATGATGCCGATCAAACCGAACAAATAGAACAGCCTTTTACTGGCACATCTGATATTGGCACTCAAATGTATGAAGACAAATGGAACATCTAAAACCAAGCAATATCATTGCATATAACCATATGAAGAAAGCAGACCCAGAGGTATCTCAATGACTTTACAATCCCAAGCCCAAGAGCTATTCGTTATGGATATGAGCCCGCCTAAGGCTTCGCAGTTGCCAGCTATGGATACTCATATGATGGACGAGCAGCAACACGAGCATCACCACGAAATGGAAAGTGGCCACCACATGATGGGAGGCCCAGCCGCCATTGAAGTGGGTGAACCAGTTGATATCTCTATCGTAGTAGAAGAGTTGCCAGGCGCACCAGCCGGCACCAAAGACCCTGAGCCGATGATTGAGGTTCAAGAGGAACCTATTCACGCCACCGAAAAAGAAGATGCCAATGATGCGAAGAAAAGCGACAAGGGCGGCAAAGGCGAAAAGTGGGATTGGGCTAAGCAAGGTCCACACGGTTTCGTGGCTTGGATCAAGAGTAGAATCGAAGATGTGCCACAGCACTCTGGTTATGATTCTGCCGGTCTAGAACGTGCTATGGCTTATATGGAAAGAGTGGACAACGAAATCTCCAAGGCTATGAGAATGGACTTGGATGGTGAACTAGACGCTAACAAGATTGAGAAAGTGCGTTCCGAGTTAGATGAAGGTATCGCTAGACTACAAGCTCGTCTTGATAAAGTCAAGGACGCTAAGAAGTCCTCCAAAAAGCGTAAGAAGTCCGCTGAATATGAAATGGACAGCGAAGGGTTTGTCAAAGAAGCTCAGAAGATTACTGGTGTGCAAGGCGTTTACGTCACCGTTCCACTTCTCATTTCTAGAGTAGCTCGTGTATGTGTCAACGGCACCGTATCAGCAGGTCACGACATTGAAGACTTGTATGCACGTCAAGTCAAGATGTATAATCTTGACAAGCGTGAGCAGGCTGAAGTAATGCAGCTTTTGTTTGATATGGGATACCCACTTCGTCAAGATCGTGGCTTTATGCCAGACGACAACTTGGAAATTTGGGACAGCGACAATATGGATTGGGCCGCCAACTATAGAGGTTAATAATGGCTAAACAACCAAGACAACAGCCGGTCATTCACCGTCAGTCTGAAGAAGAGGTCAGTGAAGACCATTGGCTGCGTCAGTTCGAGCAGAAGCTACAAAAGACCAGCGTGCAACCACGTGGTAATGAGTCTTTGTTCGAGCAGATCAATACCATTATGAATGGCAAATCTAAGTATCCTTCCGTGCAAGCTGCCGTGGATGATATGATGCACCGTAGTGGTTTGTCTGGTTATCTAGACAATGTCAAGACTTCCGAAACAGAAGCTCCTACCCAGCCGAAAAAAGTGGCCCAGCAAGTGGATCGAGCTAGACTGCAAGAAGTCAAAACTAATCCGAAGACACCTAAGGTCATCGAAGAGAAGCCAAGCATTCTACACACTCTGGAAAACATCATTCGAGACTCCAAGGGTAATCTTTCTGTGCCAACCATCATCAGCCGTCTTCACGCTTTGCATGCCTCTGATGTGACGGATGAATCGGCTTGGGACGATGATAAACTCATTCGTTTGGTTAGCTATTTCAACATCAAGGCCAAGAAAGACAACCCAGCTAACTTCGAGAATTTCGATAACCTGGGCAAGCGAGATCATTCTACCGCCGACTCCGATATTGATCCATCCAACACAGACGCTTTCAATGTGTTGATGCCTGCCAAACTTTGAGGTTTTTCTGGTGGATATTTAGCGAGAGATATCTTGCTACAATTACAGTTGAAACATAAAGCCTGCAATCCTAGGTTTTGTGGGAATTCGTGATTTATTAACCAACGATAAAAGGCTGATCCGGTTTTGTATCCATATTTACGACGTTGTTCTGCTCCGTCATTATTTTTATGGTCGATGGTTAGTCGCTCGATTCTATCTTCTGAACATTCTGCACAACAACCACCATATATTGCAATTACTATCTTCTTTTTCTGTAGTGCACGTTTATCTTTGTAAACGACATTTTTACTACAATTGCAGTTGTAGCATAGAACTTGGTATACATCTCTATTTATCAAATTGTTATACAAGTGATCAATTAGGTTTCCTGTCATTTCTCTACGATGGGCATTCCCACCACCATTGATGTGATCGATAGTGAGTTTGGTATAATCATCTTCTCCACAACCAGCGCATTGATTGCCATAAAAAAGAATAACCGCACTACGTCTCATACGTTGTCTGTCAAGTTGTTTTTTACCGTAGTTAGGATCACTTTTATGGTATGTTCTGCCGTACTCTCGGAAACAGGGCGTGCATAGATAATTGCTGCGTTTGACCAGATATTTGAGCCAGTTTTCCCTGGTTAGCTTTACATTGCATTTGATACATCTTTTGAGACTACGATTTTTTTGTGAGTGCATATAGAGTAATATATCACTATTCCTAGTATGCCCACTCTAGAAATCGAAAATAAAGACATGTTCAATAAGCTGAAGAAACAGCTAATGATGTACGATCCTGTTTATTTCGCAGAGGAGAATCTAACCTTAGAAGGTAAGCCCTTCACCTTACACGGCAACGGATATAAGCCCTTCAGCGAAATCTACCGATACGTAGGAGTCAAAGCTTTAGAGCCAGATTCTAAACCGATTCTCATCGTGAAAGGCCGTCAGGTTGGCGCTACTACTATGGCTAGTGCCCTAGAGATGTATTTTATGGGCTGTGGGCTTTTTGGCAACGGTATTCGTCCACCTATCCGTGTCATTCACGCTTTTCCACAGTTAGAACTAGCTGCCGCTTATTCTAAGACCAAGCTCAATCAGATTATTGCTACTGCCAAAATCCCAGAAGGCACCAATACAACCAAAGGTTCCCGCCCTAAGTCTTGTATGCAACTTCTCTTGGATCAATCAGCAGCTACCAACGATTCCTTGCACTTCAAGCAGTTTGCAGGCGGCAACCATTTATGGGTAGAGTCTACTGGTATTGATGCTGACAGAATTATGGGTCGTACTGCCGACATCATCTTTTTTGACGAAGTGCAGAAGACGACTGCCCAGGCTATGGGAAATGCTCTCAAGATTTTGACCAACGCCGCCTATGGTAGACCTACTAAAGGCGTGCAAGTTTACTTCGGAACCCCGAGACGTAAAGGCTCTGATTTTCACGGTATGTGGGAGAAGTCTTCTCAACAGTATTACTACCTAGGATGTGAGAAATGCGAAAAGCACTTTCCATTTTACACTCCAGGCTCTGATGACTGGGAAAAGATTTGGATCCATGGTAAGGTAGTCAAGTGCCCATTGTGCGGCCACGAGCAAGATAAACTAGAAGCTCAAGAACGTGGCAAGTGGGTTGGTCTGAAAGATGCCAGCGAGTCCGATTTCATTGGGTTTCACATCAATCAACTCTACATGCCAAGATTTACCCGTGAAGACATAGAAAATGAAAAGCCGGGCAAGCATCCTATCAACACGGAGAGAGTTTATCAGAACGAAGTTTTGGGAGAGTTCTTTCAAGGAGATTCCAGTCCTATTACTCCAGAAGAGATTCGTTTGCTATGCAGAGATGAGGGTAGAAAATTCAGTGCTCGTATTGTGCCCACCAAGGGATTGACGCAGCAACTAGCTATTCTGGGCATCGACTATGGTGCTCGTTCCGATTTGGAGCAGTTAGCTCAGCCCGATAAAATCAAAGCTACCGGGCAATCTTACAGTACGGCCGTAGTTCTATTGACTAAGGGCCCAGGATTACTTTCTATCGAGATGGCTCTCAAGTTCAAGCGCAATGACCCGGCCAGTAAGAAAGGTATCATCGATCAATTGATGAGGCAATACAACATCAGTTTGGCGGTAGGAGATATTGGTTATTCCAATGACTTCTCTTATGACTTGCACCAAACTTATGGAGACAAATATCTCGTCTCTCGTGCTCATAACAGAGTCAATGATCACGTCAAGGTCAATGCAGATGCCTTTCCTAAAGAGATCATCTTTGAGAGAGATTTCTATATCGGTGAACTGTATGAACAAATGAAGAAGGGTATGATCAGATTTCCTTATGGTGATTATGAGAAGATAGCTTGGTTAATTGATCATTGTTGCAGTATGGAACTCAAGCCCTCTATTTCTAGATACGGAGATCCTAGCATCCATTATGTCAAGGGCGGCACCCCAAACGACGGTTTCATGGCGTTATTGAACGCCTACATTGCCTATAAGTTTTTGGTTAGTCGAGGCTTTACCAATAACAATCCACTCTTGCAAACCACTAAAAATGCCAATAAACCATTGGTTATCTCTGGGTATGTGCCCCGAAGAATATGAAAGCGGCCTAAATACTTGGGTTTTCTACTGATATATCACATATAGGGTATTAGTAGAGAGTATAGTGGAACTATGAGGCAATATGGGCAGCATTAAAAAATCAGGTTTAGGGAATGATCAATCCTTCTCAGCAAGGTTTATTTCCAACAGATCTAATATTCCACACGTTAGTGCGATTATGGCTAACGGTATTTCTGAAGAGAGAAGGGTTATTCTTTCTGATGAAGTCGATCAAGGTTTCTTTCGAGACGGCTCTGGCCCCAATTACAACAAGCTTTCGATGGAAAATGCAGAAACGACCAATGCCCGTGTAGTGTCTTCCGCTCATTCTCAGCCATCCATCATTTCCAAATACGCTCAATCTGTCAGCAGTGTAGGTGGTATGTTCCGTGGTATCCACGGAGACTCTGTCAAACAGACTCCAGAAGTATATTCTCCTCTTTGGTTGAATTCTAACCTCAATCTTCCACGTGATCGTGCTACTATCAATGCTTGGTGCCGCAGCTTTTTCGCCCTCAATCCCTTTGTGCATAACGCTATCAGCTTGCATAGCACTTATCCAATCAGTAAATTGAACATCAAGTCTCCCAACAAGGACATCGAAAAGTTCTTCAATGACATGATCGAAGAAATCGATTTGATGAACATCTGCGTGCAGATCGCACAAGAGTATTTTTTGCTGGGTGAAGCCTTTGTTTACGCTGAATTAGACGAAGGTAAGGGAAAATGGAGCCGCCTTCACATCCAAAACCCAGACTTCATGATTGTCAAGCGTACGGTAGTAGCTTCCGAGCCTATCATCATGCTTCGTCCTGATGAAAACCTCAAGAAGATCATCTTCTCTAACCGTCCCACCGATATTGAGCAGCGTAAGCAGCTCAACGCTCACATTATTGACTCCGTGAGACGTGGTGAGAACATTCCGCTCGACAATTTCCACGTTTCTCACTTAGCTCGTAGGATTAGCCCTTATGAAATCAGAGGCACCGGTCTCCCCGTTTGTATTTTCCGTCAGTTGATGCTCTTTGACAAGCTAAGAGAGTCAAAGTATGCTCAAGCTGACAATATGATCAACCCACTTACCATCGTCAAGATTGGTTCGGCCGATTACAAGCCAACTTTTGCTGACTTGGAAGCTTGGAGAGGCGTCTTTGAGGGAGCTCAATACGATAAGGACTTCAAGATCTTTACCCACGAAGGTGTAGATGTTACCAGGGTCGGTTATGGCCAAGGTATCTACGATATCTCTAACGATATCACACAACTCATCAAGGAAATTTACGTAGGTTTACAGGTTCCACCTGTTATGATGGACGGTGGTGCGGATACTACTTACGCTAATGGTGGTGTAGCTTTAGATGTGTTGCGTCAGAGATACATGCAGTTCCGTAATATGATGTCTCACTGGCTGAAGACCAAAATCTTCGCCCCTATCTCTAAGATTCAGGGATTCTACGATTACTCGGGTGGTGATAAGCAACTCATCGTTCCAGAAATCGATTGGAACCACATGAGTTTGTTTGATGCAGGCGACTACATCAACGGACTCGTGACTTTGACTCAAGGTGGTCCAGATCAGAAGAGAGTTTCTTTGCAAACTCTGTATCGTTCTATGGGCCTAGAGTTTGAGGACGAAATGCGTAAGATGCGTAAGGAAAATATCCAGCAAGCTATCTCCAAGAAAGAAGTGGCCGCTTTGGAAAAGATGGATCTCAATGCTCTACGTGCTTTGGATGATGAGGACGAGATTCCAGAGCCATCTACCAGTGACCAAGCTGTGGAACCAGCCGTTCCGGGTGAAGTGGCGGGCGGACCTCCAGGAACACCTCCAGATGGTATGCCTGATCTAGGATTACCGGGTGGCGCACCAGGTGGTGGGCCTCCCCCTCCGCCCCCACCAGGTCCTCCACCACCAGCCGCTCCACCAGGAGGCGGAGCAGGCAGTCCAGGTGGCGGTGGCGCATCCCCAGCCGCTCCGGCAGCTCCTCCAGGCTAAAGAGCTAAATCCATAGATAATCCCTCTACATATTAGAGCATACTTTTAGTAATTGCACAAAGTAAAGGGACTGCTATGCAGAAAACTGCTCAAAAACGAAGTCTTCTCAACCAATTAAGAGAAAAAGCCAACATTCCTGGCGCCATGATCGAGGGTTTCTTCAAGCCGGAACTCGACAGGATTATGAACGATCTCAGAATGAAGGATGATAACATCCGCACCATCCTGACCGGTCAAAAGATTGGTAAGGCTGAGGTGAATTTCACTCCAGGTGCTTCTATCAAAGAATTGGTCAAGTCGGCCCGCAGAAACTTCAACCGTCGTGAGTACATGGCAGGAGTTGCTGATCTAGGACAGTTTCATAAGAGAATGTTCGAGGTCAAGAAGTATATCAAGGAGCTAGAACTAAGTGTGGCTAGAATTCATCATAACTTTTTGTTCCAACACCTGACCCCTAAGCAAAGAGAGCATATTGAAGGTTTAGAAAGCCATATGTCCGCCGTCCCCGAAGCTACTGCCGATCTACAAATCGATAACTTTATCAAGCGCGCTGGTTTGGTTGACTTTTTGCACAACATCGTTGATAAGCGTGGTCGTGCCTTAGCTATCTGGGAGAAAAAGTATCCTAACGTGGCTAAAGATTTGCGTGAAGGTGGCAATCGTCTCATTGATGCAGCCGATTCCATTTTAGCTGACACTCTTTCACTATTGAGAGAGATGGCTACCTACCGCGCCACTCGTAGTGTCGATAATTACCTAGAGTCTGCCAAGAAAATCGTCAAGTGTTTTGATCGTTTTGATGCAGGCGACAGAGGTTTCCGTAGCTTCTATGAAAAAACCGTCAAGCCATATCTAATCACTCAGAAGCAAATAGAAAAAGAACAAGGCAGCTCTACTCCTGAACAAGCTCCAGCTCCTACCGCTACGGTTCCTGATCCAGGCGCTATGGGCGCCCAACCCGTAGCATCACCTGCGGAAGAGACCCCAGTTACCGAGAGAAGTGGTCCGCCATCTATGCAAGAAGATCCCGAAGCGTTTCTTGTCAATCAAAAACCAGCTACTCCACCAGCTAATGTGCCAGCTCAACTTGGTCCAACTCCCGACAAGTTGGCCCCAGTTGCTCCTGCGCCTAATCCACAACTTCCTTTGCCAGGAATTGCTCACAGCAAATTCATGGAATCACTAGAGTCTATGAGTGGGGAAGATCCTCGTATTTTGGCCAGCTACATTGCTAAGTATGCTAGATCAGTTCAGAGCAGTGATCCAGAAACGGCCCTCAAACTATTTGAAGTAGCAAGAAAAATCAAGGAGTAAGAATGGCCAATTTAGGATCCAATTTTTATCCTAAACTAGTTCAGATGACCACTGAGCTAGGGATGAAACCAGAAGATCTCATCGCAGTGATGACGTCTGAATCTGGTATGAATCCGGACGCTCATAATCCTGGTGGTGCTTCTGGCCTGATTCAATTTATGCCTGGCACCCTCAAAGGCTTAGGATTTTCTGGGAGTACTGCCGAGTTTAGGCAGTTATCTGGAGAAGACCAACTTCCTTGGATAGAGAAGTATATCAAACAACATATGGCCCAACAGGGTGGCAAATCATTTACCTCTGGTGGTCAATATTACGTAGCTAATCTCTGGCCGGTAGCTTTGCAACTACCAGGCGTACAACGAAGCGATCCTAATACTGTCATTCTAGAAAAGAATCCACAAGGACAGGGCGGATTTAGCCAAAAATATCTGGCTATCGGCTCTAAAATACCCGTATCAAATGAGGCTGCTGCCTATAAAGAAAACTACCCATTGTTTGACAAGGAAAAAAAGGGATACATCACATTAGGAGATCTAAATCGTCAGATAGATCAGAATAGGGGCACTCACATTTATCATAATAGCGTTTCCTCTATGCAAAATTCTACTGGATATCAGCCAACCAATCATCCAGTATTTCCGCAGCAAAACTTACCGCGTAAAGCGCCGGCTAACACCAATATGTTGGCCGAACTTAGTGGCCCTGGCGATCTAGACACCATTCTCAACAGATTCATTTCGATGTTTTCCGTAGCTTCCACAAAGATTTCTCTCAAGAGACTCTACAAGGAAGCTCTACCATCTCACGATATTCTCATCCAAATCAAAGCTCCTGATTATACGAGCGCTATCGAGTTCTCTCGAATTTTGTGCACAGCATTAGATGAGGAACTGCTCTCTACTTCTTTCACACACACGGATAGTCGTCAGGTGGAAGTGGAGTGCTCTATCCAAGGTCCCGCCAAGGAATGTTTTGCGGCCGTTCAGCAGTTAGCTCAGGCGGTAGCCGAAACTTTTCAAGATGCCACCGTTAAAATAGGTGGAATTGCAATTAAGACCAATTGCATTATGAATAAGAAGTCATTCTATCAACCTATTAGTTTGAGAACAGCCGACACTAACTATAGAAAATTCATCCTCAAATTTGTCTAAGGAAATGTGATGCCATCAGAAAAAGAAGTCATAGATGCAATTAAGTTAGTCCAAGGCTCTGGCAAAACATTCGCTGAGTTCTTGGCCGAATTATTCAAGGACAAAATCATCGAAGTCTATGTAGGTGATGCCTATGAAGACGTCAGCACCGAACAAATCTCTACTACTTACCCTGCCGTCTTCTGTGGCAAGGTAGTGGCCGCTTACCGTGAATGTCTAGTTCTCAACTGTGCCTTCGTCAATAACAACCGCCATTTACAATTAGGTAATTTGATGTTTGTCAATGAGAGAGCCATCCGAGCCCTCAATGAAGTCGATGGTCTCGGCACTCTAGAAGATATGATGCTTCGCAGCAAAGAAACTTTGGATATCAAGCGATCTTTTCCAAATACTAAACCACATGTCAAACCACCTACCAAATGAACGATGTCAACACTATCATACAACTGGCCAACGCCTATGAAAATGGGTGTTTAGAGAGCCTGGTCAAGCTTGCAAAAATTCGCAAGATGCCAGACGGTAGGTATCGTGTATTGTCTCCAACGGGTAAGAATCTAGGGACTTATAAATCTCAAGAGGCTGCTAAGAAGCGTCATGAGCGAGAAGAGTTCGTCAAGAAATTTGATCATTCTAACGCAGAAGATGGGGCCAAGATCATTGACCTAACTGACATTGATGAATTCAGCTATTCAGCTATTATGCGTAAAGTTCGTGCTAAATGTAGTCCCGAACAGGTTAGGCAGTTTCTTGTTTTATACAAGAACCAATTTGATAGAGCTGTCAAGGGCAAGCTACACAGGCCAGAGCGAATAGCTTTACAAACAGCTATGATCAAATTCAATAAGCTGTATAAGGTCAAGATTGATAAGAAGATGATCAAGAGTGCCGCTATTTCAGAATTGGGCAACTCTGAGCAAGTAGGGCAATATCTATCTGACATTGTCAAATTCGTTCTCAATAGATTGCCATTAGATAAGCGTCAACACGCCTTAGATAGTCTCAAACAAAAGTTTAGCACCTTGAGCGAACTAGATATTTCCAGCAAAGTGTTGCCACAGTCTTCCGCGCTGGGCCAATCTATTACCTTCGTCAAAACCGTCTTGTTCAACCACGATGCCCGCTACGTTCGAGAAGTTCTAAACAGCCTGGTGAAACATCTATGATTCAACGATTTCGCAAGGTGGCGCCTGGCTTGTATCGTGGTTCCGCACCCGACCCGCAAGATGTTATGAAGCTCAAAGAACAATTGGGCATTCGCAAAATTGTGAGTCTAGATAAAGAGACTGGCGAAAAGATTGATCGTGCCTGTAAGTTATTGGGTATCAAACACATCAAACTATATTTGGATGGTAGTCGTAAAACTCTATTGCACTTTCTATCTCAAGATCTAAAAAAGGTTTTTTTAGAAGGTGGCCCCACTTTTATGCATTGCCACGAAGGCAAAGATAGAACTGGATTTGTTTCTGCTTTAGTGAAGTGTAAGTATTTAGGAATGGATCCTGAAAAAGCTATTGAAGAGGCTAAATCCTTAGGCTTTGGTATTGGTGTGGATCCCTCTATTATACATCTCTACGAAAAGATCATTCGCTCTTGTAAAAAGGTCAAAGATACTAATAATGCCGATATAGTGTCTACTGAAAGAGAATACCAAGGAGATAATCGTGATGGCTTTTTGGATGAAGTCAATCAAGGCTCCTTCGCCCCATATCTAGATCATACCCGTCAAAACCCAATGGACGCCCTTTATCCTTATACGCTAGATCAATCACCTACCCGTGAAAACTATCCAGATACATCATTATTTCAGTATGATCCTAGTAAGGGAGACGCTGTTCCCAATGTTGGAGAGTTTGACAACGATGCAGGTCAGCGTGGTTTCGGCCCTTCCGAAAATTACAATGGATTCTTTTCAGATGTAGGTAAATAATGATCAAGAAGGCATACAGTATACAAATGAGTTATGACGTGTCTGATAGTGAAAAACATCAGGCAGAGAAGGCACTTTTGTATTTCAATGTTACCGAGAAGTTGCTAATGCAAGCCTCGGACTACATGAATGTGATGAAGACTCCTTTTAAGGATAATCCAGACATGCAGCCAGATGACATTATGAAGGCCCGCGCGGCTATCCGTCGTTTTAGAGATCATTGCATTGATGATTTCGATAAGTTCAAGCGTTCTGCTTTTCAGTGCGTCAATGCTATGCAGACTTTTTCCACTGACACCCAAACTCTCAAACTAATGAAGTCTTTCATCACCTCTATTGACGAATTAGAGACAAAAGTGAACGCTTTCTCAGATATCTTCAATGACTTGCAATCCAAAGACTTTGCCAAGGACGTGGTAACGCACATCGAAGACATTCAGAAGCAGTGTGATGATATCGAAGAAATCATTGACGAAAGAGTCAAAAACCATATTCAGACTAATATTCTAGCTACCAGTTGGGTAGATGCTATTAGCAGCGATTTACAGATGAAGATTGAGCAAAAAACTCCTCTTATATTGGATCTTTACAATAAAAGAGAAGATCAGCTCAACGATGCTATTGAAGAAAGGGGCACAGTGGGGAACTGAGGTTTCGGCTTCAAGGATGGTAATATCCTTACATAATAAATGAAGTTGAGGCAACGCTGCAAATTGTAGCAATATTGCCTTATAATTATGTAGAGTCTCCGTTCGGAGAGAATATATGTCATTTATCAAACACGGTGATGGAAAAATAGTAGATGTTCTCGATGAGACCGATCTGACTGCTGAGCAAAAACAAGCGGTCAAGAAGATGTCGGAACAACTCGTCAAGCAATCTGACGATGCAACTGATTCTTCTAAAACGAAGAAGTCAGGGAGTTAATATACATGACCATAATCAAACTGGGCGAAGCACACGAAATCAAACTAGAGTCGGCGGAGTCCTGTATTCCAGAAGTGAGCCCCGAGGTTCTAGAGAACTTTAGGAAGTTTGCTCAAAACCTCAAGAAGATCGCCCCTAAGGCTGAAGACTTCTTGTATTTCTCTGCCGTTATGATGCATGCTGCCGAGGCCTCTTGTCTCAATGACGATGGCACTCCTAAACTAAATGTTCGAGGTGAAGCTGTCCAAGTAGGCTGGGATACCAGTAATGGAACTTGGAAATGGACTACCAATGATCCTAGCATTAAGCCTTATAAGAATTCTAATGGGGATATCTTCCCAGAATTAGAGTTAATCAAAGCTTACAAGAAATGGAAGCACAAGCCCCTCTGCGTGGATCATAAATCGAATTCGGTTGATCACGTCAGGGGCTTTATTGTTGATACTCACTACGATCGTAATCTCAAAAGAGTGATCGCATTATGTGCCTTAGATAAGGCTGGGTTTCCTCAACTAGCTCGTCAAATTTCTACTGGCGTTTCTAACTGCGTATCTATGGGTACGGCAGTGGGTCGTGCCATTTGCTATGATTGTCAAAGAGTCGCCCGCACGGAAGCCGATTTCTGCACTCATATGAAGAACAAGTCTTGCTACGGTGAAATAAACGTAGACCTCAATCCTATTGAACTTTCGATTGTGGTCAACGGTGCCGATCCTAGAGCCAGCATCAAGCATATTATCGCCGCAGCAAATACTCTTAATACCTATGTGGAGAATAAACAAAAGGAATTAGCTAAGTTAGCTGATCTTAACTTCAATGCTTCATTAAGTGTTGATGACCCACAAGGACAAGAAGGTTTGAGCCATACTCAGTTTCAAGTCAATGGCAATAATCTAGAAAAGTTCAAAGCTGACCTAGATCAAGCCTTTGCTAAACTATCTGAAATAGCCGGTACCGTAAAAAATACTGAAAAAGATACTAATCTTTCTGCATCTAATCAGTCGTCGGGTTCAATTGCGATGGATGAAGGCGCCCCGACTGATTCTGGATTGGCTCTCCAAACTCCGCAGACTGCAAGGTTTGCATCAGCAAGTGTAGAGGCGGAATCTCTAGCTGAACTTCACGAAATAACAGCCACTATTGAAGCAAAGCTAAATCAAATGAAGCAGGGCTTAGAAAAACTAGCAGCTACTTCTACAAAAACACAAGAGGAAAATATGTCTGGATCAGAAAAACTAAAAGCACAAGGTTATTTCCAGGGCGCTGGTGGTGTTAACGAGCCTACTCCAGGCCAAGTTAAGTACCCTAAGGACCCACTTAATGAGCAACTTCGTGAACACGAAGACAAGCAGATGGTGGGCGAGCCTCCTTTCCCAGAAGTGGGACCAGTGGACGGCATGCATCCTTCTCCAAGTTCGGCTGATCCTTCCGACGAGTTAGCTCGTAAGAAGATGTTAGCTCGTGCTGATCTAGAAGAGCGCGCTATGAAGCGTAATGCCATCGTTCAGTTGGCAAAAGAAGCTCTAGAGAGCAAGTCTTACTTTCAAGGTGGCGGTGGCGTCAATGAGCCAACCCCAAACAAGCCAAAGTATCCAAAGGACAAGCTCAACGAAGAGCTACGTGAATACGAAGACAAGCAAATGGTTGGTCAACCACCATTCCCAGGCGTAGGTCCTGTCGACGGTCTTCACCCATCCCCATTCTCCGCAGATCCAAAGGATGAATTGAAGCGTAAGAAAATGCTCGCCAGAGCTTCCTTGAGAGCCAGATTCGTCAAGGCTGCCAATGGTGACGGTACCCAGAACAAGTCCAAGAGTGCTTGGGAAGTTTTCCTAGGCGACAAGCTCCTATTGACTGCTTCTGTCGATGAACTATCCGGTGGACACACCGACATGTTGTATGACAGCATTGCTACCAAGGAATTTGGTGGTAAATTGATCGAAAAGGTCAAGGTCAATGGTGCTCCAGCCGTAGCCCAACTAATCAAGAAGGCTCAGCCTATGCCTCCAGCCCCTCCGGGTGGTGATGCAGGTGCCCCTCCAGAAGCTCCAGACCCAGATGCTGGTCCTCCAGTAGAAGATGCTGGTAAGTCTGGTGATCCAAAGCAACACGCTATGGAATTGGCTAAGACAGTTAGAGACACTGCCTCCGATTTGATGGAAGCTGTTCGCGCCCTTACCGGCGAGAGCGCTGAAATGGGTGGTGAAGGTTCTAGCGCACCAGAAGGTGGCGTTGGTGGACCAGCAGGTGGACCAGCCGCGATGGCTGATGACTCCTCAGGTTCCGGCTCTGCTACAGGCAAGACCTCTACCGCTGAAGGTTTTAGTACTGCAACTCTCAATAACTTGAGAAAGGAACTCAACAGTTCTCTAACTCTCGCTATGAAAGAAGCTGTCGCTGAACTCAACGATCACGGTCAAGAATTGGACATGATTGTCAGCATGTACGACAAGGGTGCTGTTACCGATCAAAACTCTGACTTCGTCAACAACGTCGTAACCGACGCCTTGAATGAAGCCAAGACTACCGTGGCTGACGGATTCAAGCTAATGACCGCTTTCGTCAAGTATGCCCGTGGTACTCAAGCTATTGTCAAGCGTGCTGAGATCGAAACCGAACTTCAAGCACTTGCAACTGAAGGAGATACTATGAGCGATACAAAAGATAGTCACTCCGCAGATGGCGGTGACTTAATGGGACTAATCAACGACACCAACGCAGATCTAGACGCTGTCAAGATGATGGTTGATGATAATGACCACGAAGGTGGCATGGAAGGACTAGATGACTTAGATGACTTAGGTGATCTAGGACTCGATGGTCTATCCGAAGGTTTAGTTGATGATAACGCTGGTGTGATGGTTGATACCCCAGCCAAAGCCGCAGAGGTTACCAAAATGAATCCAGATGCTAGTGTAAAAGTTGCCTCCTTTGATACCAAAGAGGGCCGCGCAGCTCTAAGAGCCAAGTTGGCCGCTGATGCTACCGGCAAGGAAGAGAATGGAGAAATCCAGGATGCTTCCAAGATTAAGTTCAGTGATATGTTGGATCAAGCCGACAAGTTGACTGATGGTCAAACTCAATTGGATGTTAAGCCATCCGATAGTCTTGGATTGGTAGAAACTCTACCAGAAGTTAATAAGGCTATGTTGGAACTTGCTAAGGCTCCACCAAACGTCCGTAAGGAAGCTGCTGCAATCCAGAAACTCGTTTCTGAAGGCAAGCTAGATCCAAAGGATGTGGACGCTCTAGTCGCAGAAGGTCTAGACAAGGAAGCTGTCTCTTACTGGAAGAAATACTACGGTGAAGTTGATGGTGGCGGTGAATTTGCCAGTGAATTGGTGAAGGAACATGTCAAGTCCGCAATGGCCGAAGAACTAAACCAGTTCAGAGTCAAGCTAGCTCGTGCCTACGAATTAGCTTATGATATGGCTGACCGTGGACTATGTCATCACGAAAGACCAGCAATTAGCGCTCAAGTGGATGAAATCATGAAGTTCAATGATGAATCCTTTGACTCTCTCAAGAGAGTAGTTGCTCGTCACACTCCATTACTTCACAAGGAAGCTGGACGTATCCCACAAGTTGGTTTGAGAGGTGATCAAGATGTCACCCCATCTACCCAAGCAGTGGTTGAAGAGGATGCATATGCACAGCTATCTTCAATGTTCGGCACCAAACGCGGTGTGTTCTAAAGCTTAACCTGACTCCAAGAGGATGAATAAATGAAAAACCAAAGCGTATCAGATTTTGTCGCTGCAACTATGGATGCAGTGCTAAACAGCCCAGAACACAAAGCCTTGTTCGGCTCCCAATACAAGTATGCACAGTCCAAGGATGCTATGTGCGCCAAGCACGGCAAAATGGACTCTTGCGCAGCCGATGATCAAGATGCCAAGAAGAAGGACTCTAGCTCTGCCTCTGACATGAACGATGCCAGAAAAGTAAAGAAGTATGACTCTTCTGATGCAGATGACCAGGATGCTAAGAAGAAAGACTCTTCCGATGCTGATGATCAAGATGCTAAGAAGATGCCACCATGGCTAAAGAAGAGGGACGAATCTTCTGCTGACGATCAAGATGCCAAGAAGAAAGATTCTTCTGACGCAGATGATCAAGACGCCAAGAAGAAAGACTCTTCCGATGCTGACGATCAAGATGCCAAAAAGAAGGACTCTTCTGACGCTGATGATGACGACCTAGAGGCTTCTGCCGCTTTTGATATTGCTATCGATAGTTTGCTCACCGCCTCCGCCGCTCTTGATTCCGTGGGTCTCGGTAAGGGCTCTTCAGTTATCTTGAAGGTAGCTTCTTTGGTTGTTGAAGCCAAGAAGAAGGAAAAGGATTCCAAGAAAAAGAAGAAGGAAGACTCTAAGAAGAGTGATTCCAAGAAGTCTTCTACCAAGGATTCTCAATCCGCTAAGGACAAGAAGTCTCCTCCAAAGAAAGACTCCAAGAAGGATGAGAAGAAATCCTCTTCCAAGCCTTCCTCTTCTTCCAAGAAGTAAATCGTAATAGTTGCACCCTCAGAAGGAATTGAACCTCCGCTCCCATAGTTTAGCAGACCTGGGCAGGAACCACCAATGAGGGTGTAACTATATGTCGAATTAAACATACGTTACAGCTACTTATCGATGAATACAACCATCTGTTCAATATATAAAATTGTCAATAATATGGACGGCAATGTATATATTGGGCAAACATGGATTCCTGTTCAAGCTAGATTTAGGAGGCACAAGTATGCTTCCAGTAATTGCATCAAGCTTGCAAGAGCCATAAAAAAGTACGGAGAAGATAACTTCAAAGTCGAACTAATTACTGTCTGTGGCACCCAAGAGGTTGCAGATTATTTGGAAGCCTATTTTATCAACAAATTTGACTCTATCAGGAGTGGATACAACATACTGGCTGGTGGTAAGACAAGTAGCAGAAGGGGAGCAAAACACTCCCAAGAAACTAAGGATAAACTGTCAAAATTAGCCACAGGGCGTAGGCACTCGATCGAGACAAAAGAAACTCTGTCCGCACTAAGAAAAGGCATTCCACTCTCGATCGAACATAGATCCAAGTTATCAGAGGCTAAGAAAGGCAAAAAGTTCACCGAAGAGCATAAATCTAAATTACTTGGAAATCATAAGGGCATGACGTGGAATATAGTAGACGGCAAAAGAGTGTGGATGGAGAAACGATGAGCGTCAAATTATTCAATATGTCTAATTTTGAGGACGAAATCTATCGTTCTATGGAAACAACCCTGGCCAAAAACCAGACGGAAAATACCTACCGGTTCCAAAAACTCGCCAAGGCTGTCGATTTCTTGAACACTGCCGCTGAGATCTTTGATCAAGCTGGCATGTTAGAGGAATCTCGTCAAATCACTGAGATTTTACGTAGTTTAGCCAAGGACTTCTCCAATGAATAAGAAGATGTTTGAGGACGAACTAATCGTTGGTATGCAACAAGAGTTGCGCAAGCAAGCTTCGGCCGATCCGCCTAACCTTGTCAAGGCAGCAGAATGTTTGCATGCTGCCCTGGAAATCTTTGAGGGCGTTGGTTTACAAGCCAAGGCCGATCAAGTCCTACAAGTTTTGGAAGGTATTAGCAAGCAAGCTGTTCCATATTCTAAAGCAGAGAAAGTGCCCGCTCCTGAAGAACTTATGGCCGCCGGCATTACGCAGCGCGACATGCAGGGTCTGGCCAAGGGTGATAAATCCTCTGTGGCAAAGTTTAACATTGTCCTACGTCAAATGGGAATCTCTGACCATGCCATGGGCCAGCTCATCGGGCCCACCAATGTGATGTCTGAAGAAGATGCCCGCAAGGTCATCAATCCTAACCTCGCATTCAGTAAGGTATGGGAAATGCAGGCTGTTGGTCAAGACGTTATGCAGGCTAAGCACAAGCAACCAAGTCGTCCAGATAAGATTCATGATCCTCATACCAAAGGACTCACTCCTGATAAAGAAGTAGAGAACCTCAAACATCATGGCATTGTTTTTAATATGGCCGATGATGGTGCTGCTGAAGATGCATTAATGAATATGGAAGTCCAAGACGATGCTTTGGAAGTTTCCGATCAAGATGTTCCATTAGCTGATTTTGAGGACGAAAGAAACTGACCGTTTAGATAATCCTTTTGTTTCGTTATATGTAATAGAGAGCCATATAGATGACGAAGGATATTTATGCTTAGATTAGTACAAGTTGGTAATACTTTACCCGTCAGTTTTATTTGCGATCCCTCGGCTGAGTTCCAGCCTGGTATGGTAGCCGAACTTACTGTTATTGGTAATCAGGTAATGGCTACTGTTAGTAATGGAACTGCCCCAATTGGTATTATTGATGATATCAAAACCAAAGCTTTTACCAACGTTTCCTGGAATGAAACGGTTATTGTGCCAGCCGTCCCTGCGGTAGGCCCCAACAATACCATCGTTACCCCAGTAGATATCAAGGCCGAATTACGCCGACCTAACATCATCCCTTCTAGTTTCAATTCTACTGTCAATGTGGTGCTCAATCCTATCAACGGTATTATTACCTTCATAGCGGGCACCCCACTCAATATCGATTTAAATGGATCTGGTTCTCCCAATGGTATCAAGGCTATTGTTAGCTACACCTATATGGTATCCAATATTCCAGGTGATGATAGCACGGCCGGTTCTGGTAGAATGACCGTTTGGTTTGAGAGAATGTTCTTCCAAACCGAACAGTATGAAACTAACCAGCAATATCCAGTGCGCGCCAATGTGTATGTGAGTGAAGTGGGGCTTCTGACCACTCGTAGGCCAAGCCCAATTCATCCAGCCGTGGGTATGGTAACAGCCCCTCCTACCCCGATGAATGCTATGGTAGAAATTTTGTGGTTCTGACCTAACCTGTTGATTTTGTTACGGTAATCGACTATGGGCCGCTAAAATATGTTCGTAGGTGATATATAGGTTTGTATGGAAACGCACTACCTATACAAAATCACGGATACGCTAAATAACAAGGTTTACATCGGTCAAACGGCTGATAACAAAAAGAGATGGTCGCAACACAAGGCTTACGCCAAACATCCTGAAAAAACGGGCCAATACATCCATCGTGCGATAGCAAAATATGGTGTGGAGAATTTTATATTCGAAATCATTGCTGCCTGCAAGACACAAGAAGATACTGATGAAACTGAGAGTGTTCTAATTGAGCAATATGATAGTCGCAATAAAGAGCACGGATATAATCTGATGATTGGTGGCAGCCATGGAGGACATTCAGAAGAAACGAAGAAGAAACAATCCGATGCTACTTTCAAGCAAATTGCCGAGAAAGGTCATCCCGCCCAAGGCACCAAACGAACTCCCGAACAAATCCAACATCTTGTGCAAGCTCGTCAAGAAAACCCGGTGGAATATACACCAGAAATCAGACAACGAATGTCAGAAGCACATATAGGACATACGGAGTCAGAAGAAACCAAGCAAAAGAAATCGGAAGCTGCTACCTCAGATTGGGAGAAACGCAATGCCATCCGAGAGGCAACGGGAGAATTGAAATGCAACGCCCCTGGTTGTAATATCTCTGGCAGCAAGCAAGCCTACAAAATGATCAATGGTATCAGCTATTGCAACAAGCACGGACTGCGTCTGTGGCGCTATGGCAGACTAGATCGCATAAACCCCTGAATACCTTTGTGATAATGTTTTGCTGGCCTATGCAAAATCCCGTATAATATTGACAATCTCCACCCGTTGAGGCCAAATGACATTCAAGCACGTAAAATTCGCGGATTCTCCTACCATGCGATCCCTAGAAAAGGTAGCTTATGACAAAGGCTGGGTCAAACCAGAGCCATTGGTCAGAACATCCTCTCCAAAGGCGCCTAATTTGGCACCTACTGATAACCTGATGACCAACATACTCAAGTTGTGTGCTGGCCTTCGTGGAACTCAGAGTATGGAAAAGTATGCTGATGAATTAGAGACCTGCTACCTCAACTACAAGAGTGCCCAAACAATGTATGATGCACACGGTGAAAAAGGTGAAGATGTTATTCACTCGGCTCATCCAAAGGGGAGCCATAAGTTAGAGGGCGTAGATAGCAGCGAAGCTGTCTTCGAGGATATTCTTGACCAACACGTCAAGTCATTACAGATGATTGAGAAGAAGCCAAGTGGCAAATTGAGCGACGCTGCCCAGATTATGGGTGCCGTAAAAAAAGCCTTGGGGGCGGAAACAACTCTTGATGAACTTTATGCGACTGCCGGTGAGGCTTTCCAAAAGTTTAGAAGATTGTATTTTGCCATCGTTCTCAAGCTAGGTGAAGAGGGAACATATAACGAGCAATTTTTAGATGCCGTTCAAAACTATAACCTTGGACAAAAAAAGATTGACAGTAGTATTAGGGACTCTGCTTTAGTTAGCTCACTTGATGGTCTAAAAGAAGAAAAGGCCCCAGGAATGTTGTCCGGTGGTACTGCCAGGGCTACTTGGGCAAATGAAATACTACCAATATTTAAGATTGCTTATCGATATGCAGAACAATTTAGAGATGCTATTGCTAAGATACGTACACTGGAAGCAAGATCCGTGCAGCAGTCTACTACTAAAGAATTTGATCCCGAATCTCTTTCTGTTACACCAATTTCTTCCGATCCAACAACTAGCGGTGTAGCTCAACAATTGCTGCCGCTTTACAATGAGATTACACAAAGTATTGGGCAATCCAAAACTAAAGCTGCCACCCTACCTAATGGCGCCGCCCTTTCTGTTTGGTTTGACAAGGCTCAACAGCTTGCTAAAACCACTTTCGAACTTGGTTTTCAACAAGCCGCTAAAAATCCTGCGGCAGCTCAACAGCTCTTGAGTAAACTGACGGATATCAAAGCTAAAGTTGATAGGGCTCAGCAGAAATTATCGGTATGAACAAACAAGCAATAGTCAGTCTGATCAAAAAGATGGGCCAGGGATTAGAAGAAGCTCCGGGTCTGGGCGGAGGTTTGGAAGAAGCTCCAGGTCTAACCAAAATCGGACCTACTCCGAGTGGAGGTTTAGAAGAAGCCCCAGGCGTGACCAGGATAGGGCCAGGTGGTGTCATGCCTGGCACTGTAACCCCACCTTCCGCTAATGCCCTGCATTCTATCAAGGTGATGCAACAGGCTCTTGTTGATTTGGCTAGAGACGTCATGCAACAGCTTAGCGTGCAGAACATTGCCCAACCAGGACAGCAGGCCGGACAAGCCGCTGGTAGAAATGCTTTCGGTGATTTTATCACCAAAAACTATTTAGCTAACTCTGATGTACCTGGCGTGGAATTCAATCCTGATGCTAATGCACAATACATGGCACAGAAGCAGCCTACCGAGCCTAGCAAACTCAACGTGGTCATGGATACTATGCGAAGGATTGGCGATCCAAAGACCGGAGAGTTTGCCGTGGATGGTAAGTGGGGACCTCGTACCAATGCAGCCCTACACAACGCCTATGCTTATGGTTTCGCTTTACTCAAGTTGGCGGGAGACTTTCATTTCCAACCTACTTCCTACACGCCAGAAAATCTAGCCGCTTTCAGAGGTGAAATCCCGGCAGAATACACGGATTTCGATCTAACACAGAAAGTAGATGCGGCTCCTGACGCTGCTAAACAAATAGAAGCTATTCGTAAGTTGTTTGGTGAAGTCAAGACCCACATCTTAGAGAAGCCGGCCTATCGAGCCTATATCGAAGGTGACCAACCTCTACATACCTATACAAAACCAGGCTCCGCTTACATGCTGGACCCTAAAGCTATTGATAGTATGAGTCAGCAATTCAATACTAGACTTCGTGTTAGCCTCAAGACTCCTAACGGAGGATGGGTGAACCAGCCTATCACCGTCAACGATTTGACTAGCTTAGATGCGCTCAAGAAATGGCAACAGGCTCATGCTCCGCAGGCACCACTACCTACTATCCTCAATTCACTCAAATCAAATCTCGATATGATGGACGGTAATCATCCTGTCAGTGCTGAACAACCAGTCCAAAGACCACAGCAACCTCAACCTACGCATCGTCAGCATAACAGAAGACGCCAAGGCCAATAATGTCTTTTCTACACACCGATCCACAACTACTTAGCGAGTTACTCAAATACGGCCAGAACCCTGACGCCTATGCGCAGCAGACTGCCAATTTTGCGAACATCCGTCAGTTGATTGGTAATTTGGAAAGCCAACTTGTGCCGGGTGCCGAGAACGAAGTGTCTCACGAGGGTGATCCGGGAACAGCCGCTGTCCTCCGAACGCAAAACCTAGAGAGCCTAGGAGCTTTGGTCAATTTTTTGGAGACCAACAAGATTACCATCAATGGCAAGAGAATTGCTTACTCTCCGGGCGAAAATCCGCACACCGAAGATTATGTTCCCTATCAATTAGAGCCGGGTGGATCTTTACTAGAGCCGGTCGACAGAAGCAAAATGACGCAAGGTTTCGTAGTCAACAAAGATCTCTTAGCTGCTTATCTAGTTTCGCTACAACAGCGTCAACAAGAGAAGCCTAATCCAGTGATGAATGTGATGCTAACTAAACTGATCAAAGAGACCAATGACCTCTTGGAAACCAAGATCAGTGAGAAGTATGTGGCGCCTGCTAAACCTGGACAAACTGTTGCGCCATCTGGTGCTAAATCAGAACAATCGGGGGCCGCTGTCCCAGATATGGGCGCTACTTTGGAATACTTGGCCGATTTGGTGCCTTTCAATAGTCAGTTTATCAACCTCGACTCTCTCAAAGATTTTGCTGATAGGTTTGCCGCCCTCATGCCTAATGATGCTGGTATTACTAATCAAGCTCGTCAAGTGGATCAGTCCATCGGTATTGCTAAGAGTTTGATGCTAACACCTAGCGATGTTATTCAATTGAACAACTTGACCTCTAGTCAATTTAGCCTCTTGACCCATCAACCACAGCAATTAGTGTTGTCTCTCAATACTGTCATTACACAGGCCGGCTCTCTTTACAATAGATTCATGCTCTTAGCTAAGGGTAAAGTTAGTGCATCAGCTTACAGAAAAGTGCAGCAACAGATTATGAGCGGAGGCCCGCAAGAAACCAACATCGGTACTCTCAACGAGATTTTGTCTAACCTACAATCCCAACACCAACTTGAAATGCAAAGAACGAGGCGATAATGTCCAGCGAGATTAGTCTCTGCACAGATCTACTGCTGATAGAAAGTCTTTTGGGAGATTCCAAGCTCACCAAGAGGGCAGGGGTGGTGTCTGATCTTTTGGATCGCATGAAGGAATATTTTGGTAAGCGTATCGACAAGAGCCAACCGACCGAAAGCGTTCTCAATCTCTTAGCTCCCGGCACTTTATGGATGGTTCTTCAAGGCGTTGGCCTAGGCAAATGGGGCCTACTCATTGGTTTACTCTTAGAAGTTTTTCACGTCAATGTTGTCGGTTTACTAGAGACACTGTGGACAGAAGTGAAATCATTGTTAGCCACTCACGGTAAAGTTTCTTCAGGACAAATCGACAGCGTGGTCAATAGCGCCATTGCGGCTAATAACGATCCGGGCAATGAAGATGAGGCCAGAAAGGGTTATCAAGTTTTACAGCGGAATCCTGATTTGGCCAAGGTAGAAGAAAACCTTTTTGCTGATGATCACGTTTATTCTTCTGCCGAGCTACTCAAAGAAACTCGTTTCCTTAGTTTGTCCATGATCGCTTATGAGGATCAAAAGATGAGGCTTACCAAGCAAGCTGATTTATCTAGCTTCTTAGGTGGCTATAGTAAGGGTAATGCTAAGTACACCAGTATTCTAGGTAGAATCTTAGGCTTTGTTTTCACAGTAGCTCTAGCCTCTGCCGGTTTGATGGTGGCCGGAGACAAGATCAATAAGTTCCTCGGACGTCCAAATGCTATTGATGGCACTTACCAAGCGGGACAACCCGAAAGTGAAGCACCTGCGGCTCCAGTATATCATTCCACTCAGACCAAATTTCCATCCAAAGGTGATTCGCCTTTGCCTCGCTCGTGGCCTTTGATGAACAACCCCGCTAACATCGAAAGTATGTTGGTACAGTTTGCCAAGGATACCTATTCCGGTTTGGATGGTAAGGAAGGTCTCATCACGGGCTCTTCGGCATTTCAAGCTATTGCTCAACAGATAGATTGGTTCAATATCCATAACAAAGGTAGTGCGGCTATTTTTCTTCCGCCCAGCTACACTTCTAAAAAGCAATTAGTGGATGCTTTCATTGATGATGTGGCTAAAGCGGCTGGATAATTCGGCATATCATCGCATAACAATGTGATTTTCTATAGGTGGACATCAATATGAGAAAAAGTGAAATCTTCGAGTCGTTCGTCAAAATAGCCCAAGAAAAGGGCCTTACTTCCGCAACCGAAAAGGGTGATGGTGAGCACGAATTTGCCGAACATACGGAAAAGAACTTAGATGATCCAAGATGGGACTCTCTGAGCATTGAGCAAATTGGCAAGCTATACGGCACCAAGCCAAAGGCCCCCAAGGAGATGGAATATGAGCGCAACATCATCGAGAACGCTCATCCAAAGCCAGTTGTTTTCTTCATGTCCCACGATAAGCTCAATAGTTTGGTAGAAAACGAAAACGAAGGCCAAGACGCCCGCATTCACATTTCTCTCAAAGAACCTGATGGTCATTTGACTCAACGCAAATATGCGGAGAAGAAACTAGTTCTTTCTTTGGTCAGATTAGCTAACGATTTGGACAATCGCAATCAAGATGAACTACGCGCTTTAGCTGATGTCTGTTTAGTTCAGACCGCCACCCCAGGTCTCAAGAAAACCGCTATTCCACTTTTAGTGTATCCTATTGCCGCCACTATAGGTGCCATTTACGCTAAGAATCACCTAGATTTCCATAGTGATGGCTTTACGGCTGACTATGAAAAGACAGTAGGCGAAATAGATGACCTGCTCAATTCTAACAGCAGCTTGCAAACTACAGTAGGGGCCGGATACACTTATACCCCGCAATTCTTACAAACCGTCAATCAACTCAAGACTGATTTGGCCGAGTTGAATACAGAGAGGCAGAAGGCTTTGACTATCATAGCAAATCTAAAAACCCCTAGAAACGCCGATGAACTCAAGGTGTTAGCTCAGCAACCAGAAACTCATGAGGCGGTGCAAGCTCTCAACGATCTCAATACGGTAATGAATAAAATTGCTACTTTCATTTTGAAGATAGGCCGTGATTTTAGTAGCGCCTCCTATAAGCAGCAAGCTATTGAACACAAAGGCTTTTTATCCTCTTTGGTAGATTACACAGGAGTTCTCCATGGTGGGGCTGGTTTAGTGGCCGATGACTTCGATGATGTGCGTAATGCCCTCAAGACTTTGATGAACGATGTTGTTGAAATTGTTGGAGAATTGAAGAATTCCGAAACTCTTCGAAAAACTGTTATACGAGAGTTATCTGCTGCCCAAGGTGCCGTTTCTAGAATGACAGAACAGGCTCCCGCCGCTAAACCGGCTGAAAATCCAGTAGCAGAACTTGATGAAGAAGTAGGATAACTAATCCCTGGATCCGCTATCTAATCTGGGCATACCCAAATATATAGATGACTTTCAAGGAACTTTTGTTGAAATACATATCAATAACGGAGTATCCTTCATAGATTTGTAAGTTCATAGGTGTAAGTAACTATGCCCTCGGGGCATTAAGATTATAGGAAAATAACAATGTCTCTAAAACTTTTGCAACCAGGCACTCAGCCTTTAGGTCAGTTTGACGGTCTCGATGTTGATTGCTTGACCCTCAAGGGAGGCGAATGCGTTTCTTTCGCCCAAGTTACTACATCCGGTCAACCAGGTGTCACCACCGCAGGTCTTGACCAAGCAGCTTATGACGTGTTTGACGGTTACGTCAACGTGGGTGGCTCTCCAGCCGTCTTCAAGCGTCCAGCCGTTACCCGTCTTTGGGGTTTCGGTGGTTATCTAAGCGACGGTTATGCTCGTCCAGTCATGCTAGCAGACGAAGGTATCATCGGATACGGCACACTTTTCGGAGCTGTCGTTGGTGGTACTGTTGGTCAGCAAGTGAACGGCCCAACCACCTTTACTGGTGCTATCTTGGGACCTCACACTGCAACCGGTTCTGGCAAGGTAACTTGCTGGGATAAGCCAGGTCTCTACGCTGTCTCTCTAGACGCCGTTGACACCAGCGCCTCTGTTGGTCTCCAGCCAACTAACACCAGCTTGACTGTTGGTGCACCTCTCTCCTTCACCGTTTCAACCGGTTTGGGAACTGGTGGTCTTTTGACCCCATGGAACGGTGCCAACGCCATCAACGGTGCTGGTGCAACAAACAGCCCAATCGTTGGACACTTCATTGAGTTCAACACAAACCAGTCCCTCGTGACTACGCCTAACTACTTGGTGGCCGCTCTAAACAGCCCATCCGGTGTTGTCAGCTCCGTAGGCCCAAGAGCCTTCCAGTTTGCAACCATTTACTTCCAGCCACCAGCTCAGTCTCCATACTAATCTAACTAGTTAGTATAGCGAATAGCTACAAGATAAAACAAAAAGAGCCCGCAAGGGCTCTTTTTTTGTTTGTCGTATGGTAATAATCCGTTATTCATTTATCACGCAGTCTTGCGTGGCTGGTTTTTACCGGCAACTAATTCCAATAAACGTGGAGACACAATGAATATGTTTTCTAGCCAAGGTCAAGTAAACGCCTCTAATCTAAAGGACGCATTACAGGCCCTAGTAAAGTACGCAGCCATTCTCGAAGAGAATGTTCCTGCTAACCAAGGTCTCGCAGGCCAACCAGCCTTGAGCGATGACAAGCGTGACGAACTAATTTCTCGCGCTATCTTGACCCAAGACGGTAAGATTGCTCTAGCTCAGGCTATGGCAAACCCAATCCGTAGAAACTTGGATTACCACGGTATTGCACGTCGTGCTCTAGTCGTTGACCCATTGCCACAAGGTGCAATGCCAACCTACGATAGAGATATCGATGTTGCCGCTGTCGTTATTTCCAGCAACGGTACTGGCCCAGAGTCCAGAGTTTTCGGTGACAGAGTAGTTGTCCCTGAATTCGAAATCTACGCAAACCCAACTGTGCGTATTGCAGAAGTAAAGCGTCGTAGATTTAACGTAATTGACAGAGCTGTTCAGAAGGCACGTCAAGAAATCATGGCTCAAGAAGATGCAAACATCTTCGCAGCTCTTGATGCAGCTTCTTCTGTTGAAAACACTCTAACTGACATCGCTGATGCAGGTTTGCTCAAGAGAGATCTTGTCGAAATCAAGCAACAGATTGATCGTTGGGACTTAGTTACCACCAAGTACTTCATGAACATCAATGAGTTCACTGATATTTTGAAGTGGGGTTCAGGTGGTGGACAAGGCGTAGGCGGCGGAGATTTCGATCCTGTCACCATGCGTGAAGTTCTACAAACTGGTCTATATGCTCACATCTGGGGTACAGACATCATGGTCAGCAAGATCGTTCCACCAGGAACCATCTACGGCGTTGCAGACCCTGAGTTTGTCGGCGTCATGCCTATCCGTCAAGACATTGAAGTCTTGCCGGCCGATGAGCCAAAGCAACTAAAGTTGGGCTGGGTAGTTTCCGAGATTATCGGTATTGCTATCGTAAACCCAAGAGGTTGTTCCGCAGGTCGTAAGTCAGTCGTAATCGGTGCGTAATTCAGCCTGATTGACTAACTAAAGATACAGAGAAGGTCCATAGGAAACTATGGACCTTTTCGCTTTTGTAATGTCTGGTAAAGTTGTTCCGCCCAAATCTCAAACTCGACAACCGATCTTTCCCTCTTAGCAAAGTTGCACCATTTGCAACAGGGAACCACGTTGTCTAACGTATGCGGCAGAGAGCTGTCTATGCGATCAAGCCCGTTGTAGACGAAATCACCATTGTCTTTGGCGAATTGTGAGGCTTTCTTGTCTTCCATTGCTGCATTTTGCGTGTTATTAGGTTTCGCCCCACAATAACAACAGTCCATTTGTGACAAGCGCAGGAAATCTTCGAATGAGAGATCGCCATCGCTATACCTCTTTTTCCAAACTCGGCGTGCCGATGTTTCACTTGGATGAAATTGGACATTAGAGGCCCCCATTTGGTGTCCTCTTCCAATATTAAGCTCTTTGTTTAGACACCCACAAGATTGGGTGCCACCACCTTTCAGTTCGTCTGTTTTGACAATCTTTTGATTGCCGCAATCGCACTGACACAGCCAGGCTGATCTTCGTCTGGCACCGACAGGCTCCGCCTCGGCAATGACCAATAATCTGACGAATTTCCGCCCTAACAGGTTTTCTTTCTTCATATCCAAACCTTAACCATTATCTCTGTGTTTGTCAAGCCTTACCATTTTTTGGCATACTGATATGGATCCCAAGAAACTGCGCAAACGATATATGGAAGCCTTGCCTCAGTTGAACCAGGCGTTGGATCACCTGCAAACTCAGTTAGCAGATATGCCGCCCTCTGATTTCAAAGTAGAGACTGGCCTCAAACCTTATTCCAGCGCTAAACGCAAGATGCTAGAACAGCGTGTCAAGAGTCCGTTGGAACTCAAGGATTTGGTGCGTGGTCGCATCTATTTTTCAGACCAATTTGAGCTGAAAGATGTTATGAACATTCTCAAGCAACTCTTTGGTAAGAAGATCGTCAAATCCGATAATAAGGACACCAACAACTGCGGTCTAGAATACACCGGGATCACGGATGTCAGTTTGGATCTCGATGGAGTCACCTGCGAATTACAGTTGATGCCTGCCGAATACCAGCCGCATCAAGAACTCTCGCAACAGATCCACGAGCAACTTCGCAGTTCCAAAAGTAAGTTGAGTGATCAAGAGAAAGAGTTCCTCCGTCATCGACACAACAAACTCTACAAGGATTTGAGTAGTAAGCGTCAATCCAAAGAATAATTGTTAGTATTGTCTGGCTATTTCTAAGAGCCTATATTTGGTATTGTGTTCAGGATGACGCAAAATCTCCAAATAACACTCATCCAAAGCTTTCTTGATACGGGGGCCGGCCACCATTCCAGCATTTAGCAAATCATCTCCATTTATTTGCATTTCACGCTTGGAAAAGACGATTTCGGTTTGGTAGGCGTCTAATAGCTTAATCGGTATTTCTTGGGCCGCACTTAACCCTATAAATTGCTGCAAGGTCTGTTCCCAAGGGTCGGGAGCATGGTTTTTGAGGACCGCCATAAAGCTCTTATAAGATGAAATCGTGTTTTTATCCTGGAAAATAGAAAACCGCTCCCCTAATTCCAAAAGAAATAGAGTTTTCTTGATTTCTCGGTTGGAAAACTTCAAGTTTAGCAGTTCTTCTTTGACCTGAGGGACAGGTAATTTGTTATACAGGAAGGCTAGACGAGTCTCTAGCTCCCCCATACACCTGTCTTGGTGTGGAAGTAAAGGGAGCACTCGCCGGGCCAGTAGAGGGCAAGCAATGTCTAAAGCTCCCGATTTCTGTAGAAGCTGCAAACCATAGGAGGCTTGTCCCGTCATCAAGATTTTGCACAACTCATCTTGAATACGTTCCTTGGAAACCTTTTTGAGCGTTTCCAAACTATCTTTCATACCTTGAAAAGTAGCTTGGTCGATAGTATACCCAAAACGTGCGGCAAATCGTGCTACTCGCATGATACGCAGCCCGTCTTCTTGAAACCTAACGGTAGGTTTACCTACGGCTCGGATCAAGCCATTTTGGAGGTCAGTATATCCGTCATATGGATCTACCATACGATGAGATAGTGGATCATAGGCGATAGCGTTGATGGTCAAGTCTCGACGGGACAAGTCTTGTTCCACATTCATGACGAAAAAGACTTCCTCCGGCCTACGACCGTCTTTGTATTCTCCTTCAATACGGAAGGTGGTCACCTCGAAATGATTCTCCACCCCTTCATCCATACAGACGGTGACGGTTCCATGCTGCAAACCCGTAGGGATGGTTTTAGGAAAGAGCTTCAGCACCTTTTCAGGCGAAGCGTCGGTAGTAATATCCCAGTCTTTAGGGATGTGTCCAAGAATCAAATCTCGTACGCATCCGCCTACTATATAGGCCTGATAATTATGTTGATTGAGGGTACGACATACCTCAATGGCCAAAGGGTGAATTAGGTCTAATGAAAGTTGTATGGGTTTCATAGCGGGCATCGTAAAATTTACAAATTACGTGTCAAGGTCGCCCTCTCAAAAAACCGTCCAAAAGTGTAATAAAAAGGCATCATATTAGAGTTCTGTCTAAAGATAGAGGAATATGCGACTTTTATTCGAGGTTTCTGAAATATACAATCTGATTTCTAGAGGCGCCCAAAATGTGCTTGCTAGAAAGCAGTCTATGTTGCTGAGAAAAATAGCTTTGGAGTCTGTATCTTCTGGTAAAGGTTTTACTAAACAGGCTTTTGATACTCGTCGAATTAACCAAGAAACGGACTACATTCCACGTAGGGGGCTACAAAGCTATCATAAAAGTGAGAAGTTTATTTCTGATGCCATGGCTGTGAAGGTACAAGCTTTTGCTAAACTGGCCAAGATATTAGATCAACTTAAACTAGAGTATGGTAGGGAGCCGGAATGGCAAGAAAGTTATACTAGAGTACTCAATGCTGCCATCAATAAAAGTCTCCGCACGGAACAGACGGACGAGGATTTTAGTGATTCGCAACCATCCATGGCTAGTCTGAGTTATTTAGAAGAACTGATGTATGTTAGATATAGGCTAACACCAGAAGGTATTATGAGTATGTCGGAAGAAAATCTGCGCACCGCTATTCTCAATAAAGATGAGCTTTTGGTGCGTCAAGGTATTTCTAACCCAACACGTCCTATCGAAATAACTCCGGGGGATGTTTCCAAATACAGTTATGATCAAATGATGGAAAAAATGCTATCTACCATGGCTCAAGTGATGAGCGCCTATAAGCCTCCGCAGCCTGATGATAACTTGACTAGTAAGTTATTTGATGTCAAAGCCACTAAAGAATCACCAGAAATAGAGAGAACCGTTACTATCACCATCAAGGACAAGATTGCTGATAAACTTGAAAAGAGGAGTCAGGAATCCTTGGAGGACAAAATTACCATTGATTCACTTGATGAATTGGTTGTGGAGAACTCAAAATGAGTAGCGAATCAGAGTTCGCATACGCGCCCAAATACAATACTCACTTTATTGTCAAAAACACTTGTACAGATAATCACAAAACTATCTTCATTTTCAATTATCCAATCAACTGGGGACAAACCAGAGATATTCTAGCCATTCCAGGAATAGAAGAGGCAGACATTCGAGCTTCTCTTCTCAAAGGTGTTCTGCGACATAAATTTCTAAATGGTGATATCAGTCTAGTGGCCAGCAATATTGATCTGTTGCAATTCAGCACCAAACAACGCGCTTTCCTGGAAAGTTTTGGTTTCAGTACAGGCGTTCAAGTCGGCTATAACGAGTTGGATGGCTATGTGCAGAGTTTGCTATCTGGTGGCGGTGGAGGTGGAATCACTCCTGCTCAACACGAAACTTTGAGACAGCTTATTCATTTTATTGATGAGGGTCCAGGTGATGGTTTTGCTTCAGGAGCTTTTAAGGTCACTCTACCACTGGCCAGTCCCTTTCCAACCTCGATTACTTGGTACCTCAGTATGGCTATGTCACAGAAACTTGTGGAAAAGTTTATTACTTACAACGCAAGTAAGTTCCCGATTACTATTCATTGGAATATGTATGATACTGATGGGGTGACAATCATTCATACCGTAATAGATACAATAGTTTACAGCGCAGCTTTCGAAGCTACCAGAACCAGGGTAATAAGCTAACATAGGGTAAAGAAAGAGAAAGTAATATGTCCGCCGATTCTCCAGCAGCAATACTATTTGACGAACTTGGTAATCCGGTTGGGGTTATCTTTGATGGCACAGAATATCGTTTGCAGACTCAAACCACTATTACGGATGGTTATGAGGCTGGCCCAGTAGCAGTCAAGCCGCCTTTTATTGCGGCTGATTCCGCCGACCCCGCCCTAGTAGTTGCTATCTCTCCCAACAACCCAATTACTACTTCTGTAGCTCGTCCGGCTAACAACAACACTACGAGTGTTGCGGCTTCCACTTCTAACGCAGTGCTACTTGCTTCCAATTCGATTAGATTGGGAGCCACTCTATATAATGATTCCTCGTCTGTACTTTATATGAAACTAGGCGCTACCGCTAGTTTGACTGATTTTACCAACAGGATATTTCCATCTTGCTACTATGAAGTTCCATTTGGTTATACCGGAGAAATAGACGGTTTCTGGGTGACTGCTGTTGGACATGCTAGAGTAGGCGAACTAGTTCCATAACAATGCCACTATCTATGAATAAAAAAGTATGTTATTCGTAGGATCTTCCACACATACAGGATAAAATATGTCAAGCCAATCACCAGTAGTAGTTTTATACAGCTCGGACGGTTATGAATTAGGGGTGGATTCTGGCATTGCCATTCCAGCTAATACTAGAGGGCTTCTGTTTGCAGGCTCTGATGGAACTAATGCAAGATTTGTTTTAACAGATATTTCTGGACATTTAATTACCGTCAGTGATGGACCAACTGCTGCCACTCCTCCAGCCGATGCAAGTTTAGCAGGAGCTGTGGTTAATACCACTGCACTGTCTGGTTTAACCAACACAGATATGTATCCACTCTCACTTACGACAGCAGCTTTGCTACGTATTGACGGTGTGTATCCTACAGCGGCTGCCGCCCCCTCTACCGATGCTATGTATGTGGCTGGCGCTGTAACTACGGCTGCACCTAGCTACACTACTGGTCAAATGGATCCACTATCCCTTAACTTGGCTGGTGGTTTACGTATTGACGGTGTTTCCGCTACCGGCGCTGCAACTGGTGCTACCGCTATGTTGTCTGGTGGTGCTGTTACTACCGCTGCTCCAGCTTATACGACTGGCCAAATGGATCCATTGTCCCTAACTACTCTTGGAGGCTTGCGCATTGATGGCGTTTATGCCGTTGCAACTGCTAATGCTACTGCTGCTGACGTAGGAAGCGTTGGAGGTTATGTTACTACGGCTGCCCCGACTTATACCACGGGTCAATTGAACCCAATTTCTCTAAACACTGCTGGTGGCTTACGTCTTGACGGTGTTTCTGCTACCGCAGCTACAACTGGTGGCACGGCTATGTTGTCTGGTGGTGCTGTTACTACCGCTGCTCCAACTTACACAACCGGTCAAATGGATCCGTTGTCCCTAACTACTCTTGGAGGCTTGCGCATTGATGGCGTTTATGCCGTTGCAACTGCTAATGCTACTGCCGCAGATGTAACCAATGTAGGTGGTTATGTTACTACCGCAGCTCCAACTTATACAACGGGTCAACTCAATCCATTATCTTTGGATACTAGTGGTAACTTGCGTGTTGCTGGATCTTTTACTGCAACCAAGTCAACTACCACCGCTCTAACCAGCGTAGCTTCTAACGGAGCCAGTGTTACTTTATTGGCCGCTAATGCTGCCCGTATTAGCGCTACATTTTTCAATGATAGTCCAACCGAAATACTTTATCTTGGAATGACTTCTAATCCAGTTTCATTAACATCTTACTCAATCAAGTTAATGCCATATTCTTATTGGGAACTTCCAATTGATTATACCGGACAAATTAACGGCATTTGGAACAACCAAGCCGGTGGTGCTGTCAGGATTACAGAACTTACTCCTTAACTGATAGGCTTTGAGAGGTATTTAGCTAATAGAACTCAAAGAATATGTGAGTAGATAGGGAAAGTGTATGGCAGGCGAGTCACCGGTAGTCAATTTATTTAGCTCAGATGGCTATGAAATGGCCGTGGTTAATAGTGTATCTATTCCACCTAATACCAGGGGCTATTTGGTTGCCGGAACAGATGGAACTACCACCCGTATCATTTTGATGGACGGTTCATCTAGGGTAGTCGTGGTAGGAGCCGGCACAGCCGGTACCCCAGCCGGTGGAGTTCTAACTATTCAAGGTGTGGCTCTAGGAACTGCTGTCATAACTACTGATACATCAGATGGTGCTGTTTCTGGTGGTACGGCCGGCACTACTTCTATGTTAACTGGTGGCGTTTTTAACTCTGGAGTTTTGTCATTAACAACTGGACAGCAAGCATCTCTTCAATTGACGGCCTCTGGCCAACTTAAGACAGTAGCACAGTCAAGTACGGCAACTGGTGCTGCTACACCAGCTAACGCTTTTCTTATGGGTGGTGCGGCAACTACCGCTGCGCCCACTTATATCACGGGTGATTTAGAACCTCTATCTCTTAATTTGGCCGGCGGTTTAAGAGTAGATGGCTCTGGTGTTACGCAACCAATTTCTAACACACAAACAGCGGAAACTACGGCAGCCTGGACCAGTGCTACGGCCGTAAATACTACCTTAGCTTTAACAGTAACTAACTATGCATCTGTTGTAGTAACTATCAATCAAGGCTCTACTATTACAGGAGGCGCTGTTACTTTTGAGGTTTCTGATACCGTAGCTGGCACTAACTGGTATCCAGTATCTACCGTAACTAGTTTTTCTGCGTTACCATCTGCCGCCTATGTTTTTGTAGCTAGCACTAACGTTGCGTTCCAATTGAATGTTTCTGGTCTTATACAGTTCAGAGCCAGACTTTCTACGGCCATCACCGGAACGGCCACTATCAATATAGGTATTGCTGCTAGTGCCGCCTCTGCGCCTATTCAACAAGAACAATATGCTTTGTTAACGGATGGCGCTAACGGTCCAGTAGCAGTCAAAGCACCGTCCGTATCTGCTTTGACTACTGATCCTGCATTAGTAGTAGCTATCTCTCCCAATAACGGATCTGCTGGTTTATTGCCGGTCGCTCTTGGTGGTCCAGGCACTGTTGATGTTTTTGGACAGCTAACTTCGGCCCAACGCATTAACCAAGTTTCAATACCATTTTTTCAGGCCGCCCCCAGTTCGCTAATAACTGTAACAACAACCGGATCCGCTACGGCTACCCAAGGAACAGGCACTGGTATTTTTGCGACAGGAGCCACTTCATCCTCAGAAGTAAAAGGCGTTACTGCTGCGACAGTGGCATATTCGCCTCACTATGAATTATTTGCGGCATTTACGGCGGCATTTACTGCTGGTGTAGCTGGCACATATCAGAGAATTGGTCTTTACAATACTACGGACGGGTTCTCCTTTGGATACAATGGAACGGCCTTTGGTCTCTGGTCGCGCTACAACAGCGTTGATACTTTTGTGGCGCAAACAAGCTGGAACATCGACAAACTTGCCGGATCTGTAAGTTCTAAATTTACCAGCTTGGGAGTGCCCCAGACATTAGTGCAAGCTGACATAAATCTTTATCGTATCAGATTTGGTTGGCTGGGTATTTCTCCGATTGTTTATGAAGTGATGGCCCCTGATGGGAATTGGGTTGTTGTTCATACCATTCTGCTTCCAAATAGTCAGACGACTGTTAGCGTTACTAATCCTAACTTGCCAATGACTATAGATGTCAATAACCAAGCTGTAGCTACTGCTTTGACGGTCACTTGTGGTTGTTGGGTGGCTGGTAGTGATGCTCCGGCTGCTGTCAAGCCAGCTTCTACTGCTGCGGTAGCTGCGGATGCTTCCATGGTAGTAGCTTTGAGCCCCAACAGTTTGTTGGCAGAAGCGGGCGTCACATCTTTAGGAACTACAACCAGTATTGCTGCTACATTACTAAATAATCAGGTCAATATGAATATAGTTGATCTGCAAGCAGGATCTAAATTAGATCTAATCTATTATAAACTTGATGATTTATTTAATCTAATGGTAAGTGCCGGTATTAATACATATACTCCTATAAAAACTCAACGTTCTTATTCAACTACACATACTACTTTTGCCGCAGCTACCTCGGCCAAGACATATTTGAATGTTAATACTTCAAGAACTGGCGCGACATTTATCAATGACATTGGCTCTACCAGTAATTTATATCTTTTATTGGGAGCGGATGTGGGTGTGGCAGTTTCCGCCACTAACTATACCGTTCTGCTTGTGCCAAACGGATATTATGAACTACCATATGGGTTTTCGGGACGTGTGGATGGTATTTGGAGCGCCACTGTGGGCAACGTCTATATTACTGAGATATCTAACGGAAACCTATGATGAATTTCAACGCATTTTACTACATCACGGATATAGGCAAGTTATGGACTGTATTGTTTATAAGCACACTAACAAAATAAACGGAAAAATCTACGTTGGCCAAACGTGGCGGACTATTCGGCAGAGATCTAAAAATGGTACTCATTATAAAGGTAATCCACATTTTTGGGCCGCTATTCAGAAGTATGGTTGGAAAAATTTTCAGTCAGAATTGATTACTGTCGCTCATACGCAAGAGATTGCTAATTATTGGGAACAATATTTCATCGACCAATATGATAGCCGTAACCGTGATACGGGCTATAATTTTAGAGATGCTGGAAGTCATGGCAAAATGTCTACGGAAAGCAGGCTAAAAATGTCGGAAGCTAGGATGGGCAAGGAGCCGTGGAATAAGGGAAAGTTAGGCTGTTATTCGGGTGCCGTTTTGGAACAGATGTCAAAATCTAGAAAAGGCAAGACATCATGTATGAAAGGTAAAGCTCATACCAAACAGGCCAGGCAACAAATGTCAATATCTAGGATGGGATACCAAAATCATTTGGGTAAATCACATACCAATGAGGCCAAACAAAAGATGTCTGTGGCTTTCAGGGGTAAAACCTGGAAACTGATTGATGGAAAAAGAGTTTGGCAATAATCAGACATTACTATGAATTAGGAGATAAGTTATGGCGTTCGAGATCCAAGGAAAAGTGGGACCAGGTTATGCAGCAGACGGGTCTCTAGTCGATCCAAGAATGACTAGAGATCTAGCGACAGTGACGCAAGATGCACATGGCAGATTTTATGAAGCTGTTTATCGTGGTAACGTCTATACGGCTGCCACCGCATCAGCTGGTTATACTATCGTAGCGACTACCGATATTTCACCGTTACCAGCTAACACAGGTGTTCCGATCATTGGTATTTTTAATCCAACGGTATCTACAGTTAACCTGGTAGTTATGAGAACAAAGCTTGTTACAATTTCTGGCACGCCTGCTGGTCCAATATCTTGGAACGTTATTCCTGCACCATGTGGTATTACCATTGCTGGAACGCAGGGTCTTAACAACAAAACCTTTCAGGTTGGTGGGATAGGCAGGGTTGCTCTTAACACTGCTATTACTGGTTCAGCTGCTGGTATTATGTTTAGAAGTCTCGGAGGCCCCGGCCCCGGTGCTGTTGCTGGTACCCTGATGCAAGTCGAGGAAATCACCGATGGAGACATCATTGTAGCTCCAGGTGCTTTTGCTGGTTTGGCCGCTTTTGGAACTGGTACCTCTCAAGTAGTGCTTGCCTCAATTACTTGGGAAGAAGTTGCCGTATGAAAATTACTGTCAATCCTACACAAGCAAATGAGATGTATACAAATTTTACGACCGGTGGTCCAGGGTTTCCAAATCCTCCAACGGCAAATGGTTATACAGTGCTGTATTCTTCTAATGGTACAAATGTGTCGGATGTCACCATCATAGTAAATATCAATACATCATCGTATTGGTTACATCATACTGGATCATTTTCTGTTACGACACTTTTGGGATTTTTTCCTGCTGCTATTCAGGTGGACGACATATCCGAATAACGGAGATAAATATGAACCAACCAACGATGATTTTCTTTTTTTATTTCAACTATGATGGAACATCTCCAACAGTAAGTATAGACACGCGCACCGGTCCCATTATGTATGCTGCCCAAAATGGTACTTTGCCTCCGACTTTTGCGGACACACCAACCAGTGTCGTTGATGTACGAGCCGAAAGTCAGGCTGTCAATTTACCCACGACTGCTACAATGGTTGGTCGTAAAGTAATAGTTGATATTCCGGCTGGATTTGTGGTGGCTTTGGGATGCACTATAACCGGTACGTTTCTTTACTAAAAGGCAGAAAGTTAAGACCATATGCCAAAATTTAATCAGGTTGCCACACTTGTCAGATATGCGATTACGGCTAATGGTAACTGGCGTTGTCCATCCGATGTTACTACTATTTTAGCCACTGGTTTTGGTGGCGGCGGTGGCGGGGCAGGCTCTTTGAGTGCCGGTAATGTGTCCGCTGGTGGTGGCGGAGGCGGCGCTATTCAGTCGACAATTTCTATTACTGTCACACCTGGCACATTGTATGCCATAGTTATTGGTGCTGGTGGTGCCGCGGTAGCAGTTGGTAATCAGGGTAACCCTGGAACTGATACAAAATTCAATGGTGGTGGAGCCGGCCCTTTAAGTGGACAATGGAGTGGCGCCAGTGGCGGAAATTTCGGTCCTGGTGGTCAATGTTTCTTGGCAAATGGTGGTACTAATTTATTTACGGCTATTACTTCTGTTGGATTTGGATCAATGGCATCTGGAGGGGCCGGCACTGTTGGTGCTCCTTTAGCGGGTCAAAGAAATAGTGTTGGAGGATTTGTCGGAGGTGCCGCAGGCGCAATTGTAACCAACACCGGAGGTGGTGGTGGCGGTGCTGGTCCCGAAGGTGCTGGCGGTGCAGGAGGAACGGGCTCTACCACCAATGGTGGTACTGGAACTGGCGCAGCCAATAATACTGGAGCAGGTGGTGGCGGTGGTGGTTCAGGCACTAATGCTAGCGGTGGTGGTGGTAAAGGCGGTTCAGGTAAACTCTATTTAGAATACTGGACCGTGCAAACAACAGTGGTGACAAGTTAATGCCCAGCTATTATCCAACTCCATCTTTTGTTAGATATGCCATTACCGCTTCTGGTAACTGGCGTTGCCCATTAGATGTCACAGCTATTACTGCTATTGGTTATGGTGGTGGCGGTTCAGGTGGAGGAGGACTTACTACTTCGGGAGCTGGCGGCGGGGGCGGAGCACTTCAATCTAAACAGACTATCATTACCGTACCTAATACATTGTATGCCATAGTTATTGGTGCTGGTGGTGCTTCAGTGGCAGCTGCTACGGTCGGTAATTTTGGAACTGATACAACATTTGCAGGAGGCGGCGCTACCTTAACTTGGAGCGGCGCCAGTGGTGGTGGTAGCGCCTCAGGATTAGCGGGCGGTGGCCAAGCGTACAAAGCGGGTACAGGAGTAAATTCATTTACCAGTGGTAGCGGCATTGCTGGTGCGCAAGGAAGTTTTAATCCTGGTGCTGGCGGTCAGTCAAGCTCGGGCGGAGCCTCACCTGGAACTAGAAATCTTATTGGTGCATTTGATGGCGGATCAGCTGGCACCACTATTACTGTTTCTGGAGGTGGTGGCGGTGGTGCAGGCCCCGAAGGTGTTGGAGGTAACGGTGGCAATGGTTCTGCGACTACTGGTGTTGGAGGAACAACATTCGGCGCTAATACAGGAGCCGGCGGTGGCGGAGGAGGCGGCGGATCAACTATTGGTGGTGGTGGCGCAGCTGGTGTAGCCGGCAAACTTTATTTGGAGTATTGGACGGTTTATACCGTAGTGGTGACAAGTTAATTATGACAACTATTCTTCCATATGCTGTTGGACAACAGGCTGTCTTTACATTTAGTAAAGCATGGGTATGTCCACCTGATGTCACAAGTATTGTAGCTACTGGTTTCGGAGGTGGTGGTGGCGGTTCAGGATCTGCGTCAGGAACTATTGGGCAGGGTGGTGGCGGCGGCTCTTTGATTACATCGATTTCCATTGTTGTTGTTCCTGGAACTGCCTATCTAATTACTATTGGAGCGGGCGGCACTGGAGGGGCAGTGTCAACTAATGGTAATGCTGGTGGAGATACTACTTTCAGTCTTAATGGTGTATCTACTGGTATATGGAGTGGCGCTAGTGGTGCTAATTTTGTAGCTGGTGGTGGTGGCGGTGGCCAACCATGCAAAGCAACAGGCGGTGGAAATCTATATACTGGAGCTGGTACAGGAGCTGGAACTTTTGCGATGGGATCTGGTGGTAGTAGTGTGGCAGCAAGTAGCTCAGCTGGGCTTAATGGGGCGCGTAATATTGTAAGTGGCTTAAATGGCGGAACAGGTGGCGCTGCTGCTGGCACTGTTTCTGGTGGAAGTGGTGGTGGCGCTGGGCCCGAAGGTATTGGCGCTAATGGTTCAGCAGGTTCAGCTACTACGCCATTGACAGGTAGTAGTGCAGCAGTAAATACAGGGGCCGGTGGTGGTGGTTGTGGCGCAGGAACCTCAGCTGGATTTACTGGTGGTGCTGGGGGCTCGGGTAAGTTGTATATCAACTATGTCAGCAAATATGTTAACATCATACAAACGGCGCCCCCGATTAGTAATGGTAATGTACTTTTACTTGACTCTAGAAAAGGCATTTCTATAGGAACAAATGGAGTGGCCGTTTGGCCAGATCAAAGTAGCGTGCCTGATATCAATAAAAACTGTTTACAAACTACGGGTGCCAATCAACCAATTTATACAATGGCAAACAGTCTATTTGCTGGTAAACCAAGTTTAGATTTCAATGGCACAACAGATTTTCTTGTAAGTGGTACTTGGAATCAACCGCTTGTACAACCATTCACGATTATTGCAGTTGGCGTGCTCAATAGTACGACCGGTGTTCAGGTCATTGTCGATAACTTAGCCGGTACAACTGAGTTAGATCAGAATGGTGGTACGGCTCAAATTTTTGCGGGCTCTGTTCTTGCAGATACAACTGCGACGGTTCTTACAAATCCTTTCGTTTTTGGTGGAATTTATAATGGCGCCTCATCGCAACTGTTCTTGAATAAAAAGACAGGACAGACAGTTGGTGCCGGCGGAGCTAATGGAATGACTGGTATGACTATCGGATCGCTTGCCGGAGGTGGATCGGATTGGTGGAATGGCTCCATTGTTTTCGTTGCCGCTTGGAATAGGACACTGTCCGCCGCTGAAATGTCAGCTATGATGGATTGGTTAGGAACTACTTACGGCCTTACAATTGGCACATAATCAACCGAAACCATGATCTTATCTAACTAATGTCATATATGATCATAGACCCGGAACAAGGAAGAGGTCGAGATGAAAGCATTAGTTCACAGTGGTGGAGCAGCTAAAGGTGCCTGGGCTTGTGGCGTTATCCAATATTTACTAGGAG